GGATAATCTTCATAAAATTTTTGAGCAAAATTACAAATATCATAATAATCGCTATACTTCATATAGTAATCCCTGTTTTTTCTAAAAATTCTCAGATAATATCGTCATGATACTATTAATAATGCTACCAGTTTCTTCGATGTTATGTTTTAATGTATGCCCCATAATATATCTCCTAGAATATTTGTAACCACTTACGTTTTTTAGAATTCATTTTTTTGCTATATTCTTTATTTTTAATACAATGAACAACATCATACATCGAAGCTATTTGTTCAAATGTTAGGTCATATCGCTGTCTTATTACATTGTCTGGATATATACAAATATTGTATTTCTCATAAATATAATTAATATAAGCATAATATGCTAGATAAAATGCATCGGTAAATATAGCTCTCGTTTTATATGTTTTAAATCGACATAGCTTGCCTTGATTATTTACTGTATACGATGAAATAAAATATAATCCACTCATATTTTTCCTACAAAAAAATCCACAATTATTTCTCCTCTTAGTTTTTAATTATAAATATTTTTCTAAGAAAAAGAAATAAATGTGGTATAATCTAAAATTCTTTTTACCAATTTTGTTCTGCTTTTCAAATACTGCCCATTTATAATATGGAATTAATACTGGCGGGATCGAAAGTTTGACCCATTTATTAATTTTAAAACGGAATTTGTTCTTCATGATTATAATAATCCTTGGCTTCAAATTTAAATTCTTTCCAACGTTTTTCGTCTTGTAGAAATTCATCGAGTCCATTAATTGTCAGAACAAATTTCCAACATTCAGCGCCGTCATATTCAAATCGATAAATAATATAATCCCTTGTATAAACTGTAAGATTATTTTTGATCTCTTGAGAACCAAATCCATTATCATAGATAACAGATGCAGCATTTTTAATAAATGTATCTTTGTTTATAAATACATAATCGCTGCCGTATTCAGATTCAGTACACGCAACAAATAAAATATCATCTAATGTCAGATTAAGTTCTTTAAGCTTTTGTTCTGTTTCGCTTAACAGATTCATCTTTATTCCTTTCTATAATACTTAATACATTATGTTTTTCGATTTCTTCCATAACTATATAATGAGGGGTAGGTATCGATACTAACGCTTCTAATTTAAGATTATTAATTAAGTATACGCTACTTTTTGGATATAAAATAAATAGCCAATATGTCATATATAAAGAGCTATTAAAATTACTATTAAAGGCATCGTAACATAATTCGTGAGCATATTCATCGACTGACGTATTTCTTAATAGTATTTTATATTTCATAATTTCTGCTCTTTAGTATATTTAATATATCAGTATCTTTAGGATTAGCATCTTCTTCTAATGATCTAAAATTAGTATAATCCTGAACATCGATATTTCTAAAAATACTATATCGGAATCTGAAGTCGAAGATACTGTACATATATGCGAAATACAAACTTAATTTTTTATTATAGATGCCAGGCATCTTTTGTATATATACATATACGTCATCTTTGACTTTGTTATATTTAATAATATTAAAAGCCATCATCCTCTCCTTTTAATTTTTTCATCGAGCAAGTGCAAAATTACATAATAACTATAATATATACAAGCACTAAATTTATAATATTCATCTTTATATACACACTTTGCTGATAATCTAGTAATTATTTTAAGATTATATATAATATCGTATTTTGCAAAGCGATCATATATATGAGATCCTCGATTTGTTATTGACACAGCTCTTTTTTGTTTACTAATCATAATTCACCACGACGTACTTCTCGTAGAACATTAATAATGTCTTCGCCGACAATTTCTTCTTTAAGTTCTTCTTTGGCATCAGTTGTATCGTCATCATATTTTAATCGTACTTGTAAATATCTAAGATTAGCTATACTATTAATAGAATAACGATAACGATTGATATGGCTTAATGATAATAAATTATAATAAGCTAAATATAATTTGTTGAGATATGTGTCGCCAGAACGTTTTTCAATGTTGCATCGAATCCTGTTGCCTTTAAAATGATACTCTACGACGACATAGTCGTTACTATTAAAATATTCTTTTACTATTCGTTGATCGATCATTTTATTTTTCCACAAATTTTTAATAATAGTGTTTTATATTTCATATAACACTCCTTCTTTAACCATTAACACATAGATATAATAACTATAGTAATAATAATGTGAATGTGGACAATCAGGTGAATTAAATATAACGTCTGTATTGTATAACATTAAATATGGTTCGCTGCGTGGTTCTATTTCGTCATGATGACACATATCTTCCGTAAAAATATGTAAAATTTTTTCTACTTTTTTATTTATCATAATTATATCTTAGTTATTAACATTAACTTATATACGTAATACCAATACATATATTTATACTTACCTCGGCTATGCAACATAAACGATGGAACAGATGACAATTCAAAATATAAATTAAAATATTCAATTTTATGTCTATTCTGACATACAATGTCAACAAATTTATTTAATTCTTTTGTCATTTTATCAGTCATATTTGTCAACCAAGTTTAAATTAATCCAGTATAAATACATATAATGCAACTTATAGTACTTACTATTTTTCATATAAAAATTATATATTCTTGGAATATTAATAGTAGGATCTAAATATATATAGGTAGAATTACCTCTCATTTTAGCTCTATTAAACTCTATAAGTTTATATTGTAATTTGCTATTGTTCATTTTAAATCTTCTATTATATTTATAATATTGCAATCTTCGATTTCTTCTTGTGTTTCGACAGCATAATATGATGGATTGTCATAAGCAGCTTCTGCATTTTCTAAATAATATAGTTCATCAGCTTCTATTACCGATATATAATACATTTTATCAAAATTCAACAGTTCATAATAAGCTCGATATAATGCATTAATATAATTATCCTCGACAAGAATAACACCATATCTAAATTCTTCTTCGTATATATAATATACGATAGCATAACTTTTGCTCATAATAATGTTAATAATAAATAATACCAATAATATAAATTAGCACTATATGTCGTTCCTTCTTTATCTTGATAAACTCTATATGAAAATATAATCTCTGGAGTACTTAAATTATCGAACGAAAGATATTTAGTATTATTTTCTTTATAGCAATTATCACTTTTAAGAGCTATATAATCGGCAAGCCTATCTAAATAATCACTACTCATTAATATATTCTTTCTATTTCAGAACATAGTATTAAATATAGATAATATCCATAATAATCATCATACTTTTGATTTTTATTAGTTAAAGTATATACACGAAATAATTTTTTAGCATTTTCTTCCATTAAAAGACGCTCAAGATCTTCATTAAATATATCGATGCTAATCCTCATTTGTAGCGGGAGAAATACTTTATCTAATAATTTATTAGTTACCATATTATTCTCCTAATAAATCAGGTATTTCTTCTTTTAATAAATCTGGTACTATAGTTAAATATATATAATAATGATAATACATATTACTACTATATCTATTTCCTGTGTCAGAAAATACTATAAATTGCTTAGTCATATCTTTGACGTCGAAGTTGGATTCGATAAAATACTTACGATATTTCTTTTGGTTATATATACAAAATACTTTATTTAATATAGTTGCTAATAGCTTTTTATTCTTATCAAAAGTATCCATTTTGCAAAGCCCATGTATTAATATTATCTAATGCCATTTCTTCGCGTTCCGCGCAAGATTGCATCCAACTTAAAATTTTATTTTGTTGAAATGGCTGTAATTCTTCTAGAGTTTTGCCACCATAATATTTATTTAGATATGTATTAAGCATTTTTATCTCGAGAGCATTTTCTATTAAATATATTTCTTCGATAATAATTGCTTCTTTTTCAGTCATATTATTTCCCTTATCAGTCGTCGACCATTATATCGACTAATTCTTTAATAATATTTCCGGCTGTATCGTTATCATAACTAATAGTATTATCTTTAATACTAAACCTACATTCATAGAATACTCGTTGATATTCACTATATTTTTTACCTAATACTTTTAATAAACTACAAGTAAAAGATACGTTAACAACGTTATATCCATTAAGATCATCGGGAATATTTCCGACACGATCGATAGTAGCACCGTTTAAATAAATATGTCTACTAAATCTTAGTCGCTCAAGCATATTTAAGATGGCATCTTTTTTATTTAATTGTATATATAACATATCATAACCTTTCATTATACAATAAAATACTTTTTTTGACAAAAAATTCTATTATTATTATTAAAATGCATAAATTCTTAAAAGCGGATATATGTTCGCTTTTATAGCTCATTGATAAAGATTAACGATAAATAATAATAGTAATAACATAAACCATCAGTATACATATATGTATGATATTCTTCTTCGAAATTTTCACACGTTAAATATTGAACAAGAGCATCAGGCTTATAATTATCAAATTTAAAAACGGCGTCAGATAATTTTTCATTTGTTATTTCAATCATGATACTACTTCTTTAATAATAATCGTACCGTAGTCAAAATCGTCTAAATCTTTAATATATCCGATTAATGCATCTCCTTCATAACGAACGTTACATACTTTAAGACCTTTATTTTGTCTAATAAAGTCATTGATAGCATCTTGTAAGTTTTCTAATTCGACGATGCGATCAAATCCTTTAAATTTAGAAAATGTTATTTTATGCTTCATTATAATACTCCGTACATTGTTAACCATATATAAAAATAATAATACTTATAATCGCCGGCATAATAAAATATATTATCGCCTACAGTTATCATAAGATTATTATGTATATAATAATGACTTATAATTTTTCTAGGATAACAATAACCGCACGACATATTATCTTGAATATCTTCTAAGATCTTGATTAAATTTAATTCCATATATCATCCTTTAATAGTATTTACTATATATAGTATTACAATGAAATATACATATATAACTATTAATTGAACAAACCATGGCATATAATCTTTAATACTTCCACCAGCTTTATATATATTATCTATATACACATATATAGCAATACTATATATTATAGTTAAAATACCTATAAAATCTAATATATTAATAATTGTATCCATATATATACTCCTTTATAATTCGATCATTATATACAAATAATATTTATATAAAAGTACATTCGTTCCATAACGATATATATCGACATTAAAATTTAAATGTATTAAATATATATCGAAATCACTATACCATTCTATATGGTGTATATATTTTTCGATTTCGTGATATAATTTTTGATTCATATTTATATCCTAAATACACATACATATATATAGTAATAATAGTAATCTTTATCGACGAATAAAAAATCATCTTCGTCGCCTCTATTAAATACTATATTATATTTAGCACTATACTTATTGATAATGCTATTAGAATAATATTCTTTGATCATATTACGTTGTATATTATTTAGAATTCTTTCGAGTTTAATATTCATGTTTTTGTTTTAACATCATTAATTCGTACATAAAATCAAGTTCTTCTCGTTTAGCGATATTTTTAAAAATAATCTTGTCGATTTCGAAATCGATTGCAGATTTTTTTGTTAAATACATAGCATCGTAAGATGCATAAGTTTCTAAGGCTATATTCTTACCGAAACATTGAGCTAATTTACCGTCAGATCCTGGTACTTCGACCGGATAAAATTCAAGACCGTATATCCCATATTCATCACTTCGCCATAAATAACTATCGTCATCGAATGGAAGTTCATCTTTAATTTTATTGTACATATATTTTTCTTTAGAATATTCGAATTTCATTTTAACTTTCTCCGTTTAATAGTACTCGTCTTGAATAAAATAACCGCGACAATCTTCATAAGAATCATAAGAGATATATAACTTGTCAGGACTTACGTTTTCTAGGATTTCTCCGTCCTCTAATTCAATTTTAATATTACAGATATGAGACCATTTACGGTCAAAATACCATTCATAATCTAATATTCTACAATCACGTCCATCGACATAATGATATCTAAAGTCTTTAAATTCAAAATCGTCTAAATCTTCATGATCTTCGAAGTTATACATTTTGTCGCCAAGACAATATTCATCTTGAATCAAGCGGGCAAAATTATTTTGATATCTTAAAATTAATTGTTCGTTCATTTTTATTCTCCTATAAAATAATTGCGATATAATAATTGTTTATATTCGTTATAGAATAACGGAGCATACATCAAGTCATATTCTTCGTACGTATTAATGACTACTTGATTTTCAATATCTTCATCAATGAATATATTTACAGTTACATATTTATTTTGATTTTCATTTAAATAAGAAATGCTAATTCCATTTTCTTCTATATCGCCAAAACAAGATTCCCATGTTCCGAATTCTTTAAGATCATAAGATTTATCTTTGTTCTTCTTTATTGTATTAATGAATTCAGTAGCAAATTCTTTTGTTTTAAATTTTATATTCATTTTTTTATTCCTTTAAAAAATAAGCATTAAACATTACTTCTTGGAAAGCGTCGACAAAATAAAAAGCATCGGTACCGTCTTCGACATATTTATTTTTAACGATAGATGTAGCATTTATTCTTTCATTTTCTTTTTCTAAGAATAATGTTAACTCTTCGTTATGTTGATTGCTATACTTCAACGTGATATTATTTTCATACGTAAAATAGCTAAACGGCACCCATAATTTACCTTCGCAATAAACTTCATAGTCATGATATTTTTTAATCACGTCAAAAAATGTATTAGCAAACAAATCTGTTTTAAATTCTAAATAAGTTGTAGTTTGATTCATATTAATATCCTGCTTCCTGATTAATATAATCATATATAGTTTCTTTTACTTCTTCAGATTCTAATAATTGAATAAGATGATCTTCATTTCTAATATTATCTCGATCAATATATATAAAATCATTATTGCGATCAATTTCAATGAAAATATCGTTAATAATTCTAATATAATTAGTTTCTTTATTTAATATAAATAAACGAATATATCCAGTTACTGAATTTCCGCTATCATATATTTCATATTTTGTACAATGATCATCGACAAAAATTTTATATATAGAATCTTTATATATTAATTTAATATCGTCGTCTATATATAAAGATCCTTTTAATTTTGTTGACATTATTATTCTTCCCATTATCTAAAACTATAATAATATTGATTAAAGCTATTAATTATATCATAATAATAGCGCTAATTACAATAATTGTATGTTCCATCTGAGCCCTCTTCTTCTTTGCTTACAAGAGCCATCATAAACATATCGCCAATAAAATCAATCCAATCGCCTCGTAAATCATTAAAGTCTTCGATTTTAACTTTAACAATTTCATTATGTTTTTTATTTTTCTTTTCATAAGAAATATATAATATTAATTGTTCCTGAGCATTACTATCAAATACAATATATTCAATGCAGTTAAAAGATATAGACCATCTATCTAATATTACAAGTATATTATTTATAGCACATTTATTTAATGTTACTGGAATAGATAAAATCTCATCGCCATAATTAATTGCTTTGAAGTTTTCTACACTATAATATTGTTTCATTGATATCTTTCTCCTTTATAAATTACTTAACAGTAATAGTGATTAAATCAATTCCCAATGCATAATGAAAATACATAGTAATCACAAAAGCACTAATAAGCGTTAAATAAAATAAGCCGTCTATAATTTTATTCATAATATTTAAATCTCTTTATTCTATTCTATACAAAAATCTATGAGTTTTACTACCATTAAAATTCTTTTCGTATACGATAGAATTTTTCTTTTTAAAATAATAATTAATATTTTGAGTAACCATATTATTAATATTTGGTCCATTTTTTTCACTTAATAGATCTCGTTTAGCAAAAATAATTCTTTTTAAGCTATTATTATAACCATTTTTTCTTGTACCAACATCACAAAATTTTTCTAATTGAATTAAAATATATTCATAAGTTGTACAAATTACAATTTTAAATAAAGTTTTTTGATCGCCTAATGGATATACTTCACAGACAGTACTATTTGGCATAAAATTTCTGTGTTCGAGGCGACAATCCATGTCTTCATTTATATCGTAAAAAATATTCAAATTTCTAGTTTTATCTGTGAATTGAGCTTTGGCCAATAAATATAATAACGTTACATATTTCTTTAAAAACAATTGTATTAATTTAGCATAAGCTAACATATAATATTTTATATTGTTCATGCTTCGCTTCTCCTTATCAATTTTTGTACATTAAACTTAAATATATATAGTAATTATAATATAGCCTAGCGGAATATTCGCCGCCACCTTCATTTACAAATACTATATGTTCTCTTATATAATTTATTAGTTCTTTATCTTTAATATTATTAATAAGATTATATCTATCATTATCATCATATATATTAGATGCTTTAACAGTAATAATAAATGGTACATCACTATTCATATAAACACCCTAAATACAATAAATAACTATAATATATCATGCCGTTAATTTTTTCGCCATTACTTTCACGTATAGTAAAACTCATAAGAGTAACAATACTAAACTTAAGATTTTCTTGAGGTTTATACTTTGGGTATTTCATTTTTATTACCCATACTTCGTCGATAATTCTATTAATTAAATAACTATAATAATCTTTCCTCATTCGTTTCGCTCATCTATTCCTAAATATATATAATAATGATAATATACGCGGGCACTAAATTTAATTCTTCTATTTCTATATATAATATAATCACCTAATATATAATTTTTTTTAACGTTAATATCTAAACGATACTGCCCGTAATTTGTTCGACTGTAATTAAATACAGTTTCTTTAATTATATACTTAACTAATGTTTCGTTCATTCGCTACGCTCATTTCGTTTCGCTCATTCACTTAAATACAATAAATAATCATAATATATAAAAGCATCGATCTTCATATTACTATCTTCATATACAATATGATCATGAAGGATTTGGGCCAACATATTAATATTTCTATATAATTTATACCCAGAAGTCGATTGTTTGATAAGCCAAGCTGTATCCATAATTTTTTCTAAAAATAAACTTTTTTCCATACTGCTCCTTAATATTAATTACATTATTAATTCCTTATATATTAAAAAAGGACTACAGGAGATTTCGGTGCGGAGCATGCACTTAATGACGTTAATCATAAATATATAAAAAATCATATACGGCTATTAATCATATACTAATAAATAATATATACATATGAAATATTATATGCTGATCCGTGAATAACTTGATATAAAATACCATATACAAAATCGCCCGCATCTTTCCATTTAATAGTTTCTTAATTCTTCTATACTAATAATAAGATATATAATACTAATATACATTACTACTACTACTATTATAATTACTTACTACTATAATATAGATGATATACAATATTACTAATATAAGCATTTTCAATACTATATATAGATTTACCAGATAATGCAGTATGAATATTATTAATATCGTTTTCTAGCTTATAGTTAATATTAGACCAAGTAGTTCCATTATCATTACTTTGATCGATATTTAAATAAGTATATTTTATTTCTTCACCGTTAACGTTGAAATAATAACGCATTCTAGATTTTAACATAATACCATTAGCTTTTTTAACTATAATATCGGCATCGATAATATTATAATTTTCATTCATGCCGATATATTGAATACTAGTATCTTCAATATAGATATTAGACTTCCCGGTATCTAAAACAAAAACTTCTTTAGCACTGCTAATACTACATATACTAATAATACATATAAACGCTAATATTAATTTTTTAACCATATATATATCTCCTTACTATATATATCTTACTATCAGTATACAAGAATCAAGTATGGCATATGACCAAATACATCGGACTAAATACATCTAATATGAAAATAGGCTAAAATATATGATTTTACGGGAGTTTTAAAGTGTTGCGGACTTAATAGATTTTTAATAGTCATATGTAAAAATACTGCAAAATATATATAAAAAACACTAAAGTGAGAGTGTTACCAACTCCCCCCACCCCCCAAGGGAGCTACCTATACAGGTAATCAAAATATATAGGTAAAATGTATATAGTCTAAACCAACACTGTCATTAAAATAAGTTGCTGTTGGCGCTCGTGAGGAGACGGCGGACTATTTAAAAAAATAATCCTTTATTATTATATATATAGTATATATAAGAGATGAATAAGAACTGTTAAGGGAGCAATTTTTATATCGATCGTTCCTAACCCTAAATAATTTCCTATACAACAAATTATTAAAAACCCGCGTCACTAGTACGCTTACGACGTTTCATTTAAACTTTTCGGAGTAAGCTATGGTAGGCGAACGCTTTTGAAAAAAGCTCGTATTCATAAATATACCGTTTCTGTATATTATGTTTTATTGTTTCCTATATATACTGCAAGCAACACCAAAATTAAAAAAAGCCAGATATTATCTGACTTTAATTTTTTGATATTTTTTTACTTAAAAATACCCGTACTTTCAATTATGCATTATTTATGTATATTTAATTATTTTTACAAAATTGATTAACTATATACCTAATATGAGTAATATACCGGTGTAACTACGTTACACCGCTCCACTGCGCTACGCTTGTTTGCTCCGCTTCGCTCCGCACTAATTATAATATTCTAACATCTTAACAGTCTCATTGAGGCTGTTTTTTTATTGCTTATTATATATATAATAGAATTAAATAAAAAATATTTTTTTATTTTTGATTAACTACATACTTAAACAGAGTAATATACCGGTGAACGTAGTTCACCGCTTTGAACATTAAAAAAATAATTATATAAAAATGGCCCTTCGGGGTCTTTTTTATTTTCTGAAATTATTTTTAATATTTTAAATAACTTACTATCAAACATGAGTAATATACCGGTGAAACGAAGTTTCACCGCTTCACTGCGTTCCGCTAGTATGCTTCGCTACGCTACGCACCGCTTTTAATGAAACAATATATAACGGCCCCGAAATTAATTCGGGGTCTTTTTGTTTGTTTATATATATAGTATAGACAAAGAATACTAACAAAATGTTGTCCCATTTTAAAAATGCTACAAACTCTTACTTGCGTAATTTTCTGCGAAACTCGAAAAGGATCGTACACGACGAACCATTGACGTTATTATATTAAAAATCTAATAACTATTATTGGGGCCCGTTCCCAATTTCGTCTAATATCCATTCTTAACAGTAATGGCTCTTCGTTATTATTATATATAATACTATATATAAAATAACTCGACTAAAATAAACGCAAGGGACTTTTAAATACCTTAGCTAGTAAATGAAATACTAAGATGACGGCGGATCCCAAACAAAAACCACCTACTTATTAGACGCTTACTAACTTCTAATACTTTGGTATAATTCGTATTAAATATTATATAATTACGCTTATATACATAAGACTATATATAATACTAATACGAACCCTTACGGGCTTCGTTACGAGATATAAAAATTGATTGCGTGCCACACTCCGCAAGCTTCGCTCGCACACATCGGTATATATTTTCTTGATATATACTGATAGACACACAAACGCATTAGATATATTGTTACGAATTCTAAAGAATACTATTTCTCTTCGCAAGCTACATCGATAATACTATTCTTTAAACGAATTCTACATTCAGTTCGCTGACGCTCACAACAAACCAATATGATCTCTACCATACTATACTATCGTATTGGCTAATAAATATAAATAGCTAAATAGATTCGCGGCGCTCCCTATTCTTCACATTAATAGCTCTCATTTATATTATATCTAATATAGATCCTTTTAGTATAAAAAATACTTTTATAAAGTTTATTAATTAAATACAAGCTAATAAACATTTAAAGGTATAAAGGTTAAGACCTATATTGACTAGTTAAAAACATCGTCAAATAATATACTAAAAACATATCTCTCTTTTAACAAAATACCGACGGCAGAAAATATACTATATATATTATTAACATATGATACAGATACTCCCGGGCGGAAAATTCTTAAAATGCCTCGGCCATAGTCCTCGGATTTTCCAGGCCGAATTTTCCTTCTTACTGTAAATAAGGATCCGTGCCGTATTTACTATATACTACTATAGTATAATACGATATACTATATCACGATATACTAAATACTCACCAATCCTTATTGCCTATCTAGCTCCTATAAGACTATATATATACTCGCTCACTTCGTTCGCTGCGCTCCCTGCGGTCGCTGACAAATATATTATATGCTCGCTCCCTGCGGTCGCTCGCTAGCTATATAATATACTATATATACTCTTATGATCGTCGCTTACGCTAGGACACTACAATTCACTCGTCACTAGCGTTCCTCGTTCTTCGGGAATAACTATATACTACATTCACTACGTTCATTACTCCGCTTGCTTCGCTCGCTGCGTTAATACTATTATGATACATATATATAAATAACTAAATTACTCTCTTGAGAAGAGAGATAACAGAGAATATATACATATAAAATACTGATAACATAACTACTCTCTTCATAAGAGAGATAGCAGAGAACTACTAATAATAAATAATACACATAATTACTTTCTTAAGAAGAAAGTAAACAAAGAATTAACGGCTCGCTTCGCTCGCCTCTTACTAATAAATAATAAACAAAACTACTCTCTTTAGAAGAGAGTACACAGAGAACTTGATATATACGCCCTCGCTTCGCTCGGGCTTACTATATATAAAATAATATACAGTCGCTCGCTGGCGCTCGCTCCTTAATAATTCTTGGCGATCGGAAACGTAATCGTTCCGATAAAAAAAAGCAGTCACTAAAAAAATTAGCCCACTGCCAAATGTGTCCAAAAAAATGGACTTTCGCTAAAGCTAACACCCAAATTACGCCATATGTACCCAGGTAGTATGCTTTTCGCGAATTATAAAAAAATATACATTTAGCTAATGCTGTAACGACAGTATCACCTAAATGTATATTCAACATAAGAAAAAATAAAGGTTTAGCCTAGGAGAGCAAACCCTGCCCCTCTAGACTAAACCCTTATACGATACTTTCATTTTGACTATACAGCAAAAAGTATCAAATACTGTATAGCCTGGATATTCATAATTATCTTATTAGTTCTAGTTAGGAATATCCTAAACAATAACTAGAACCCAAGGTTGCCACCTACACTCGCCCCTAGCAACTAGAGCAACTGCTATTAATATTTACCGACGGTTAATAGCAATCGTCCGCAACTGTTAAGCTCCTTCGCCAACAGTTTCATTTACAGTAGCTTCGGCATTGTCTTTAATGATTTCAATGCCTTCTTCATTGCTACCAGTAGAACCGAAGGATTTCTTCAAATTCCTAAGTTCGTCAGACACAGAAGCTTCTTTCCAAGCTTCTTTGCCCTCATTTACAATTACTGCAGTGGCACCCATAGCCACTTCTGCAGTCTTCTTGAGACCACCGAAGATACCTTTGGCACTAATGCCAACGGCACCGATACCGACATCTTTCACAGTGTCAGCTTGGCGACCAACGAACTTAGTTGCACTTTTAACCCAGCCAGAGAACATAGTATTTCTCTTAGCACGGGCAAAGGCATCAGTGATGTCCTTTAAGTGCTTGTCGTCAACTTCGACCTTAATACCGCCGTCGATATCCTCAACGGAGCCCTTATATTCAACAGTAATCTTCTCACGCATATATTCCAAGATACTGTCGTTATTATGTTTTAAGTTAAATTGAGCCATTGTGGGCCTCCTCTTTATTAATAAAAATAAAGGGGGCTAATGCCCCCAATGTTAGATAAGGTCTTCTGCAGACACTTCTTCAGCCTTAATCTCACGAATAAGGTTTAATGTACCATTGATACACGCCATGCGATGTTTCGCATTTGGAGTATTCTTTGGTCTAAGAGCTTTAAGCTCGCCGTTAACTTCGACGATTTCATAAGCGTAGCTAGATTGAACACCATAAGCCAATTTGATACCGTTTTCTGCAACGCCACGGTTGAATTTAACAACATCACCTGCTTGAAGTTCAATACCTTCTGGAACTTCAAGAGCATAGCTGTGCTCCTGAGACAAACGGCTGATACGCAAGCGAACATTTTGTTGTTGAGCATCTTTTAATGCCAACGCAAGACGTTTGAATTGTTCGCGGTCTTCTGCAGAGTCGGCTTCTTTCATAACCGCATCAGCTACTTTAGCTGGAGTAAGACCATCTTTTAAATTCTTCATGATGCTGTATGCACGAATAGCTACTGCATCAGAAGTAACGATTTCACCTGTAAATTGATTATAATTCACAGATTTATCAGCGAATAACTCAATTTCTTGAGCTACTGCGTTAGCACCCATACCTACATAGGATGCTCCTGTAACTTCTACGCGTGCAGGTTTGGTGTCACGTACACCAGGAGTACCAGCAACTACTGCTGATTTCATGTTAGCCCAACCGTTAGCGTTGGAGCCGAAAATGTAGGAAGTTACGTTTGCGAATTGTTTTTTGTTAGACATAATAATGTCTCCTTTCATTAAAAGTACCCTGACTGAGCTTCTCAGGGTGAAAATAAAATCTCCTCTTGCACACACTTGCAAGAGATATCAACATTAGATAGGTCAATGCTTATCTAATGCTCATATCTCCCGCAGTCTTCACCGCGGAAGAAGAGGAGAAAAAGTATGAAAGGGACCTCCACACAAAAGGCCCCATGAAAGATTTCGGGGCGGAGCCCTCTCAATCTCATAAGGTATATAAAACCTTATATCAACTACCGTAGATGCACATTAGGTTGTTGTGTATCTTTATAAAGGGAGGTATTATGAGTACATAGCACCTACGGTAGCTTATATAAAGCTTTATATGAAAATAAAATATGACCCTAGCTATTAATAGAGGGTCACAGGAGATTTCGCCCCGGAGGGGAAACTTCAGAAGTTAACCCTCGGGGAAAATCTTATAAAGCTTATCGCTTATTCAAGCGATGTTGCAATACTGCCATTTTGACAGCACTGCCTACAGTCCAGCCCACTAAGAACCAGAATACGCGGAATGTTACAGGGTATTCCGCATAAAACCCATTTAACCATTTTGTGAATTGTTTTTGCATGATAATGCCTCCATTAGCGATTAATTAAAATTAACAGTGTAATAGTAAAACTAATTACAAAACCTAATTGAAATGCCAGCATCTTGTAGACGCCGGCACAATTTTCTCTAGCTTTATTAAGGCCTGTTATAGCTTCGTTTAATATGAGTGTCTCCTCCTTATTAGTCAGCCATAGCACAGCTTTGATAAGCTACTAATGTTCTGGATACAAATTCGTATCCTTGATGCTCACGAAGAACACTAAAAATTCCGTCAACGGATTGAACGGATAAAAATTCTCCAGATTGGGATTTTAATGTGTAATTATACAAAGCTTCTACGAACATGATTTTCTCCTCCTAACGTAGAATGAATGACGAATGAGGTAAAATTGCCTCATGAAAAATTTCGGCACGGAGTGCCAAAGAACTTCAACAAGAGTACTATGCCGTAAATGTAGATATAGTATCCCCATAGAAGATTTCGCCCCGGCGGGGGCGTCTTTATTCGCCCACAAGCATCTTAATTGTCGCAGAAGACAATTTGTGATAAGAATGCTCTGTGCACAGATACATCGGCCGACGTTCATAAGATACACAATCTTCGTCGTCGTCGCCAGAAATATCTGCCCAAGCCTTAATTTTAATGACAGGTTGGCTGTCAAAATTACACATATTTACAGAGACAATATCATCTCTGTAATATTTAGCTTCAATGTATTCTAATGCTTTATTAGAATCATTAACATCGATAATTTGGTCGGGGAATATCTCCCCGAAGAAAATAAACTTCATTATATACCTCCATAAATGCGTTGAACATCTTCTAGAATGTCCAATACATCTTCAACTTCTAACCAGCCACGCACATCGTCAGTGATAGGTGTGTCGTAACAACACTTGTCATCTCTAAGCATAGCTAGCTCGAACAAACCTTCGTCCCCGCCATAAGTCATGGAGCTCCGTATAACGGAAACTTCCATGTCACTATGGCCAGGAACATTAAAACGATAACATTCGGTTTCAGGAGCGAATACTCCGGCTTCACGAATAAAGAAATCCTTGAAGAGAGGATGACGAATAAAGTCTTTTACAACTTCTTCGTCTTTAAATACGTTGGCAGATAATAATTCTGTCCAGGAATTTTGATTTTTTTGACATGGCATAGTCGCCTTAATAGTTTTCATAGTTTTTTCTCCTCCTATGAATAAATAAAGTACAGAGGGATAAAATACCCTCATAAATAATTTCGCCCCGGCGGGGCAGAGTACACACTAGTAAACTACCACAGCCAGATCGGCTAAATAACACGACAAAGAATATATTCCGCAGTAAAGACCCGAAGGGACACTGCCGAAATTAAGACAAAGGTGACAGGTGAGTATTCGACGACCAGAGACGCAGCAACCTGAGCGATAGCTAAACGTTGCAAGCGTCGGAAGTCGAATACGGTGCCGCCCTCTCTTATTAGTATTATAGTATTAATTAACATACTATATATATACCAATAAGGGCGGACACCTGTTACCGAACAATATAAATAAAAAATAAAGCTTTAGCCATAGATATATATAATAATATATCTATAACTAAAGCTTAATACATTACATAAGAGCTAATATTGTTCTCTTACGAGAAATCTTATTAGCTCTTTTTAATAACTCACACCATTCTTCTGGCATGATATTTTCTGTAAGGCACCATACCTTACCGTCTGCTTCTTTGAAACAAACGTCGATGCCATTACCGTAATCCATAACGTCGATAATCTCAACATTACGAATACCACGAGAAATAAGACCTAAGTTTAATGCGATAATAGAAACTGTATTCATGATAATACCTCCTGTGAATACAAATAATAATATGAGGGCAAATTACCCTCATAGAAGATTTCGGGACGGAGTCCCGATATTAAATAACAAACAACTTATATAGGACTTGCCCCGCAGGGGACTCTCCGTCAGGAGGCCCCCGGCAGGGATAATTTCCGTTAGGAAATTTCTCTTAAAAATCTTATATAAGTATAATTAGAAACTGTCGGGCCCTCGCTCTGCTAAGCTACTTCTTCTAGTAATGCTAGAGAGGAGGACCCGAAGGGTAAATTAATCTAATACTGTAAGCATCATAGCCACAGATTTGATCTCACGCCCTTTCTTTTCAAACTGATTAAAGCACATGTTATCGATATGTACTTTAATCTTAGCTTCACCGTAAGATCTCATAATCATCTCACGAATTTCAGAGGATAAAGATATAGCACATAATTGTGCATATCCGTTTCCTTTAAGAGATTTAACGAAGATACCGTCAGATGGCGCCTTGCCATCCAATCCCCTTGCCTTAATAGTCTTAGCTACAGAACCAGCCATTAAGACAAATTCTTCGTAGCGAAGAACTTCGCCATCAGCACCATCCATACGGAATCCTTGTGCTGTTGCTACTTTTGATGCAGCGTTAGCAAAATCATTAGATTTTACTAGCAACTGCTTCTTAGGACGGTCAAGTTCCATGCCGTCCAACGGTGTTACGATGATATAAAGGCTACCGTTTTCTCTAACGAATAATTCATAGGATCCATTTACTGTAGGATCGCAGAATAAGTATTCATCGGAGCTTAAGCCTTTATTGAAGAAGACGTATTCGCCTTCCTCTTCTGTAAGACCTGTTGCTGGTTTATAGGCATCAGCTGCGCCTTTAAAACGTGGAGTCACTTCGACAACACGAAGAGACTCTAGTTGCTTCTCTTCAGAAGCGTTATCCCATGCATAATGCACGAGATCTTTTTTAAGGCAGACGGATCCATAAATGAATCCGGCTTCACGTGCAGCCTTGTACACGTTAACCTCATCTGGATTTATGTTCATGCCCCAGATAAGCATATTACGAACGTAATTAGAAATTTTCCCCATAGGAGAACTCATAAGCTCTCCTTTAATATTTTCGTTCGAGGATTTGCGGATGTCCTCGATCAATTCGTTAACATAGCCTGTTAAACCTTTAGCTACGCTAACTTCTTTTTTTAAGTTGATGCCGTATTTATCTACGGCAGTTTTTAAATGGCACAATGCCTCTAACGCCACTTCATTCTGGATTTCATACAACCCAGAATTAATACCAAGACTTTTCACTTGTTGTTGTTTGTTTTGAGTTCTCATTTTATTTTTCTCCTCTTAAAAACTCGCGGCCGATTTTAACGGCATCGCTTAATGTAAGTGTACCATTTTCAAGGTCAAGATCAATACATGCGTATTGTTTTCTACGCATGGAATGAATCCCTTTTAACATGTCACCGATTGGGTCAATAGCTGTTCCTGGGCCAGCTTTTGCCATATCGATGATGTGGCCGATAATGCTCGGCGCAATAATTAATATGTCAACTAAATAATTTAAAATCGACTTATCATCCATATTTGAAGACATAAAATTATTAAGCATAGACTCTACCACTTCTGTACAGCATTCATCTTCATGAATATCTGTATTTGCTTGGAAGTGGCGTTGATATGCCGGCTTGGACATATCAACTTCAAGCTGAAGATTCTTACGGATAATTTTGCAAGATTGGTAAAATACGATTGTTCCTCGTGTCCCAACAATTTCTAGGACTAAGGAAGATTTATTTACGTATTTACCAACATTCATGTCAGTTAAACCTGATACGAATACGTTTTCAATAAATTCTGAGTAGCTTGCTGCTTCAAGCAATCCTTGAGCAGCATTTTCAGATTTGATTCCGACCATATAATGGACTTTTCCATCATACATGTCGGCATCAGTTCCAACCAACCACAGATGTTTATCTGTATCGTGGTCGGAACCGCCCTGAGACATTTTAAAATACTCAGAGCCAGTACAAATGAACCCGGAAATCGGAATCATCTTCAACTCGTCCAATGCAGCATCAACTAGACCTTGAGCTAACTTCTCAAGGTTTTGTTTTACGCCTTTAGACACTAAATATTTAATAGCGTCCTTAATGTATGCATCATATCTGTTATTCAATAAACAGATAAAATGCTGTGCAGGCAGAATCACAGCGTTGTAAGATTCCCCCGCATGAGGGAATCTGATACCTTCAGCTTTGATGCCGATAGATAAGTTAAGGCAGAGCTCTAATAATGCTTTGTCTGATTCTGCATTGATCAACTCTTCTTTAACCTCTGGAGATATTTCTTCTCCAGTGATATCAACAGCACGATATCCGCACTTTTTCAAAGTACGAATAAATTTAGTGTTGGATACACCAATTTGGTGCTCCTCTACCAAACGCACTATAGAGAATTTAAGAATAGGGTCTACCTCTGCGGTAGCCATGAAGCTACCACAGTTACTATCCCATTTAGAGTTTTCGAACATTTTGTTCAAAGCCTCAACTATATTCTTTGTGAAAGAGATGCCGATTTGAGCATCTTCTTGAAGAAGCTCTGGCATCAATGCTACTGCTCTATCCACTTCAGAGCCATGATAATTGCCATGGAAATGTGCTTCAATCTTAGAAGAAATTTCTTTTTTCGCTACTTGCGCAATATATGCGCGATTTAATTTCTTGTTCATAGTTTTCTCCTCTCTGAACAAACAACTGAGCTCCTACACAACATATTGACAGTGTTGTGTGGAGATTCTCCCACGAGTCTCGTGGAAGAATTGAAGGATGCGCCACTCCCATGCTTTAGGAGATGGTGCCAATTCAGGTGTACGTTTCATTCCGTTTTCGTCTGTTATTGCTAACAAACGGCCTTTCGGATTACCAAAGAAGGCAACATTATAGTTACCTTTCTTATAATAATCAACAAACTTTTCGGCATGGATTACACCGTCCTCCATACCGAAGACTTGAACCTTATCCATAGCTAAGAAAGCTTGTTTCCAAGCCTCCATTGATTTGCTATGTAGAGGCTGGCTACCAACCTTTACGGATAATGCTGTTATCCGCATTTGATGATAGCTTGGCTTTGATGCAGGCATACCATAAGTGGAACAGAACCACTCATGGTTATGATAAGCCATACCATCATAGCTATCACCAAATTCAGTGCTGTCTAATTTAGGGACTATAGCAATACAGTCCTTAGTTAGATCAATACCTATAGTTTGTGCTGGTGCAGCAAACAAACCTACATAGGTATTTAATTTTTGTGCCTTGCCCGGTGTAAGGGCAATAGCTGTGAAACCTTGAGCACATAATGCTTGTACTCTGGCCTCGAATTTCTCGCGCTCAGATTCAAATACCATGACTACCATAAGTTGGCGGATCATGCTTGGTGAAAGCTGGAGCGCATTTAAATGGCGCAAAAGTGGGTGCTTCTTTGTCATCTCTAACACACTAACAACATCTTGAACTTTCCGTAAATGCGAGAAGTCCAATTTACAAATTCCTGGAATGTAAGCATTCGTATCTACGAATACTTTGTTTTCCCATCTGATTCCGTCAGATGGACCATCCAAGCAAACGATACCGGTAGCAACAGATGCACGGATAGTATCTCCATGCTCCAAAATACCAGAAACAGGCAGGCTAGATATGCTTGCATGTGCAAGCGGTATCTTTGCCTTACCTTTTAATTCAAATGTAAAACTGGATACATTGGCAGTTTCAAACTGCTGCAATGCACCCAAGTCTTCCATATAATTATGGAAGACAGTTTTTGTTGCTTCTTGAGCAACTAATTTTAATTTTAAATTTCTTGAAACCATGTTATACCTCCCAGAATAACATTAAAATAAAAATAGTTTAACGTCATTTCGGACAAAACAAATAACAGATTTATTTTATTTGTTTCAAATCTGTTACATGTTCAAAAGTATTGGACGCGGCATGATTTTCACGCATCCAAGCTTTCGCTTGCTCAAGGCCATTGAAGCCTTTGAACTTTGCAGACTTACCATCAGTGAGCTCTTTACAGTGAGCCCACTTAAGAACAAAGCCTGTATATTCTACGCTAATTACAGCGTAGAAGTTTTTATTCTGTCTTTCTGGACGAACAAAAACTTGATCTTCTTCAGTGTCAGCTTTTACTGAAGATTCTGTTGTTGCTGCTTTTTCAGCAACTAGTTTGGCTTGGCGCTTTACTTCGTTCCAAGCCCAATAAACTGTGTTATACTCTTTATCAGTGCAACTTTTCTTGCTTGTGTGGCTAACTGGAGTTATAAAGGATAATAATCTATCATTACTGTCCTTTACTAATACTGTACCATGCAATGATACAGTTTTTATATTTTTAAAGCCTAAGTCCTCATAAAAGACTTTTGCTTTCTTACCTCCATCGATAATGCTGGAGTATTCTTTCTTACCAGAGAAAGTTTCTCCGGAAGAGTTTAAAATACCAAATACAAAGAATTTTTTTAAGTTTGTTGTTGCAGTCATAATAGACCTCCTTTGCCTTACGGCATTAATTAAAATAAAGGGCATAAACATATCCCTTATATAAAAGCTATATCTTATATATAATATAGCTCTTATATAAAGAATGAGTTAGTATTTATATAGCGTCCTAACTCACGACGCTTCTCTTAGCACCTAAACACTACAATGTAATGTAAGGTGCTAAGATAACTGCTCCTGCTACTACTAGACCTGCTAGTACAACAGAAGCAATAACTATAATTAGAATATCTCTGTACATAGTTTCACCTCCTGTTCTACATGACAAAGATATATACTTAGCTATAGTTTATAGTCATACAGCTGGACTGTAGTAGCTGAACCTATCTACCTATTTGTAGATAGGAACAGCTACTTTGTCTCCCGGATGAATGGTGTAGCTGGTTGCACCTCCTTCCATCTTGCGAGACTCAGCCACTGCTGTTGCAGTAGCTTCTCGAAGGTCGTAGTCAACCTTCGAGTCTTTGTTTGCATCTTGTACGATACTATTGATGGTTTCGCCTCCTTTCACGATATGCAATTGGAAGCTTGTTGGTTGCACTGGTGTCAACCACCATGCTACCATAACTAGTACTGTTGCTACTGCCATGATCATTGCTACAAATTGTTTTTTCATTTTGAATTCCTTTCCTCCCATTAATTAGACATAGACATTGTGAAGGAAGTGTTTTGTTTTACACAATGTCTTAATTAACTTGACCCCATCACAATGATGAAGGTCATGACCAATCGACCATCGTTCGGTCCAAACACCACCATGAATCAAAGGCGGGGGGGCGAACTTTGGTCGATAGGCCATATATATATAAAACACTTACCCCCTCTAAAAATTTTTCAGATTTTGACTATAAATATGTTTTTCTCAACAAGCCATCCATATTGAGAATATACTTATTTATAAATTCTTTTTCCTACTTATCCTTACCAAAAAAAATATACGTACCACAATCTACATCCTTATAGCGAACATATATTCGATAAAAGAAAACAAAAAAAATAAGAGCCCGGTTAAAGGCTCTTACTTATAGCTAAGAAAGTTTGTTATGAAATCTTTTTTGACGAATGTTTTAAATTCGTTGAACGTCGCTTCTTCGCGTTTTTTACCGATAAATTCTTTAGCTAACTGTTTAGCTTGTTCTTTAAATAACAACGTCTGAATCTCGCCGCGTAGTGTATGAATCTCGTAATCGATATGTTCGTAATTACGAAGTGATAGAAATTTAATCACGGCGATAAAGATATATTTCTTACGTATATCGTATTTTCCAAGAAGTGGTTGTTCATACAGATAATTACCGACGATATCGTACTTAATAATTTCTTTAATATTGTTTTTTTTAAATCGAGTAAAAAACGTACTAAACGACGAATAATACATATCGACTAACGTGTCGATATAACTATTAATCGACAAGTTTGTCTTTACAGCCATCATTACCTGATGCTCCCATTAATAGTAATAATACCAATTCATCGATAAAGAGTTTATAAGCTTCTTCTTGATTTTGTGGTTTCTTTTCGAGAATCATTTTTTCGATTAAATCAGTTTTGATCGACATATTTTCGATTTTTTTAATGCTATTAACAATATCGTAAGACTCAAGAGTATAAGCAATAATATAGTCGTCGGGAACACTACTCTTTAAAAAAGATGGATGCACTTTATTATTACTATAATCATATACTACGTCTTTTAATAGAAATTGGCCATGCTTATATTTGTGCCACATATCTGTTAAAAAAGCTAAAATACTAATCTTAATTTTATGATTAGTAATGTTACCGACTAAATACGAATAAAAATTGTTGGCGTTAATTTGTTTCATAAAAAAATATCCTCCATATGAAAACAATAATATTTTTATATACTATTAGTATATCATATAGAGGATATAATTACTACTAAAATACTAAATTAAATAGTAGTAGTAGTAAAATGCAACATATTACAATAAGCAACGAATAAGTTAGAAGGTTAGAAAAAGTCGGAAGTTTCGGAATTAATTATGATGGGTCAGAAAATTCTTCGTGGATTGTTGATTTTGATAGAATCAAATTATTAGATTTGCCAAAAAATTGGTCAATAATATATGTTAGATTAAATAATTCTGGAAACTTTATAATTCTAATTAACGGAATGAATAATTATAGGTCTTTAAATGAAAACATATACATTGATAATAATAGATTGATAGGATATAGACAATATTTGTATAAAAGCAATATTTCATATGAAATATTTATATTTTAAAATATAATATAAATTTGAGGAATTTCATATAAATGTTGTCTTGTACATATTCCATTTTCAATATTAGGAGGAACTTGTGATTGACATACAAAACACAAGTATCCATCTTTTATAAATAATCTAATATTATAAGAATTATTTGCACGACCTATTCTAGATCTAACCCATCTTTTCAAATCATTATTATTTGTATATTGAATAATTTCTTCTTTTAATAAAATATTTACATTTGTTTGATAAGCTATTTCAGTATGTTCATTATCATGTCCACCTGTCGTATAACTATGTTGAGATGTCGTATGATAATAAATACCACTAAAATTATTTGGCAGTTTATATAATTTTTCATAAAAATTATAACCATTATAATCATAATCAATATACTCACCACGTAAATAATTATTGTTAACATATTCAACTGGAAGTTTAATCATACTTCTATTACTATTACTATTTAATTTAGTATTAATAGCATTGATTTTATCATTAATATCGTCGAGATCGTTCTGAACTAAGAAACGTTGAAAATTGCGATTCGCATCGTACCAACCAGGGTTATTAGTCGAACACAAATTTACTTGATGAGTCGTATCGTACGTACCGATATCTAAATCGGATTCACCTCGATTATTTAAGCTCGATTTAATACTATGAAATGTATTCGTATTTAATAAATCTAAAGACGGGATTTTTAAACCTTCGTTAAACGTTACGAGACCCGTAAACGTATCGCCCGCCTTATTAGCTTTAGCATCGATATTTAATAGTAGATCGGCAGATAATTTATCTTTCGTAATCGCATGATCACGAATCTTACGAGTCGTAACGCTAGCATCGGGATGATCGATTTCCTCTAAGGTGCGATGTTTACTTAAATCAGACTTAAGACTGTTAACTAATTGTTTAAGGCCATCGCCGTTCGTATCCAAAGAAGATTTTAAATCATTCTTTAAATTGGCAAGCATTGAGTCGATCTGATCTTTTAAATAATATTTAGCGACGAGATCGTTTAATAAACCATCGACTTCGCCCTTTGTATAATGTTCCTTTAACAGATTCACTTTAGTCGGGAATAACTTATATAGTAAGAAAGCACTTAATGCTTTATCTTCGTCGAAGTTAGATTCGCCGTCGACGAATTCGTCGGACGAAATGACTTCTTTTTTGTCGACATGCTTAACCCTATCCTTAAGTCTATTTAACATGTCAGCACGTTTTGGTTCACTTTCGTTAACGGTGAACTCATAATCGTATATATTAGTTTCTGGCATATGAATATGTCCTTTCGTAGATTTAAAATATATACTACTATATTACAGAAAAAATCCCCGCACTAAGTACGGGGATATATCTTTATTATAAATGATCGTTAGGTTGTAACGGGATGATACGCCAAGATCCAGGGCCTTCAGTAGACTCTGCAACATAAAGCGTATTATTATCTATTATCATTTGTCCAGCAAATGCTGGTGCTTGTGTCATATCAGTTGCCATAAGTTTGTCGATGCGAACATAATCTTTTAATCTGTCGCTAACATCGGCAGCATTAACGACCCATTTAGTACCGTTCCAGAACACCGGCATATCGAGTGTTGTATCGAAATACTGTTGACCGACAACTAAATGCTCTGTCGGACGTTGTTCTGTCGGGCCAGAATGAATAACCGGGATAGTCTCGTATGTCATATTAGACATCGTATTAAGATTTGATCCAGGTATAAAATAAACTTCCATACTAAAGTCGCTAGGAGCATTAACAACATCGGCTTTATAAGTTTCAGGGATACGAAGCTTCATTGTTTTAGCTGTAGGATCGGCTTCGATGATAGGGAAATTACCTTTACCTAACGCACCTAATTCTGCTCCGACTCCAACTGGTTTACCAGCATGAGAACCGTTTTGCCATGTCGGATATACATCGAACCCAATCGATAAAGTACGGTCACCATTGTTAACAACAGTAGTCGGTTTATCGTGAACGTATTCTGTATTGGTCGTATATTTATATGTCGATACATAACCTAAATGACCGGTTGCTTTAGGATCTGATTCGATATACACATCACCGGAAACACCGGCAGAGTAGTGACTATAGTCGTTATCTTTAGCATCAGTAAGAGGAGAGCCTTTAGCATTAAAATAAATAGCAGAACCTTCTTCTTGGAAAAGTTGATTTTTATCATTAGGCTTCATTTCCCGAATCGTACGATCTCGACCAACGAAAACTCGTGTCTTAGCATTTTCTTCGGCACGTACTTCGAATCTCCGGTTTAGATAACCTTTGGCTCCATATTCATCGGTAGAACCTAAATTAGTAAATAATTTTAGCTTGTCTGATTCTTCAACACCGTTAGGAGCAATCGATAATATAGGAGAATCGATCCAAGAGAATAAATATCGATCAGTAAGAGCCGTAAAGTTTTGAACAAAGTTAGGGAATTTTAAATTATTAACTTTGACCTCGGCTTTGTCTTCATTAGGAGATTCAAGTTTAATAAATGGAACTGGATAGTCTCCGTCTGGCAAATATTGTGCTTCGCCTGAATGCGTAATATCTAGAGAGATATTATTTAACTCTGTCGAAGCAATTGCATTTATATTGAGAAGATTAGTCGATAAATTCCAACGACCTGTTAATTTAAGATCATTTATTTTATTAGCGTAGAAAGTAACGCCCGATAAATTAACTAGATCGATATCGTCGCTATAATGAATTACGACGTTGTTCATATCGATATAAGAATAAGAACAGATACCATAAGTACAGTTATTAGAAATAATGTTACTCACCTTGGTATTCGATCCTTCTACTTCGATATATACAGCATATTGACCATAATTAGCTTCGATATTATCAATTACGGAATTATGTAAAGGTTTCCCAAAATCGACAATTTGACCTTGCCCATCTTTTGTATTAGTTGCCTTAATATTTTTAATAATAAAATTATAATAGTTAGCATTAAGATCGCTATCGTCAGTAATAAATCTAATATAACTACCACTAATATCTTCTCGTGCTACTTTAAAAGAGAATCCTTCGACAGTCGTATTATAAATGTTATGATAGTCACTTAAGCCATTGTCGACACAGCTTAAAATAAAACCGATAGTGCTGACATTAGAATTAGATTCGTCGTGATCACAGTTAATTACGGCGCCATATAATGATTCAGATTTAACGGTTAAATAATGGTCACGATCTAATGGACATAAGATTTTAATTTTATCGCTAATCTTATAAGTACCGTCTGGGAAGAGAACTTCAGTATATCCTTCAGTATTCGCCTTAGTAAAGATTTCATTTAATTTAGCTGTTACATCGGTAGCACCTGTATTATCGACACCTTCTGTAACGACGTTAAGAGATTTCTTAGAACCGACTAAACTTTGAACATCGGCTTTTTTAACAAAGAGCTCATCGGTCTTAGTTTTATTATAAATTGCTTTATCGTAATGGTAAGTCGTAAGTACTGTATAAGAATTAGTGCCGTTATAATGTTTTAATTCTTTACCTAAGATAGTCGTAAGGTTACGTTTGTCGCCGACTTCTAAATTGTTGTTAGCATTAATTTTAGCCATAACATAATTAGTAGCTTTATCGACAGATTGACCATGATAACCGACTTGGTTACCGACTACGATACCGTTATTTAAAAAGTCGTTATTGATATTATTAAAGTAGCTTCTAGCAAAATCGTATTTGTAGATACGAATATAGTCGTGGCTATTAGCCGTCATATAGATAGCACCATCGACTAATGCGAAGTCTTCGATTTCGGCTTTCGGTTCGAACTCAAGTTCACGAACAATAGTAGCTGTATTATCGCTAATTTCGACTTCTACGATACGTCTCATTAAGCTGAATATAATTTTATTGCCGATGAATAAAGCGCCGTTAGAATCGTTATTTTTCTCGTTAACAGTTACTGTGTATTCTTTACCGTCAGTTAAATCGCTATTCGCATAAATACGAATTTTACGAGTACTGTTATCGGCTCCAGGAAGTATACTTACGTACTGACCTGTTACCGGATTGTAACCGACATTATAAAAGTTATCGGTATAATCTTTGTATTCGCCAGGAGTTAAATCGTCCCCTACGGTATAAATACGATTACCGTTAGCAGCACCATTCGTAGCCCGTAGTTTACCGTCGAAGAATAAAGTATTGCAATGGCCAAGTTTATTGGCACCAGTATTCTCAACACTGCGCGCGACACTAAAATCTTTATTTAACTCATATAAGATTTGTGTCGTACTATCAGCATTGATACAAGCTACGATAAATTTTTCTGTTTGAGGGTTATACGTAAACCCTTGGCACTGATTTACTTTTTCTTTGTCGAAAGGAACTTCGGCTACGAGAGCGATATTCTCAGCATATTGCATAACCGGCTTTTGATTCTTCTTAAGAATAGAACTAAGACCTTGTGCAATTTCAGAAATAATAGACATAGTGTCTCCTTATTACAAATAATTAATTCCGTTCATCTTGGCAATTTCACGAGCACGGTTACGAATCCAATTACCACCAGCAGTATATAAACCATCTTCGGTACGAGTATGGCATTCTGGTACAAGAATATCGAGATCCCAACGTTCTGCTGGATAATCGTATAAGTCTTGACGTGCCAAACAGCGTTCACCGTGAGTAAATACTTGGCTTAACGGTAAGCCCCAAGATACGCAACATAAATAAACTACAGTTGCCATTGCTTCGAGTTGTAATGCATTAACAGGCTCAGAACCTGGTACGTAAGTCGAATAACCAGTGAAGCCATCACCATTTAATTCAGAACCATAATTAGAGCAAGCCGAAATACCAAAGTTATTTGTATTTTCACGATAGCAATGACTAGCACGATTATCTAAATCTTGCATTATATGCACATTACCAGATCCATCGATACACATATGATAGTCATCAAACAACTGGTCGTAATGACCAGCTGTCCAATGAAGAGTAATCATAGTATTCGAAGAACCTTGTTGTTGAATAGTTGGATATACGTTTTTAATAACGTTATCACGAACTTGTTTTAATTGTTCTTCGTATGTCATATAAATTATTCACCTACATCAAAAATAATAATACCATCTTCAACAGAACCATTATAAATAAATTTCTTTTTACCGGTAGAATCATATAAATACGTTTCTAAAGTAGATGGACATTGATATGCAACGACATCTTTAAGATCTTTTTTTGTTACTTGACCACTTGTTACTCCATAACGGTTAACGATATAATATTTTATAGGATTATTATTTTTAAACTCAAGCTTTTTCTTAAGATTAATATTAGATACATTATAGCCTCTAATAACAGCATCTTTATCGAAATAAAGTCCGTCTTGATCATAATCTCTTGTCTTATCAAATAATTCATTAAATTTTTGAATTACCAATGAATCAAAATTACGACTTGAAGGACTTGAATAAGTCTCATTTGTTAATTGTCGATTATCCCAGTCATTAATATATCCAGAATAAGTAACTCCACTATTTAACAAATTTTTAATAGTAAGCTGAATTTCTATTTTAGATTTTTTCTCAATCTTATGATTATTAATATAAATATCGAATGGTGCCGTATTTTCAACAATAATTTTGTTATTTAAAATTTCTGCCTTAAGAATATTTGATGGATCATCGTTATATATTTTTTTAGAAATTAAGAATTTATATAATCTATCTTTTTGTTCATAAGAAAGATCGAACGCTTTGCCGCCAATATTTTCATCTTTAGAAAAAGAATCGAATGCTAAAGAAGAATCTTTTTCAGATTTAAATGGCGTAGATTGAATTAATAAATTTAAGAAAATTCCATACTGAGGAGATACTTTTGCATTTTTAACGGTAACAGTAGCAATGCCTTCATCATTAAAATTAGTATCTTTACCGTTAATGTTTACATAGGATTTAAATGGCCCAGATAATTTTACTGTAATATCAGAGCCATTAAAGTCGTAAGAAATAATTTCAACGTTCGGAATATTTAATACGCTATTAAATAATCGTTGTATATATAAATCTGTTTGATCAGCAAATGGAATGTTTTTATCGGCTAAAAATTTCTCGAATTCTGGCTTAAAACCTTGAGAAAATAATGAGGCTATTAATTTAGAAATTTCTTGAATTTGATTGTTTTCAGACATATTAAATTATCCTTTTATTTTATATTATAATGAATCAAAAAATGTGCCTTTTATCACAAAACCGATAGCAGCTTCAATCGTAAAATCATCAATAAAATCACTATGTTCGCCAATTTTAAATATCAAATTATCTTGTGATTTGGTATTATAATTTATAATAAGATGATATGATCCATTCTTTTTATATGCTTTAATAGAGTTCACTGATTTAATTTTATCAATACCGCTAATAATATTGTAATTATAAGTTGTTGTATATTGTTTATTTTGAGCAAACGGTATAATTTGTAACCCATTAATATTTTTCGGTAAATTTTGAGAATTTATTAAGTCGACAGCACCAGATTCATCAGTTTCTTCTAATGTTTTAAAAACATTGTCGATAACATATACATATTTATTTATTTCAGTATTATATCCATAATCATTTTTTTGAAGATTTACTTTGTTGCCATCGAAGCCAAATTCTTTTAATTCATCAAATGTATACCATTGATAAAAAATGTCGTCATTATTAAATAATTGTTGAATACAATCTTTACTAAGTATTGTATTATTTCGATCATGTCGTTGTTCTTTTATCCAAGGATATTTGAAATTATTTTTAATTTTTACTTTTACTTCGGTAGTCCCAGGTTTAATTTTAGACAACATACTTCCACGAATTTTGTCGTCAAATTCCATCGATTTTTGTCCGACAGGAATCGTAAAAGTTTCACCTAAATATTCGACTTCTAATGGTTCGTAATATCGATTAACAATATGGTGTAAATAATCAGAATTAGAACTAGAAAATAGTGACTGATTTATAAAGAAATATCGTCCAAAAACACTAGGCACAGTGTATACTGTTGCGCTATCATCAGGAGCCGGAACATTTCTTGTGGAATGAAGGACATCTTTAAATTTGCCTTTATAATTAGAAACAATATCAATATTATTTTTTAATTCATCGAATGTTTCCGCTAATCGTACGCCATCTTCAATCGTTGCAATACCTCCGCTATCGGCAGTAAATTTTACACCGTTAATTTCGTATTTCTTATTTGGAAGCAATCCACTAACTTTAAGAATTCTAGGATCGTTTTGATCTGGATATATAGAAACATTATCAGAGAATAAAAGTTCCGATGGATTTTCATAGAAAATATATCCAAATTTAACATAATTTTTATTTCTGTGTTCACTATCATCTGCCACAGGATAAGTAAAATCTTTAGAACAGTTTTCTAAGTATTTACTTTCTTCTGGTTTTTCGTAACCTTCAGGAAGATTTTTATTCATAGGAACCCATAAAATTTTAGCATATGGGAAAGGATTTTCTGCATCTTGTTTTACTGTAACCGTTAAATTACCAGATTCAGGAAATCTGTATACAGTATCGTTAATTTCGATATAACTAAAAGGTTGCCCACTAAATGTTAAAATATAATTATCGTCTTGTTCAGTAACGACATTAATATTTACACCAGTACCATAAGCAACACCAATATTGCCAAATAACTTTTTTAAATAAAATTTTGTTTCTTCAGGAAATGGAGCATTAAGATCCTCTAAAACAGCTTTAACTAAAGAAAGAGTTGTATTTGGTTTATAGGCCGTAATCTCGTTAGCTATATCTTGTATTTTATTATCAGGCATATATGCTCCTTATTTATTTAATCAATGCTTTAATTGTTTTTAAATTATTAGTAACGAAAGCTGTCGGAGTAATTGATTTACCGATCATATTACCATCTTTATCGCAAATGAATATTTTTTTATTATTTTCGTCCATGGCAAGAATTTCAGCCTTGGATACAGGAACGCCTAAAACAGCTTCAGCTTGAGGTGGTATTTTTATAACCGAGCCCAAGAAATTAATATAATATCCGGCTGCGCTGAAGAAACTAGAACTAACAAGATTTGGTCTAATTTTTGCTGGAAACTCTTTATCACTAGTTCTTTCGATATTAGTACTTACACCTAATCGAACATTATTTAATTCCTCTTGTGTTAAAAGATTCGTAACAGTAACAGTCGATACATCTGTTCCTTCAGAATTTTTTATAACAGCTTGATTATAGTTAGAATTTTTATAAACTTCTAAAAATTCATCTAAATCAAATGGTATATCAACATGATTATTTTCAAAAATAGTATATTCCTGATTGTTAAATACTATTTTTACTGGTACATTTGAACTATTTGTAAATCTAATAAATCTTTTAATAGTATCATTTTGAGTATCTTTTTCACTTAACCATTGAGCATTGACATTATATTTGGCAACAATGTCATTGATATGTTTTAATACGCCAATAACAGGCTCTTCAATCATATCAAATGTTCTTAATGATTCAGAAATTTCTACAGTATCGATAATATTTTGAGCTGTTTTATTATTAGTATAACTAGTAGGTTTTTCTTTTTTATAAGGAAAATTAACTATAGAAAGATAAAAATTAAGGGTATCATCTGCTTTATTTAACGCTGGTACATTAAAATTAATTATTTTACCTTCGTTATTAAAATGAGTCGGAGTATCATTAATTTCGATATAGCTATCGAATGGACCTGTTAATGATACGATATATTCATTATTTTCTTTTCTAATAGAATTTAATGTAATTTCATTAGGTTTTATTAATTCATATGGAAATAATAAATCTAAATAATGTGCAACATTTTCAGGGAACGGTGCTTTCTTTCCTCTTAGAAAATCACTAAAAATTTTAAAGAAAAATTTATTTTTATATTCTAAAATTTCTTCAGAAATATTTTGTATTTGTTCGGACATATATATCTCCTTAACCTATGCGTTTCCACATATTAACAACGATATATGGAGGCATATTATTGTGAGGTTGGTTTTTACCGGATGGTAACATATTTATATTTAAATTGATAGTATGATTATGAGAAGCATCAATAACATAATTTCGTCCTGGTGAAGAATTTCCACCATCCTTAGCATGAATTCCATATTCACTTTCTTTTGAAACTATTCCAAAACCATCCCTATAAGGAACATCTGTTATGTCTCCATTTGGTCTAATAGTTGAAGAAAATTTACCAATTAATTTTGCTGTACTTGTAGTATTACCATTAATATTATTAACATCGTGACTATGAGAAGCTAATTCATCTTCCGTTAAACGATGTTCTTTTTCGCCACCGACTTGCCCGAGATTAAAGCCGTCACCACTATTAACTAACATACGACCAGAAGGCATACGTTCCCAGCTACCGCCAAAGATAGCAGAAGGTTCGACATTGTTAACGTTCATATAAATAGAACCAACCGGATATAATTGACCAGCTAATCGATTAAGCTGATCGAGCGCTGAACTTAATTTTTTATTTAACTGTCCTACAGTTACAGCATCGTTTAATTCAACACCGTCTGCCACATTACTAATAACACGTTTAGTCGTATCGTTACCGACAGATACTTGATTGGCGAGCGTAGCGACTGAATCCGCACCTAATGCAACACTGTTTTCACCAGTTGCTGAAGCATTAACGCCAACGGAAGTACCACGGCCCAAAATAGAATTACCGATAGACATTGCTTTATCTCTGAGCTTGTACGCAATTGTCGTAGCGATTTTTGTGCGACCGCTTTCAGCAGATATAAAAATATTATCGCCAGCAAGAAGCCCGTTAATACCTGTTCTTTCATCAATCTCCTCTTTAGTATACGTTTCGTCACGACCCATAAATAATTTAGCCGTTTGTGTCTTCGTATAATATGGAGTTAAATCGACATTGGCATTAATTTCGTTATCACTGCTAATCGTAATCGAATTACCAGCTTTTAATTTATCTTGTTTCGATTCTTTTAAATTTTGAATATCTTCGAAATTTTGAATCATTTCGTCAGGTTCTTGAATATATACCTGATCATCTTTATATTTATTATCGGCTTTTGCCTTTTTTAATTGTAACGCTTTTAATACGTTAACCTTTAAAGATTCGACTTTTAATTTATTCACTTGATTAATCCTTCCCTTGTTAATTACTTAACAAGTCTAAATAGATTAATTCGATTAGCAAGCATAGATCGCAACGGATATTTACGATTTTTTATACCTGCAAATTTATATCCTAAATATATACTTTTCTTAAAGTATCGACACCATTGTCGATCGTCTTTAAGACAGAATATATTATTTTTAGTATCGATCGCAAAGAAAAAATCTTTTTGATCGACGATTATCTTTACGTCGTTATAACGTACATATTTACCAAAAATATAATAAGCAAAGCCATATCCACAATTACGATATAACCAAGCACATCGACATATATATCGTTGGAATTTTTCTTTTAATGTAAAATTCTCGTCGACAAGATCGACATATCCAGGTATTATATAGCCATCGCCTTTATTCTCGTAATGATATAAATAATGCTTATTAAAATCATAACGAGCAAACTTTGGCACATTACCTTCGTATATCATCCAAGTAATATCGAGACAATTGTCATAGGTTTGCCATAGCTTAAATATTTTAGGCAAATTACCATATTTATCTGCAAATAATACGACGAACCAATTTGTTAAATAGCATAGTATCATACAGAGCATATTAGCTCCGCATAGTACTAACCATTTAATATAATATTTACTCGGCATCATTCTTTTCCTTATATGTTCCGACTTCACTATTATATTTACTATTTATAAATTTATTAGCAATTTGTGTCGCAGCAGAACCGCCACCAGTTAAATTAGCTAACGTATCATAGTGTTGCCAATTATGTCCTGTAATTACTAAGTATAACGTAACACCGACCAATAACAATAATAACGTAAAAGAAATGACGCGTGTGTAGCTAAGTCCTTCGTTTTCAAATAGCATCATTTTAAATATTTTACTCATTTTATTTCTTACCTTTTTTCTCATGTAATTTAAACTTTACGACATTTAAGTCGACATCGGTAATGCGATCGATTACGTCTTTCGGAAGGCTATTAATAATTTCGTTATTATAACGAATTAATTTCATGTTTTCCTTAAAACTAAATAACTCGGTCAATACTATATAACCGTAACATATCCATGCAATAATGTCGAATACATCCTGAAAATATAGCATATGGATAGTCGACGGAATTACGATTGCATCTAATAAAAATGCGAAAATACTTAAAACACTATATTCGAATAATTTGAAGAGAAAGCCGCGATAAAATACGCGGCTTGATTTTTGCTGTCCCCAGCCTCCCCAAAATACATCGATAATAGTTCGATAATGCCATAAAGGTTTTTTTGAAAAAGTAAGAGCGAACAATCTTAACAATGTATCGACAATTAACATAAAGAATATAATCGTATACATCGTTAAGAATGTTTCGACTGCTTGAGGAGCAATATTATATAACAATGCTAATGCATTTATTAATGTCATTGTTCTCCCCTATATAATAAAAACTATTCACCTTTTAATGCTTTAATTGCATCGAGAATAGGTTGCAAGTCAGCTTGAGTAATAAAGCCTTTTTCTTTTAACTTAGTTTCGATATCTTCAAGTTTTAAATATTTAGCTTCTGCTTGAGCTTGAGTTTCGTAAGCACTTAAATCTGGAGTATGGATTCCATCTACAGTATTTTTCAATTCTGTAATTTTATTTTCTAACGCTTCTTTGGCTTCATTAACTTTACCTTCAGCAGCTGTAAGAGTTTGGTTAGCAAGTTGAGTTACAGAATCTTGAGTAGCTAATTCATTTTTAAGTGCAGCTTTAGCATTGTCGATATCATCAGAAGTTGCATAATGTTTGCCAGTAAGAATTTCATCTAATTTAGTTTTTTGATCTTCAGTGAAATTTGTAGGAGCAGCTTTGCCTTCTAATGCAGTTACACGAGTATCGATAGCTGGAACAGTAGTATCTTTTAAAGTATTGATACTAGCTCTTAATTGACCAATGTTAGTATCCATGCTTGCACTATAGCTACCAAGATCTGCATTTGTAGCATAGTTCTTATCACGAAGAATAGATTCTACTACACCTTTTTGATCTTCAGTTAAAGTATCTTTTGGACCATACTTAGCATCGGATTCAGCTTTCTTAGCATAAGGAGTTAAGTCAACAGAAGCACCAGTACCAGTAGCTGTCAAAGTTTTTGTATCGGCATCATAAGATAAACCATTACCGAAAGTAAGAGCATCTTGTTTAGCCGTAACAGCAGCACTCGTAGCGATTGCATCCTCGATATTTTCAGTCGTTACATATTGACCTTTAGGAGCATAGTAACCATCGGCAGTTTCTTTATCGAGATAACCTTTACCTACAATAGCTGTATTAATAGCATTTGCAAAAGTCGGAGTAGTTGCTAATGTATCGAGTTCGCTACGTAATACGTAATCGCCTTTAGTTTGATATAGGCTAGTCGCAGCACTTACATCAAGTTTATTAGCAATAGCCGTATTAACTTCGTCGATTTTAACTTTATTTTTACCAATTTGATCGTCGACATATTCAATAGTCGCATAGTTGCCTACGCCTTGATATAAACGATCGGATTCATTCTTAGTGATGTAACCATCTTTAAGAGTATTAGTTAAATCTTCACGAGTTAAGTAATTACCTTTAACTTGGAAAATACCTTTAAGAGTTTCGAGGTTAGTCGCTAATTTAGCATCGATAGCAGTATCAGTTTCGTCAGCTGTCATCATGTCGTCTTTAATACGAGCAATTTCAGTACCGTATACGTCACGAGTCCAAGCAGCAAAATCGACTTTAGTTTGATAAGCAGCAGCAGCTTCTTCAGACTTATCGTTAATAGCTTTTTCTAATGCAGTCTTAGCAGCAGCTAATGCATTCTCTTGTGCTGTAATAGCTGTATTAAGAGTTTGTTTTGCATCTTCGAAATCAGTAGTTGCTACTTTACCAGCTACTTCATCTTTTGTAGCTTTCTTAGCTAATTCAGCAAGAATAGATTCTACAGAAGATTTATTATCGTTAACACCAGATTGGATATTAGCAATAGTTTGAACGGCATCTTTTAATGCGCCTAATTTATTGTCGACAATACCTTCGACTTGAGTTTGAGTCAAACCACTACCACCAGCAGCAATAGTTGCATTATCTAATTGTTGTTTAGTAGCAAATGTGTCGTCAGCATATTTTTTAATTTCGGTAGCTTTCGCACCGATTTCAGTCGTTACGTCAGCTTTCTTAGCATATATATCTGCATCATTCTTCGATACGTATACATCGCCAAGACCGGCAACAGCAGCAGAAATATCTTCTGTTACTTTAGCAGCTTTAGCATATGTATCAAGATCGGCAGTATGAACCAAGGTATCTTTATCGAGGCCGTTAATCAAAGCTTCATTAGCATTAGCTTTAGTTTTAACTTCTTCTAAGGCAGCAGCTGTAGCATATTCGCCTTTAGGTTGATAATCACGATCAGCAGCTTCTTTAGTTACATATTCGCCTTTTTCTTGATAACCAGCAAGTTTAGCTGTAAGTTTAGTATCAATTAAATTAGGAACAGTAGCTGTTTCGAGAGTATTTAATTTTGTATCGAGTTCAGTTGCTTTAGCTTCAAATACATTTTTGTCAGCTTTATCAGCAAGAGCACTTACGTCGGCTTTAGCTAACAAATCAGAAGCGTTTTTGTCAGCTTTAGCTTGAACTGCGGTCAATGCACTTACGTCAGCTTTGTCAGCAAGTTTTTCGTTAAGCTTAGTTTCGCCTACGAATTTTTCTCGAGCTACGATAGCATCGACAACTTCTTGAACTTTATCGGCTACAGCTTGAGCGTCAAGACCGCCGCCAGTACCACCATTAAGAGCAAGGTCGTTAACTTTAGTCGTTAATTTACCAAGATCTTCAATTGCTTTTTCGACTTTAGTTTTTGCTTCTTCAAGACCTGCAGCATTTTCAGTAGCTTTAGCTTTAGCTTGTTGAGCAGTCGTATTTACTTCACGAACAGCAGCATCGGCAACAGCTTTAGCAGCTTCGATATCTTCGGCTACTTGTATTTTGTCAGCTTTATCTTTAAGTTTAGATGTAACGTCATTTTTTTCTGCATATTCTTCAAGAGAAGCTACGTCAGCTTTTGTTGCCAATTTTTCATTAACTTCGTCTTTAGTGAATACTTTATTTAACTTATCGAGTACTGCAGTTAAATCAGCATGACCAGCTAATTGTTGAGCCAAATCTTTAAGAGATTGCAACGTAGTTGGATCTAAAGAACCGATAGCTTGTACTTCAGCTTTAGTTGCATATTCACCTTTAGGTTGATATGTTTCATCAGCAACTGCTTTAGTTACATAATTAACGAGAGCAGCTTCAACTTCTTTAGCTTTAGCATCGGCAGCAGTAGCTTTTTCTTTAGCTTCAGTCACAGCTTCACCAGTTTTAGCTTCAGTTTTTGCTTCTTCAGCAACAGCTTTAGCAGCTTCGATAGCTTGAGCTAATTCATCTTTAGCACCTTTCAAAGCTTCTTTAGTTGCCAATGGTTCAAGTGCAGTAGCGTCAGCTTTATCTGCAAGAGCTGTATTTGCTTTAGCAGCTTCTTTTGCAGCATCAGCAGCAGCTTGTTTAGCTTCGGCAGCTTCGGCTTTTGTAGCTTTTTCAGCTAGTGCATTATTAACTGCTTCTTGATCCGCCTTGCGGCTTAATGCTTTTTCGTTTTCTACTTTAGCTTGTGCCGCATCAATTTTCATTTTAGATACATCGTCAGCAATACCTTGTACTTTAGCATCGTTCAATGTATCGGCAGCTTTACGTTCAGCAGCTTCTGCAGCTACAGCAGCTTTATTTGCATCGGCTTCTGCTTTAACGTTATCCAATGCTGTTTGATCAGCTTTAGTAGCAAGAGCAGTAGCGTCCGCTTTGGCGGATACTTCTTCTTTTGTAGCCAAAGGAGTCAAATCGCTAGCGTTAGCTTTTTTAGCAAGTTCAGTTTCGATAACAGCTTTATCGGCTTTATCGGCTAAATCAGATTTTTTAGCATATGTAGCTTCAACTTCAGCAGCTTTAGCAAACGGAGTTAAATCAACAATAGCTTTAACTTTTTCAGTAAGTTCGGATGCTTTGACTACGTCGTCGGCAGTAGCTGCTTTAGCAATAGCTTTTTCAAGATCAGTATCTTTATCGTTAAGTTTTTTAATTAACTTATCGATAGCATCTTTATCATATACTTTATCTTTATCAGCTTTCTTAGCAATTTCAGCAATACTATCTGGGTTATCTTTTAAAAGATCAATCGCGTCTTTTAATGTTTTAAGATCTTGAGCAGATACACCACCTGTAGCTGTTTCGAGTTCTGCTTTAGTCGCAAATTTAGCAGCAGCAGCTTCGTCGGCTTTACCTTGAGCTTCGGTAATTTTTTCAGCTACTTTAGCATCGGTGATATATTCACCTTTAGGTTGATATTGAGCAGCAGCTTCGACTTTGCTCAAGAATGTAATAACGTCTTGTGCTTGTTTAGCAGCAAGATCGGCAGCTACTTTAGCTACAGCAGCTTGGTTAGCTTCAGCTAACGCTTTGTTAGCAGCAGATGTTGCTTTGTTTTCTGCTGCTTGTTTTGTTACGTTTTCGACAGCTTTATTATCGACAGCTGGTTGACTACCAGTATTATTATTATCTGTATCGATAGTCAAACCTTTGCGAGCTGGATTATAAAGACCGAAATATGCACGAGTAACAATTTTTTTAGACATTCAAAAATCTCCTTAATTCCAATAAATAATTTCGGTAGACAAACGATTACGCAAATCGTTCGTTGCTTTATTTAAATAACCGTCGACGTTTTGTTTGATATATTCTTGCAAACCATCGCCGATTACTCGTAACAGTTGATCGAGAGTCGGTTGATAAATACGTTGATTAACTTGATCGACATATTTAATTAACTCATCTCGTACCGTATCTCTAACCTGATTAAAATCAGGCTTCTTTTTTAAAGCTTCAAGAAGATCGGTATAAGTATTAATTGTACCGTCTTGTTCAAATTGTTTAATCGTATCTGTCCAATATTCTAAATCATGAATATCTGGTTTATTATTAACGACACGAATTACTTCGTTTAATTTGTAAACAAGATACTTAATACTCGTTTCGTTTAATGAAGCTTGTTCGATAAATTGCTTCATTAGCGTTACCTCATAATAACATTAGTAAAAGTAAGCTTATTCTCGTTCGGCACAATAGAGCATTCGTCATTATTTTTAATAATAGTAATGCCTTTAAAAGCATTTTCGCCTTCTTTTAATAACGATACCGGTATGATAATATCGCCTATATTTTTATTGTCATACATAGTCGATACGATAATTTCAGTCTTACCTTCCAATAAATATACAGAGTAAATTCCATCGTAACAAGAAGTAAAGCAGGTGTCGTCAGAAAACAGCACCTGCTTATTATTTGATAATAAAATGTTACTTAATTCCAACGTATTATTACCATAAGTAATAACATTGTTTTGAATAAAAGATTTACCGCCTATTTGCAAATCTTTTACAAATAAATTTTTAACATTTAATGTATCGATCTTATTATTTTTAAGGATGTACTCTGATGTTATATTACCATTCGTAACGCCATTAGTTCTTAGATATTCCGAAACTTTTTCTTCTGATTTTGCCATAATGTCATCGACATCATGAGACAAATTCATAATCGTTTCATTTAACGCATCTAATGATAAATTTTCCACAGATTATATACCTCTAACGATAATAAATAGCAACTAAATTAGAATGATCGATAAACAGCATATCGTCAAGAATTTCGAAGTCGATTCCATTTACAGAATATCGACCATCTTCATTTAATACAAAATACGTAATTATATCTGTTCTTTGTTTTAATACTAATAATAATTCGATAGCTCCATTTAAATTAATAGCCGAATCATTATATATTAATGTATTCCAACGATAGGAATTGCCGCCAGCTATCATTAATTCTTTATTATTATAAGAATTGCCAGAAAGAATATTGCCGCCTATCATAAGTTTATTATCGTCAATAATCATATTGCCATTAATATTTTTAACAGATACTGTATCAATATTATAATCAGACGATACATTCTTCTTATAATAATTATCTTGAAACTTATAATTCATTAATGAAAAATCGACGACTTCATTAATAATAGTATTTTTAGATTCAGTAAGATAATCTTGAATCTCAAATATTTTATTTTGAATATCGGTTAAGGTAACGTTATCCTTATTTAATGTTTGAATCATTAGCGTTACCTCGCTTTCTTATTGTATACGATTTATCACATATAATTTTATTGTTTTCGATTTTAAAATCATTGCAAATAAAATCTTTGCCGCAATAATTAATAAGATATGGCTTATTAACAATATCTTGAATAACGATATAATATTCGCCTTTAACCAAGTCGCTAGTATATTCTTTAAACTTAGGCAATAACATATCACTGTCGTACTTTAATATTTTATTATCATATACTAATCTATCATTAAATACTAAATCATGTTTATCAGTTTTAATAGATGTATTATTAATACTATTATCACCGATATATATATTGCCATCGATAATAATCGTATCGACATCTAAATCTTTAATAGTCTCGTTAATAGAATATGCCGTTTGATTAATGTCAAGTGATGTTAAATATCCATCGATATGAATAGCCGAAGATTCTAAATTATTAATTCTATTAATTAAGTCGTTGAGGTTATTTTTTAATGTATTAAGATCTAACGCCATTGTATATTATAACCTCCTAATGCATCCCAATGATGATTATAGCTACTATGATGTTTACGACGTTGACGCCAAATTTCATTCGTATAGAATTTATAATCATATGAATTAAGTTCTAAACGTTGAATAACTGTATGGTTTTTATCCCAAGCATAATAATTTAAGAATGATACAGACATATTTGTTTCTGGACCATCGTTAGGATCGTTCCATGGTTTGTAGCCACGTAAGAATGCATTGCGCACTAAAATAAATATTGGTTGATAACTATCGCCATTATATTTATAAGCATAAGCTTCATTCCATTTGTCATAGTTATCTTTATTCATTTCTTGATTACTACGCCATTGTGGAAGTTTAACATAATTGCGATAGTTATTTGTCGTAATAATAGTTTTATTGGTCACTAAACCATATGCATTAAATTCTAATAATGTTTTATCGCCACGTTTAATAGCAAATGGAAATGCTTCGATAGAATACTCATCGATATTAAATAAAGTACTAATCGATCCTTGTGTAAAATTAATACAAGGATTGTTACCAGAATTAATAACTAATTTACCATTAGTTTCTGGATTATTATAGCGAATAAAATCATTAACTTCGCTTAACTTAACAAATCGATTATTACATTCATCTTTAGTATAATAATTAGCTAATGTTGAATTAACTAAATTTTTAAGATCATCGATACTTTCAGTAACTTTATCGTTAAGATAATGTTTCATGTTTTCGAGACGAGAATTATACTGATCAATTAAATCTTGAATAGCACTACCTGAAATAATATTATTAAATCGAGTTAAAGAGTCGATGATCTCGTTTATTTTTTTAACTTGCAAAAAAGTCGTTACTTTATTTTTTAAATGCTCGATCATCGCCATAACACCTTTAAAATCTTTCCGAAATTACGACTCTTGTTGCCATCATAATCTTCGCCTACCCAGCCTGTTTTTGCTGTTAGCATAACGTAAGTCTTAGTAACTTCTAAACCGGCTGTAGCATATGGCGTAAAGAATTTAATCGGAACTTCTGCACTACACATATATACGTATGATGGAGCCACTTTATGATCATTTTGTTTATCATAATACGTAAAATCAGATGTCGTATTATCGACGATAACAATTAAATCATTCCAACCAGATGGTAACGCTACAGTACCACCTACATTTTCAACACGACTATTTTCAATAATATTCCAAGTTGCTGGAATATATTTACGCTCTATTAATTTAAATATATCACGATTTAATGCGCGTTCTGTTCCGTCATTAATATTTTTAGCAAATAATTCTGAACCATCTGGATTGATCATCTTAAGCCAATCACCGTCCATAATAAGTTTAACGCCATTAATCGTCATTAAAATATTATCGCTCTTGCGAGCATTAATAACAGCATTATCCATTGTTAACGTACGGTTTAAAATCCAATCGGTAGCTTTCGATATAAAATTGTCTTTATTAGAGCTATTTAAATATCGACCATCGTCTTCTGACTTTGTAAAATAATTCTTTATTTTATTTAGCCAACTTGCTTTTTCATCGGCTAACGATGTATTAATTTCTTTACGAGCCGAATTATATTCTCTATTAATAGTATTAAACTTATCGATAAATTCATTAGGCGTAATATTGTTCGTATTATTTTCTCGTTCTAATACGTTATATTCGTCGATAATTTTATTAATTTCTTGTGTAGCTTTTACCGACGTAGATCGTTCTTTCATTCGTTCCATGAATATATCTCCTTATCGATAAAATACTTTATGAATCGTACCGTTCCATTTGGCCGATTCTAATTTAATATAATTATTTGCTAAATTAATAGTGCAATATGCTGGAGCATATCGTTGAACACCTAACGACAATTCTATTAATACATGATCGATATACATATGATCATTATCAATTCTATCTGTATATTTCATAAGAATCAATAATTGATTAGCATCGTCATTAACAGCATCGCCATAATATACAGATTGTCCGACGCCTAAATTACGACTGTTAGGTAGTTCAATCCAGTTACCTGGACTAATTCTAGAAATACCTGTAACGACTTCTTGTCCATTATTATATACAACATTATCACGTATTTCAAATACGTTATTACCATTATTCGTTACTTTTAAAACACCTGGACGAATTTCTAAAGAACCGTCTGGAAATGTAACAACTGGACCCGAGGTATTATTTAATTCAATAGATTTACCGACATTTAAATTTTTACGTAACGTAATATTTTGATCTTTTAATAAAAAATTACTTAAGTCTTGTATACGATCGAATAAAGCATCGCTTTCGTCTTTTGTATAATATAACTTAATTTTATTTTTTATTAATTCAATGGCAGCCGCTAAATTATCTTTTGCATTCTTAATAGCATTACGAATATCTCGTACAGCATTTTCAATATAGCTACCAATGTTTTCTCGAGTCGGTCTATTAGCAGATACTTCTTTAAGTCTATTAATTTCAGCATCGAATTCATTAATCTTGGCATTTATTTTTTGTAAGCCAATTTGCTGAATTAATTTTTGAATCATACAGTATCACCATGTTCAATAACATTACTTGTCTGAGTATTATAATATAAAACGTATCCACGTTCAGGATATACGCTTCGTAACAATACTTGAGAATCTGTAGCTTCAGAAGTAATTGTCGAAGCTTTTTTAATTTGTCCGTCGTAAATTACGACTTTAACAACTTCAGCATTTGGTATTTCTAATATGAGTTGATAATCATCGGTACCATTTTTAACCCATTTATTAGAACCAAATTCTATTTTCTGAAGAACAATGCTTTGATTAATTTTATCAACAACAGCATTAGGTAAAATACTTTTTCCATTTCTAACTAAAATCTCCCAGTCAGTACCATTAAAACGATAAATAGAACCGGCTGTATCGCCACCGTTAACTGCAGCAATATCACCTAATACTGCATCAGGATATGTCGTGAATAAATCGGCAACACTATTAACACTTTGCTTCCAACAATTTGTATCGGCAGCTTTCGTTAATGTCGTTAACAATTCATCACGCAATAAAAAATCTTCGACAGGATGTCCCATAAATTTACGAGTATCTTCACTCAAATCGCTTCTGTCAGAATTACCGGAACGATCGGAAAGAATCGCATGCTTTGGGATCCATTTTTTAAATTTCTGTTCGAGAGTTTCACCGTCGCTAAATACAACTTGATCGGCTGTCGTACTCGGATTAAATAAATCCTTACCGCCAGTACCATTCTCGACGAGAACTTTACCTTTTATATCAGCCATAATTAAATGTCCTTTTCATTAATTTTACAAAAAAATATCTAATTTACAAATTTATATTACAAACAAAAAAAAGAGCTTGTCATTAAGACAAGCTTACTTTTTTAACTTTTAATTTAGCGTTCGATTGTTTTTCACCATCGAATAAAGCAGTATGTCCTGCGCGAATAATTCCGAGGTTGGCTGTATATATCGAACTAAAAATAATAAGTTCGATCGTAACACCACCGCCAACATCGCCTTCGCAAAATGCCATAAGATTGCCTTTGCGATCTTTACGTTCATCGATTTTCGTAATCTTAATCGGTACTTTAAATACATCGTGCCCATCTTCATAATCAAACCATTCTGGCGTACATGTTACCGGGCAACTTAACGATTGCATTTCATAATCCATAATTACGTCTTCGTTAAAATCGTTGACATCTAATAGTTCGATTTTTTTATCTTTACGTATTTCATGAAATTCATTTAATAGCTCATTACGGTTAGCCTTATAATTATTAAAAGCACCCGACATAATCAATGCTTCGCCAACGCGTTTATTAAAAGCTTTTTTACCTATTTTGTCTAATGCATCTTCTAATGAAGCATATGGTCTATTATCTACAATAGCTGGGATAGAAGCTTCACCAACACCTTTGATGGACCCAAGACCAAATAGGATATTATTTCCATCAGGAGTAAAATCCCGATTAGATATATTGATGTCCGGAACTTTGACATCGATACCTTCCTTTCTAATCATCGGAATATAACGCAATAAATCTTCGGTAGCTTGCATCGATAAAAATGCTGAATAAAATTCTACCGGATAATATAATTTTAACCATGTTGTTAACATACTAGTAAATGAATAAGCTACGGCATGACTCTTATTGAAGGCGTAGGATACGAACCCCATAATAGCATCGAAATAATCGTTCATTTCTTTAGCTGTATATCCATTAGCAATAGCACCTTTAATTTCAGGACCATATTTACCTTTAGGATCATACCACGGTAATTCATTATTATCTTCCCAACCTTCAGGGCCTTCACAATTTTTCTTACCATAAATATGACAACGAATCATCATTGGGAACATGCTTACTTTCTTTTTGGCTACCGTCTTGCGCACAATTGAGTCAGCTTGATTATCATCGAATCCAGAAACCTGTTTAGATATCTGCATTACGTTTTCTTGATAAGGAATAACACCATATGTTTTATCTAAAATATTTTCGATACCTCGCAATGGTAATTCATTTTTTTCTAAACCTTGTTTACGTTTTGCATATTGATGATGCATGCCTGCAGACAAAGGCCCCGGTCGGAGCAACGCTGTTGTAGCTGCTATATCATCGAAACATGTTGGCTTCATTTCTTGAAGATAATCTTTAAACATATCAGATTCCAATTGGAATATACAATCTGATTTAGCACAAGCTAACATTTGATATAATCTTTTATCTTCGATATCAAAATTATCATATAGCCAATCAACATCTTTATGAAGATGGTCGAGTGTTTTTTCGATAATCGATAATGTTTTTAATCCAAGAATATCGAGTTTCGCCGTACCTAATTCTTCACATTCAACGCCGGTAAACAATGTAATCATAACACCATTTTCATCAGTACGTGTCGGGAAATAATCGTCGACACGACAAGGCATAGCTAGTACACCAGAAGCATGAACACCAAAGTTACGTTTAAGGCCTTCAAAGTTACGAGCTAACCTGAACAATTCTTTATTTTCAGATTCTAATTTTTGCCACTTTTTATATAAAGATTTCTCACTTTCATTCCCATCTTTTAAAGCATCGTAATCTTTAAACTTAGGTTGTAGTGGTACGACATCTTCAAAATCATCAATTTGTTTACTTAATAAATTCATTTTTTCAAACGGAATTTTTAAAGCACGTCCAACATCTTTCAAACCAGATTTAACACCTTGTTGTGTATATGTACCAATATGTGCTACATTCTCAAAGCCGTATAAATCTTTAATATGTTCAATAACTTTATCACGACCAAAATAGCTAAAATCTGCGTCTACGTCAGGAAGTCCCGTTCTGTCAATAGTCAAAAAACGACCGAATAATAAATCATACTTGATCGGATCGATATTTTTTGTTATTCCAATACACCATAAAACAAGGCTTCCACAGGCCGATCCACGACCAGGCCCAGTCATTACACCATTATTATCGGCCCAGTTAATATACTCACGAACGATTAACATATAATCAGCGAAATCTTTATAGTTAATAATATTTAATTCATAAGCCAATCGTTTTTCATAATTAACAATATCATCAGCAATATATTTATAACGTTTAGCTAATTCATATAACCCTTTATAAGCAAGCTCACGCAATTCTTTTTTAGTATTATTAGAATTAGGAAGCTTTGGCATTAATGGAGTTGAGCTACCTAATGTTACGTCTTCGACCATATTAGCAATAACTTGTGTATTGTTCATAGCTTCAAGATATAGAGCATATTTTTTTAAAGCAGTTTCACGATCTGTTTCTGTTTTATTAAGAATATCTTTAAAACCAGCTTGCATTTCTTCTTCACTTTTAAGCCAATAATTGTGATCGTATTTCATTCGATTAGGATTATATATATCAGTACCAGTACCGATAGATACTAATACGTCATGATCTTTATTATCAGACTTTAATACATAATGCACATCGCTAGTAGCTATTAAAGGAATATCATATTTATCGTGCATTTCCATATAAAAAGTGTTAACGTTAACTTGATCATTAAAATTATTTGGTTGCACTTCTAAATAAAATCGATCCTTAAAAATATCTTTATATTCTTTTAATAATGTTTCAGCTAGTTGTCGATCACCTTTATTAAAAGTTTTAGCTACGATATTTGCAACACAAGCTGTCGTACAAATAACACCTTCGCTATATTTACGAAGCATTCCCATATCGAATAAAAAACGTCCATTATAAGTACAAACTTTAGCCGCTTCACTTTGAAGCTTAATTAAATTGTTAAGACCAGTTTGGTTCATTGCTAATAAAATTAAATGATATTGGCGAGTATCATACATAAAGGGTTTAATGCGTTCTTTAACTTCTTTAATACCTTTAAAGCCTTTTTTCTTCGTGATAACAGCTTGTGCTTCTTCTTCGGTAACGACGCCTTCTCGAAAAGCATCGGTGGCCGCATCGGCCCAACGACTATCAACATCTTTAGCTAATTCTTCGGCATTCCAAGTTTGATAACCTTCGAATCCTAGTATAGGCTTAATGCCTTGCTTTTGACATTCTTTTTGAAACTCATAAATACCGCCCATATGATTATGGTCGGTAATAGCTAAACTTGTCATACCTAGTTCTTTTGCTCTCGATACTAATTTAGGTATATGACAATAGCCATCTAAAAAGCTATATGCTGTATGCACATGTAAATGTGTAAACATGATTATTCCTCCTTGATAATCTTATCGATTCGTAATGTATATAACTTAGGCTTCATGAAATTCTTAGTTATATCGCCAATAATACGAACTCTATTTCCTTGTCTAAAGCCAAGATCTCCAGCGCCCCAGTGCCAGAAATCGATTTGTTTTTTACCGTCAAATAACGTATACTTAATATTCTTATCGTTATTCTTACTTATGCTTATCGACGTAATCGTTAAATCTTTAATACAGATTTTAGGCTTTTCAAACGATACATTATCATATGCTAATAAATAAAATGAATTATAAGCTTCTTTCGTTAAATCAGATAACGTAAAATAAATAAGTTCTTCTGGTTTGCTACGAACTGATTCGACAACGGCATGTTTATTTAATTCATTAATTTTATCGGTTAACGATTGTTTAAATTCTTCGACTTTATCATTATAAATAGCAAAGCCACAAGCGGCCGCATGTCCACCAAATGAATATACATTTTCATCGTTAGCTAACAATACATTTAGTGGATATGAATTACTTCGTGCAGAACCATGAATTAATTGCTCTTGATCGTCGATACCAACAAACGAAGGCAATCCGCTATAGTCTTCTAACTTACCAGCTAGTATACCAAGTATGCCTAATGGAGCATAGTCTAAAGCAACTAGTGCAATATTACAATCTTCATCATAACTTTCGTTATAAGCTTTCTTAATAATATCAGTATATTCTTTAGTTAGCTCTTTACGTTGATTATTGTATGCTTCGACATTATTACATACGTCTTCTGCATCTTCACTAATGTCTAATAATTCAATCGAAGATTTAATATCGAATAATCGAGCACAGCTATTAAGACGAGGAGCTAAATCCCACGATACGAATTCACTATTCATTCGAGGTGAACCCATATTCTTAATGAATTGTCTTAGTGTGTTCGGTACATTGCCTTCATTAATTTGTTTAAAACCTTTTTGCACAATGGCTTGATTTATGATACTCGCCATAGGCATTACGTCGGCAATTGCTCCGATAGCTGCCAAATAAATCAATTTATTAGAATGATAATAATTATAGCCTAATGCTCGTTCGATAGCTCGACAGAAATATAAAGCTACTTCAGCACCACATAAAGCTTTTGCCCAATGATCACTTTCGGTAATATGTTGATCGACAATTATTGTATCGGGTAACACTTCTTGCGGTAAGTGATGATCAGTAATAATAATTGGTATATTATACTTTTTACAAAGTTCAGTTTCTTCGACTTTAGTAATACCATTATCAACCGTAATAACTAATGGCTTTAATTGACATTTATATCGTTCGTTAATCTTTTCAATAAAGTCAATACTTAAGCCATAACCATCACTACGTTCTGGAAAGTATACTTCACTATAATTTTTAAATTGTGCTAAAAAGCGTTTCATTATAGTGCCGCTTGTCATGCCGTCGACATCGTAGTCGGCATAAACAAAAATATCGCGTCCTTGTTTTAAACAATCAACGAATAAGGACGCAGCTTCGTTAATATTAATAATCTCGTTAGTTTCATCGATGTTAATGATTTTATCTTGATCGTATAAAATATTATATGCGTCGTCCAATGGAATTTGTTTTAATTCCAAAATTTGGGCGACTAAATCATCAACTTTTAAGCGAGATCTGTACTTATCTTTACTTATCATAAGTAACCACCTTTCTTTATTATTATAACATATAGACATAAAAAAAGCGAGTAGCTTTCGCTACTCGTTTCTTTTTTTGCGTCGATTAATATCTTTGCCTGTAAGCTTTTCGAGCTTATTTAAAGCACCACGACGAATCTTACGATACGTCTGAATATCGACTCCGATCTTATTAGCTATTTCAACTGGCTTAGCATTTTCTGCATATACCATAGCTAATATTAAACGTTCTGTTGGGGTAAGATGTGAAAACAAATCGTTACATACTTCACCGTTAATCCATAACTCGCTAAAGTTCCCGTCATCGTCGACAACAATTTGATCAAGAAGATCAGCTTTGTACATTGTTAACGAAGACATATTACTCACGCCAATATCGTTCATATCGGATCGATCGTATGAATTATTAATACGATCTTTAAGATGAGCCTGAATGAATCTAAATAATTCATAACGGAATACATATGTTAAATATGCATTAAAGCTACGATTCGTTTTTTTATACTTCATAACCATAGTCGAAAACAATGTTTTTAAATCTTGTTCGACATCGCATTGCTTAGCATAATTATCACGAATTAAACTCAAGCTACGATTTACTTCGGCATATTCATCTTTATTAAGATGCCAGTTTTTAAATACTTTAGATCGTAAATATTTATTAGCAATATATAATCCGATAAATTCTCGCGATACTTTATTATTAAGATAAATCTTATCTTCTAATAATAGATCACGGAACATATTTAAGAATGGTTCAAATCGAATTAATAGTTCTTGTAATAATTCATCTCGACGTCGAGGATCAGTATTATGACTTTGGCATTCTAATACTAATGAATCGACTTCTTCCCAAGCTTCTCTTTGTCCGTCTAATATTTTACGTTCGGACATTATTTTTTCTTTTTAGTCTTTCTTTTTAATTTTTTAATTTCGTCGAGAGACATCCATTGTCCATCGTGAAATTGTAAACATTCGAGTTTCAACTCTTCATATTTATATTCAAATAATTTTTTCTTTAGATTGAAATCGACAGTAACCTTACCCTTAATATCGATAACACGAATACTTTTATCAAGATTCGTAATTACGAAATCGGCTATATAATTAATTGGTAAAATTTTCTTACCATTTTTTCTGAAGCCAGGTTGTAGTTCATACGTTACTTGCCGTTCAAATCCAAGAATTTCTTTTTTCTTGAGTTTTTCTTTTAAGTAAATATAATAACTTGCTTCCATCAAGCTGTCGAATTTAATATCATCGACATACGGCTTATATGAAAAGTATCGACTTTTCTTAACCTTATCTTTAACTTGTGGAAGTTCAAAGCTTTTGATTAATTTTTTCTTTTTATATTCGTTCCAAAGAATATGAGTATCACGAAGAGCTTTCGTTTTATATTTACATCCGTCTATTTCATATGGCATGTATATTACTTTCCGGTAAACGTACGAGATATCTCTGGGATAAATCGACACTTACTCGATTCTTCTCGAACAGGGAAGTATATATTATTAGCAATACCTTTTAGCACATTATTAGCAATGAAGTTAAGACGTTCGATTGAACTAATATCACGATATGCTATAAATGTATTATTAGTTTTGGGATAATAAAACATAACACCACTTAACTGAAAATCGAATGCATCGTATGCTGCTTTCCAGTCTAGGCTACATTTAATATCGCTATCACATTTATCTTGATTAAATGTTTGATCGAATACTGGATAGAATAAAAAATATTTACCATTTTTATAAGCGATCGGTCCGATATCAACTTCGATCTCGCCCTCATCGAAAGTTAATGTATGCATATGGCCTATGCTAATAATATTAATTTCCTGAGAAGAACAATAATTATATAATTTATCTAATCTTGCTAGCCCACTAATAACATCTTTTGGTTTAATACGATGTGGAGCATTTTCTAATTCTTTATCTAAGAGTGTCGACATTTCAGGCATACCGATAATTTCTTTAGAATAAATGCTGCCTAAAAATACATACGCAATCTTTAATAAAGACGAGCGTATGGTACGCTCGTCTATCGGGATAGGTGTATTATATTTTATATTGTAAAACCAAGGGCTATCAAGATAATCTAAGAATTGATTACTTGTTATTTTCATAGATCATTAATGCTACTTTATAAGATTCATAGAACAATTGATCAGGACTACTTAAATTAGGACGTAACAAAGGAACATCAGTTTCTTGTCCTAATAAAGATTCACATGACTGAGTAATTTTAATACGAAAATCTTCGAACAGCATGTCTGTTCCTTGAGGAAGATCTGACGTATCAAAACAATCTTTAAAGTAGTCACGTACGTTAAATAAATCTTTATAGCTATCGATTGTCATATCGTCTAATAAAATACGACGAACAGCATAGACTAACGATAATTTTAATACGTCGAATACGACAGGTTGTAAACCAAATCGAGCATCACATAATGTTTTTAAAATAGGTGTCCAGATACCGATAAAATTCTCTCGTTCAAGAGTTGTCGGAACATGACTAGCTTTTTCTTCCATATAGTCATAAAAGACTTGATATGGATTTAATACTGCGTCTGACATTACTAACCTCTTATAATATTGTTAAAACGTTCACTATCTTGAAGCGTACATTCTGTTACTTTGGAATATTCAGGAATGAAGTAATAGAATGTACGACCTTTAAATTCACTGCGTTTATTCTTAGCCCAATGGACTTCGATGATAGGTTGAATTTCTTCTTTGCCTTCTCGATTATAAAATACTTTAGCACTATTACTATTTTTACTTACGTCGTTATGGACTAAGAATGTAACGCTGGCATCATATTGTAATCGTACCGAATCTTTTAAATCGTCTAGGCTAGGACGACCACCATGATTTAATTTACGCAAATGAGCTGTACCAAATACTGGAATTTGTAAATCAGTGTTAGCTAACTTTTTAAGATCTTCAGATAGACATTCATATTTATTTTTAACGTCTTTAAAATCTTTATTTGCGTAACGAATATCTGATATAGAGTCGATACCGATTATAATATTATTTTTGTCGTCGAGCGATTTGACAAACTCCTGAGCCTGTTTTGCATGTTCGACGATATCTTCGTACGTATGCAATTTAGTGCCGTCGGTCATCATAAATTGATGGCTCTGCTCCTTTAATAATTGAATACCTTGTTTACGACGTTGTAGTTGTTCTCGAATTTTTTCGATATTAAATTCTTCGTCAGGTGTTCTCGGAGTAATCGCTGCGAGCTTTTCATAACGTTTTGGCTTAGCTGCTACAGCTATCGGAATATTTTGATCCATAGCTATAATTCTCGGAATAACTTCGCCGACAGTATCGTCTAACGTATAGTAAATAGCAAATAAATTATTCTTAGCTGTCGTGCCATAATCCTTTAATAGATTAGACATAATAGCTGTTTTACCACCATTAGATTCACCAGCAAAAATATAAAATCCTTTTGTTAAACCGCTAAGCTTATCGTTAAAGATGCTAAAGTTAGACGTATCATAACCTTCCTCTTCTTCTTTTTCTGTTTCGATTTCATATTCTTCATATGTCGAACGTGATAGTTCATAAAAATTTATACTCATAATTAACTCCATCTGTATATAATTCTATTTGTGCCTGATCTATAGTTATCATAATATATTGTATTTACTTTATCGAGAATATCGACTTCGTAATTTGTTAAATTTAATAATGAACTTACGCAATGAGAGTATTCATCTATTAAATATAAACAAATATCGACAGATTCCATAAGTTGATTATTATATCGATTTAACAAATAATCGATAGCACCTATATCACGATTATAATCTTTTATGATTAAAGAATTAGATTTTGAATAAAAGAAACGTAGTAAATCGTCCTTCGTAAACGAAATTTTCATTTCTTTAAAAAATTTAATATTTTTAGGCGTGATATTAGCATCTATCGAAAGAGTTGGTGGCTTCGATAGAATTTGCAGTTTAGAGTTGAAATAATAAGTATCACGTTTAAGTAAACTATCATCCCATAAAGAATTAGGCAGATCACAATATTTAATCGATTCTTTTTTAAACGTGGACAGAATCTTTATGATATCGTAATCGTTCATATCGTTATCATATAGATAATCGATTGTATATTGGGTTATATATGTCTTATCGGTAGAATGACCAAGAATATTGGTTTCGTACCACATAGCATCAATCATAGGCTTGTCTCCTTCGTGGACTTTTACATTGTTCTCTATCATTATACCATAAGAATAAAAATAAAAAAAGCCCGTACTAAGTACGGACTTTCTTAAACTCAATAGAATACATTGCTTTCTTTACAGGGATATCGGCATAGAATACTTTCGTATTCCGAGATAATTGATTTGCTAAATCTCGTGTATGAGTTTCGATTTGATATAATAAATTATTATTAGCATAATAGCTATATAATTTAATACCTTGTTCACTACATGTTGTTTCATGAGCCGAATATTTGTTCGATGTATCACTGCCATCTTGATTAGAAATAATAATACCATCGTCAATATATTTAATAAGATTTTGATAATCGTTACGAATAACGATATTGCTACGTTCTGTATCGAAGTTAGCATTATACAAATAAATATGTCGCAATCCGAATGGATACAAGCCTAAATTATTTGTAAACGTTAAATCAAACGATAATGTTAAAGTTTTGATAGCATATATGCTATCAAACAAAATCCTTGTATCTTCTAATGGCTGATCGTAATCCATGATAATCGCATCGTTTGATAACTGAGTGCCAGGTGTCGTGATAATTGTAATTGCTTTTAATACGGCAGCACCAGCTAAAAATGGTGATAATTCAATAGCATTGCAATTCGTAGCACTGACTAATGGATTATCTGGAAAATTAATCGTAACAGTTAATACATTACTCGTATACTGATCGAACACAGGAGCCTTATCGGCAATCGTATCGTGCTTCAAAATATTTACATATTCAGAATTACTTTCACCATTAATAGAAACAGTTGCTGATGGTTTAAAAATATAACCGACAGAACTATTAAAATTCAAAACATTTTCTAGATTGCCGATAACTTTAGGATGAACACAATTACCATATGTGTCGTAAGAAGAATTATTTTTTAATATTTTATTGCTATCAACAAATAATACTTTGTTACTATTAAATATATTTTTACGATGCATAGCATTACCATCGTACATCGCTTCGACTATACGATTATTTTCACGCAATGCATCGAAATCTTTTTCGAGACGAGAAGATAATGAATTGTTATATTCTAACATCGCATTCATTATTTCTAATTTTTTATTATAACTATTATGTTGATTATTAATAGAAGATTGTAAATTCGTATAATCTTCTTTCATCGATTCGACTAAATCAACAAAATATTTAGATGTCTTTTTTACTTCCATTAATAACCTCAGACTATATAATTTATTTTACGATATAATTTAGCCGTTTGATTTTGCTCAAGTGTACGATTATAAATATCGTCAATCTGTTTATTTTTTTGCTCTTCCGAACTTAACTTAATTTTATTAAGCATAATCTCATTATAAAGATTATAATAATTTAAAACAAATTTATCGTACTCCCACGGCCCATTATTTCTAATATTGTATCTGATCATAATCACTATACCTATTTTGTTTAACAGCTAACGATTTAATTTTAATTTCTTTATTAGTTGGATTATCGATAACAGCCACTGGATTAGCATATGTTACTTCTTTATTATAACTAACTGTTTCTAACATATAACTATATACATTATTATAAAACGTTCTAGAGTATAATCGATTATCCTTTACTCGACATTTGTCGACAGCACAAAATACAATACCATTAGTGTTAATTGATAAATGAGAATACGGCGCCATTTTAAACGTAAATTTTTGAACTCGATCTTTGATCGTAACATAATGATTATCGATATTAGATCGCAATGGTTCTAACGAGAAATTAAAATCGGCCTGTGTTGCATTATAAATATATAACTCGATATTATATTCTGTACTAAAATCAGTTTTATTATACTCACTAATACTAATATAGCGTCCGTCAATATTAATCATATCTTTACCACTATAAATAAAATATTGACTTTGATAAGCATTATCTGGATTGTGTTCAAGTATAAAACTGCCGTTATATTTGTTGCTAGAATCTAATTCAAAAAATTTAGTCGTAATTTCTGGTTCGCCAGGAACGACAAATAAATTTTCGTTCGATTCATAGTTCTGAATATTCTGGCTAGGATTTAATTCTAAAATAACATTAGCATTGTCTAAGTTATCGACACTTGCTAAAAATGCTAACGTAGCACCTTCATATGTCGTAACACTAGGTAGCTTAATATAACTTTTCCCATTCTTATTCATTATGTCAAAATTATCAGCTTGATATACTAATGTATCACCAAATATAGCAATCGTTTCGAGTTTACAACGACTATAATATTGATCGGCTATTCGTTCTAAATCATTTAATTTAATCGATACTAATTCTTTAGTTTTATTAAATTTCTTAATCGTTATATCATACATAACTTGATACAAAATTAATAGATCTTGATATAGAATAGCTAATTCATTATTAAAATCTTTTACGTCGAGTTTCGATCCTTTTTGAATATATCGATGCTTGAATAAAGCAAACTGTGTTTCATAATCTTCGAGCGCAGAATCTAATGAACTTTCATTTAAAAATTCACCGAGAGAAAGCGATTGACTAATTAATTTTTGTTTATAATATTCTAACTTATAAACTTGATCTTTATACATTAGACACCTGCTTTCCTAAACATAATTTAAAATTAGCTAAATATGGAGAATAATTATATGTTGTCGGAATTGTTAAACCAATTTGAATACTTGAAATTGGCTCATTAATATATTCAACATAATTTTCTTTTAATGATGTCTTAGAATATTTAATAAATTTAATTCCGCGTCGATTACTATTAATAGGAACAACATTATATTGTTTACCATTAATAATTAATGTATACGTAACTTCATTTCGTAAATTATTCCTAATAAAGTCCGGAACATATTCATTACAGAATATACCGACAGCAATCGCACGACCAGATTCGATTAAGTTTGGAGTCAATCCAGTGCCGTTATTAAATTCTGTTCGACGACCTTCGACCGACGTAATACGAATAACTTTACGAGAGATATTAGGATTAATCGTATTATTAACCTTAATTTTATTATCATCAATTTTATGGCTATACATCGATAGTCTTACGAATTGTGTTGTCGGGAATACTAAAGCACCAGTACCGTATATATACGTAAAATCAGAATAACTATTATCTTGCTTATTCGGAACGATATCGCCTTCGAACGTCGTATGCCAATTTACGTTATCGTCAGATATTTCGATAGCCGTAATATGAACTTCACTTGTATCAGAGAATACGATTTCATTTACGCCATCATTAGATATTGACTGAAATGTAAGTTGAACTTGAACTGGCAAATCATCGATATTTACAATATCAGATTTATTAACAGAATCATAACTAAACAATCGGCTATATTCCCAAAATAAATTACCGATCGTATCATACATATACGATTCGTTAGACGTATCCATTAAATCTTTTTGCATAACCAAATCAGATTGTTTAGATACGATATAATCGTTACCGACAAAACCATTACCATTAATATTAATTAAGCGTAAAGTAGCTTTTTTCTCATTAACTTGAGAAGCTGTTATACAATTACGATATTGATATAATGTAGATTTAATTGAAAAGTTATTAACTGTTAACGGGATGATCGTATTGAAGTCTGTTATATTTCCGCAAATCATATTAACGTCTTTAACACGTTCTTCTTCGGCCTGAATCTTTTCGTCGATACTTTTAATACGTTCATCGACATCGTACATTAAATTTTCGATTTCGCTTACATTATCGATGACATTCATACTAAGATTTAAAATATCGAACGACGTTTCAAGAACGTTCTGGTTAACGTTATCGTAAGATATTTCTTCTTCGTCATTAATATAATAAGGTTCGAATAATGGTTGATTCGGACTTAATAACGATTTCTTTTTGTATATATCAAATTTTTTATCGTCGGCTAATGCTTGAAGATAGGCTTGTCGGACAGTCGTATTTTTTAAATCTTCCATTCGAGTTTTCCTCCATGAGCATTAATAATAATATTTTCAATCTTCACAGGCATATTACCGACATATACATGTTTAATAATCTTTAAATAAATCTTATCGCTATCGACTGTAATACGTTTTCCTTCAATCGGTACGTACGATACGATTAATTCTTTTTTATTATTAGCAATCTGATTGTCTATTACATTACGATCATTTTCAAAATCTGATAACGTATTATATGTATTATATAATACCATACCATCTTTCGTTACTTCGTTAACAATAACAGGAGTTGTTTTATTAGCTTGAAAACGTAATGGTAATTTTAAATATAATTTTTCATATATCACTTGTGATTGATTATATGGAATAATAGGCTTTTCTTTATTATTATCAATAATAGAAAATTCAACACTATAATAATCTTCTTTACGTTGTTGATGTAACGATGTATTTAACGTAACATAATCACATTTACCTATTTGAATTAACTTAGATATTGTGCCAGATGTTAGTGTAGCATTATCGTATTTCAAATTTAAATTATTGATACCGAATTTATAATTCGTAATTTGTGTATTAACAATATCAGATTGATTAGCTTTACGAGCTGGAATCGGATGGCTAACAGTACTAATTGTATCTTTATCGTCTAAAACAATACCAATATCTTTAACGGTAAGTTTTTGACTAATCTTAGTTTCTTCGGCCATCGTTTTCTCCTAAATATTTCGTAACATCGTTTTTGTAATAAATTTCAGCCATCTGCTGTTCTTTTGCTTTTTCAGAATTTTGACTAATCGAAAAATCTCCGTAAAAATCATTATCCATAAATCCTTTCGAATGATTAACTCTTACAGATTTAGATTCAGTCGAAGGATTTCCAGATTTTAACGTAACGACTATTAACGAAACTTCTTGTGGTTTAAAATATGAATTAAACTGATATTCTTGAATCGAGTTATTAATCGTAAAACTACCGACACAATTAATTAAATCGCATGTTACGATATTAATAATAATCGGTTCTAATAGTTTAATAATAAATGTACCGACTTTTGTATTATTCTGAGTAATAGCATTTTTAGAAAAACAAATAACGGCAGACCCATGTCCTTTATCAATATCGACAGAATATGGTTCGACCGCCGAGATATTTTTAAATAAATCGATTGTACCAGATTGCATCGTAACATAATCGACAGTACTAATTGCATTGCCAGTTCGATCTAATATATCTTTACTAGAATCTAGTTCTACATTATATGTAATAAAATTTTTATCTTGATATAACGAATAATTCTTTTCTAAGTTTAATAATTTGTCATTAATATCTTTATACTTTTTATCTATAGTGTCGTTAACATATTTTACTAAATAATCGTTAGCGTCTTCTAATACTCTAATATTTTGAGTGATATTATTTAATGCTACTTCGACGCCATTAAAAAATGTATTAAATTCTTCTGAATCCATAATCTTCGAAGGATCGAGTTGTGGAATATCGATACCCTCTTTTAATATATTTAATTGTTCTTGAAAATCTTTGTTATCTACGATCATTATATTTCCTTAGACAGCAAAAAAGCCGAGGGCATAGCCCCCGGCATATATTATTAAATTATTCGAAATCAGAAGCAAAGCTTACTGTAATCTCTTTAAGAGCGCCCATTTGTTCTTGTTTAGTAACATCACTATTACTTAATTCAGGATTTTCCCAGTATACTTGTACTTCGAAATCGTTATAATCGACTATACTTTGACCTTCTTCATATAAAGGAGCTTCAAAGATAAGTCGATCGCTTACACCGTCGGCATAAGAGTGGACATCTTTAACGACTTCTGTTAACGGAAGAATAAAACGTTTAAATTGACCTTTGGTAATAATACCATCTTTAAACTTATATTCTCTTGCTTTAATAGCTACGACATAACCGATACGATAAATCGGATCGTTATTATTTACAAGAACCGGAGTTGTAAATGTTACGTCTTCATTATTAAAGCCTTTAACCTTAGAAATGTTTTCACCGATAACAACATCGACTGGCATAGAAATATCTGTTTGATCGCCACGACGAAGTTCCATCGGTTTATTAATTTCAGTCTTAAGACTTAACTCATGCACTGAATTAATTGTAACATTTTTTGCATTTCGTTTCAAGTTTACGGCATCGGTCGTAAATAATGACGGAGAGCTTAATGTACTTGCTTCGTATAAACCTTCACGTTTAATTCTTAATTCGACTCTAGCTTTAGAAGCATGTTGAAGTCGACGATTATATACGTGAGCAGAATATAAACCTTCGTTAACAGGACTTGGTTGGTTTGTTAATTTTTGTTGTGTTCTAAATAAGAAATATAAATCAGATTTCTTAGTTTCGTCACTTTCTGTTAGAGCATGAGTTACGGCTACGTCAGATTTGCGTTCGTAGTTATAGAAAATATTATTTAACTGAAGATCGTTTTTATTATGATTAATTAATTCGATTTCATAATAATTTTCTGTATTAACTTCCATAAATTCTACGATCAAACAATAACGCGTAGGATCTTGATAGTAGTTATCTGGAATAATTGGATACTTACCATCTTGTTGGAAACTAAATTTTACGTATTGACGTTCGACTGTAGCACTAACTGCTTTAGGTTGAGTCTTAGCAAAGAATTTAAATTTATCGTCGTTATTAGCTTGAGAAGATTTATAGGCAGCTTCCGCTTGCTGACCATTCTTAAATAAATCAACATCTCGAGCATCAATTAAATAACAATTAATAGGACCAGGATTACCATATGCTTTAATACACAATTCTACAGTTTTTAAGAAGCCAGCTTTACCTTCACTAAACTTAAGAGTTGTGGCATAACCAAATCCAGGTTTCATCATTTTAACAAATTCACGATTAGTATCGTCAGTTTCACCAGATGCATATTCTTCATCACCCATTACTGTTTCTAATGGTCGAGCGAACAAAAAATCACCATTAAATACAGCGCCATAGGATTTAAATACTTGATAGTATTCTGCATTTTGAAGGATAACGCTATTAGCAATATTACGATCTAACGTTAATTTAAAATTAGCTTTATCGACAGCTGCGACTTGACGTACGCATTGCAATCCTGTAACACTATTAACAATCGCAATAAAATCATACTGAGAGAATTGATCCATATCAGTATTAGCCGGGAAGATCAAAGACTTACGATCTGTTTGTACAGTATTTTTAGTATTAGCTAATTCTTTATTTAAATGTACTTGATTAAAATTATGGAAACAATCATAATAACCATCGTAATAACCGATGTCTTTTACGTAACCATTTTTGGCAAGTTGACCACGAAGCTGATACAATTCATCACGAAGAGCTAAAATATCGTCGCCAAATTTTTTCTTAATATTTTCAGTTCTTGTCGTTAAGCTATTACCTTTCGTAACTGTCATATAGTCAGCTGCAGGTTTACCGCCTAACTTAAGAGCATTATTTACAGTTTCTCGATCACCGTCAATACTTACAGCGATGTGGTCGGCAGGAATACTGCCGACTTTATCTACATCTTCTGCTTTAGTATCACTATGATCTGTACGATAAACCAGATTACCTTTTGCGATGACTGTTTCGGTCACAGCATCCATATCGATCTGATTTATTGTAACTTTAGTTAAATCTTGTGCCATTATGTTCTCCTAAACACGATAATCATAAGTGATATAATGTTTTATACTCGTTGTATATTCAGATTTACCTGTACGTTTTTTCCAAGCTTCCATTTTATCAGGATTTTCATACAAGTCTATATATAAAGGATCGTTAGCAAGCAATGCTGCAACTTTTCGATCATTAAACGTAATACAACTTTTATATTTATTTAAAACGTATCCATTTACTATATTACGACTTAATCCTGTAAACAGACCGTTGATATAAAATAAAACTTCGTCTTTTGTTTCGAGAACTTGAGGATCGATATCATAATCATTAATCGGGAATTCTGGAATACGATTATATTTCATTTTAAACGTTTCTTCTTTACGTTTGTAATCTTGACGAATCTCGATCGTAATTCGATCTGGATAATTATGATGTACAGTATACGAAGAATCTGTTTCACGTTTATAGAAAGATTCATTAGGATAGTTACTTGCTGTCGTACCGATATAAGGACGATCAGATTTAATAATCTGAATCGTTTTATTACCGATTAATGTCCAATCATCTTTTGGTAAACGAACACCATTACGATATACAACTAATCGACCTGGATACAAATACAATTCTGTTTGTGCCGGAATTTCATATACATTCGTACCGATAGAATTTGTATTGTCTAACGTAATAACGTCCATTACCTTAGAAGCACCAACCTCTAATTGTTCGACAGTATAATGAATCTTTTCACCTATCTTAATATCGTTAGCAGGGCATAAGAACGTAATTGTCGTACCGTCATCAGATTCGACATAATCGACATCAAGTATTTGACGAACACCGTTACGGAAAACTGTTAAAGAATTAACGCGTGGCAAATATTTATCATACTGCATATGATATGTACGATTAGTCGGATCAGTAGAATCCAACATAAAATCGCCAATCTTAATAGCATTTTCTGTATCGCCAGCAAACTTATATGCAAAGATATTAATAGAATCTTCAGGTAATACCGGAATATTCATCTTAACAGAAGATACGGTATTTTCATAAGATGTAACAATACATTTAATATCTTTAAGTTCTTTTTCATTTGCAAGTCGCCATAACTTCTTATAATCATCATAAATTTGAACCGTTGCCGCATCAGTTAAATTATCTGGCATAAATAATACGACTTCGCCATCAGCAGTACTTGGTTGACGATCTTTAGGAGATACTGAAGAAATTAATGGTTGTTGGTTACATAATAATTTACCATTATGGTATACAAGACTATCGCTAAGAGCTCCGACATAATAGGTATCCATAGCACTAGCGCCATCGAATAACCTGTCGTCAGGATCTCTTAATAATAAATATTCTTGACCAGGGAATAAACCATCTTTTAATGTTAAATAATAATAATCTTTATTCCATATAATATTCTTAGGATTAATTAACATACCGTCTAAGAATAAAATAACTTCATCGGTATTCGTAATAACACGAGGATCATAATATATCATATTGTTTCCGCTATGACCTATTTGACCTTGTTGTACGATTAAAGATTGATCACCAGTATTATAAATAGCTGTTGCATCGATATTAGGTTTACCGTTTTCAGTATTTAATACACGATTAGTACCGGCCACAATATTATTATCGAAATTTACAGTACCAGCAGCATATGCATTTTCTTCACCAGGTACATATGTTTCGATAACTGTCCATGGCATATTTACTTTAGCACGAGGCACAAAGATTTTATTATCACGATAAATTAATCCGCCGAATGTCGGATGAATTAATTCACCAGCTACAAACACTAACGGAGATTTGAATTCTTTATGTAATTGAATAATACCTTGATTATCAAGATTAGTTTCGACAATATAGCCAGAGTCTTTTACGAAGTTTTTAAATACATGTACTTCATCTTCTTTATAAACTTTATCTTCGAGTTTAACAAGTTGATTTTTTAAATCGACATCGTAAAATTGTTCTTCTAGCATTAAGCCATCGAAGAATAGATTAATAGATTCTGGTAAATCAGGGATATGGAAACCTTGAAACAAATTACCATTATTTAATTTTTTAAGAGAACCCGTATAATTAATCCAATTAAAATCATACGTTACGGCTAAGATATAATCATAATTTTGAACAGTACGATAATTCAATGCGATTTGTTTATGCATAATTACATAATCACCAAATCGTTTATCTGGATCATCTTTCATCGATACATCTTGCTTCTTACCAAGTTTATCGACAGTCGGTTTATCAGGTTTATTATAATTAATTTCAGGATGAAGTCGTGCATTAATCGCATCGACTTCAGGAACACCAGATGTGTTATTTAAAGAATTAGCTGTGCTATTTGTTATGCCAGTCTCAAAAGATTCTCTATATGGATATAAATGATCACCTTTGTATTCGCCAGCTTTAAATCCATAAAATTCTGTATTGTTAGGATTGATATCGATAATAGCATTTGTATTGCTATCATCCTTATTAATCTTAAATAAACGTTTAGTAATATTAGATAATTTTTGTGCATTGATATGTAATGCACTTAAATTTTTATCTTGAGCTTTTACAGTCGGATATTGGAAGCAAACAGTGTTAACTTTTTCATAATCATCGACTAAACTATTTTCAATAAATATTCTATCGTTATTCACATTAGGAATAACATATTGAGTACGATGGTTAGGATCGACTAATAAGTCATGTTCTGGAACAGTGAACGGATCTTCCCACTCTGTATCAAACTCTGTAATCTTTTCGGAATAATTATCTTTAGAAGCTTGATAACCAGTTTTCAATTCATTTTCATAACGTTTAGAATCTTCGTTTCTTAAAGACGGAACTGTTACGTTACCGACAGATAGTAAAGGACTAACTAATGCAAAGTCGGCGAATGCCGCTTCGTTAAATTGTGCATCGTCAGCTTGAATCGATTTAATCGGTTTCCATTCACGACCATCAAAATATAACAAGATACCGTTATAAATCCATAACTGCCCTTTAATAGGATTAGCCGGAGTCGTTTCTTCCATAAGATGTGTAATAAGCTGGAATTTATTATCATAAATATTAACCCAAGCTTTTTTTACACCGTCGTAATATTTTAACTCATTAGTTCTATCGTTACGCCACAAAGCACCATGAGTTATATTATCAGGCACAGCTTTTGAACCCGATACTTTTTCTTGCTCAGTCATATCTGGATTGATATCTTTTACAGCGAGAAAAATATCGTACATCTCTTGATTAAAGAGTTGTTCAGATCCTCTACCTTGTTTAAAAGTTCTATTTTTCTTCATATATTAACCCAAATCTTTCGGAGCAAAAATAATATATTGAAATTCTATTCCTTGAGAACCAGTATTACCAACATAAATAAAATTATTATCTTTTTTAACCCACATGTCTCCGACTCTACCTTGATTATTAGAATGTAAAGGTTTAATCGATACGAATGAAGGCGTTACTCCAACGTTTCGAGAATCATGGATATTATGTTGAATTCGTGTTTCTTCTCCGTTGCCAGAAAAAGTTCCCTTACCAACGGTATAAGAAATTATATTGCCGCCAAGTTGTCGATACTTATCATTAATTTTAATATAAAATCGGCCCTGATTAGAATTATAATATAATTGAATCTCGTTGGTATTATCTAACTTAGTATTAGAAATGACTGGATTATCAATCTTATTAGTAAACAATTCTTTTTCAGCATCAGTTATCCAACGTTTTAAATTTGTCGATTTAATAGCATTAGCATATAACTGAGTACGTTTTATTTCTTCAATACTCGCAAGTTTATCAAACAACTTTAAATTATTAATAGCGGCAACTTTGTCTGTTAAATCTGATAAATTATTAAAGATATTGGCGTATGTAGAATACGCCAAATCCCTAACTTTATCTTTATATTTTACGACCCATTTCATTCGTTAACACTTCCTAACGGATATACGATTAAACATTGAAATGAGCCGGTAAATGAACCTGTATTGTAAATACTAATAGCATCGGCTGTATATGATACAGATACTTCGCCTAAATCACCAGCAGTATATTCGACGCACTGTACGTCGACGAATACCGGAGTAATTAATTGGCCAGCTTCGTTAAATTTATTATTACGAATGACTGTTGGTTGAGAATTACCAGAAAAGAATCCGTTTACGACAATAATATTGTCGAAACAAGAAGAACCACCAAGCAATACATTCTGGTTATTTAATCCGATATAAAATTTAGAATTAACAGAATCGTAGCCAATTTGATTATTAGCTAAATGATCTTGCATTGGAACTGGAGCATTTAATTTATTATTCCATTTATTTTTTTCTTCATCGGTAACAAACTGATGAGTTGAATCTGTAATAATATTATCTGGTGTAAATACATCCGGTAAAAATCCAGATTCAAGAGCTTCTTTAGAAATAAATTTTTCATAGAGGCCGAGATTAGTAATCGCAGCCTCTTTATCTTTAAGATCAGAAAGATTTTTATTTACATCGAGCACTTCGTCAGAAGAAATTTGCACCCATTTTTTAATCTTATCGACATAGACTTTTACATTCATATAACTAACCTATGCCTTTCCGACTACACGAATAACGCGAGCCATAGCCGGAAATCCTTCATTATGGTTAATAACATAACCTTCTGGAAGAACTATTAAAGCAATATTATCACAGCCGACAAAAGCACCGGCAGCAATTGTTTTAATAGATGGTAATAATATAGTATTCAAGTTAGGACATGTCTTAACTGCATTAGCATTAATAGACGTTACGTTCTTTAAGTCCAAATAAGTTAATACATCAGAATCATGAATAGCATTTGTAGCTACACCAATATAAGTATCGGCAGTGCGAGCACCATCTTCTGTAAAATCTGCTTTAATCGTATCGGCTTGTAAAATAGTAGTCGATGCCGGAGAAGATACTTCTTGAATTTCACCTCCTACGGAGGAATAATCGTCGATTACATTTTCTGGTAAGCCAAAAATATTAGCTAATGTTGTAATATGAGTCGCTGCTTTTTTATTTTTTAAATCAGTTACGTAAGCAAACTGTGTTTGAATATTAGCAAGCTGTGAATTAATGCCGTTTAGCACATTAGATAAGAATGTTAAATCTGCATTATTTTTATTTAATTCTTTATAAATTGCAAAAAAGATTTGCCCGAATGTTGCTCTATTATCAGTAATGATATCAGTATGATTATCTGTTAATACTTTTTGAATATAATCTTGGAATTCTTGTTTATTAAGAATTGTATATTCACCAACAAATGTCTTAACGAGAGCTTTTTCAAATCCAGTATCAAATGAATTAGCTACAAGATCTGTAATACGAGTATTAATATTAGTAGACAATTGGTCAACAATATTAATCTTAGTAATAATAGAATCTTCTAAATCACTTAATTGAATTTTCGTATCTTTTTTACGACAAGCGTCGACATCAGATTTTAATGCAACGTTTGTTAACTTCTGAGAATTATTAACTAATTCACGAACATGAGGCTGAAGATCTGTACCTAAATCACCAAGATTAATTTTAGTGTCGAGTTTACGATATCGCAAATCAGCTGCACTTTGAGTAATAGCTGTATTCGGTAAATCGTTAATAATATTTTTCAAATTCTCTACATCGTTCGCTACGAATTGCATGCCAGCAAATGTCGTATTTAAAGCATTCACTTTATTATTAATACTGCGAACGTTGTTAGAAAATTCATCGCTTAAATCGCTTAATTGAATTTTATCTTCTTTTAATCGATAACGAGAATCTGCATCTGTTTTATTTAACTTAGTAAATAAAGCATCAGAAAAATCTTGCATCTCGATAATAAGATTACTAAGCTCTTCATCGAGCATTGACTTTGCTAACTTATCAGATGTTTTATTAAACCAGCCAGTTTTTGTGGCTGAATTTTTCTCAAGTGCGATAACACGATTTCGTATTTCAGAATCGTCATAAGAAATAACACCTTGAGAAGCCGTCCCGATATTAGTAAGCAAAGTTTTTAATGACGGATCTAACTGATCCAAATGTATTTGAGAAAGATTACTTACTTGATCAATTTGATCTTGAAGCTCTTTCGACAACATAAATTTTTCTATTTTTTTAGCCATGTAAAAACTCCATTACAGTTAGAATAATAGTTATTTCTTATCGTATATTACACCGAATGACTTTTCTTTTAACTTAGAAATATCTTTATTTAGATACATCTCATAACCAGCTTGAGTCATTTTATTGATATCATAATATTGTACGTCGAGCCAGCAACCAGCTTCTAAACAATCGATATCGATACCGATACGTCTAGAAGTTAATTCTTGTAGCTTATAATTTTGTTCATTACAAACTATCGTATTATTAACAGTTGCCGAAATTAAATTTTTACCTTCGATATAAGATCCTTTATCTAATTCAAATACGGCATACATATCTTTTTGATCAGGATATAAAAATTTATGACGACGTTCATTACGATGATTTACATATGTAATTGTATTATTGTCTTTATCGATATCTAATATTAAGAATGGTTCTTTTATAATACGATTACCGTGGATAATCAAATTAGAAGTTTTATCCTGAGCGAACACCTCTTGAAGAGGTGTCCAATCAGTTTTGCCATATAATTTAATTTTAATATTGCCAGTTTCATCATCTATTAATAAAGTACCATCAGGCAACATATCCCATTTATAATCGGTATTAGAATATATAAAAGTAGTACGTCCATTAGATAATAATCGAGACGATATTTTTTTAGAACCTTTGATTGGCATTATAAATGACTCCCTAAAATAGGACTATTAACAATATAATTTAAATCGACAGCATCTGGATCTTCAATATGTACACTAAATTTTACATATGGAGTATCTAAATACCAGTTTGTTTGATCTTGTGGAGTTCCATCTAAATTTCTATGTATAGTATCACATGGAATCAAATAATTATATTTTCGATATCCATAACTATTAACAGTAGATCGACCTATAAATTTAATAGTAGCCGTATTATATTCATTTAGATTTTCAAGTCGTAACGTAGAATTATTTAATGCTATAATATACATTTTAACATATTTTTTTCCATTAAGAGTATAGTATTTATTTGCTGGAATTGCACCGCTGGTAGTATCTTTTTCAATAAATCCATATTCTTTAGAAATATTTTTAGTTTTTCTTTTAGGTAACCTTACAGATACTACTCTAGACAAGGCATTGCCATTTTTGTCATCAGCAATGAATGAAAGGTATTGCTGACCATTATCTAAATTAATACGATAATTAAAATTAACTTTATCATTATTAATAACTTTATTAACTAACGTAATACCATCAGGATAATTAGAATTAATTACCATATGCGGTTCTTTATCATAAGTAGCTGTAACTGTTACATTAGCATATTGACTAGAAAGAGACTCAAGATGAATTTCTTTACTAGTAATTTCTAACGGTATCTCGACAGGATCTTTAGCTCTAATAAGAATACTTTTAATAGTCGTTTGTAATTTATCAGCTTTACGTGAAACAATATCGATAAAGTAAGATTTTAATTGCCGTGGCAGCGTAGCTTTATATTTACCTTCTTCATATTCAGTAAATTTAATATCTGACAAATCGACTGCTGACATAATCATAAAATTACACTTAGAATCGCCTTGCAAATAAATAGTTGATGTATCTTTAACTAATTCTTGTTTTAATAAAGCAATATCAACTTTAGAAGTTGTTTTAATATGTTTAGTAACAGAATTATCTAAATACCAATCATTAGTACCTTCGACAGTCACATCAAATGTTTCGTTATACTGAATCGGAATTCTAAACGTTGACCAAGATCGATTAACGACTTGATTAACATGTTCGACTTCGTCTTTGTTAATTTTAATCGTACTACCAATAATAGTTTTTAATAAGACCAATAACTGCATAGAATTATAGTCGTATCTTACAAATAGATTTAACGGTAACTTTTGTTTCATCGATTCACTAGGATGACTAGTAATCCAGAAATCACCAGATTCAGGATTTTCTGGTTCAGTTTCTTGATTAAAAATTCGAGGCACTGGATTTTTTATATCGTATCGCTCGATATAATATACATCGATTTCGCAGCCTTGTTCTAGTTGTGTAGAATTTAATACGATATGCTTGCTGTCTAATTCTTTAAGAGTTTTTGTCGCTGGTGAACATTCGATCGTATTATTAATCAATGCTTTAATATGATAATTGCCTGGAATATATTCACCTTTATCTAATTCAAAGACAAAGTTATTTTGACGTGTAGCATTCGATACTTTACTTTTACCATTAATAGTATAATAAAGTTTACCTTCAACCATATCATATTTAACATATACAATCTTATCGACAAGCATTCTAGAAGATTCTTCGACGATAACAGTTTCGTCGCCACGAATTTTTAAAGCTACCCAGCTAGGTCCATAAGTAGAGAAGGGATCTTTTGGATCCCTTTGATCTACATTATAACGAAGCTTAATACCAATATTATTTTTTTTAGGATCGACAACGATCGTTCCATATTTTGCGGAGTTCCAATCATATGTTTCATAGTCATGATATATAATAGGAAGACCTATTGTTTTTTCAAAATAATCATTAAGCTTGGACATATTTAATTTTAACTCCTAAAACAGTTTTTTCATAATTGATAGATCTTCCTTTAATGATAATTTCTTCTAATGCAGGCCATCTCATTTTTTCAATAACTCTCTTATCTTCAAGAAATCCATTATTATAATCATTTAAATAATGAGATAATCCTGCAGGCGAATAAGTTTCTTTTGAAGGAATATAATAACTACTATCTACTGTTATTGTTAATTTTTTTATTTTTATATCTGATAAATTTATTGATTTATCGAATAGATAATATCGATAATTTGGAACAGATATTTCTAATTCTAAATTATTTATAACATTTTCAGATTCTTCTTTTGTAAAATATGAATTATAGTATCCATTAGATTTACCAAGAAAATCTTCAATAAAATAACTTGTTGGCTTGATAAAATCAAAATCTGTATTTATCGGGAAAAATTTAAAATTATCTTTTTTCGCAAAGAAAGACATCTTAGGATTACCTATATTTAAATGATTTTTATCGGCAGTATATCCATATTTTTCACAATAAAAATATTGTAGATTTGGAGCTATGACAATATAATTATCGTTATTATTTTTCATTGAGTCTACATTGAAAACATTATCTCTAAATTCTAATATTTCTAATGAAGTAGATCTTATATTAATTTTATCAAATTTTTGATAATAGAATGATGCAGAAACAAGTATATCACTATTAATATTTAGTTCTCTAATGTTCTTATTATTGCGGAAAGTTGAATATATAATATTAACAAACCTATTTATTATTTTATCAATTTCTTGCTGCTTTATATTTGACTCGGCGAATATACTATCACCAATCAATATACCTTGGTCATCTGATGGATTTACTAAGCCAAGATAACTCTTATCTAAATTGATTTGATTACCTAAATGATCGATACCTATTCTTCTATTTTTATAAACAAAAGATAAGTTATCAGAAGAGCCATAAAAACAAGCATATCTAAATTCATTTATGTAATTTAAATTAACTTCTGTTTTTAATAGAGGCGCTCCTCTAAAAAATTCTGACGGAATAAAATTAACTGCAGATAAAGCAAAATCTAAATTATCTATTGTTTTTAAATTAGGACAATCGTCAAATGATCTAACAGCAGTATTCCTATATGTATTCATTGCATCTATATTGGCTAAATACACACTAGGAAAAGTTATTTTTTGGACACCTGAATAATTAAAATCATATTTATAAAAATAATAATTTGTATAATAAGACAAGTTTATTTCTTTTAATTTTCGTGTTCCATAAAAATGATTTAATGGAATATTGCTTCCAGGATTGCCGCTTATAGCTCTATATTTTTGCAATCCATTTTTTGAAAAAACAGCATTGTCATTTTCTTTTAGTCCTAAGTATGTATCATTATTTTTATTATCATATCTTATCGGATTATAATTTTCATCGACAAATGTTACACTATCGCAAATATAATCAATTTGTTCAACAGCAGAATTATTAAAAAATGTATCAGATATGCCAATATCTTTAGTTGAAATTAATAAAACTTTAAATGGATCTGAATAATAATTTGGCAACGGACAAATTTCTTCAACAATATCTAAGTCTTCTTTTCTTGGATTTTTTATTACAGTAAGTGGATTAATGTTACCTAAAAATGAATTATATTTTCTATTCCCAAATTCAAATGTATTGTCATTGCCAATATTAAATGCTGTCATACCAATATTAATTGGATACCTAAAAGCATTATCTCCAATATTATGTAATCTAGCATAGTTAAAACATATTGCTGAATAATAAGAATTGCATAACCCATTTGGTTCAATAGTGTCTAATCGATCACTATAGATAAGATTATTATAAACCCAAATATTTTTATTAGAATTAAAATTACTAGGAATTCTTTTAATTTTACAGAATAAAAATTGATTATTAGAAGATACTGGATAAGAAATAGGATTAAATGTATATCCTTGTATCGGATAAAATTCTTTAAATATTTTCTTTACTTCTTCTTTCCATTTTACGCAATTTTCTTTATTATTAATAATAATATTATCAATATTATTTTGTGTAATGTCTAAGACAATAGCATCTTCTTGTGGATAATATTCTTCAAAATTGCCATTAGAAATAGTCTCATAGAAAGCAGTCAAATAAGAAAACAACTTAGGATACAATAATAAATTATGATTAAATGTTAAAACTGGAACCTTGTTGTCTTTTATAACTTTATTACCATAATGCAAATAATCATAATGTTCTTCTGGTGAATCAACATAATATTTTGGCAGCTCTAAATTATACTTAGCTCTAATTTTATTAATAAAATTATCTACTATTTGTTCAGTATCTCTTCTAATCTCTTCTGTATTATTGTTAACATATTTAGAAAATTTATAAGGAGCAACTGTTATCTGTAAGAACAAATTTGGATGAATATATTTTATTTGATCATTTATATTTTGATAAGCAAATTTTTCTTTCGTAAATGCATTCCTTATTAATATATTATTTGTTTTAGTTTTTACTTTAAAATATTTATTCTTAACTGCATTTATTTTATTTAGAATATCTTGATAATCGTTAGACTCTGTAGAATATTCACTAAATTTATCTATATTTTTCCAATGAAGAATAGTCGTCGGAACATTAATATCGTTAGTTGCCTTATTGTTAACTTTAATATTAATATTTCTATTTTCCATTAAGTCATAGAAATTATCGACTTTAAAAATAAAGTAATAAGATCCATTGTCGCCTTCATAAGCGTTAGATAAATAATCATTAATCTTAGGCAAAATAGTTAATGTTTCTTCATTAGATAAATCATCTTTACCATAGAATTCTAAATAAGAAGATTTGGAGCCGTTAATTTTATCTAAAAGATTTGACCCAAGATATTGAATAGGCTTAGCATTCGTCGCGCCATAAGACAACGTTAAATTATTTTGAATCTCTGGATGAGTATCGAGAGTTAAATAAACTCTATCTAAATCATCAGTCGTCTTATATAATTTAAGTTCTAATACTTGATATGCATCAGAATTATACATATCAGCATATGGATTAATAACGTAAGTATTTAATAACTCGATTTGATGATCTGGTAAATGCGCGCCTTCAATAGTTCTGGTAACTTCTTGATCGTTATACAAAGGATGAGTACAAGTAAATCTTACAGTATAATCGTTATTCTTTTGTTTGAAAGAATAATATCGTCCAGCAAAATATCGCATAGTTTCATCTGATGTAGCAACAAAATTATCTTTATTATCTTTAGTTTTGATAATATTATTGTTAGCATCATATGCTGTAATAGTAGAACCTTTTATATAATCAAAAGATACATCCCAGATTCTATTATTTAATGATACAGCATTAACATTAAATGGAGTTGTAGCATTTACTTTTTTATAACCTTCAACAGTAACCGTTTTAGACTCTGGAACTTTATTAGTTTTTACAGCTTCTACTGTAAATGTTTTTGTTTCAGGATAATAAAAGAATGGAATTCTATATAAAATTTCTTCAACAGATAAATTAGAAGGTGTTCTTGTATTTACAACATTACCAGAAGCATTTTTAATTATAATCGTAGAACCGGATTCTGCTTGAATACTTAATGCTTTTGTTCCTTCATAGTCATCGTTTAAACCATCATATCCATCGACAACATAAACAGATAGTGGAGTTCTTGGACTATGTAACGATATATGAATTATTTCAGTAACTCTATTGTCGGCTTTATCATTAGAAACGATAACATTATATATTTCTTCATTTTGAGCTAATGGTATAGTAACTGTATATCGACCAGTATCATCGACTATTACATCTTGTGCAATTACGCCACCAGATGCAGGGTCAATTCCGGCAATATTTATTTTAGAACCAGGAATTGTCTCGACAGTAACAGTCGTACCAGACGAAGTCGTAATATGATCGATATTAGCAGTTAAATGAATCATTTTCTTTTTGATTGTTAATACTTTTTCTTTAGTCAAGCCATTTGTCGGATTCTTAACATATACTATAATATCATAATCATAATCCTCACGAGCTAATGTATGTTGTACGCCGATACCGATATTTTGTGCAGCATAGATTTTTTTATTGTTGCGTTTAATCGTAACGATATTGCCAAGTTGAGTCTTAATAGATGTCTTAGCCATACCACTATTAGGATATGTTAAATCGACATCGAGTGTTAATTTATCTTCGTCAGAGATTAATCCTTTAATTAAAACTTTAGCAAACGAAGTTTTATATCCAGGATATGTCGAAAATAAATTAATATAAAAATTATTATTTTCTCTCGTCACTTTGAAACGATTAATATTTTTATCAGTAATTTTATTTACATATTCGCTCATTTTTCTCGATGCAATTAGTCGAGAATTTTTTGTCGTAAATACAATAACTTCAGCTTCGTTATTATCTAAATATTTTACATAGTAACTTAACGGCGTAATTGTCAATCCATTGACATCAACGTTGTCGGCAGGATTAATCCATAAATCTTTATCCTCAAAGAACCAAGGGACTTGTTCTTGCGTATAAATAAATGGATACAATTCACTTAATCGTTCGTAATTAATATAACGAACCGTAACCGTAGAACCTAATCGAATATCGTCGGCATCGATTTGAAAATACTTCATATTGATTTCTTCGAGACCGCCATCGACTGTATTACGATGTACGCTATCGTTAATTAATACTTCAAGTTGATTAGTCCCTGGTAAATACAAACCAGAACCAACTTTAAACTGAGCCTTACCATTAATTAACTTACCAATACGAGTAATTTCTTCACGGTCATGATAATAGAATCGATTATGTTCTAATTCAAATTTAACGATCGTATAATATTCGACGTTAATAATCGCATCTTTAACTAATTTTTCAGTACCATCTTTACGAATACCCATCGGTACCCAATCAGACTCACCTGTTAGCTTAATAGAAAGATTACCGGTTTTATCATTAACTAATAATGAACCATCAGGAATATCGGCCCAATAGTAATTATCTTTTTCGCTATCAGTAATGATAATTGCCGTATTTTTATCGACGGAATATTCATTTAATTTGCGAATGCCCCACGTAGGTTTCAATTAATAGGCCTCCTTAATAATAGACAACGTCACAAGTTAATTCTTTAAGATCGTTAATTTTATACTTAACGTCTTTAGGTAATTCTATTACGATATTAAAATCATAATAATTATCTTTGCTATCTCCTTTATTTGGAGCGCCGCTAATAATTACCTCGTTCGTTAAATTAATTGTTAATACTTCATTTAATCGAGTCGTTGGTAATTCGACAGATTCAGCATTTAAAATTTTTATATTATCTAATAAAGAAGAATCTTCGATATCGGTAAAATAAAAATTAATGCCGAAATTTTTTAAATCTGGCTGTTTCTCAACGCCCATATAATTATTATATAGACGAATCGGGATTACAGTACGAGAAGCCGAAGTAATAACTCCGGCTTTATAAGTACTATAAATATTAAATTCTTTTTCGTCGAGAACCATCCATGTCAATGTATTTTGCATGAATTACACTCCAAAGGAAATAACCATAAATTTAAGTTTTCTTGTATTTCTAATAAGACCGGCAGATAATTTAATCTTATTATTATCGATATATACATAATCAGTACCATAATTAAGTATTGTACTAATATTAGCATTATCGATTTTGTTATTACCTGTATATTGATCTAATAATACGAAAGACATTTGATCTTGTTGTATAGTATGTTGTAACGGATAAATCGTATTCGTTGGATCGACCGTAATTTCATACTGTTTAAGTTCTTTATACAAACCATGTTTAACAGAATCATCAAGCATATCTTTAGTAATCTTATCAGTCTTCTTAACAAAATTATCTGTATTAAGAGTCGATTCTTTTAAATCGGTAATGATATTTTGAATCGATTGTAATGCAGGATCGAATGTATCGACAATGCGTGAATATTTTTTATCGACATTCGTAATTAAATCTTTTGTCTCCTTAATGCCTTCTTGGGCATTTGTAACGATAGATTCTAATTGTTCGTAAGACCAAACATAATGAGAAATGCGATATATAATACGATCGCCATATTTTAAGTTAATATTATTATTAATAATAAACTTATTAGTTAGTGTTGGGTTTGGATTATCTTCTGTCGGTACAGGAAGCACTTCACTAAAATCTACTTCGTCAGAAGAGCCACTATGAAGTTTCATACCATTTAAAAATACTTCGAGTTGTTGTTTACCGTATTCATATGTCGTCGGCAATTTAATAATTCTCGTATTATTAGGATATGAATCTTCATTATAAATAATACGCTTTTCTTCGACGAATACAGCAGCACGTTGGAATACACCAGATTCCTTACCCTTTTTAATAGTATGACGAACGTTAACTTGTACGACAGTCGGTTCATTTAACGCATAGTTTAATTTAAAACCGACACCCTTAATAATATCACTTAGTTTATATTTAGGACTATCAGAAACTATTAAATGATTACCATTACGATCTTGTTCTTTTAACATGACCATTTCGACATATTGGTCTTTCATAATATATCCTTGATCGATATATACATCTAAAGAATTAGATCGTGGCAAGAAGAACATATTCGTGTCTTGTTCATCGAAGATAAACGTTTGTTTTTCATTTTCTTCGTCAGTTAAATTTTCATCTGGAATAAATAACTTCGTTTCATGAAGATCCATCGTGCTATGTTCATTTACTGGAACCCATTGATAATCGCCACCATTAAATTGGCGCCAAATGTATAAGATATTAGAATCACTATCATACCACAAATCATTTGGTTCTGGATTAGTTGGCTCTACGAAATAAATAAACTTGCGCTGCGTCTTAGAATATAATTTACCATACAAATAAATATTGCCATGTTTGTCGACATAAATTGGACGAGTATTTTTATTATCGTAAAAGAATTTGACAGAAATACCATTTTCATCGATCATCCAATATGCCCAGCCAAGAATGATATCACCTTGTTCTTCAAACTGATTTAAATCAGGGAAAGCTGGTGATGCAGAGAAAATACCATAATGATATTTAGGATATAATTCCGGAGTCTTTTCATTATATACAATCGTATCAATATGAGATGATGCATAGTTATATACGATGCCAACTTTGCGTCCTTCGTTACCTTCCGGATCGACAATATGAATTGTTTGTTTATTAATAGAGGCGATTTGAAGAATTTCTTGTGTTTCTAAATCATATACACGAAACTCTTTAGTATCTGGTAACTCACCTTGAACACCTGCAATATATACAACTTGTTTTAATTGTGAAGGAGCATATACTGGAAAACGTAACGTAATTTCACCGGTAGCATCAAGCGTAAATTTTTCAAAATATTGAATAGCTTGTGGTTCACCTACATTTACGAATGCCGGATCTAGTTTAATTTTATGACCGGCACGATTAATAAGTTCACCTTCTGTTATATCGATAATGAACTCATCGCCACGTCGGCTAAATTCAAAACCAGAGATAATGCCCCAGCCTGCAGATTGTAATCGTTCCTGATCGATCCAATCTTGGACCATTTCAAAATTTTCATTGATAGGTCTTGCCTTTACACCTTTAGTAAAGTCGATTTTGTTTAGAAAATTATTTGCCATTATCTAGTCCTTAAAAATAATAATTGCCGCTTCAGCCGATGAAATATGTTTATTAATTTGTTGTTGTAGTTGGTTTCGATACGGCTCGTAACGTTTCGGCAAAGTAATAACCATCGATGTACCAACTCTATATGGTCTACCGTTTATATTACCAGTATCGATATAATCATAGTTATCATATTTACTAGAACCACCGCCGATTACACGAACATCTGTCGGCACAATATTATTATTTAATTTAATTATAATATCGGCAATTTTTATATCGTTAGATTGTTCAGTATTTTCTAATATGTAAAATTCTTGATCGGCAATAATCGAAGTCTTTCTCATATACAATACATAATTTTTATTAATATCATGTATCGTAAGATATGTTTGTTTACTTTTAGCAATATTCTGAGAAGAGCTATAATATGGCGAAACGACAATCTCTAGTTTATCATTATTATATTTATAAGAAATATTTGGTAACTGTTCAATATCGTATAATGAATAATTAACTTTGTCGATAAATTTCAATTCTTGATTCGTCGTATAAATTAATGAATCCGTATTACTTTTTTCTGGCTCATTATTAACAGTCTTCTTAAAATATACATTATTAGAATAATCAATATAATCATATACGATATTACTATCTGTCGTAAATACATCGACTAATTTATATGACGTATCTTTAAAATTAGACACCTCGATATCTTTTTTAAAATTAATAGTTGGATGATGACTATTCATTCTATTATTTAAACTATAATAATAGTCAATAATATTATTAGATATAAAGCTATTAAGATAAGCACCAGAAGCTTCAGGTACTTTATAATAACCTACAGTATAAGCATATACTATATTTTCAACTAAAAACTTAATCAATCGTTCTTGTGTAAATATTTCTTTACCACATAACATAATTAACTTATAGTTTAAACGATCTCTCATAATTAATATTGGTGTATGATTAATCGTTAATTTAATATAATCATATGTAACTCTCGGAAACAATGACATTTCAGAATCATGATTAAAAATATCCCAAGACGGTTCGATCGTATATTCAGATTGTGTGAATATTACAGGTTTAGCAACATCAAATATTTTAGGTTTATTATATATAATCTTATTAGCATACGATGATTTTACGATATAAATATTACAATTATCTTGATAACCACCATCTCTCATATTTTCTAAATATGCTTTTTCATCTGAAAAATATTTAATATCAGGGTTATTTTGAACACTATTCAAATGTAAATTATTAGGCAACGTAACTGTTTTTAATAATTCTTTAACGTGTTCCATACCAGTAAAATCTATATTGATCGTATATTCTTTATCAGATTGAAACGGTATCATTCTTTCTAATACATATTTATATCCAAATATAGTCGGACGATAAGAAGATTTTTTCGAACTATTAAGAAGATCGATTTTGCCATCGATATCGACTAAATAATCTTTATTAATTTTAGCCGGCTCATTATTTTCCTTAAAAAATAATTTATTTTTATCGACTTTCTCATATAAATTAATAGCCCGTTTTTTATTTAACTTTAATAACTTATCATCGTATTTAATAATCGTATCACTATATACTGATAAATTATTTAAGTATGACAATGGTATGTCATTTTCATCGAGTAATGTTTTGTCGACAATTTCTTTTTTATTTAAATAAATTTTCATACAGACCTCAATGTTACATACCGATTAGGATTTAAATTAATATCTGTTAGTTTATACTTGTTGATAGTCTTAGTCTTTTCATCTTGATCATAAATTAATCTGAAGTTTTCTTTATTAGTCGAGATTTTAACTTCGTATAAATTAGACGGATCTTTGTTTAATAATACATTATATTTTAAATCGTTAATACAATAACTATCTTTTTTAAGATATTCGACAATATAATATTTATAATTATTGTTTTTTAATTCGATACGATTCTTCTTAAAGTCGATATCGAATGATGCATTATCGACAATATCATACGTATTAGCTGTTAATTTAATATCAGATGTTTCTTTATCTTGACGAACTCGATAGAATAAATCTAATTTAGGTTCTTTATTCATACCATAAATATTAATATTATTAAATGTGTTAAGAATTGGATGCGCTAATTGTAATACATTATTTTTATTATCAAAATATTCACGAGACCAGTTCGTAAACTTATACATATATGTATCGGCAGCTGAATACATAATAGCTATATATTTATATTTATTACGAATATCTTTATCGTAAACTAAAGAATTTAAATCGATATTAATATTAATAGCTGGATTAAAATCGATATATTGGAATCCTGTTTCCGAGACAATAAAATCATTAAAGTTTTTAGCATCCGGATTAATTTGACAATGTTCTTTAATACCGATAACTTGAATATCGTCTAACTGATATGTATTTAATTGATGAGATAATTTCATCGGATTATACTTATTAAACATATCGATATGAACAGTCGGTATAATAACTTCACGATACGAAGAACTTAAATCAAATGGTTCATCATTTTCATCTAAGCACAATATCGGTGTATCTAATTCATTAGTAATATGTGAGTATGTTTCGCTTACGCTTAAAAGATTTTCTTCTTTGTTATCTTTATTAACAACGACAAGTTTTTTAATATAAGCATTTACATTATAAAACATATCGAGAATGTTGCTATCGTATCGATTTAATCGAATTGTTTTGTCTGCATATTTTATCGTTAATGTTTTACGATCATACACAACATCGATATATTCATCAATTGGAAAATCTTTAGGAGTATACACTCGATCACCAAATTTAAAATAATAATATGTTAAATTTTCAGACTCTGGTAATTCCGTAATTTGCACCGATAAATGAATCGAAGAAATATTATCTAATATAAAATGTAAATAACTACCTTCTTGTAAAGATCCATTACCAGATGATGGTAGATATGATCCGTTAGCAGTTTCTTGTAACGAGATATTAGATACGATACCATCTTTACCATAAAATTGTATTGATACATATGAATCTTTTTCAAGAATAATTTTGTCGTCTTTTAAAATATTCTTTTTATTTAATTCGATACTCGGATCAGATGAAGCAAATGCAGCTGCTTTAATATCACCAGTAACATTATATTTTAAATAATAAGTACCAGCTTTTAATTTAATAAAATCAGTTTCGGTTTGAGCTTCATATGTACAATTTTCAAACTTAATTGTATTATCATAATAATATAAACGACCACCAACAGTACTAATAACATTAGCTGCCCATCCAATAGGTAATCCTGAAGATACTTGCAATGATTCGACAGTGTTACCATATTGTGAATATAATCCAATATGATATGAACTAAATTCAATCGGAAAATCTTGAATAATCGTTAATACTTTTTTATTATTTTTCTCTAGATAAAAAGAAACTTTATTATTTTCATATTCTAAAACAACATATGCATCTTTTAATAAATGCTTAAATTGTATCGTAGAATATTCGACTTGATTTTGTCCGTCATCTAACTTTTCGATAACGGCATAATCATCATCACCAAGTTTAAACATATATTGTTTTTTAGAATTAAATTTAGAATCGGAATCCTCAATTAAGAGAATTCCGAATCCTGGATTTACATAATCTAATTTTAATTTAATTCTAGAATCGCCACTATATGTATAATCAAGAATAATAATATCTTGATCGTAAAAATAACATCCGTTATTCTTAGTTATTCTTGCATTATCAAAAAATATCATATAGTTGTTAATCCTATCTTATTAATAAGAACTGAGGCATCTGGCGCCAACAATTCAATTCTAAACTGGAACGTATCTGTATTGTTAACAGCTACTGGTATTATTTTACCATTTTTATATAATTCTTTCCATTGTGTAAAATTAGAATCAATACCATTTTTACGAAGTGTTCGTATGCTAATTCTAACGTCGCCTTTAATATCTCCATCGATAGAATCTATATTGTAACTATTCTTATCTGACACCATTAATAATCTCGAGATTAAAACTCCAGAAGTTTCTATTAAAGACGGAATTTTTACATCGTCAGTTTCATTAAATATATTATATACATCGATCGAAGATATTTCTGTATTAGCAGGCATATCAATTCTTAATCGAATATACTGTGTTAACTTTTCATTGTTGATTAATGTAAAACAACTATCTTCAATAACACCAATTGTCGAGAACGTACCATAATAATTATCAGAACCTAGAACTGTTATTTTAAATATGTCAGAAGACAATGTATTAATCTTACCAATGAAATATAATATATTATTCATATATTTATAATATTCATCACTAGATGCTTCATAATGTTTTCCGATTAAATCGAATATTTCTGTCGTAACAACACCTGACTCATCGAGTGTAATTAGTTTATTATTACGATACAATACTTTATCTAATTGGCAGCGCATCAAATCAGACGTGCCGATTAATGTTGCATCATAATCCATTGTTGTGCCGTATACAATACGACCATCGTCATCGATATCTAAATTCGTTGTCAACGCATTGAAATTATCGTAATGAATAAATAAGTCTGGGTTTAATTTCTTTTCGGTAATATCCCAACCAAGTTTGTCGATATTCTTTTTATGAGGCGCTTCAATTTCTTTATCAGAAATAACTATTTCTTCTATCGATCCTTGTGTACCTGTAACAACAATATAATAATACAAATCGTTTTCATGCGTAAAATTAATTGCAGCAGAACCATCGGCTATTGTAAAATCTTTTTCAAATTTTAATAATGGCTTCTTTTGCAATCTAAATCCATTAAGCTTACGTTCGCTAAATAATCTAATAATAAGATTACCCGACATTTTGATACTAATAAATGTATTATCATAAATATATTTATCGATTCTGAAAATAGCATAACCATTCTTATCGAAGTTAAAATTAATAATATAATTTTTATTCTCTTCGAGAAGTGTCGGATCACATTTATCAAACGTCCAGTTATTAAATGTATTAGCTGTTGTTAGTGAATGAAGCGAAGATATTTCAGATATTTCTTTTTGTTCTTTAAAGTTTACATAGCATAATGGATTTAAAATTTTCATATCCATTAAACTATTCGGAATAAAGTTTTGTTTCTTAGAGTTTAATACAAGCAAACTACCTTGTTTTTTCGTATTATTAAAATCGACATGATGATCACGATGATGATGTATTGTCGATTCGTTAACACCTAAATAATACTCTTTTCCATTTTCGTAATAATAGCCAGCTTTAACTGCTATCCTATTGTCAGTATTATTACGATATACCGTTACTTTATTATTAACAATAACAGAAGTGAAATTACTATTTGTCGAAGTTGCATATAATTTATCGATATCTTTATTAGCAATTGTTACGATTCGACTTTCGCCATCTTTCATATCTTTAACAGTTAATAAGTTTTCAATATCGTAAGCATCGATATTGTATTCGACAAGTTCATATAGTTTATCTAACGAGTTAAAGCTTATCTTAATCGGAGCTTTATATGTATATGTAATATTTGCTGTTAAAGAATTATATTCAAAAATATCGTCGATTAATATAATACCTGGTTCAGAATAAATAGCATATTCTTTATTAGTTAATGTATGGTCTCCAATCTTTACGACTGCATCAGTAGACAATACATTAGAGTATTTTAATTTACCGAGGCCATCTTCTGTTAACTGAACATCTTCCGTATATGTTTTATTTGTATATGTAATAGATAAATAAGACGGAACTGTTAAAGAATACTCAGACAAATTATAAGACGTACCGTCTATATCAACAGTTTCATTTAAATTAAATTCAGAAGAAAATAATGTCGTCTCGAACTTTTTCCGTAACGATACGTTATAATTCGATTCATTATTATTCCAATAATTAGCAAATACTGTAATAACAGGTGTTACAATATTAATATTATTTCCGATTAAACAACTTTTTTCTAACGATTCATGTGTATCGTAAGTATATCGAATATATTGTGTTGTCTTATCATAATTATCAGGTAAATTAATTTCAATATAATATACTTGATCTTGAGACAACTTAGGAACAAAAGATTCTAAATCAATATTATAATCTTTTTGATTTTGAACAATCTTATCAGATTTATTTAGAACATGAGTCGAAGAATTCTTAGTCGCTAATGATATTTTAATAATTTTATTAACATCGGAATTTTCTTTCGTCGTAACAACATTATTATTATCATGAATAAAATTAATTAATACTGAATCAGGGATAACAGCTTTAATTAAATTATAATTTTTAGAAAATGCAGAACGTTCTATCGTTACTTCTTTAAACGGTTCAGTTTTTCCAGAATTGTTATAAATAATTATTTTACCGTTATACGTAACGAATACATTTTCTTTTGTATGATCATATTCATAATTATTAATTAAAATCTGAGATAACTTTAAAGATTCGACTAACTCTTCATACTTATTAAAATTAATATCGATATATTTAGTATCAGAATCAATATCGATATAAGAAGTGTTTCTTCCATTAATAGTACCTGTTTTAAGTTCATTATTAACAAGACTTAAATTAGAACTATTAAGAGATAGCGGTAACTTACCAATACCTGAATACGTATTATACGTATCGAAATTATCGTCGATTAAATTATTATTTTTATATAATAATAACTTAGCTTCTCGAGATTCTATTTTAATATCTTTAGTCGTATTAGCTGGTACGACTATCTCTTTTTCAAAGAATTTAAAATTAGAAAATTCTCCGGCAATCGAAATATATTCTAATACAGGAGAAGATATTCCGAGATAAGAATATAACGTAACGGTTAACAATTTGTTATTAATATTTTCTGGCAAAGAATAGGAATTTAATGTTTTAGAAATTCTATTGCCATTAATACTAAACATAATTCCATTAGCCGATGCTTTAATAAATTTAATCTTAAAACCAACCTGGCCAATTTTATGTATCGTAATTTTCTTTTTAGAGGATTCATCTGCAGTATAATTAAATTTCTTATTTGTTGTCGAAGTATTTAATTCTTCTTGAACTAAAACATTATTATCATCATCGGTAATTACAATTTGACAAGATCCTGTATTTTGCTCAGAATCTAATTTATCAATTTCAAATTCTAACGATGTAATAATTTGTTCGATACTAACAGAACCTCTTGCATTAGAATCAATATATAATGTATTATCATCAGAATTATACTTAAAGTTATTTAACTTAATTAAATCAAATCTGTTAATAATATTAATAGGCTTATCAATAATATTATAGTTAATAGTTTTAAATTCCATATCGGCAGTTAACGGAATTGTAAATGTGCCGATCGTAGATTTTGTAATATCGAGTGCTACGCCTTTTTTAGTATCGTATACATTTGTAGTCGATGCAAAATCTCGGATTTGTGTACCATAGAAATAATTGTCGACATAAGAAATACTATTATTTTCTTTCTTAAAATAATTATTATTATAATAATTAGTTACGATATCTTCATCGCCAATTTTAAACGAATCGATATAAATGTTGCCGCCCTCCTTATTAGGTTGTGCAACAACTTTATATGTTATATCTTCATTCGTATTATTAACTAAATGTCCTTTATTAGATACTGTTATACCTGTTAACGGAGCATTCTCATCGACAAACTTTTCGACTGGTAACGTATATAATCCATCGTATGTATTGTATGTATTAAATACAACACTTTCTGGATTAATATTAACAGCAGACGTAGCTTTCAAACTATACTGAACATCAAGTGGTTTTAAATCTAATCCATATTTCTTTAAGCCGATATCGATATTAAAAGATTTATTACTGTTAAGAAGATATTGACTAATCTTCTGTTTAGATTTTTTATAACCAATAATATTTACATCGGTAAAATCAGAAGAGTTAATTTCATTAGATGTAATAACTTTTAAACTATCGTAATAACCGACACCTTGTTGATAGTATTCGACAGGTTGATCCCAAGTATGAAAAGAATAATCCATTTTCTTAAATTGGTTTTCCCAAAATGTTAAATCCCATACTTTTTCTCGAGCAATATCTTTATTTAATTCAGAAATATAATCGTAAACTTTTTGATCATTAATGACATCTTGAATATTAATTTCATTTAATTTTTTGATATAAATATCTTTAAAAGCAATACCAGCATATGCAGATAATAAGTTTTTAATTAAATATTTGATACCAAATTCTGTCGAATTAAAACGATGTTTGTATACGTCGAGAATACTTTTATCATCAAATAATATATTATTATTTTTATTATTCTTAGTTCGTAATGCATCATATGTTCTATTAGATAAACTTAAATTCGATTCATCTGGCAAACGATCGATACCAGCAAACCATGCAAATTCATCGAAAATATTCCAAACAGGCTCTATTTCGATATTAGCCGTATAATGAAATTTATTAACAGAATAGCCAATCGGTTTATTTTCAATTTCGTTTATTTTAAAATATAAATAACCATTTTCATAATATGCATATTTTTTATGCTTATAAAATTCAGCTAAACTTTGTGTAATCGTAAATTCATTATCTAGTTTTAACTTAGGATTTAATTCACCAATCGCACATTTATATATTTTACTAATAATAGTATCTTCTCTGCCAGCATAATTTACGAGAAAGAAATCTTTAGCATATTTATCGACTTCTTTCCAAATATCTGTCATTTCTTCGATGATAGACATTAATAGATAGCCGGCATTAGATTTGTATGGACGACGACGAATCTGCATCCATTTAGGAAAATATTGTAAAGCTTTTATAAAATTTTTATTCGTAATAGCGTCCATATATTATACCTCGATCCATTGAATCGTATCGAGTAACATCTTAGATTTAATATCTTGTAGTACTTTTAAATTAGTAACTGATACGCCATCGACAAATAATCCAGATACATTAAAATAACTTACGCCAGTTTCATTAATACCAAGTTTATTAATATATCCAATATCTAAACTTTCTTTTGGCGGAATAGCATTAATATATTCTGCTAATTTTATTTCGAGATTTCGTTTAATGTCGGCAAGATTAGAATCGCTATTGGAAATACTAATACTTAATGTTACGGCTTTTAATTCTGGTGTCACGTACTCTATATATAATGAAGGACTCGTGACATTTTTCAAACGATCTTTTGCTTCTTCTAAAGCAGCTTCTATTTTTTCGACAGTATATTCTGTCGGAATTACATAACAAATAGCTGTGCCTGTTCCATATACCATAGGTACATATGTAACATTCGATGCATTTTTTAAATCTAACAAAGCAGCATCGATAGCAATCGTATTAGACTTTTCATTAATTAAAGACCAATTAATTAAACGATACAATAAATTCTGATCGCTCTCTCCTTCACGACGAGTAAAACCACAGAATTTAACCATATCGTCAAGATTTTTTCCATTTAACGAAGTATATATATGAGGTGTTTTATTAGATTCAATATATTCATATGCATCATTCATCTCATTAGAAACTGATAGCATAAATAAATCGAGAACAGAACCTTGCTCTACAGTATTCTTAATTTTACTTTCAAAGAAAGTTTTTATTGACTGATAAATTTCATTCAAATTTTTCATATTGTAAATCCTTTTAAAACTCTATTCGTTTCTTTATGCTTAATTTCTATATGTATATTATGCCAAGACATAATTTGTTTTTCATTAACATTAGGTCTTACACTAATAGTATAATTATCGTCATTAACAATACCTTCGACTATTTCTTTAATAGCTAATAAATTGGATTTATCGAACTTATCTTTATGACGATATTCTACTAATCGTGATCCTAGCAAAGGACGCTGTAATACTTCGCCTAATTCAGTTTTTAACCTAATCATAATTTGTTGAATAGTATAAGCCTCATTATCGGCACAGATAAGAGTAGCATATACATTTTGTTTAGCATAAGGATTATTCTTATTTTGAATCGTAAAATTAATTTTCAAAGGATGTGTTGTTTGTTTTGGTCGAGCAATTGTTTCGACAAAAAATTGAATCTTTAATTTTTTAGATGATTCGGCAACATTAAATTGAATTTTTAATTGCCGTGACCGATTACTTTGTTCGATCATAATATCATCTTTATCAGAATTTAATAAAAAATCAATCATTATATATCCTTTCTAAATTTTAATTTTACTGATAGCACTTTTACCTAACGAAGAAAGTTTCTTACCAACTGCGCCAAGAACTTTAGATGCTAACTTAGTTACTTGTTCAGTAGCCCATTTTTTAGCACGATCTAAATGTTTGCGAGCGAGATCAGTATATTTTTGCATATACTTATTAACACGCTCAATATTTTTACTTACAAAATCTATTTTAGATAATTGTAAATTCATATTAATAGTTTTAGCAAAACCGCCAAGCTGAATTGTGTCGAGTTTACTAATCGCACCATTTAACTTATCTTCTAATGCCTGAGCTTTATCTAAATAATTTTTGGTGTAATTATTAGCAAAATCTATATATCCAGTTGCTCTTGTATATAAGTCATCGATGCGTTTACCAGCTTGTTGTTCGGCTAACACTTGATATTTATTAGTCGCATATTTAATTTCTTCGTCGAGTTGTTTATTAACATTATCAGATAAATCTTTTAATATTTGATTTGTTAATGCTGGGTTTGTATTTTTAATATGCTTATACGTTTTAATAATCGCAATTATTTTACTGCGTTTATCTTGAAGTGCTGGTAGTAATTGTTCCTTACTTGTTATATGAAGAGTATTAAATATCTTGTTTGTTATTTCTTTATTGATAAGTTTATCAAAAGCTAAGTAAGCAATATCTCGTTTGTCGACGAGCTTAAGAATATCTTGCGCATTGACATCCTTAATGATATTAGGAAGGCCGTCAAGATCTTTTACAATCTTGGCGGCCCCTTTAAAATCTTTATTTTTTATTGCTTCAGTTAGTTTACTCTTAGAATCTTCAAGTTTCTTTTTAAGAGTATCATCAATTTTGATGTTTTTATTTTTTAATAATCTATCAATTAAGTTAACAGAACCAGAATAGTCTTCAGGAACAATATACTTTTTATGAATTTCATTATATTCATCAGCAACTTTTTTACGAGTCTCCTCGTTTATTTTTCCTAAGATCTGATTATAATTCATGTTTCACCATCTAAAATAAAGAGAAAATTGTTGCCGTCGAAGACGGCTACAATTATATAAGAAGCTATATGTATATTACGACTGCTTCTTACCGTTAGCGTTAGAATCCGTAGATTTTTTTGAATCAGTTGGTATTGTGTTATCGCCTTTACTACTATAATATTTTATAGCAGCATTCATCAATAATTCGTAAACTTGATTAGCTTGTACAATAGAATTTTTAGCCGTTTCGTTTCCTTTATCGACAGAAGCTTGAAATGCTTTGACAACCGTTTCTTTTTTATCGTCTAAAGCCTTTTGAAACTCTCCGAATGTTTTGTAATCAGATACTTTTAATTCGTAGATATTACTTTCTAATAATTTTTGATCTTTAGGATCGATATTTTTTAGCGCTTCTTTTGCAGACTTTTCTGTGATCGGAGAATCACCAGCAAGCATAGCTTGTGTAAACGGGGCAAAATCTGTTACGAGTTTCGTTGGGTCTTTTAATTTAAGACCTTCAGCAATTTCGACTAATGTCGTATTTTGTCCGAATAACGGCATAATTATATCACGACGAATCAATACATATCGTCCAAGATTTGGCTCCCAAGATTTAACTAGAACTGTACCTTTAACCATAAAGTCACCGACTACAGAACCAGGTTTATCTTGAAGCTCTCTAAAATCAGCTAATTCAAAAATACGATTATTTAATTTGTGACCATTAAATAGTATTTCGTCAAAGTTTAAATCGATACGATTTGCCTTAATTCGATGCGTATTTGATACAGCATTAATCGTACCATTATCAACCGATAGCTTAGAACTATTTCCAACTGCCATAGCTACCGATGTATTTTCTTTCATAACGATACTAGAAGTACCACGTCTCATCGCCCAATCTTTAATTCGATCAGGATGCTTAGAAACTTCTTCGTATTCAGTAGCATTAACACGTAATCCTAAATATGATTTATCTTCATCGATAGGAGAAGCATCGTCTCCAGTCTCAGCTATTAAATCATTGACAGCATTCGTTACTTCATCAATATTTTTATTTTGAGCCGTTTCGTTAATTTTTAATTTTTTATCCGGAACGGTTTTAGGCTTTTCTTCAGTTTTTTGTTTTGCTTTATCTTTGTCTTCAGCCATTATGTAATAGAACCTCCTTGGTCTTGAGTATATTCATCTGGGAATATATCGCTTTTTAATTCGCTTTCAGCATAAATTTCAGTAGCATAACCTGCGGTCCATCTTCCTGTAACCATAGGTTTGCTATTATATGCTTCTATTATAACATATTCACCAGGTTTTGGAAACCAAGAGTCGACGCTATTTGTTTGTACATGCATAGCTGATTCTGTTTGTCTATTACCCATTTGATCGGTATAAATAACGGAACAGGTATTAGTTAAGGGATCGGAAGAAATAACCGACCCCTTTAACTTTGCAAAACCTTGATTCCGTATTTCTTGACCGACGTAATTATCTTTTATTTTATTACGGATCATAATTTCGGAATATTTACATTAACCTTATATATAATATCATCAGAACTATCGTCAGACGTATATTCAATTTCACCAGCACCTTGTAATGCCGATAAAATTTTATCTAAATTAATAGCAGATTCACCATGGCCTATTAACGTAAAGCCAAAGCCAGAACCTGGATATAATTTATCAGTACCGAATAAATAACAACTAGATAGTGTTATATAATCACTCGATACTTTATTAATATACGTATTAAAATCTGCCGTACCTTTATAAGATAATTCTTGTTCAGCAGTAAATATGATTTTTCTTAATGTATTAAGAGCATATGGATGAAGAATATTAGCATCGAGAATTTCGTTACCACTGCCATCTTTACCTTTGATGCCAACAACTTTAATAAAACGTCCACCTTGTTCGATATTAAATTCAACTGTATTAGGTCGTTCATTATTAAACAAAGCTTTTTCATGCCGCACGACAAAGAATTTGGTTTGTTTAAAAATTTCAAATTCTGGACCAGGCACAGGAACTAATGGTCTTAATAATGTCGTATCGTTAAAGATTGCCATATCGAAAGGATGCATAAACATCTTAGCATTAGCCCGTGATAATTCTTTTTCAGCTTTAATAGTCTTATCGTTTACGTTTACGATTTGAGACATCGTACGAATATCACCATATTGGAATAATGACGATACATAGTTATCAGTCATCGTATAAGTAACCTGACCGCCTTGATCATTAGCTTTCATCATATTATCAGTTTGTAAAGCATATTTTTCCATAGCTTCACCAGGGCCGCCGCCAAGTAATGCGTTTAATAACCAACTGCCACTCATCTTAGCATATTCCCAAGCATCAGCCGTAGCATTACCTGTTTTTGTAACACGATAATTGAACAAATTATCCATAAGATCTAACATCGGTCCACGTTGGCCCCACGTCGGACTCATAAATATCGTACCAGAATTACCGCCCCAAGCCGGAATAAATGGCATACCGCGTTTTAATAATGGAGTCACACATAATACTTTATAATTATCGATAAAGTCTTTAATCATGTCACCCCAACGACCTAAAATAAACGAACCTAAAATTACTAAAGGACTGCCAGCTATACGTAAACCTTTTCCTAATATTCCGACGATTCTTTTTCCTAAGAAACTAGAAGCAAATGCTTCGACCTTAGAACCGAGACCGCCAGTCTTAAGAACGTCGTTAGAAATTTCCGTAATCTTATCAGGTGTTATCGTTTTAGATGTCGATAATACATCTTTTATTTCGTCTAATATTTTAGCACCTTTTTCAGTATTATTTACTAAAGAAATACGATTAGTAACGGCTTCGACTTTTTGAATAGCTTTTCTTAACGTCATTTCCTTGTTGCGAAGAATTATATCATACTCTTTATTAAATTGTTTTTCGTATAATTTTTGCAATTCTTTACTAGCGTTCTTTTTGCCTTTATTAAGTTTAATAGTCTTCTTCGTAGTTTTTTGTTTATTGTTTTCATCTAAAACAGCATTGCCATTTTCATCAAATACAGGAGCATCTACTTCTATACTTTTTGCTTTTTTATTTTTATCTAAAGATTTAAATAATTTATCTGTCTCTTCGTGAATATATTTTTCACGTCCTTTTTGAGATGCTGCTTTGTAATAATCATCTTTAGCTTTTTTTATTTCTTCACTCATTAACGATGCAAATTTTTCAGCCGTTTGTTTTTTAGCTAGTTCAAATTCCGTATTAGTTTTAATCCAATCGTTAAGATGTTGTAACATATATTCACGAGAACTCTTATGAGCATCACCTATTGCTGTTTGTATTTTACCAATCTTAGAAATCGAAGATATCTTTTCTCGACGAGCTAATAAATTACGTAGCTGCATCGTGATTTTTTCATTTTCTGCATGAGTTAATGTGCCGGCAACTTTTTTATTTTGAAGACTTAAAATTTGATCGTCGATTTTATCGAGAGCTAATTGTTTGCGAACTTTATAGGATTCAAGTTTATAGAATGGATTTTTATTATGTTCCATTAATCCTTGTACTTTACTAGCATAACGTTCAGCAAACCATCCTTCAGATCGAACGACAGCTCCGACAAAATCATCGTATAAAGCCTGAACTAATAATGAACGAGATAAATTATATAAGCCCATTGCATATGTTGTATAACGAGCGGCTGTCGACATAAATGACATATTAACTTCTTTTGTTGTCATATCATTTAAAGGATCGACAATAGCATCTGGTGTAATTGTCGTTACGAAACCAGTCGTTACTGACATCATATGAACGACATCACGAACCTTAGCTTGACCAGTCATACTATTTGGTTCATCGATGATAGCAATTCTATCATGAGGCTTAACAGATGGATCACCATATACGACTAAATTGCCAGAATAAATTTGTTCGACCGAACGCTTTAATCGGCTAATTGTCATATTACGAGCTGTTTTTTCATGATTATGTTCACTTCCACCGAATTCTGGAGGGAACCAATTTGTAACGGCCCAAGATGCTAATGATTTAACACCTTTTTCAATTAATGTACCGATACCAAAACCAGCAGCGCCACCAGCAGTCATACCAAGGAAACCACCTTCAGAACCTAAAGCAGCACCTGGGATACTCATAACTAAGCCAGTAGTCGTAGCATAATTATCGAGCGAACCGATTTCACTATCAATCGTAAATGTATTATCAGATGATGTATTAATTTGAGTACGAGCATGTAACCATGTATCGACTACGACAGAACGTTGATATTCAGGATAAATATCACGATCTAAATATACATCAGGTGTTGATTTTTTAACGTCTTCAAAATTATATAAACCCTTAGCAACTGTTGCCACTTTATTGATATTAGTCTGAATTTGATTAGACATAATATCATGATCAGACCAATACATATGGAATTGAGAATATGGCTTACGTTTTTCTGTTATGTTATGATCCTTGCCCTGTTTAACATATTTATAAGCATAATACCAATCTGGCTTGCCTAAGAATGCTGTACTTCTAAAACCAAAGTTAGTAACGGCACCAATATACGTAGGTTCTGCACTTGCTGAAAATTGAAGAATATCCCATACTGTGCGACCTTGTGTTTTAATATCGATATATTGATGACCAGATTGTGTACCTAATCCAAACGTATTGGCTAATTGATTAATAGTCCATGTATCTTCTTGTCGTTCTTGTCCTTGTTCAGTGATAATACGGTTACCATCTGATAAAGGATTTAGACTATCTAAGATACCATTATTAATACGACTATTATAATAATGAGCGGTTCCATCATTAGTTACCTCATAAATGTTTTGAACTGGTTCACCGTTAGCAAATATATCACGATAATATGCATCGCCAAAATGATAAATGCCGAATGGATTTTTAGAAAATACTCTAGATAATACATTCCAGTTATTTTCTCTAAATACTTTACTAAATGAATTCTGATCTTGACTCGTTAAGAATGAACTAATTAATACACGAGGAGATACACCACCAAATGATTTGCCATATGGACTATCTTGGAAGTAATGTACGCCTCTATTCTTAATACGATCACCATAGTTATCTTCACGAATAGGATTTGATAACTCGATACCATCACTTTGTGCTGTGATATTAACGACATCGCCACCGACAATTTCGGTAATCATACCGTTAAACATCGGAGGTAATTTAGCCGCATCGGCTGAATAACCCATACGAATATGAATTCTAGCACCGGCTACTAATTTAATAGATGCTCGTTCTGGAATCATATCTTGTTTTTGTTGTGCGTTACGAACAAATGTTCTAGGATTAAATATACTATCGTACCAATTATTTAATGCTGCTAAACCATTTTGCAATTGTTGTACATAATTATCGTTATCGCCATCTGAATCGTACTCTGCGAGTATATTTTGAAATGCATTGTTAATCTGAATTGTGGCTGTATCAGCCGCAATATTTTTAGATTTAACAACTTGTATAGAACTAATAGCATTCGTACTATAAAAACTATCGTGCATCTTCCAGAATCCAGATGTTAATCCTTCGTCGATAAACATAACTTGGAATGTTGGGAAGCCTCTAAGCATTCTGCCTCGAACATCTGTTTGAATCATATCGAGGAATGAATCACGAACACGTCTTGGCAAGTTTGCTTTAGAGTTTGCTTCAAGCTCTAATTTTTGAGAATAATCACGTTCAATTTGACTAATTGGGTTATTGTTACTAATATCGACACCAAGCTCTTCGACTTTTTCAATAATACCGGCAGGCACTAATGCAAATAACAAGCGACGAAGAATCATATCACTATCTTCTAATGGCGCTGTTACGCTTAATGCTGGCGTTAATACTTTATGTGTCGTAGCATTCAATGAATTATAATTACGAGTTGTAATTTTCTTGATGAAATCATTATCTTTAGCAAGAGCTGTTAAAGAATAGCATACAAATAGTTTACCATTCACAAACTTTTCTTGATTATCTTTAACGAAGTTTTTCATCGTATTAACATTCTTTTCTTGAATGTCTTTAGATAAATCCATATCCTTCATATATTCATATGCAGACACTTCGCCATCGGCATTATTAAATAAAATATCTGTCATGTAGTTTGGCATAATGTTATTCTTAATTAATGTACACATCCAGAATAACATATTACGAAGGAATGCATTTTTAGCATAATAATAATCGGTCATACAACCTTTCATATATGCCATTGTTTCGCTATAATCAGAAGTTTGATAATATGGATCGATAAAGTAATAATGATCAGAATCTAAGAATGTATATTTTTTATCGGCAAATTTTTTCTTACGAGCAGCAAAATCTATATTCATTATATTCAATAATGGGTTAGATTTAAATTCTTCTTCAGTAAAGCATGGGATACCAAAGACGCCCATCTCAACAATAGAGCCATAACGCCAAAAATCTTTATCTTTGTCAGGGTCATAACTTAATTTAGCTTGTTCATATAAATATTTTGTCGAACGTAAATTAAATTTATTTTTAGACAAATTATCTTCATTATGCGAACCACCATTAGGATCTACTCCAGCCAACATCATACTATAAGCTTGTTGATTTTTAGCAGCTTGATCTAATGTAGAATCATTTGCAGATTTTTTTGTGGCTGTAAATGCTATAAACTGTTTGCCAAGTTCTTGTTGTTTTTCAGTACTTAAATCACTATCGACACCAGATAAAACTGCAGCGGCTACGAATTTATTTAATGTACTATTAATTTTATCTTGCCAATCAGAGAATGTACTTTGTTGAACTGACTTAGTTTCGACAATTAAATTGTAAAAATGCTGAAGTAATACTTTATCTTGATTTTCTTCTTCGATAGCAATCGTGCTCAAGAATTTTAAAGCATCGTCAGCGATATTCATAAACGTATCGACAGAATCTACAAGAACAGATTTTAGCGCATTTTCTGTTCCTTTATCTTTTCGATCCTGATAATCTTTCTTTTGTTTATCGTCCATACCAGATGTTGGAGCAAAACCACCAACAGCTTCTAAATCCTTTTCTGTCTGATCAATTCTTTTTGCATCTTTAACAGATTTTTCAGCTTCTTTTTTACCTGTGTTATTCCAATCAGCATCGTCTTTTAAATGATAATACATCCAAGAATAATATGGTTCCATGAATGATACTGAAGCATTTTTACCGATTTTCCATTGACCAGTATTGACGCCATGTTTAACGAGTCTTAATCGAATATCATTTTCTTCTTTTTTGAGGTCGTTAATTTTTTGAGTTGTTAAATCCCATTCTTTTTTGTCAAGCGCTAATGCTAATCCGCCATTAGATGCTATATTCATACCACCTGATCGAGAATACTCAACACCACGTCCAGTATCATCGAAAGCTGTCATTTCGACAGTCTTATCTAAAGGCTTACCGTTTTCATCAGCTTCTTTATATAACTGTAACATTTTACTATCCATAAGAACTATATCTCTTAATAGTTCAGAGAATAATGTTTCATGATAACAGAAATAAAAATCAGGATCGACAAATACTTGATTACCTGGGTTTTTATAGCGAATAAATTCAAAACCCATTTCGCCGAGTTCTTTAATTGTTGGCAATTGTAAATCTGGATATAATTCAGCTTTAGATAAATTAGCATAGATATCAAAATAACTTAAAGCAGCTTGTGCAGCTTTTTGTGCCGTTGCTAAATTAGATGCATAGTTCTCGATAGAGAATTGTTTATATACAGCAAATCGATTGCGCAACGTTCTATCAGTTTGACGTAACGATACTTTAATTTGGAACAATCCAGGATAATTAGGAACAGTTGAAATAGCTACTTGATCGACAATAACTTCGTACACACCAATTAATTTAGTAAATTCAGATTCAATTCTGAATGGGTACGAAGGTAATGCATTTGGATATTTCTTTTTAAAATATGCAATAATCTTAGGAATCTTATCGAATGCATCGACAGTAGCTTGGTCATATGTCATAACAGAGAATGTTAATGTTGCATCTTGACCGCCCATATATTGAGGTGCTTGCCCTCGATGAGTGTCGACAGACATATTAGCATATGTATTAGAGAAGTTAGCTGTTAAGCCTTGCACTAATACATCTTTTAAATATAATCGATAGTCAATAGACGTTAATCGTTCGAATTCAGAATCTTCATATTCTTCATATTGCTGTTCATTACCAGACAATGCATTATATGTATCATCATTAGTACCGAGTCGACTAAACTGAGAAGCACAATATTCTAAGAATTTAGAATCCGTATCGTATGGATAATAATCTAAAGATAATTTTCCGTCATTTTCTTTAACAATAAGACTTAACGAGAATTCTTCGTTTTTAAAAATACTATTATATACGTCAGTATCGACAGGATGTCCATTATCTAAATTCTGAGCATTTTCTGCCATATTAGAAGAACCAACATTTGTTAACGTCGAAGCAAATTGTTGACGTAATAATAAAGAATCTTCTAGTGAATTATATTGTGTCGTTGGTTTAATATGAATAATTAAACGAGTGCTTTTAGGATTATTAAAGTCAATAGTCGGCTTTGCATCGCCACCTGTTAATATAAAACTACCAGCATCTTTTAGTTTATTTATAACATCGATATTTGGTTCTACGATATCATAATACGCTTGAATATTAAATTGATTTAAATATTTAGTAAGCTTATTGCCAGCATCTGATAAGAATTCATATTTAGATGTTTTATTAGAAGAGAAATTTTTAATTTCGTTCGCAAAATATTTACCTTTTAATGTTGTAAATACTCGGTTAGCCTCACTAAATAGTGCTTTATCTGCAGGTGATGGACGATAAGCATTCGGTGTTTTCTTATTAGTCTTAGTATATGTTTGACGAATTTTTTCTAATTTAATTAGTTTAGCTTCGTCTGGTACATAAAAATCAATTCGAGGATTTAATGTATCGACAGGCATTAATGCCGATCGATTAGCGAACAATGTCCGCTTCATAAAATCCTTCGAGAATATTGGATACTGTTTATCATGCAATTCATTGCCCAATAATAATGGACGTTGATAATACCAGCGCAATAAATCATAATTAATTGTCTTAGAAAAATAGTTGCGATATTTTACGACTTCACCGCCCTCAATTTCTCTATGCTTAGGAACTTGAGGCATAAAAGCTTGATAATCAAATTCTCTTAATAGTAATGTTACTTTTAATAACTTAGGATAATTTGGTACTGTTGCCACCGATATAGCTTCAAAACATACAGCATCGATATCTAACGTTTCATTAATATACTTATTTTCAATAGGCATATACGGAACGAAATGAAATTCAGACAACAACGATCTAAAACCATTCATATAATATGTTATCTGTTTCTTTTTATCCGAAGAGTTTGTGTCAACCGTAACAGGTTGTCCATTAATACCCCGATCTTCATTAAAATATAATTCTAATTGAAGCAATCGATCTGGCTTAGCATTCTCTATATTAGCTGAACCTTTAGCCCGCATTAACGGAATATTCTGAGAATTGGCTTGGGTAACTGTACTAATCGAAATAGGCGGTACAAATAATGTTACATCACCTAATGTACATGTCCAATCAGCAATAGATGTTAATCCTGGTGTAATGTTTTGTGTACCGAATGCTTTATTTTGTATTTCATGACGTTTATCTAATTGATTTGTTACATTCCATACGGCATCAGCCCATACTTTTCTATCGAATTCATAAGACCATGGTTTCAAATTAGGATTTGTAAAATCAGAATATTTTAAAATTGAAACATGATGATTCTTGGAAATAATATATTTATTTAAATTAATCCAGCTTTCGCCTTGTTTAACATAAATAACAGCAAGATTACGACGATAATGTTCAAGACCGTACATATTAATACCAGTTTCTTTAAAGATTGTCGGATCTTGAAAACTCAATAATCGTTGATTAATAGTATTAACATAGTTAGCTAATAAAGAATCACCTGGGAAACTCATAAAGTTTTTAGGATACGACGTAGTCTGATCTTGTTTAGATGAGCCATTAATATCGATAATAGCACGAACTTCTTTAGCTGTTTTAATCATATGCACAACTTCATTAGCTGCAGCATATGCTGTTTCTAATAAAGAATATTCTGTACCATCTGCTGATAAACCAAACACAGGAACACGTCCATTTATCTTCTTAGAATTGTCATATGGATATAAACCGCCAAATCGTTTCGTTGTTAGTTTTTCATTTACTTCAATCCAACGATTATCAAATTCGGCAACTTGAGCAATTGTACATTCGTCAGAATCTAAATTACGAGTCCATTTGTTGCCGAAACCAACTGTACTAACATCATGTGCCTTCGTAACGAATGCATTATATTTATTAACAGCTTCACCATATGTTGTTTTAATAACATCAGTCGCATATATAACAGACCAGTGATATACTTCAGGTGCGTCATAAAATAAAAAACGAAAACCCATGTCATAATCAAGACTATAGTTTTCATCTTTTACATTATTAACATCATATACATCTTCAGAATTAGTTTTTTCTTGAGCAAGCCATGCTCTCATATTTTGTTGACCTTTAGTTAAAAAGGCTAATAGTTCAGGATCTTTTACGTTGGCTTTTCGCAGATCAGCATATAATGTATCACCATCAACAAAGCCAGCATGTAAATCTTCTTCCTCAATTCTGAAAGCAGAAGGAGGAAGGCTGACCATAGCCAGCCCTCTCACTTTATCGACACCGACATGCTCTAACGGCGGATCTTCACGATAGAAAACTGCCGCATCTAAATCACTTCCCATTTGTTTAGCAAGTTCTTCATATATGCGTGTATCGATAGCACCTGCTTCAAAATCAGAAATTTCTGGAAGACTCATTTGAGTATCTTTAACAATATCGTTCAAATGTTCGATCGAACCTTTTTTAGGTTCTTTAGGTTTTTTAGCATCATCCATGACTTCTTTTGTTGAAGCTGGTTTTTGTTCTTCAGTCTTTTTTTGTTCTTCCGCCATTAGATAATTCCTTTATTAAATATAATTAAAATACGCTATCAAGATAATTAGCAATATCGTTAGCATTCATATCTTCATATTGACTCGTTACTCTTGTCGTAACGGTAGCACTGCCACCGCCAGCAAAAGCAGGAGCATTATTTAAAGCTGCGATAGCAGCTTGAGGATCTTGATTCGTTGAGGTTGCTACATTGATTATATAACCGCCATTAGCTTGCCCTTGTTGTGGCATTACTAATCGAGCCGATGTATTAGCTTGTCCCATGTTTTGAGATGCTGTATTATCGACATCTGGTACTGGAGATTGTGAACCATAACCTGCAACTAATACAGAACCTGCGGCAACGGCAAGAGCACCGAGAACAGCTTTAGAACGATTTGATTTAACTTTATCGAGTTTTTTAAACGCGCTATTTCTTAATTTAGAAACACGTTCTTCTAAGCCTTTATTCATAACGGCTTCGTTAGTTTGCATGTCGGTAACTTTTTGTTCGACCTGATTCATCGGAGCATTTTCAGTAGCTTCTTGTGCAGCTTGCATAGCTTTTTGTTGTTCTTGTATTTTCTTAATTTGAACATCGCCATTGCTACTATTTTTCAATGCACGAGCATCAAACATTCTAAGCTCCCGTACAGCTTGTCCAGATGACCAACCTTTTTCTTCGGCTGCTTGAGCCATTCTTTCCATAGTATTCCGGAACTGTTGACGAACTTCTTCGGCAGCCTTAGATTCAGCCACATCACTTGTTAAATCCTCATTCTTCATTATATCAGAAACCATGTTTTTATACAATGTTGTGTTCTTCGACATTGATTTAAAGGATTCATTCCAAATTTGATCATTATCAGTTAATGTGTCAGATACTCGACGGATTACCGATGCGCCAGTGTCGCCTTTTTGATATTGTAATGCATCCTGAACAGCTGATGGTAAAGCCGTAACTTGTGATACAAATTCTTGACTAAAGTTTTTTGGAGACAAGAATGTTTCATGTATACCAGACATAACGTCGGCAACTAACTGTCTAGCATTCATTGTTTTTGAAATACCTTTGCCACCACTTAACGTAACTTCTTCGTTAACTTTTAAATCACCAACCATACGTTCTAAACCTTTAGTCGTATTATAAAGTTCACCAGCAGCTGTTGTTAATCTATTACGAACGATATTATCAGCAATCGTACCTTGTTCAAATTCAACGTCTTTAGGTGTATATGTTTTTAAACGGTCGACAGCTTCGTTAGCTATATTTTTAGGCGTAACATCTAATACGTCTCGACGATATTGCATATCGGCTGCCAACATATCGTTAGCTGTAACAGGAGTACCGTTACTCATTTTGTTTTCAAGAACTTTTGTTAAATATACTTTATCACCATCATGGTCAGCTTTTGCTAACATATTAAACGCCGTATTGGTTCGTATAGCATTATCGGCAATAGAAGGATCATAATATACTTTAGCAAACGCCATAGATTTAGCATAGTTATGTGGTTGACGGTCTAACATAACTGTAACGCCTTCTTCACGAATTTGTTTTAACCGTGTAGCTTTTTCTGCTTCAGATAACGAACTATCTAATAAGCCTAATTGTTCTAATCGTTCTTGTCCGACAATAGCAACAGCAGGTGTATAATTTTTCTTTTGTAAATCAGCTACTGTCATACTATTAATATATTTTCTTGACTGAATAAAATCAGAAGCATCATCGACACGCATTGATTCAGAACTGATACGATATCCAGTTGTTATTGCTGATACTGATTTTGTCAAATCACTATTAAGTTTTAATGCATCAGCTGTCGCATCATTAACTCGTTGCTTAGCATCGACTAATTTATTTTGAGCTAATCTTGCTTTTTCATAATCGCCAGCATTAATATAGTGAAGCATTTCTTCTACTTGGTCAACATAAGATGTTTGTGCTGCATTTAATTGTTCATTACCATATGTTCTTCCTAAATGAAGATCATAATTAAAATGATATTTACCATCATCAGAAACGATATTGCCTTTTAAATGACCGACATTAATGACATTACCTTTATCATCAAACTTGATATCGGAAATATTAAGTTTCGTATTTAATTCGCTAAGTGCTGCTTTTTGAATATTGCCATCTTTAGATTTTAATTTTTGATCAAATTCATCCATGGTTGCAGCTTGACTACCAGTATTACTTGCACCATTTCGTTTAGCTATTGCTAATTGTTGTTCATAAGAAGCAACTTCTTTTATATGGTCTTCAGAAGCTATAATATTCTTACTAGCATATTCTTTATTAATAATATCTTCAAGAGATCCAGATTCAAACGAATTACTACGAGCTAACTTTTGTTCTTCTTTTCGTTTTAATCTAGAATATCTTGTATGAGAAAATGCATCAAGAATATCATCGCCAATCATAACCATGCCATCACGCTTAGAAATGTCGGCATAATATTTACTATTCTTATCGAATAATAAAGCAGCATCTTCTACACTACCAGTATTTAACATAAGACGTCTTAAATGACCAGCACTTACAGAATCTAATGTTGCAACTTGTGCTTGATGAACATAGTCTTTACTAAATTGCATATAGCTAATTTTTTCAACGTATTTATTTTTTTCGTTAAGATAATCTTTATCGATCTTCTTAATTTCGTCTTCTCTTAACGCAGACTTAATATCATTAATAACATGGTCCCAGTTTTTACTTACAACTTTACCTTCTTCGTTTGTATAAGTACCGATATCTTTTAAATAATCTGAGAATTCAATCTTACCATTTTTTAAATTATATTCAAGATTGCTATCATCGATAAACTTAAACGTGCCTTTTTCTTTTAATGTTTTGGCAACTCTCGATAATGTTTCACCACGATTAGATTCATCGAGACCTTCGATTAAATCATTTAATACACGGTTTGTCAATCGGAATACGTCTTTACGTTTAGCAGCTTCAGTCGAACCAGTAGCTGTTGTCCAATCTTCGACACCAAGATATTCACCCAATGCTTTATCCATAAGATCACGTTCTTTACGAATAGCTTTTACACCAGCTTCTAATGAGCCATAATGTCTTGATAATTCTCCACGAAGTTTTACGATGTCAGGTTTATTATCTTTTGTTTTAAATACATCAGCTAATTTATCATGCCATAAAATCATATTAGATAAGAATTCCCAGTCTAATTGTTTTTCCATAGCTTTTCCAAAACCAGCTTTCTTAAATATCGAAGCTAATTTTTTATCATACTGACCGACTCTTGTATTAAAACCAGAGGCTGTTAATTTATCACCTTCGGCGAATAATTTAGTTGTTCGACTGCCGACAGGTTTGTAATCCATCATAACAGTGACACCGTTATTTTTTAATGTTCTAATCAGCGCTTCATAATCGTCACCAGCATCGACTGTACCGATCTTGTCAAGAACTGTTTGCACTTCTTCTTTTGTTAATTCACGAGTACCGTTATCAGAATAAAAGTTTATTTTACCAAACATTTCTGTTCGAGATATCTTAGGCAAATCACCATATGCATTTGACTCAGCAAACACATTAAACTTTTTATTCTTACCGATACTTGTCATTCTCTGCGAATCTTTGAAACGCAATGTTCCGTCTACATCTCGATAGATTGGCATATTCTCTTCAATGAATTCTTTATTTAAAGAGTGTTCAGTTAGATTAAAAGACGTACCACCAGACGATGTATTACTTGTATGAAGAGCATCCATCATACCTGTTCTAATAAGAGCAGAACCTTCATTTAATGAATCGAATGTATTTAAATCAATCATCGATTTTAAATGATCGATTTCTTCTGGCGTCATTTTACGATTATATGTCTTTTCGATCTTTTGTTTCATCGTATTAAAGATCTTTTCTTTTTCGCCAGCGATAGTTTGACCTTCTTCAAGACGACCATTGATTACGACATTTGTACCATTGAATGCATATTTACCGCCAGTTTCATTGTATTTATAATTTAATATATTATGATTCTCTTCATAATTATCTGGCAAATCTGCTTGTCGCAATACGTCTTTTACTTTTTCAGGGGTTAGCATCGTAGCGTTAGCCATAGATTTATTATATGAACGAGCCGTATCATTACGTGCTCTATAATTTATATTTGGTCCCGATGAATTATCTTTAATGCCAGCTATTGGCATTGTATTATGAACAGCATTTTTTTGTGTTGCCACTTCTGGAATTAATTCAATACTTTGTGCAAATTCTGTACCGCTACGATCAATACGTCTTAATTTGTATTCGTCTTTACCGATACGTTGTAATTCATGAAATTTACCAGCACTATTAACATCTTGTAATGCATTTTCAATTGGTGTCATACCACTAGAGTCTTTAGCAAAGATTAAACTTTCTAAAGCTCTTCGTGATTCGATACCACGATATGCTTCACCTTTTTCGACATTAAATATAGAACCTTTTCCGCTATAATTTTTATAAATGTATTTTTTAATAAATTCATTTTGAAGAGATTCGTTATTTTGGAAATTAATATGATTCCAATCACTAGCAATGCCAGAAGCTTTTATATGTTCATCTGTTAAATAGCCAGATTGATATAAAAATTTAAAATCTTCTTTTATGCCAGATGTATCTAGTTGGAATGAAGAATCTAATACGCCACCATATCCTTGCAACAATGCAGGAGTTTTGCCTTCAATTGGCTCTTTAGAGTATGTAATATTTAAATCTTTTTTCAATCGACTTAATGTTTCGAACAGAGCTTCGACAGGTGACATTTGTCCAAGACTTTTATTATTTTCTAGTGTATATTTAACACTATTTTCTAAATGATCATATGTCGATAAGCCTTTGATACCAATTTGCACAAATTTTTCATTTGGTTTAGCGCCTTCAACAACATTTAATGTCGGATTAATAGCAATATTAGTATTGCCAAAGGCAAGAACTGGAACACTATCTAATCTTTTTAATAAAGGAATATTTCCTGTGATATCACGGAATGTATTCCCCTTGCCCATCATAAGTCTGCCATCTTTAATCAAGATGTCTTGTTGATTTTGATGAGCCAAGAATTCTAACTGATTAGCAAATGATTTCATATGATCAGAAACTTGATCATATAATGCACCAGCATAATTATTACGATTAGAAAAGATATCGAAATCTTTGCGAGTAATATTACCCATTAAATAGTTATATATACTATTAACAGAATCTTCTGGCGTCGAAGACAGTGCTTTTAAATTCTTTATAACGCCAGCACGTAAACGATTAACTAATTCATCATTATCTTTAAATAAAGAAATATCTTTACTTGGCGTCGAACTTGTTCTAAACATCTCATGATGTTTTTTACCGTCTCGATATGTATCGATTCGCAATTGCTGTACATTTCTAAAAATGTATTCTGCAAAATCTGTCATATCAGAACCTTGACGTTCGACTAAACTTTCGAAGCCTTGAGCTTGTCTACTCTTTGCTCCGAAAATATTTTTAACTAATACAGAATAGCCTTTAACATAATCAGAGCGAGAAACAGATTCACGACCAGGTCGTGTAAGCAGTCTTGTCATCGTATTTTTAATAGAACCGATAGACTTCTCAGCATTTTCTTGACGTACATCAAACGAGAAAGCGCCACCAGACAAATGCATATTTTTAGATATACCATCTAACATCTTATCAGATATAGATGCCCGATATCCATATTCTGGATGCAATTCATCATATACTTTATGATATTCTTTAGCTAATAAATTCATAGCTACAGTTTTGTGATAATTTTGTACACCAGGTAAAGCAGCTGCTTCTGTCTGAACTATATTAATCATAGACAATATGTCTTCATTATTAATATTTTCAATAATTTTTTGAACGCCGGCAACAGAGAACATCTTACTCTTAGGATCATTAGGATCAATACCATAATGTTGTTTAGCGATACCGAATAATTGTTCGGTACGTTTCATAAAGTCGTCGGTAATAATACCGCCAGTATCTCCAGCTTTACGAGCTGAAGCTGCAGTCGCTACGTCGGTACCAAGCTCTAATGCATCGCCTAAAATATTAAGGGCCATGCCTCGTTCATTTTCTGCAAAGTTTTTAATTAACGGGCCAGTTACATATGCTTCACGATTAAAAGCACCTGATTCAATTTTGTCCCAAGCATTAGCAGACGATTGACGTTTAGCTGATGCGGCAATAACTTTATCCATCGTATCGTCAGGTCGTCCCATCGGGATGCCTAAAGAATTGGCAGCCGATACAATTTGTTCAAAATTATATGTCGTTTCACCATTTACTGAGGTGTTGCTTAATACTCTAAAACTATCAGTAAGAGTATCTTCCAATACTTTTTTAGAGCCCATAATATATCGAACAGGACCACGTCCGCTTGCTTCTTCTAATGCAATATAATGAATATCATCATTACCTTTTAAGCCTAGTTCATTTGCATGCTCATAAGCAAAAGCTCCGAGAGAAGAATCGTTACGATCAAGTTGACCGACAAATTTTACATTATATACAGAATTAGTTACAATCGGAGCATTATTATAAGCAGTAAAAACACCGTTCTCATTAGCACGAGCAGAAAATTGTGGAAATTCATAACCGCCATCTTCGGCTTGTTGGAACATCAAGATACCACGATCACGATTCCATAATGAAGATGTGTTAAATATCGTAGCGCCAGCACTTACTTTATACTGAACTTTATTCTTTGGTGAATTATTAATCTCGATAGCTTTAGCCATAAATGCTCTAAAGCCAGCATTTTTCATTAAATTTTCGAATACGCCAGTATCTTCGATAGCACTATGCGCAGCATTAACATCGAGACCAACTGCCAAACCAAAGCTTGTTTGTTTATTAGACCAACCAGTGAATTCGCCAATTAATCGTTCTTTAGCAATATCGCTACCAAGAATATGTTCTCGATATGCTTCTTTCATTGCTTGTGGATTTAATTGATATGCCGTACGAATTTCTCGATACGGGTCATAATGATTTGCTTTATTTAATTTATTAATAGCAAGGCCACGAACTTTTTTATCGATACCAGTATCACGAGCTATTTGTTGCGATGTCATATTAACGTCAAATGCTTTACCGTTATAAGTAACGAGAGTCGTATCTTTATGAATATGATCGACAATCTCTTTAGCTATTAAATGAGTAGCATCACCTTCTTTAGATAATGCATTAATACCGTTTTCGATTAGCTCTTGATATTTTTTCATGTCGGTATAATCTTTATATCCTAATGGAGATAATGCTTCAGGAATACCACCGGAACCTTCACGGTAGTTTTTACCGATACGAGCTAACGTATCGGCAACCACCTTTTCACTTCGGCTTAATTCTTCATATTTAAAATCTGGTTTTAAAAATAAATTACGATAAGCCGTTTCTGCTTTTTCATCGATACCAGAGAACATATTATATGTTTCACCTTCACGGCGAGCAGTATACTGCCACATAATATCTGGTATTTGTTCATTGCCTACTTTAATAGATGGCAATGTTTCGATATCAAAAATATATGCTTTATCATCTAATACATATTCTTTATTAGCCATACCGTTAAGGGCAACTGGCATAGTTGTCGTAGTATTTAAAAGTAATTCGGTATGCTTTCGTCTTTCGAAACGAACATTGCTTAACATCGTATTTAACGAAGAAAGCGTATCAAATCCAGCCATCGTAAACGATCTTTGTTTATATGCCGAATTTATAATAAAACTATCATAAGCCATTGTTACCTCTTAACTTATTAACTAAAAATTGAAAGTGCTTTTTCTATTTTATATCCTAATACTGCAGTGATATTAGATACGACATCGATGACACCTTCATCTTGTGTCGGATTAACTTGAATACGCTTATCTGTTAAACCAATACCACTTAATACAGTATTTAAATTTACACGAACTGATAACGGATTACTACCGTCGTGAATATTATCTATATTTGGAGCATTTATAACTTCAGGATCTTCATATGAAGAAGAATAAATACCGTAGTCGGCATATTGCATCCCTTCGTTATAAATAACTTTTGCTTTGATATTATCTAAATTAGTAGACGCATCCCAACCAGCCCATAAAGGATCTGGTAAATTATGACGTTCAAAGAACGATTCGTTTGATTCAGTTTCTGTATCTTCTTGATACCAAACAAGCTTTAATGCTTTTGCTAACGATGGCGATACATTCTTAAGAATTTCTCTACGACGACGTTCGTCTGTAACTTTAGCAAATTCTACGAAATATTCTTTTTCTGTATTTGGCAAAGCACGAATAATATCAGAATATTCACTATCTTTATTCAAAGCGTATACAGTCGACTCTGCAACTTGATGGAACATAATAGCCTGTTCAGTATATTTACCGGCTACTAATGTCGTCATATCGTCACTTAAACGACCAAATGTTTTTTGTACCCATTGAGCTATCGGATCGTCGGCAGGTTTGCCAGACGTAAGAATTGCCGACATCATATCGGTTATGCTTACATCACCATTCATCTCGGCACGAAGAGCTTCTTGATGTTTATATAACTTATCGACATCGACGCCTTCTTCCGATTTAGCTTTTTCTTTAGCTGCTTCGTATAATGCCATATATTTAATATAACGTAATCTATCGAAATAGTCTTCAGTATCCCAACGTTCTTTTACTACATCAGGGGTATATACATGAGATTCTTTGCCGAATAATCTTGTAAGCGGATTATCCTCACCGACAGCTAATGCCGTACCGGCAGCAGCAAATGCTATTGCCTGAGAAATACGTCCTAATTTAAATTTACGAGCAGCTTGAATTACATCGACTGCTACACCTGATTCTTCACTTAACAGTTTTGCTGGTTTAAGTATATTCATATGCTCAGCATAATCAAGAACAGAATCGAAATTTACATTTCCGACATCTTTCCATAAATCATATACTTTAGAAGAATCCCAGCCCATTCGTCCCCATGCATAAGCAGCATACATAGGATCTTGAAGTGAAGTTACCATCGAATAGATATTACCGATATGTCGACCTGCATTAGCAAGTTGATCACGACGAGTCGATGAATTAGCTCCGGTAAATGTAAAACGACCAGCAATTTCACCCGCTAATGCGGTGCCATTACTATATGTCGCAATTGTTTTTAATATTGTTGTCGAACGCTTACTAATATTTTCTGTTAAAGCACCGGATTCATATCCTTTATAGAATCTCCATAATGAATCGGATATTACATCTCGCATAAAATCTGTTTTAGCTTGTTCGAATGTCGGATATACAAATGAAGCCAACATGCTATCCCAAGATTGGAATCCTGTTCCATATAATTGATCGGAACGATACTCTTCGAGTGGACTATTAACACGCATTAATTGTGAGTGAATAATCGGAATTGGAGCATGTGCTACTATTTCGGCAGCTGTACCAAATAATCTTCCGACTAATCCATAATTTGCATAAGCACCAGCTGCTGATGTATCTTCCATATCATAATCAGCTAAACCAACTTGTCGTAATGTATCGGAGATATTTTCGCCATCTAAAAATACGGCAGCTTTTCTAGGGGCTTGTGGTGCATTAATATCTGGATTACGTTCTTCGTCATCGATACGTAACGTTACGTGAGAACCTTCAGTTAACACTTGCTTTAATTGGTTCTTCGACATATAACCATTATCTTTAAATTTAACACCGGCAATCTGATATAAATTATCGTCGCCAGCTAATTTAAATTTACCATTTGATAATATTTGTTCGATATGTCCATCAAGAGCTGTCGTAGTTTTACCTAAGAATTTATAATCAAAGAAATCATGTTTCTTTCCTTGATGTTTAACCATTTCTTCAGTATCTTTTAATACTTTCTTCGCTTCGTCATTATTCATCATTTTGACGATTTGTTTCCAGTATTTATATTCAGCACTATTCGGAGCAATATCGGCTAATATTTTATATCGATCGATAGCACCATATCCATCGGAAGCAAACTGATCTGGATGTAATTGATTAATAGCTTCATAACCTTCACCAGGTAATCGAGCCTCACCCATAGGTAAGGAACTGAAAGGATCTCCAGTATAGAATTTTTCTGGAAGCCATGGATGGTCTTCAGCCATTTTATTCATTAATGGATTAATACGACGTCGTCTTGAATATTCCGGCAAGAAACGACGAATAATTTCCATTTGTTCACCGCCGACACCGCCGATGCCAGAATCCCAGAATCTTCGAGTGAACGAATTAATATCGCCAGCATCGGCAATAAATTTAGATTCATCACGACCGAATATCATAGTTCCGGCATAACCATAAATACCAGTTAATAAACGAGATGTCGTCATTAACTCATCGAGATAGCTACGACCACTACTCGAATTCATTAAGTTATTATACATATCGGCATTATCAAGCATTTCTTGAACGGTGCCTTTATTGCTTCGTGTACGACGTATACGTTGTTGTATATACATACCCGAAGCATTTGTATAAGGAGAACTACCTGATTGAATAGCGCTATTCATCGCTGATACGGCAGCACCTACACCAGGAGAAATTGGTTGCAAACTAGCATATGCCGATGCGTCTATCGTACCATCACTATTAATATAATTAGAATAATCTTTAGCCGATGCAAACGCCGGAGCTTGTCCAGTATATTCTTGTCCTTGACCTTGTACATATTCTGTATCGGTCGGATGACTAAAAGCTCTAAAATCATATACGCCCAAACGACCATTTTGGAAGATAATATAACGACTATCTTCATCGGCAGTTTGTTGAATCTTCTGATTCATTTGGTACATGATAGCTTTAACATCTTTACCAAACCACATACGATCTTCATGATAACGACGTTGTGGTTTAATAATTTCGCCAAGCGTTGGATTTAATACTAAACTTTGTAATGTACCTTGTTCAAATAAAGGAGCTGATAACAGATAAGGACGATCTTCCATATGTTTTTCTTCTAACCAATAAGGGTTAAAAGCATATACTAATGGAGAAAGAGGATTTGTTAATGTCGGAATAGGACTATGTGCCCATTTAGACCAATAGCCACCATATACTGATTTATTATAATAATCAGATTGTGCTAATTTTAAACTATTATCTTCCCAGTATGAAATACTAGAACCACGAAATTCGTTCGAAGAACCCCATACCCAATAACGTCCAGATCTAATAGGATCTTTACCATTTTGATAATAATCTAAACGTTCTTCATAAGACTGATAAGGACGATAGTCGCCACTAATATATTGGGCAGCAGGGTTAGCCATTTTGGCTAATTTAAATACATCAGTTAAGCCAGTTGCATCCGTAAATTTTCTAAAACCTAAATCCATATTAGCTAAGCCAATTTGGAAGTTTTTATTAATTCCGAATGTATCGTTAGCCCAATCTAATTGAGTTAACGCAATCGATGCTGGCAATACACGTTTAAATAATAAGTTATAACTTAATTGCGCAAAACTTCTCGTATCGCCTTCATGAAAACCAAGACTTAATCCGGTTTTAAAATAAGCTGATAATCGTTCGCCAAATATTGGATGAACAAAACCAAGAGCTTGGTCTATGAAGCCATTATTTAAGCCTTCATTAAGACGTTCTGGCATCTTATATAATAAACTACCGCCAATTGATAAATCACGTCCATGATGTTTTGCTGTCGGCAAGTTTACATTATTATCAAAGATAGAACTAAACGCAAAATGATCGAGGTTTGTATTAGAAAACATACCTCGAAGACCTTGGCCTATACGATTATTAAGACCTTTATAATTTATTTTGTTTAGATCTGATATAATACCTTTTAGATTGAAACCTTTATTAATAGCTATTAAACGAGAAGAACTTTTTTTAGACTCATAACGAGCTTTATAATCTTTACCAGAACCTAAATAACGATTTAATGTTCGTTGCAATTCAGGATTGCTTATAATTTCATTCTGAATTTTTTTAGCATCTTCTATACTTAAATCTTTACCGTTTATATCGACATGATTTTCGCTAGTGATTTCGTTTAAATTAGTTCGAATCTTTAACTGTTCGACATTATATCGATCTCTTAAATTTAATTTAACAGTATCCGGTACATTTAATTTATTAATAAATGCTAATGCTTTATCTCTATCGGCAGGTAAAGATGCTAGTATTTCATTAATAGCAGCTTCGTCAATAGATTCTGATTTGCTTAATTTAGCATATAATGTTTTTTGCGTAATAGATGTCGAGTCATCGATAAGTTTTGGTTTGATAGACCGACCACGAATCGCTGCTGATTGTAACCGTTGAAATTCAGACGACTTAGTGCCTTCTGTCGATATATCTCTTAAAACTCTACGTTTTTCCGATTCTGTTTTAGCATCGATAACGTCTAGCATGTTTTCAATTTTATAACTTAACTCAGGATTGTCTTCAGCAGCTTTTAATAGTTCAGAACGTAATTTATCGTCTAATTTTATTTTTATATCTAACGAATCGATACTTCGTTTAAAACTATGGTTGCGAATACCAATCATTGCTTTTTCTTCAGGGTGTCTTGCAACTTCGTTCATATCTTTATTTAGATATGTATTATAATTATTACCCCAGACGTCAGACGTACGTTTACGGCTTGTTTCGCCGAAGATTCTTCGCTTACCATTATCGTAATTAACTTTTCCATAATTAGAAAAGTCTTTAGATGTCTTAACGACATATGAATCTTCTCGAACAAAACGCATACCGCTTGTATCTAATTCGTGTCGAGTACCGTCAGATTTTAATTCAAATAATCGATTACCAATTCTTTGAACAGTACTATTTTTATCGACTATGCTATCTAATACACCTTTAAAGTCATATTTATTTAAATATTCGACTTTTAAATTATTGACATTTTTAAAATCAGCAGCATGTGATAACGAATACGGTAATGTTTCATGCCATAAATCTTTAGCTCCTCCAATAATCTTATTAATATTAGAAGTGTTTAATTTTTGGCCATCGACATAATAACCATCTTTAGTTGTACTTAATTGACGAATCGTATCAAGAGTATCCGTGATAATATCTTCGTTTTGTGCATATAATCGATCAGATACAGTCTTTCCATCGAGAGAGGCCATCTGACCTTTTTCATGTACGACAAAATCAAACTCAGGATTCCGTGCATCTTGATCTAAAATATTTCCAATCGTATGATAAGAGATTTCATTATTCTGTTTTTTTAACGCTTCTTTAGCACTTCTATTAATTTCTTGAATAAAGTCTTGACGTGCTTCACGAGCTCTTATAATATTTTCATCTAACGATTTAAAATCATTAAACGTATCGAATGTTTGATTAGAAATATTTTGTAAAGCTTGAATAGACTGATCAATTGTCTCATTAAAAGCTGCATCTTTTTCTTCTAAGAAATCATGCCAATGATTTTCAACTTCGGCAATAAAACCTTCTTGTAGTTTACCAGAATTTTTATCTAGTACTGTCGACGTAGAACGGCTACTAACAAACTCCATAAGAGATTGCACTTGTCCATCTTGAATACCTTGAGATTTTAATGCATCGCCAATATCGCCAAATATTTTAGCTTGATATTGTCGTCCGAGTTCACGTTCCTCCCAGTCAGCAGCATCGTATGCTGCATCGGCAAGATTACGAAATAAACCTATGTTGCTTGTATTATTAATAGCAAATTCTTGATCGATTCTTCTAAACTGATCGATATGAGATATACCACGTATTGTTTCACTTATCGATAAACGATTACTACCGTCAGCACCAATACTAGCAATACGATCAGACATCTTGCCGATAATCGGATCGACTTCTGATAAAAATTTAGCACCTTGTTTAGTTCTAGATAGCAAAAAAGCGGTGCCGACAATAGTGCCGGCGACCGCTGCTGCATCGACTAGATTAGATATACCTTCGACGACAGAATCATTGTCACTGCCATTTTTTAAGTAATCTACCATATATTATCCTTTTAATTGTTATTTCTTAATTCTGCAAGTTCTGCTAACGTCATATCGTTAGGATTTTTAGAACCCATTGCCATATCCTTAAATGACTTTTCATCGCCAGTATTTTCAAATGCTTCTGGGAACATACTTGCTAACTGTTCTTCTGACATTTGATTGCGTTTACGTTGAGGACGTTTTAATGTCGTTTTCTTTTTAGGAACAGGTTTATTATCTTTAGCCGGAGTATTAATTTCTCGTAAACGATCGAATTCAGCTTTTTCTTCGTTATAGAAACGAGGATCTTCTGGCTTCAATGTAATATCGCTACCTTGTGTTAAAATCTTTTCGATATCAAGAGGTGGCTTACCTTGAATTGTTCGAAGAATCCATTCACTTCTAATAAGAAAGTCTGTTGTGCGTAACATATTCCAATTATCGATATCTTCGATATCGTATTCAGGAAATGCTTCATGAATGATACAAGAAATTTGACGATCGACATTTTGCATTTTTTTAGCAGCTGCTGCAAATAACATCTTCCGTCCTTTTTCGCTCATAAATGAAGCTTCAAGAATTTTATCGGCAATATCAGAAACAACACCTGCTGGCATTTTTTCTATATTAATATTTTCAGGATATACGATACAAGTTTTACATATAATATCTTCACGTTCCATATCCATCATATTAGGATCTTCGAATAGATCATAATATTGAGCTCTCGTTAACGGAATATAAATAATCGGAAACTCATAAGAGGAATATGTAAAGATATGTTTATAGTAATTTTTTAACTGATCGTAAATAACATCGAAACGTTCTTCCATTATAATTCCACCATAGGAGAAGCAGTAAACCCAGAAATTTGTAAAATTCTATCAGATACTAATGGCACAAAGCCTACATAGTTATCGATTAAATAATTAATACGATCAGCAGATGGAAACGGAATGAAATATTTAACTAAATTATAATTACGAGCATCTTCGATAGCACGTCGTTGATCAAATTCATCTTCGAGGGAATTAATATATGCTTGTTGATCAGGAGTTAAATTCATCATCAACGGAACTTCTTCACGTTGTACTTTACGAATGATAATCATTTGTTCACCGTCAAAAGCAAATCGACGACATTGCCCAGGATAGGCTTCACGAATTTCGTTAGCTTTATCGATCGTTAAATATTCAGTGTCGGCTGGATCGTATTCATATTCAAGATTAGAATCTTGACTCACAGAATTTGTAGATTCTTCCGGAATTTCGTTTTTTTTTACCGTTTCTTTTATATCGGCTTCAGTCGTTTCTTTAACAGTTACTTCTGGAGCATCTTGTGTCGTGATTGTTTCGTGCATTTGAATTTTTTCACGTTGTTGTTGAAATTTATGTTTCTTTTTATTTTGCATATTAACCGCCTATTTATTAATTACTTTTCGGTCTCTCGATATAAATGTATATTGTTCTAATATTGGATGTCCAGATGAATCATGTATTGTTTGTACTGATGTAATATGACAATCTAATAAGATAACATGAAGAGGCTGGCCAATTATATCATCGTCTTGACCATATAAAATATCGATTTCAAATCCTTTACGCCAAATAGCATTATGCTCTGGATTTGTCGTCACGACATTTCCTGCATAATGCGGGGCTATGACTTTATCATAATCGTCTTCAGTTGTTTTATCTTCAACATTAGTTGTCATATTCTGATAGCTATCTATAATAGTTTCAATATATAACGGAGCCGTAAAATTAATAGTAAACGTTCCTTGTACTAGTCGATTACCTATTGCTAATTCATCGTAAATATAAGAATTATATCCAAATAAAGGCATATCGTGTTGTTGTAAGCCATACGATATATTTTGTATATCGGTTACGAGTTTATCACCGAACCAAACGTTTGCATCGATCTGAGAGAAATAACGTTTATATACTGGATTCTTTTTAATATATCCAGACGACGTTCTCGTTATATCTTGTTCGACAACTTTATTCGTATAAGATAATTGACTAGAAAGGTGATTATCATATCGTTTACGTCTCATATTATTATAACAAACCTTTCATTAAATGTCTAATTTATTAGATACAGATATATTCCATGTATTAATACGATAATCAAAACCAATTCTGTTTACCGTAATTAGTCCACAATGCATTGCCGTATCTTTTTCGAATATAGAAATTACTGTATAATCTGCATCGTCATATGTTATATAATCAGCATTATCATTAACTAATTTATAATCATATGTATAATTTTCGCCGCGCTTAAATTTAACGGCTTGCATAATATATTCTTTGTTAGCATCGTTAGGCATTATAATTCTATGAGTAGGTTCATCATTATAAGCTAATAAATTTTGATTAGAATATGTTTGATTACTAAATCTATATACATTAATATAATGAATTAAATCGAAAAAATCTTCGTTGAAATTAGACTGTACAAATCGATCGACAACATTATCAAAATAATTAGATAAAGTTACTTCGCTATTACCAATACAATCTGTAAATAAATAATAATATTTATTAACGTCTTCTTCTTCAAATTCTTCGTATAAGAAGTTTAATAATTGTTTTTGCGATATCTTTAACGTTGCCTCTATATAATCATGTTCAATATCTTCATTAATATTAAACAATGTTACTGGAGAAATAATTCTTTTATTAGAGTCTATTAAAAAAGAATAATAACAGCCGTCATAAATAGAATTACCTTGTATTGGTAAATCAACAATTAAATTATCGACTTTCTTCTTAAATAAAATTTGATCAGATGCTAAGCCTTCGACATCAGTGATACAGAAGTATACACCGTCTAAATCAGAATATTTATTGGCACCTTCGATATGTGCCGTGATATATTCTTCGTCGACACCAATTCTTGGCTGTTGTAAATAATGAGCATCGACATTTTTATCCATTAGTAAACTAATAGCAAGTTGTGTTTCTTCGTCGAATTTATGATAAGCCAATGGTAAATATCTAAGTCCATTTAATCGACTATTAATAGACTCTACTATTTTATATAACCTATCCCATACTTGTTTAGCCGTATCGACTGTAGGATTTAACGTATAATAACTATTAATTAATTGATTATCGACAATGATATCTAGTCGATATAAATAATCTCGATCTAAGAAAGATAAATCGACATCTTCTTTATCAAAGAATACTGTATCTTGATATTCATAAAATTTACCAGTAAATTTATATAGCTTAATAGATCCTGATAAAAATCCATTAGCCAATTCAGGATTCATCAATGCTCGTTGCGAATCGTAAATATATAAGCTACTATTGTTATCGATATTATTATTAAAGTTATTATTGTTGTTTAATTTAATAGCGCCCATTAATAAATAAAAGAAATTTAATTTTTGTTTTTTATCGTTTGTAGCTAAATAGGCATAGTACAAAGATTCTACTAAATTTAAACCTCTTTCATTTGAAATGTTTTCTACATAATCAACAATTGTTTGAATGTCTTTAACTTGAATAGATATATCATTAAGATATTCAATTTGATCGGTCATCGTTTCTGAAAAAATCTCGATGTATTTTTCTTCGGACTTTCCATCAGGACCAGATGTCCATAGTCGATACATGTTATTTTCTAAATCATCGATAATAATATTAGCATCGTCTAATGTAAAATCTCTTACTTTAGATCCGTCATCAACATATAACGTAGTATGACCATTAAAATAATCGTTACAATATAAAGAGACGAAATCTTCGAACTGCCATAAGAATGTAATACTAGATGTGTTCAATTAGTTCGTCGCCTCCTTTATTGTCTACATGTGTATCTATAATAACCACGTTACCATTTTCATCTAATTTATAATGAGTTGCTTCTTCTTCCTTAACAGTTTTATTACGATTTTTTCTAAAGTTAGAGTAATCAGGAATATCATCTTTTTTCTCATGACGATCATTTTCTTTTTTTCTAAAGTCATCATATGAAGGAAGATTAGAATTATCTTTCTTAGGATCTAATCTATATTTAGAATAGTCCGGAATTTCAGATTCGTTTTTAGCTTTACCATTAACTCTAAACTTAGAATAATCAGGAACGTCACGTCTTAATGTATATAATGATGTTCTAAAATTATCGTATTCTTTATTAACTTTTAAACGTTTACGTTCTAAGAAACGAACTTTCTTTTGTGTCTTAGATAATAATGCTTGAGACGGATAATATTGTTCGGCTTCAGTTCTAAGATTATAATAATCTTTTTTAAGCTGGGCCATCTTTTCAGATTCTTTTTCGCCCATAAACTGATCGGCTAACTTTTTATATTTTCTATTAAGAGCATCCATATATGTCTTAAAAGAATAATATCCTTCTTTAGACAATGTTAATACAGGAATACCATATTGTACTTTAATATTTTGCGTTTTAATCTTAGCATTATTAGTTGTTAACCATGGATTAGAATCAATTATACTTTTTTCATTAAGAGTATAATAGTTTTGAGACTCTGTCATATAATCGATATCGGTCGCATAATAATGATATGTATTTTCTGTTAAGATATCGTTAATCGACATAATCTGACCTTCATCGATTATCGTACAATTATACACACTAATGGTAGACTGACGTCCATATTCATTAGCGAACGATAATGTAACGTCAAAATTAGGTAATTCATCCATTAAAAAATGTTTATTTTGATAATTACCTTTTTTATATACATCGTCCATAATCTCATAGATAACATGTTTATCTAATACGGCAAACACCATAGAGCCGGCAATTGTTCTTGGGCCATCGACATACGTGATAGCATTAACATCGCCTAACGTTCTTACCGGAGCTTTTTCTTGATGTATACTATAGGAGAATGTTTGTAGGCTCCCAAATACTTTCGAAATCGTTTCTTGACCTGGAATCGTAATATTAATAGAAGCTACAATATCACACCCGCTATAAGAAGTATACGTTCTCGTATACTTTGAGGTTTGGACCACGTCTTTATTACCTAAAGACAAATCATTTGGCATATTTCACCTTTAAATTATATAATTTCATATATTGTTGAACTCTATTATTGATCAACGTAATAATGTTCGTTTTAAGCTCAATATTACGCTCACTAATAATATTATAGCATATTTCTTCCATATCTTTCTTAACATTACTAGAATGTTCACCAGATAATAAAGAACTATTAATGTAATCTTGTAAACCACGATTTAGATACAGAAATATTTGATTAGTATTTTCTTGAGATTTTTTCACGCCTATTGTCTCCTAAGAAAAAAATAAAAGGCGAGGAAAAAATTTCCTCGCCGAATTTATTAGTACTTGTTATCAAGCAAGTATTTGTTTTCTACTGGTTGCAAGTAATCGACAGAGCGAGCAATGTAAGTACAAGCTTTATCAGTAGTAGTAGAATCTACAGAGAAGCTAGATGCTTCATTCAAAATTTCGCAGCCATAGATAACCATTACTGCGGATTGACCATATTCGTTCGCAAAGGACAATGTAATGTCAAATGGAGGAATTTCGTCAGAATATTTTGGAGTAGATTGAATAGCTACATTTTGTGTAACTTTGAATGGGTTAGTGGAAGCTACTTGGCTATTGCTGTTGTTAGCGCCCAAGGAATTAACAACCATATTAGTTAATTTTGTATCCCATTCTGTAATTGTGTATGGTTGGTAGTTAATGTCGCCACCAATACGTTGGAAGTAAGCTGCTTTAGCAGCACGAACAGCAAGTGCGTCGACTAGAGCATCACGGTCAAATAACGTGAATACAATAGTACCTGCAATACCTCTTTTTGGACCTAGTCTTTAGTTTTAACTAAAGTCGAGACTATATCTTCATCCCTGGTACGATCGAATTTTCTTTTTAAACATAGGCATCCATCATAATAAATTACTTTTAATAGTTCACGTGCTGTTTTAAAATTGTAAGTTATAACATAAATATTTTCCTTGCCTTTTTTACTTACAGCATTCGTATTATGTGGATATAATAATTTAGTTTTTTCATTTAATTCTTTTAGAAAAATTTCATTGCCTAAGATTCTTAATCTAGCACCAATATAAATTTTATCACCTTTATAGCCTTTTGTAGAATCTATATTTCCATCACCATCAATTATTCCTCGAATAAAATCTCGAAGATATTTATTTGGCACTTTTGGAAATCTAATTTCTTCAGTTTTTCTATTACTAGTCATTGAAAAATATTCTTTTAATTTTCTTGTCATTTCTATATTAAAAAATGATGCTCGATAAGAATTTGTTTTTTCTCTGAAAGCAACTTCTTTTTCTGGACATATGTAATCATTTAATTTTTTTACCATATATCCATCTTTTTCATTAAGTTCAAAAATGATTCCACTATTTGTTAGTGAACCATCTGCTGCTAAAAAACCAAGAAAATAATATTTTTCAGGCGATTCTTTTTCTAAAATATCAAAATTATAATTATATATTGCCATATTTATGACCTCCTTATATATTAATTATATTATAAGAAGATAAATATTGCAATACCTATATTACCCAGGGAGCTCTGCACTTCCATCAGCTGTTATGATGTACTCCTTACGGATAGTCGTTGAGGCGCTTACGCTGCCTGCTGATTGCCCAATCCTTTAGATTGTCACACTTTGGTACTAAAGGCTCTAAGGGGTTTCCAGCATATCACAGAGTTTAATTATACATTGCATTACTGCAAAGGAGAAGCAAAAGTGGTATTCTTACCTCTCGAAATAGAGCGAGGTTCTGCTGAACCAAATGTGTAGTGAAAATGATTATCAATAAGTTTTTTATCTTATTCTCTGGAAGTTTCCTTCATTTGCATCGATCAGTTTATTCTGATCCAGACTAGCATAAATTTTTACCTTCGTTTAACGTTAAGCAGTACTAACTCCTAATACTGGATAATCTATAATTATCGTAATGCGGCCTCGTGGATGGATTATATCTTTTCACCATCTATGCGTTGCCCCTGACTTAACTTAGTTAAGCCTTCGGTTCGGATTAGCATATACTATAGAGTACTTAGCCTTCCCGCTTAATTCCGCATTAATAACCTTATCATTTCTGATTAGGACGGCCTACACGTTGACCGGAGCCTTTTCACGGTTAATAGAAACTGTAATACCTTGAATTTCAGCTACTACTTCGGAACCGAATGTAGCTACGATATCACAGCCGGAAAAAGTAGTATAACTACGAGTGTATTCAGACGCTGTAGTTACACCAGAGTTATTAGAGTAAGCCATGTGTTAAATAATGGGGCGGAGGTTATCCGCCCCCTCCTTCTTTAATTAAAAACTACTAGGTACCAGGTTGACGAATTTGAATGTAGTTATTGATTTGACGAATTTCGTTAAATGGCATAATAGTGTAATTGATATCAATATAAGTATATTGAAGAGCAGTTACGTCATTAGCAATTTCGAATAAGTAGTCATATAACAATACACCTTTAAGTTTATTCAACTCAGATGTCAAACCTGTTTGGATAGAGTTACGAACGGAGATTGTATTTTGTTTACCGATAAATGGTTCACAAACACGGCGAATAGCACGTTCAACAGCGTCGATGATACGAACACTGTTAAGACGAGACAATGCATCAGTTGGATCTGCCATTGTACAGCCGTCAGTAATTACATAACCACGAGTAAATGTATTCTTAACTGTAACAATACCTTTAGAAGTTAAGTTAGATAATTGAGAAGCTGTTAATTCGAACAATGGAGAAATGCCGATTTTTTGGTTCGTAGGAGATTGTTCTACAGGCAATGCGGAAACCATACCAGCATAAGCTGCAGCACCGTTACCTACATATGCGTAAGTAGAATTATAAACTGGTACATTGTTTTGGAAGAATGTACAAGAAATAGAACGGCCGATATCGACAGGAGTACCGTCGTCATCAATTACGGAACGACCGTTACCACGTTTCAATTCTAGGTTAAGATTTAAACTATTCAAATCTTGGAATTTTTGTTCAACGCCAGATAATGTGTAGTCGGAAATACGTTCAACACCAATTAAACCATGAGTATGAGCAGTTTTTAATTCTGTATACAAGCAATGTTGTGCCAATTGACGAGCGAAGTTATCAGGAGTACGATAAGGAATACGCATAGTATAATCGTAATCGATAGTACGGTCTTTAGCCAAAGTAGCTAACGCAACTTTGCCGCCAACCAATACAGGTTCTAATACTTCTTCGATAAGAGCATCTTTTTCGACGATACCATTATCAGTCAATTCTACAGTAAAGTTATCAGTGAAGTTAACGTTATCTTTCAAGTCAGAAATAAATTCTGCTACAGTACGATAATTAAAGTCTGTTACAGAAATGATAACACGGTTGTCTACGCAATCGAAGTTTTCAATATAAGTAACGACTTTATCGTCACGAGCATCTTTATCTGTTAAGATATCATATTCACCGATAGGAGTTACAGCACCAGTGTCATATTTGCCAACACATAATACGTCATTAACAGAAAGTAATACGTATTTAGCATTAGCAGCAGTTGCAGCAGCAGCGGCAGCAGTCGTTGCATAGTATGCAGCAGTCGTTGCATCAGCATCTGTCAATAAACCATTCATAGCTGTATCATATTGAAGATCAGCAAGAGATGCGATTTCTTTAAATGTTACAGTATTACCAGTTGCTGGTTCTGCTTCGATGATTTTATCTTTCGTAACGAAGTGTTTGAATTTTTGATGTGGAGAAACAGCATTTTGAAGCTTACCATCGAACGTAATAGATTTCACTTCTTTAGTGTCTTCAAAGTAGAATGTTTGACCAGCTTCATAAGTTTTATGATCTAAATCCAAAGCAGCTTCATTAGCTACGGAAGGGATAACTGTAAATACTTCGTTTTGATAAATGTTTTCGTCAATGATTTCTGCAGCATTATCTACTTTAGCAAAGCTAAATTTATAAGAACGTGGAGAATGTTTAGTATCTTTAACGTTAACTACAGGAGTTACTTTAAACATTTCAGTATCGACTACAGGAGCACCACCTGCTACAGTGTTAACCATAACAGCATCGATAGGGAATGCTTTTAAGAAATCTTTTGGTTTAGGAAGGCGACCGCCAATTACAGTATCAGCACAGATTTGAGCGCCCAATACACGATAAGGCATATCGGCATTTTGCAATACAGAATATGCACCTTCACCAATAGATATTACATATTGTTTATCTTTAACGTCAGATTCTTTTACACGAGGAGTCAAATATTGACCAGTAGAATTTGTACGAGGATAAGCTGTTGCTGTAATAGCAAAGCCAGAACCTAACTTCATGTATTTTTGGAAGTTAGTCATATTAGTATCTTCATAATCGTTATCATCTTCTTCGAATGCTAATGCAGATGCACCAGGAGTACGAAGATAATCGTTATGAGTATACATTTTTAAGCCGACAGTTGTGAAGGCTTCGTTCAAATCTTTATCGCTTACAGAGTAAATAGGATACTCAGCATTAACATCTGTATTAATACGAAGAGTATGGAAATATTTACCAGTGAAAGAACCAAAAGGTTTTGGAGATTTTTTAGATTTAATTACATGAGTACGAACTTCTGTACGGCAAGGTACTAAGGAGCGTTTACGACCTAAGAAGTATGTACCAGGGAAAATAGAACCAAGAGCTAATTCGTAAGAATCTTTACGAAGTGTAACATCTTGACCTTTTTTATTTACGATAGACAAAGTAACAACGTTGTTACGAGGGAAGTTATTGATATGACGAATTACTTCGGAGATAGGAGTATCGGCAGTAAAGCCAGCACCCATAAGGCCCAAAGGAATTTCGACTTTAATCATTTCTTCTTCGTTATCAATCATAGCATTGTAACGTTCGTAAGTTGTTGCTTTAGATACAGGTTTATAGATAGTAAGAACTTCTTGACCTGGAGTATTATCGAAAGTAAAGTATACTTGTTTAGCTTTGTTAGATGGGAAGCGAGATTTTACACGGAAACGAAGAGTATCGTCAGAACGCAATTTAAAATCTTTTTGAGCTTCAGAACCACCGATACGGAAACCATACAAAGTACGGCAACCGGAATTATATGCATCAGCCAATGTAGCTGTTAAGTCTACTTCACGTTTAGTTTCGCGATTATAAGTATCGCCATAAGTATATGTTGCATAAGATGGATCGTAAATAGGTACAGGAACACCATTAGGACCATCGAATGCAGTACCGATACAAAGCACTGCGTCAGTTGTACCGAATTGGCTGTCGTCATAAAGTTTTTTCTTTACAGAATTGACTTCGACAAACACACCAGGAAGATCGCGGAGGATTTCCTCTTTGAAAGAGTACGCCATTATTCAACCTCTTAGATTAATAATTATTTATCAAGATTTAATAGACGTTCGATAAGTTTGCGAGTAACAACAAATATCTTGTCTATTCTTAAAATGTAGCGAACACTTCTAACTGAATATTTTTCTCGATATTGAACATTAGATTCGTCTGTTAAGCGTTGATCATATAAAAGTTCATTTACGCCACGACTTTTAACATAACCCGTATAGTCATACATAAGTTCTTCAAAATCTTTTAAGACTTTATTAGCCGTTGCATAACTGCTAGCGAAGATATCGAATTGAAGTACATATTCGAATGCATGACGATATACTTCAACGCCTTCTTCTTCAATATTTTCTTTAACAGGATATTTGTTATCTGGACGATATTCAGGATGACCTGGAGCACGTCTAATAGTATTCTCCATTAATCTCGGTTTAATACTATTAATAGTTTTGCCCGAGATAATCTTAAAGAAAATATACGGATTATTAATTGGTCTGTCGCGATCGTTAATCGTAGCCCCTTCGTCTGGACTCATTTTAACTTGATCTTCATATAACGCTTTTTCAACTAATTTAACGAGCAACTCGATAAATTCATCAAAACTAATGGACTGTTCAGCCCTTAATCGATCGACTCTGCGTCGATTATTCATTAGCCTACCGGGAGCATTGACTACTGACAGGCTATCTTTTTTTGCTTTTATCTGATCGATTATAAATCGTTCGTCATGAGTAAGTTCGTCTGTCATTATAACCTCTGTTCCGCAGTATATGACTCTGTCGTGAATAAAGGATACAACGTATACCTAAGTATAATGTCGACCCCTAATCCATTTTCTCTTAATTGTTCTTCAACGCTATCAATATGATAGTCGTATAGAACAAATCCTACATTTTGTTTTAATAAGGATTCTAATCGGTCTCTTATCTTTAACAGATAGAACTTCCGATAATTTTTTCCTATATATTCATCGAAGTCCATTTCTCTGACTAAGTAATAAATAATACGCATTACCATAACAGATTTATTAGGATTCTCGCTAGATAGGTTAACTAAATTTTCAACTGTTGTACCGACTAATGAACTATTTCTGTAATAGACGACATTAGGAAGCATGTCTTTATAATCTAATATAAAGTCGGTGTCCTCATTTGATAAAAGTGGGTACTCGTTGATAGGCGTGGCGGCTAATTTTGCCGCTACAACTATATTACTATACTGAATATATTTTAAATTATTGCCTACTAAAATTATATTATCTAAAAACTTATTCTTATTATGCACAGAAGTAAACTTTTGTACGATAGCATCATAGTAATTATTAAACTCATCGATGTCTTCAAATAAAGAACTATGTTTATCAGTAACGATAATCATACTGCGATTCTTATAACAATTACTAGATAATACATTTAAATAGTAATCTGTTAAATCTTTATTATAACGATCAGTATATCGATCGGAAAACATTATTTTAGTCGGACAAATATATGCAAAATCATAGTCTATTAATTGATTAGCAATATTAAGAAAATCAGATATCGTTCGCATATTAACTAAATACACGTCGGGAGCCGAATAGTTTTTAGCTAATTTGTATGCCTGATACAAATCTGAATCTTTTCCATATTCTTTCTCGACATCGAACAATGTATTAAATTTTTCAATTTTACATGTCTTATTTGTCGATTCAGAATTGCCTATAATTAATAGACTTGTATGTTTATCATCGGATGTCATATTAACCTCCGATCAATGCTTTAAAGTTGTTCATAAAAGCTTCTGGGTTTCGTTTATAGTCAACACCATTAGCTTCATAATATACGCAATCCATAGTATTAGAATACCAATCCATTACGTATGTGACATTAATAATCTTATCTTTAAATACGATTATATCTCCAGGAAAAACTGGAAATTCATTACGAATATATATATCGTAACCGCGCATTAAGAATAATTTATTATCAGCATTGTCTGTAGAAAACAACGGCTGAATATGAGCACGTGCTTCACGTATTGAAATTTTCTGTCCAAATCCTAAACAGTTCGGACATAAAGGATCGCCTTCTTTAGCCGTCGGATCCTTACAAGTACAATCGATATTTCGATATGGTTGTACAAGCCATACCGGAACTTCCATTAATTGTATTAATCCATTAATTCGTTCATCTAAATTTTTCATTAAGTTTTCCTCAAGGATTTTAATGAACGTGATAAATCATCAAACAATGTCGTAGGATATGTATGTAATTTTTGTTTTTCTGTATAAGAACGTTTACCTGTTCTTGGTTCAGCTCTCCCCATAGTAAGATATGTAGGATCGACAATTAATTTTTCAAAAATTTCCATTTCAGCTTTAATCATTTTGATAAGATCTGATAAGGAAGGCGCGCCACTGCCACTAGAACTAGATGAACTAGATCCACCAGATTCTGTCGAGCCAAAACTAATATTGCCGATATGACCAGATATCTTACCAGACGTAGAAGTCGTAACAGCATGCTTGCTTACAAGACTTAATGTTGCTCTTAATTTACAGAACTGTTGTAAAAGATATGGCAAATCGGCTCTATTTTCATAACCTGGAATTTGATCCAATAGAAACTGAGCAAACCGACTTGCTTCTTTTAATGCGTATAATACTTCTGTATCACTAGCATCAAATACATCGATTAGATAATTCACATCGCCGAGCGTATAAAAATTACTAATTTGTTCTGATGCTACCGTATAGACTTTATACTTTAATACTTTTTTACCGTCGACAGATTCAAGTTTTTTAATTCTGATTTCATATAAAGAATCAGGTTTAACACCGCCGACTGGTCTTAGTTCTAAACGATTACCAAATATCGTATACTCAAAAGGTTCTGCCATTAGAAATCCTTTCTGATGATTTCGATATTTTGTAAAATACCTTCATCTTTAATTTCAGCATTAAATTCAAACACGAAAGCATCGTTAGTACCTTGTTGTGGGCGTCTTGTTACTTCGAGTGCACTAATAATAACCGGGGCAATATTAGTACCGGCCGGAGTTTCATCGACTACGACACCTGGCGTTCCACTGTCATTAGCTCTAGTAATAATAGTACCGTCAGCTAATTTAATAGTTGTCGCAGAATTACCATTGCCATCTTTCATAATTCGTTCAATGGCTGCTTCAGATAATGACGTAGCTGTATTATTACTAGCCGTTACTTCAGGAGATAATCCTAATCCAGTAGCATTATTAACTTCATCGGCAGACATTGTACCAGACGGAGTCGGATTCGTATCCAAGTTGACTTTATTATTGTGCATGTTCCGTTTGTAATTATACGGAGCCCAAATAGATACTGGATTTATTTTATGAGGATCTTTTTCTGATTTTTCTAAACGATCAAGAACACGATCTTTTCCATCGTAAGTAAAAGTAGCTATATCAGACCATGCTCCGAATTCGCCATCTTTTTCGACACGAATACGAATATAATATTGTTTAGCATCTTTTAATTGAGGGAAACTGATACGTTGTTTATTTAATATTACAGTATCGATTTCACAAGGATCAAAGTTTTTATTTTCAGAAATTTGCAATCGATATTCTAATACAGGTTTACGTCTTTTATCTCGTAAGATTTCTTGCCATTCACATATAAAAGATCCATCGATAAGCTCATGATTTGCCGGACTAATAATGCGGACATTAGAATATATGTTACTATTGAAATATACGTGGCGAATTAAACTAGATTGTAATGGAGTGCCAACAATATCTTTAATAGTTTTATTAATATCGAGACGATATTCTTCATTAGGTTCTACATCGTCTAATACTGTAATAACAACAGTCTTCTTAGACGTACGATATTTTAATCGATAAATCTTTTGAGATTCTGCATGAACCATTGCGATTGTATCGCTGTCGACTGTATCGGGATCAACATTACTAGTAAAGAAAAGTTTAATTTGCTTTTCAATAGGATTTACGGCCATGTCGACCAAAGCAAATTCTTTAAACATAATCTTCCTTCTTATTTGCTAGCTTTTTTACGACCACGAGTTTTTTTAGGTTTATCTTCAGTTGTGGCTTCATCTTCCACTTCTTCTGTAGATTCTTCTTCCACAGTTTCTTCTGCAACGTCCTTCGCCTCTGTTTCTTCAGGAACTACTTCAGCTTTAGGTGTTTCTTCAGGTTTTACTTCTTCAATTTTAGTTTCAGGTGCTATTTGCAACCCTTCTTGCCCTTTTTCTTGCAGACCATTTGTGTTCTCCTTGTTAACTTTTTCTAAGTTTTCTTTAGCTTCAGCTAATGCAGCGTCTAAATCAAATTCTAATTCTTTAGAACGAGCAACTGTTTTTTCAGCAACGTCTTCAGGACGAATTAAACCAGATGCTACCATATCATAATTTGAAGACGGAATAAAACGTTTAGTCGCTTTAGAGTAATTAGCATTTTCTGCAGGAAGCATGCCGTTAACTAAAATCAAACGGCCTACTTTAACAGAACGACGAATATTTTTAAGATCCATATCGTCATAAATTCGACCATATGGTGCTTTACGTGTTAAACGTAGACGAGTCAATTTGTCAAAATAACCAATTTCGCCATGACCTAATTTTACGATAGCGATCGGTTCTTTTAATTTAGTCATTAAAATACCTCTTGTATATTAAAAAAAGGGGAGCCCGAAAGCTCCCCTTAATTACTCATTCAATTAACAAATCGTTAAGAATATTATTCTTGAATACGAATTGCAGTTGGACGAGGGAAGGAAGGCATAGCGGAAATGTTTTTAGCCACTGCGATACCTTTACCATTATCCATGATACCAACGCCATAGCGTTCTTTTGCTTTGATGATACGTACATCAGTTTCTGGGTTAGTCCATTTTTCAATAGACAAATCTTCACGTTGTACGATAGCACCAATGTTGTTGCGATCGATAGCGTACATATCAAATGTTTTGTTTTGTTTGTCAAATTTAACACGAGGGCTCAAGATGATGTTAACAGGCATAGGCAAGTTGAACATTGCTTGAGATTCGTTCAAGATGAATTTTTGAGGGCCCATGTTATTAGACAAGCCAGCGAAACCAGGAGTACCTTGAGTTGTGCCGAATGGGTTAACATTCATAGCACCCAAAGCACCGAAAGTCAAACCTTGACCTACCATTGCATTACGAGCAAATACCAACCAGCAAAGTGGATGCATGATAACGTCTGTTGGTGTCTTATCATTTGCCATCAATGCCAAGCACATAGACATGAAGTCTTCAACGGAAAGAGTACCGTTAGGAAGAGAATCTTCACCAAGACCACTTGTCATAGCGTCAGGATTTTGAGCGCCCAAAGAGTTATCGAATACTACGTGACCATGTTCAGAGAACTCACGAGCACACCATTCGTCTTTGTAACGAGCCATTGCACCGCCGATACGGGACAAGTTAGCTTCCATGATATCCCAGTAGGAATCCATAATAACTTCTTCAGACAACGTAACTTTAAGACCGATTTTCTTAGGACGAATTTCGATGGAGTTGTATTGAAGAGTATTGATTTCTACTGCTTCATCGTTGTAAGCACCAGCTTCGGAAACTTCGTGTGCTTGCAATTCACCGATAATAGGTACGACTACGGTACCGCTAGTTTTGTCGGATTGAATTTTTGTGAAGAACGGAGAGATAACAGATTGAGTGTCTTCAGCTTCGATCATACGAGTTTCGATGATACGAGGAACCAAATCGACAACGTCAGTTGTCATAATTGTTTCTTTGATGCTGAAAGATTTATTGCTAGGTTGTTTGTTCATACGAGCAACAACGTCTTCGAGAATATCATATTTTCTCAAAGATTCTTGCATTTTTTCAGGGGACCAACCAGCTTCTTGACCGGCTTTAGTCACTTCAGCGCGTTGTTCTTTAAGAGAATTAACAAATTCTTTCATTTCGATTTTCATTATATTTTAAAGCTCCTATTATTTTTGTAACAATACTTTAACAGAACCTACACAGCCTGCCCAATCCATGAATGTAGGCACGCCAGCAAGACCTTGACGGGAATAAGATACTTTTACTTCCGCTTCTTCTTTAGGAGCAGCTTTAATAATTGCATCAGCTTGTGTACGGTCGATAACACGCAAGCGGATCAAACCATTAACTTCGTTGAAGTATACTACTTCAAATGCATTAGCAATAACAGCACCTTTTACTACTGGAGTATAAGCAGAGTTATTAATAGAAATTTGTACAGAACCTTGTTCGATGAAACGTTCTGGAATTTGATAGTTAAAATCAAGATATTCTTGAGTAGGAGCAGCTGGATGCATTACGCCAACTTTAACGTCTTTAATAGCAGTAGTAGCTACGTTACGACCATCTGTTAAACCAGGAATACCGATGTATTCATAACGAGCGCCCAAACGGGAATCGTATACGTCCAATTTATTATTGGAAGCAGTCATGTTCAAGTCGTGATCAGAATACAAGGAATTGAATTCATAATTTTCGATACCACGGAAGTAAGCGGAATCATCGACTAAGTCTTCGCCACGACGGTATGTACGACCATAACCATCTTCAGCATATTGAGCCAATTGTTCTTGATCTTCGATAGCCCATTTCATCCATTTAGTGGAACCTTCTGGAACCAAGTTAGGATTTACTTCATGTACTTGACCAATGATTTGTTGACGTTCGAATTCGATTTCAGGAGCTTGCATAGTTGCCAAAGCAGCCTCGTCAGATAATGGGGATTTTACGATACGACCATTTTCGTCAGATTTTACAAAATCGCCAGGCAAGAATGTACCATAAGCACTACCCCAAGGGTTTTGCTCTGCTTCATCTTTGAACAAGAAGTGAGGCAATTCTACCATTACGTCAGTTTTAATAGCACCAGGAGTCATACCATTCCAAGCATTTTCGTCACGAGTATATTCGTTACGCATCAAAATACCTACAGGAACGTTACCGTTACGATGGTCCATAAGTTTTTTGCCGCCTTTAGTCAAAAGACCAGAAGTTTTGTCTTTATCAAGACCAGCAGCAGTAGCGATAGCTTTAGCACCGCCATTAGCAAATGGTTTATAATGATCGGCAGTATAAGCAGCTGCATCGACTGGAGTCCAATCAACATCAGCATTCATCATAGGTTTACCAGAAGCTTTACCAGATACGATACCAGCAGCACCATAAACATCGGCAGCTGTACGTAAACGTACAGGGCAGCCACCATTAGCAAGTGTCAATACGTTTAAGAATTTTTCAGGATTTTCTTTAGCAGCTTTAACATCGCGGTCAACAGCTACGATACGACCTTTTGGAATTACGACTTGATTATACATTTCTGCATAGTTGTAGCGGAATGCTACAGGAAGACGATCATCCAACCAATAAGCAATATTGGAAGTGTCATGGTTAGTTGTATTCAAACGTACTTGTGTACGAGTTACACGGCGGTCATCGTTGTTGAACTGTTTGAAGCCCATGCCTTTGAATACTTTGCCATCAGCACCGCCAGTGAAATAATTAGCACCTTTACCAGGATTGTAATTTGCCATTTAAAATTTATCTCCTATTATTTATAGAAAGCGTTAAATACGTCAGTAATAGATTTAAGTTGTTGAGCAGCTTCTTTTACTTGAACTTCAGTAGATTTATTATTTTTAGCATTAGGATCGTTAACAGTAGAGTTAGTCAAATCTAATGTTTTAATTTTATCTTCGAAAGATTCTTTAACAGAAGCAATTTCAGACTTAACTTTTTCTTCGCTTTCAGTTTTAAATGTATCGAAGCCTGCTTTAACTTCTTGAACAGATTTAAGAGCTTCTTCTAATTTTTCTTTACCTTCGATAAGGGAAGCAGTTTCTTTACGAGCTTCAGATTTATAAGCTAGTAAATCATCAGCAAGGTTAGAAACTTTTGCAGAAAGTGCTTCGTTAGATTTAATAAGTTCAGCAATTTGACCTTTTAATTCTTCGATTTCTGTTTTTTCTTCACCTTTAATCTCTGGAGTTTCTTCGACTTCAGAAGTTTTAGTTTCAGGAACTTCAACTTCTGTAGCAGTTTCTTTGCCTTCGACTTCAGTTTTAACTTCAGTTTCAGGTTCTTGAACTTTTAATTTTTCTTTATCCATAGATTCGTTAGCACGAATATTCGTACCGGTTTCTCCTTGTTGCGGAATACTTAAATTAGAAGGAGTACTACTTTGTTGTTCGTACTCCCCATCATCATATACTTTAATATTCTTTGCATATTTATCAGAAGGAACTATAACATAAGACAATTCGATTGGGCTCATCGAAAAGAAATCCCAACAACATGTCTGTCCGTCATAACTCTCTCCTCTGACATGTTCACACGGACCTTCGTTAAGATCTTGTCCACAAATAGAACAACGAACGTCGTGTCCAGTCATACCAATGCTTACAGTCGATAATAGTCCAGACTTGATATCTTTTTGAGCTTTTTCGTCAAGAATTTTAGCCGTAATAAATAAAGCTTTAGAACCGACGAGTCGTTCGCTATCACCAAGTCTTGCATCGATCGCACGACCGATGATTTGGCCGTCTTGATCATTATGATGCATAATGATTGGAATATTATAAGGATGTGTCCACTCAGATAAGGAATCTTCTAGACCTTGATATGAATACCGAGTACTGTTTTTAGTTACGTAAGGATACGCATGAACAGCTTCGATTTCGACAATAAGTTCATTATCGGAACCATCAGAAGAACTCAGTTGATCGATAGGTCTAATAACAGACTCTTTTATCGTGATGTTTTCACTTGTAGGAGAAAAACCAATATATTCACGGAAGTCCATTATTTATCCTTTCATGATTGGTTTTATGCCGCACGTACAGTACGGGCTATAAGCTGGAATATCTTCGATAGTAATTCTATCAATGTTAAAATGGGTCATGCGGCCATTTTGATGTTCACTGTCGTTAAATTGAATATCGATTGCTTTTATACCGTCTTGTTTACATTGTTGTACGTAACCGTACCAATATGCTTTACGAGAGATATAATCGCATAAAAAACGAAGGCGATATTCATTTTTACTTAGAATGCTATCGATGTATATTTTATCTTTATTATTTTTGACCGCAGATTGAATGTCCTGCATTATCTTACTTATTTTTTTGACGAATAATCGTCAATCACATCGATGTTCGGAGTGATCTTGTCTTTATTAGTTTTGTTGTTCGCTTTAGAATGGTCGACACCTTGTTTAGCAAAGTCTAAAGCATACTCATGAAGAGCTTCTCTAAACTTATCGTCTTCAATAGTGCCACCATCTGTGAGTATATTACTGAGGTCTTTATAGAGTTTATCAACTTCACTAAAGTTTTTTGAATAATCGTCTAGATTTTGTTGAGTATTTAAAGATTCTTTAGCTTTAATACTATATTTATCTGTATTTTGATTTGTCGGATTAGCATCGTTAGAGAAGTAATCGTTAGGACCAGACGATGCTTGTTTGCCATTAAATTTACGATTATCTAAGCCATCATCATTAGAAGACGACTGAGTTTGTTGTACATTTAATGTAGCCGTAGCTTTAGCTGTTTTAATAGCAGCATTAGCTTGGGCATCGACAAGATCAAGCTTACATTTTTGCGTAATCGTAAAGGCATACATATCTTCTTCAGATACTTCGTTACTAAAGCCAAGTTCACGACGAGCTTCTTCGAGAGTAATAACATTCCCTTGGTATTTTTGAATTGTATTAGATTCGATTTTAATTTTAGTATCGATTGATACTTCGTTAAATTCGAATGCGACATAATCATCTTTATTTAATAAAGGATTAAATCCACCTTCTAATAGTAATTCTGTAAATAGATATTTTTCAATAAAATTAGTAATCACATTTTGGAATGCTCTTACTTCATCATGCATTAATGCTTCAGTGTTATCAGCAGAAGACTGACCACCGCCACGACCCATAGAAGATTTAGATGCGTTTAATGCAGAGAATACTCGAAGTTCTAAATACTCTAAAAATTTTAATAGCTGATTAGCTTGCATATTTGGTGTAATCGCTTCGATTGCTGTGCGTTCATTCGTAACGATAAACCCGTCGTTTGGCATTTCTTGAAATGCATCACGAGCATCGTTAATTTCTTTTTGCGTAGCATATTGACCTTCAGCCGTATTGCCTACTTTTATATGCAAAACAGGGATGGCAAAGCGATATAATATCGTCATTACCAGCCCTTCAGCTTTTCGGAGCATAGTTACATCTTCTAATGCCGAATAAATTCGGGATGTACCATAGTCCGCATTATTCATTTTGTCGATGTATAAATGAATTACGTCGTTTGGAGAATATTCCTCTTGATTAATTACATATGCATCGATAGCCCCGGCATCATTACGACGAATCGTTACGGATGCAGGATCGGCTAAAAACAATCCTGAAATTGCTCCACCACTGAAAATCTTTTCAGCTTTAAGACCAAATTTCTCAGTATTATTATCTCTAGTTTTTATTATATACGAATTTGAGTAAGTATACAAGTCCCTAGCGATAGAAGTTATTAACGTATAGAACGGAATCTTAGTTCTAAATTCAATAACCTTAATTCTGTCATTAACATAATTAGCTGCATTTTCGTTTTTAGATTTAATTTGATACCCAGCCTTAGTAATAAGTTGAGAAAATTTTCTAACGGCTACAGCTAAATAAGAATCTGTTAAGACAGCATTCTTTATTTGAGCTAAATCATAAGAACGTGCGCCGGGATTTTGCGCATTAGCATTTCGATATTCACCAAGTGTTACTGGCTTAGCTTTTAATGCCGACTGAAAATCTCCGGTTACTTTCTTATTAGTATCTAGCTTTTTTGTCGTTACTTTTTCGAAAAAATTAGTTAGACCCATTTATTTTCCTTGTACAAAATATATTAATATGAATTTATTATACCATACTAATATTACTTTGCAAAATTATTATAAATATTTTGAGCATATCCGACACGAGTACTATGAGCTACTACCGGAATATTTTCACGACCGTTACCGTCTTGGTATTCGAAGTTACCAGTAAAGCAACTTACTGCTTGTTCAATACTTTTACCATTCATGTGTTCTGGTTTGGCACCAGTATGTGTATTCATAATCTCATATTTAATCGTTGCTAATTGTGCTTCGAGATCGCTAGGTTGTTTACCAAGTTGAGAAGCGATACGTGATAATAATCCTTGACGTTCTGCATCGGTCCATTGAACTAAACCATAACCAACGCCAGGAGTCATAGAACCAGAACCATCTTCGGTAATGCCTAAACTAAATTGAGATTCTTGTTGAATATTACCCATGATACCGGCAATCGCATTATTGTCGTAGCCCATATCTTTAAAGAAGTTCCATATTTTTTGAACTTTATCATTACCTTTAAGATTAACAGCATCGACAGTACCATCTCCACCGCTACTCGACATAGATCCAGCACCGGGTTTAAGGTTACCATAATTACCTGTCGAAGATAAACCGTTAGCACCAATCTTGCCAGTTTCAGGAGCTAATGTATTTAAATAGAAGATTGGATCAGGTGTCGGTGTTTTTTCAAACGGATTAATGCCATTATTAATTAACACGCCTTTAGACATAGCATTTTCAGCTGTTAAATTAAATACTTCTTTAGTTAATTCTGCAGAAGATACTAATAATTTATTATACTGATAAACGGCGTTCACATATTTTTCGTCATATTTACCACGATAACTTCTTAACATATCGTTTTCATATTGACTTAACATAGTCGGGCAATATGATAAAAAATCATGGTTATAATATTCTTGACGAGTTTGCGCCGCTGCTTCGATAGCTCTCATAAATCGAATAAGCTCATCGGCTGAATATAATTTAGCCATTAATTTTGCTTTTTCTCTTATTAATAGATCGTTACGTACGATACTATCATGAGCTACTTTACATTTTTTACCAGACGTAGTCTTAACGGCTAATGCATCGAAAGCTAATAATAGAATAGTAATATCTTCGGCGCCACATAGTTGCACGGCATTAAACATTTTCGAAAGATAATCTTGAAGATAATCTTTAAGTTTTTCAATCCAATGCTTTTTAACACGAACTAAATTACGCTTTGTCCATCGATACACTAATCGATCTAATTCTTGTGATTTTTCTTGAGGCACATCGACAATTGGTACGTCAGGAAAATCTAAATCTGAATCGTCTTTAGGTAACGGTTCAGGATTAACTTTAGGTTCAGGTAAATCTGGTTCTGGTGTTGGCACCGGAATAAATTTATTAGGATCCTCTGGTTCTGGAGGCAACGGTGTCTCAGGATCAGGAGGATCGATTCGTATAATCGTATCAGTCGTAATCGTTACGATCATAGTTTCGATAATAGGTCGAATTGGTATTGGCATGAATGGTAAAAGATCATAGACCATCTTTAAATCTGCCAACAATTCGTCCGTTTCAGATTTTTTCTCTTCAGGTTCTGGATAATATGGTATCGGATCCGGAACCAAAGTTATTTTCTTTTTAAACTGACCATTACTTTCATAGTGCCGTTGTGGTTCTATCGATGGTCTATATAATATCTTTTTATCTTCAGCCATTAAAATAATGTCCTTTTAAACATTCCGCCTAAAGATTTTCTAGACGTACGTCTATTAAACGAATCGTTAAGTGGAACTTTTTCCCATGCTTCGTCTACTGATTCATATTGTTTCTTTTCATTAGACCATGGATTTTCTAAATCTCGCTTTTCATATAATGGTAATGAATGCCCATTATTAAATGAATACACGGCTTCGTACGATGCTTTTTTAACTAGCTTAGTAAGTTCTGGAAAATGTTCGACGAACGCTAAATAAGCTAAACCTAAAGCATCGACAAAGTGCTCGTTATCACTGTTATAAACGGGAACACCCGCTGCCGTAATTTTTTCGACACGATAATCGATTAATTGCTTATATATATGTGCGTCCCACGGGCTTAATATAAGATTACCGCGCTCTATTAATATCGATAACTGATTAATCATGAATGGTTTTAAATGTTTCTTTTCTAAAGTACCAGTAACGGGATCTTGTACATCGATTTTTTCAGAAAACATCCAACCTTTAACTTTTTTATCAAGTCCGGTTTCAGGATGCTGCTTACCGTAAATCTTTAAAGATTCCATCTGATACTCGCCACTTCCCCTGTCTATATAAATATAGCTAGGGTTATAAATAGCATTTAAATCAATTATCTTTTTAACAGCTTTATCGAATGTAAATTCAGACGATTCGATTTCTGTTCGATTAATAACTCTAAATTTATTAAATACTTGATCGTATTCAAGTATAAGAATAGATGTCGGAGCCTGAGACTTCATGTGTATTCTATCAAGATCGCTAATCTTAATACGTTTTTATACTGCTATATATTGCTATATAGATTAGACTATATCTTCGGCCTATTATTATAGGTCCGCTGGCCACTTCGGATCGCTTGATCCTACTCCTCATATGAGGATAGTCGTTGAACCTTTCTCTATTAGAGACTTGGCTGCTGATTGTCCATTAAGGATATTCCAGCAATTCAACCAGTTTATTACTTATTAATTACTTAATAAGAGGACTTTTTTTACATTGGAGAAATTTGTCAAATTTTTCTTTTTTACGCTTTAAGTAAATAGTAGCATCTTTATATAAATAATAATATAATAAAATTTTATTATCTGTATTATTTATTCTTAAACCATATAATTCATTTTTTTTGTTTCCATATAGAACATTTTTATTTATTTTATTTGATTTTAAATACTCATCAATTTGTAAACATATTGTTTTGCTACCTAAAAAATCTAAAGAGATTGAATTTTTTCTTATAGAACAAGATCCATTTCCATCAAAGTAACCACGAATAAAATGTTTAATCAACTTATCAGGAATTAAATCTTTTTTCATTTCTTGTCTCATAGATTTTCTAGGAACAACTCCAAGATTCATTAAATCTTCACATAATTTAGATGAATTAATTTTTAATAAAGAAATTAAAATTGGATCACCATTTTTACCACATCCAAATTGTTTATCTTGAATTTTATAATCAGATTCAATATCTTTTTGAAGTTCTTCTAATATATATCTATCTTGTGCCTGTAAATTCATTTGAAATCTATATGAGTTTTTATTTGTTCCAAAATAAACACATCCATCAGCAAGTATAAAACCTAAAAAATAAGCTTTTCTTTCAGTGTCTATTTTTTTAAAATAATTTTCATTATAAAAATGTTTTCTAGCTCCTTGGCTACCAGTTTCTGAAGTATCTATTCCGTGTTTTTCCAACCAAGCATATATTGTTTTTTCATTGCAATTTAATAGTTTAGAAATTTTATTTCCACTTCTATACTTATTGTATAATTCAGCCATATATGCTTTGTCCATATAAGGAGCTTTTTCTTCATATTTTTTTATATTATATTTTCTCAGCCAATATGTTACTGTATCTGCGCTAATATTATTCTCTTTTGCAATTTGACTATTGGTTTTTGTTTTAACAGCTTCTTTTAAATATTGTTCATTTTTATATAGCATAATAATTCCTATTATTTAAAAATAAAATATTAATTTATTATACTATTATATTACAACAAAAATAAAGATTTGTCAAAAAACTTTCCAATCAACTCCAATGATCCTAAAATCCCAGTCAACGCCCATACATCTAAATACATTAGGATAGTATGTAGTTCGTCCTTCTGGTAGTATATGTATTTCTTTCACATTACTATCGTCCATCATAGAACGAACAGGTTTATATTTATCTTGATCGAAATAAGCATAGTTATCGATTTGTGTTGCTTCTTCGACTTTATCTTTATCGAATACGCCGGCTTCTTCGACACCGAACTCTGCTAATACTTCGTGATCATATGCATTCTTATCGTATGTATTTCTAAATTCTTCTTCCATAGCATCCGACCACATAGGATTATGTTGTGTCGGGTGATAGTGCTCTTGGACAGTTATGTTACGATTGTAATCGCTACTTACAACCTTCTATGTATTACTACATAGCTCAGACTATATCTTTATCCTATTAAAAGGACATCTTCCGCTTCGAGTCGCTTGACCCTACTCCTAACCACGAGGATAGTCGTTGAACGTTTCTTTAAAAAATTAAAGATTTCGCTGCTGATTACCCGCAAGGGCGTTCCAGCAGTTCAAAAGATTTACAATTATTAATTACTTAATAATGAGGCCTTTTTGACCCTAGTTCCTTTTTGGTACATATATCGAAAAATTTCGATCTACGACCAGTTGGTGTAGAAGAACACGTCATACCGATAGTATCACGTTCCATACATAACGCATAAATTGTATCAAAGTCACCTTCGCCGAGATAATCCATTTCCATTTATGTTCATATTGATTCGCTACATCAATACCGTTAATTTAATAACTGCTCAATATTACTATTGAGATCAGACTATATCATCTATGTTACCTACTTCCATCGTCGATCGCTTACGATGTACTCCCATGACGGGATAGTCGTTGAACGTCTCTTATTAAAAAAATAAGATTTCGCTGCTGATTACCCATAAGGGCGTTCCAGCAATTCAAGTAATTTATACTGGACCAAATATTAATCCAGTGATATCCAGTCCGCTCTCCATCCCCGAATAGAGGCAGCACTCATACCAGATCCGGCACCAGAAGTAAAACCAACTATTTTAGAACCGTTAGAAAATTCTAATAAATGAGGATTAGTCGTCGATCGCGTTACTTCTCGTTTAATAAGTGCAGAGCTATCAATTTTTTGACGGATATTATCGAATATCATTCGAATTTGTGATTGATATGGTGTTACGAACATATGTATAAAGTTTTTACGAGTAAAGACATTAAATAGTGCTTCGACTACCATCGTTTCTGTCTTACCAGTATTATGTGAAATAATATCGTTAGCTACAAAGTTACGATAGTGTGGTACCGAAACATCATATGTTTGTTGTTCACCTAAATATTCAATCGATACGATTTTATCCCAATATATATCACCATATAATATATCGGAAATTGTTTCAAATCCTAAAAGCTCGGCAAATTCACGAGCTTCGTTTTTATTTAAAGTTTTAGATTTTAAGTATTCTTCGACAGATAATTTATCGAATTTTACTTTTTTAAAATTAGATGGTGATAATTCTTTAACTGGTAAATACGATAAGAATACTTTATTAAGTTTATCGTTTACTGGTTGATATTTATAAGAATGATATAAAGCAAACATTGACGTATGTGATTTTTTCTTTAATCGTCGATGTGTTTTACTATTAACGAATCCTAAAGAATACTTGTCGTTTTCTTGTCGGAATGTTGTTACGATACCATATCTTAACAAAAGATGTGCCAACTGTTTAACAAGCTTTTTACTTTTAGAAATATAAAGCATATTAACAGGGCGCTCTTCTTTTTCGTTAAAAGAATCTTGAATCAATTCTGAAATAAATACAGATAAAGCTTCGCGATTTAACGTAAATACTTCTTCAGGTATTTCCTTAATAATAGACTTATCTTTATTAAGTTTGCGAGCCAGAATTTTTAATTCAGTTTCTTCTATACTGTTATCACCAAAATAATTTAATTTAACTGGTATAGCTATATTTTCACCGACAGATAATTTAGATAATTCTGCCCATCCTAATTCTGTTAAGAATGGATGGTTATCGGTGGCGTCGATAGTTCTACCAGACGATGTCATAAGTCTATATACTGGCTTAATACCATTATCATACACTTTAGCATGTTGTGCAATTTCGACTTGATAATTATCGTCAAGTGCAAGAACTTCAAATTCTTCTTGAGAATCATATAATTCTTGTACTGTTTTAATTTTACCAGTCGATGGCATTTGGATTTCAAGATTACCAGTCACACAACGACGACCACATCGGAATACTTTACGAAGACTTCTGTCACGAAGCATTTCGGCTTGATACCAACGTGGTGTCCATGGAGCATATTTGTCTAAATCGATATTATAAATCTGAACAAACGACTTTGCCCACATAACTGGATCTCGTTTAATAACAACTAACTTGCCTTCTTTAGATAACTTAGCATAATCTAATTTAACTAGGTCATCTAACGGCATTTCCATTAGTTCTTTTACAGAATAATCTTGTTCTAATTTCATAATTATTTATGGAATGCTTTACCTTCATTACCCATCATAGTTGTTTGTAAACTATATTGAGATTGCTGAGCGATGGCCATTCCTGCCTGTCTCATTGTTGCATACTGTTGGGAATTTACTGGATTAGTCCAAGCAAATGGTCGATATGACTGTTGTGCTTCTTGACGACCTTGAGCAGCTAAATCATTAGCAAGTCCTACTAATGCCGGACCGCCATAATAAGCTCCTTGTAATAACATACCAGGAACAAAACCAAAGCCTAAGTTTAGTGCAGCGTCAAATGCAGCTTCACCAAATGCTTCGCCTTTAGATTTTCCTTCGTCAAGAGCACTATTATATGTCATCGTTGAAAAAATACCAGTAGCTACGGCATTGCCTTTATTTTCCCAAAGCATTTTACTCGCAGTCGACCCTTTACCTTTAATCATGGATCCTGCATACTTAATTGGATTAATCATCTATTAAAGTGTCCCCGGAGTTAATGTATTATTTTTTCTCAAAGCAAAATTAATATCGCCAGATGCACCCATATTATCGAATGCATTATTTGGTGTATTACCAGTACTAGAAGATGGTACTGGATTTACGACAGGATTAAGAGTGCCTAACGATGCCATATGATTTGTCGATGTTTGATCGATACCGGCTGTTATTGTATTATCGACGGCACCAGCTACAAATAAGCCACCGGCTAAAGCACCACCTTTTGCTGTAAAACCATAACGATTATATGTTTCGTAGGCATTAGGATCTTTTACTCTTACTAAATCCTGACGCATATCTTTTAGTGCGCCGATTGTACTATTAAATGGACGATATCTATTAAAGCCAGCAGTTTCATCAATTTGAGATGTTGCTTCTTCATTAGCTTTGGCTACTTCTGCTTGATTTTTTTGAACTTGATTTTGTGCTACTTGCTGAGTATTATCTGCTTGTTTAGCGATATTTGTTTCGCTAGGATTAACAGCTTTAGATTCTTTAGCTGCTTTTTCAGCAGCATCTTTAGCTCGAGCAACTTTACGTTCTTCAGCAAAAGTACTTTTTGGCTTTTCTTTAATTTTATTAGTAACAGCTGAAGTTTCAATATCAGCTTCTTTAAGAGCTGTTTTATAATTTTCAGCTACTCTATTTAATTCTAGTGTAGGACTATCAGCTTTAGCAACCATTGCTTTAGCTTTACCAAGAGCCCTAGTTATTCTCGATACTGGAGCAGCCATTTATTAAATACCTGGGATACCAATAATATTAAAGTTGCCGTCAGAATCTCGATACAATCCGCCGCCAGATGCTACACGATAAGCTGTCGAACCTAATGTTACGGCAGCAATACCTGTACGAACATGATCGTATTTAGCTTCATCAAAAAATGAATCAAGCTCTTTTTGTAAAGCACCGGCTTTATCATGATTAGCAAATTCTTCGACGAAATTTCTTTCTCCAAACTTTTCGATAAAAGCTTTTTTGCTCGTATCATTCATAGCTGCAAATCGTAAAGAATTGCCGGTACCCATACCATAAGCATAGCCTTCTACAGCCCTGTTAATAGTCCCCATAGGATTAATGGTTTCAGCAATTTTACCTTGAGGATTTAAAAGCTTTACTAACCCTTCTTGAGCAAAGCTAGAGCTTTTAACTGCACCGTTAGGCATTTCGGGAACTGCTTTTAAACCGCTAATTGCTACATCTTTAGCAGTTTGAAATGATTTAGCAATTTCGCCGACTGTTCCACTAAGTGCACTCATATTCATATTCATTATTCACTTAACCTCGACTCTTTCTCCGCTTCGATCTGATCTTGCGTAATAAAGAAATCAGGATCATTAAGCGATGCAAGGAGCGATGCGTCATGATCAACATCGTCGATATTATTACGAATTTTATCTTTGCGTGTCGCAGCCAATAAACTAAATACTTCGTCACGTTTCTTAGAAAGTGTCGTATATAATTCGATACCTTTAGAAACCATAGGTTGAGTAATTTCTTGACCTGTTTCTGTTACATTCGTGACGACATCGATAACTGGTTCGTAATCGCGATTGTTGATATATTGCATTGCTCTAGAAATAAGTAGGTCGAGCGTAATTAATTCGTGAACTAATACATTATCAGTATATGACGCAGATTCAAGATTAAATTCTTGTTGATACTGTGCAAATTTGGAAGCTATTAACGTAGTTTCACAAATACACGGTTCGCCTACCTTAACAACACCTGCTTTATGTAACGGATCGTTTTTATAAATACAATTTTCGCCTTTACATATAATTGGCATACGTGCATAAATAGCATGATCTGTTGCCAACATATGCATGGCTTTATTGTAAATCATTTTTCCTTCTTCGGTATATCCCCAAGAATTATAACGATCGACATATTGATCTAGCAGTTTTGTGAGTTCGGCTTCTTTTTTTGATAATTCTTTTTCAGACATATATTATAAGCCTCCTTCAACCTTATATATTACAAAGGTTTACGAGCTCTATTAAGCCGTTCAAGAATTTCCTCTTCCGTGATTTCGTCGTCTTCATGTTCTTCTTCGACTTGTGGCAACGGTTTAGATTTATCTGGTTCAGGGAATCCTTTTGCCTTAACATCTAAATATGCTGCTAATTTATCTGATAAAAACACATCGACATTGCGTTCAGGATCTTTAGATGTTTCATAAAAATAAATCAAGCCAGTCGTATCGATAGCTTCAAAGGCAGCTTTCATAAATTCATAAATATCTTCTTCGGTTTGATTGTCTAAAGACATATCGGCTTCACTCCAATGAGAAATGCCGTCCTGTTCATAATAAGAAGTAATAACGATTTCGTGTGTATCTTTAATATCATCGTCATCATTAGCAATTTCATCTCGATCATTTAATGTTAATACTTCATCGTCATCGAAGATATTATTCGCACCAAACGTCGGGATATTATATAAATTATATTGACCGTAAGCATCTTTAACAGATTCTAAATATGGGCCCATTTCACTATCGAGGATAAACTCCTCGTCGAAAAATGGTTCGCTTAATTTAAAACGATGAAGTCGATCCATAAAGTATAAAATAATATTTAATTTATACATATTAAGATCTTTATAATCTTCGACACATCGTTTACATACTTTTTTTAATTTAGTAATCATTATTCACCTTAACAGAAAAGACAGTATTCATTCATACTGTCTTAACATAATATATTATTTACCTGTACTACCAATACCGCCAGTTCTTTCACCGTCAGCATCGTCGTCGTCTGTAATTAAAAATTTATGAAATACGCCTTGAGCAACACATTCGCCTTTTTTAATATGAACGACATCGTCATTATGAGATAATAAACCTAAAGAAATTTCACCTTCATTAGATTCGTTATTATAGAAGTCACTATCGATGACACCGATACTATTAATCATACGCACACCGCGTTTAAAGGCAGCTGAAGATCGAATATGAAGATATAATACTTCGTCTTCTTCCATTTGTACTTTAATACCTGTAGGCAATACGTATAATTTATTAGGATATAAATCGACGTCTTCGATAGCAAAAAAATCATACCCTGCAGATTTTTTAGTCTTACGTTTAGGAAGTCTTACTTCGATATCTTTACAACGTGATACTACTTCAAATTTTCTCATACTATTCACCCATCAACTCATTTAAATCTTTGTTAAGCTCGCCAACAACATTTGCTAATTTCAAACATGCGAATTCTTTAGAAATAATTCCATGTTTAGCTAGTAATGCATATGCTTTATAATGATCATATGTTAAATCAGAACAAAATTGATCGACAATTTCTTGTTCAGATTTATTTAGATCAAGTACTGAATATACAATACTATCGCCAGGATCTTCACAAAAATTAATAATTTCGTTTGGGAGATAAATCACATATTTTTTCATTTACTAATCCTCGAGAAAGAAATACAAGAATATAACTATATATATAAATTATAACAGAAAAGTAAAAAGAAAAAAAGAGGTGAGTGGCCCCCGATAGGGGGACAGCTCACCTCCAATAAGCAGCTTAAAGATTTTAAGCTTGCTTTTTGCAATCCTTGGCTAATACTATTTTCTCTTGTTTATTGTTGATATCTTGAACTTTGATCCTTTCGGCATCGACATGTTCTACAAATACAACAGCCCTTTTAGAAAAAATTAGGATTTCGCCAGGAATAATATGTGATTCCATTTTATTTCCTGTATTTGAAATATACTAACAACGTTATATAAAATAACGTTACTATGATAAAGCAATATAGAATTGTATAGATGGTTTCAAAATGAAAAAATAATCGATTGATTAATTCTGTTAAAAAGATAGCAATCGATAACGTTGTTAAATATGTATTCATATTAGCAATCAGCAATATAATTTTTTAATTCATCTTCGGTATTTAATTCGATTTGTTCATTTATACCATCGAATACTAATACCATATCTTGATAGATATCGAAGTACCAAGTCTTATTATCTTTACTAGCGATGACTCTAGTACAGTGTCCTTTATAAGACGGAATAATATCTTCGAAGTTCTTCGTAATAATTTCTAATGCATTGTCCATAGTGAATATCCTTTCGTTATTAAAATTGGTGCCCGTGGGCTCACCGCTATTTCTTCGGTACAACTCATTATACCGGACACCAATATTATAATATTACCGTGATTTTTTAGCAATAGACACATGAGGGAATCGATTCTTAGCCTTTTCCTCTTCAAGTTGACGTCTAAGCTTTTGAATTTCCCAATCTTTTTTTGGAGTTAATGTATAATCATGATACATATCGTTAACATGATCACATGCTTTTTTTAATACTGTTCTAAGTCCCATAATACAATACCTCACATTAATTCAGAATAAAAATCTGCACTTAAATGATTATCAACATGTTTAATTTTATAAATATTTTGATTAGACGATCCTCTAAATTTTAAAGACGGATCTTTTAAAGAATCGACAAATTTATCATCAACTAGTACATCGACAAGTTCCAATAATTTTCTTTTATTAGGATCATTAATAATTTGATCGATCGTATATCCAGAATAGCACCAAATATCTTTATGTTTAAACCATTCTTGACCTTTTAAATATGTCTTAATAAAATCGACAAGGCCATCGACATTTTCAAAAGGTTCTCCACCAAGGATAGTTAAACCAGATACTTGTGGATGTTTTAAATAATTAACAAGTCTATGTGCTGCTACATCATCAAATAGTTGACCAGCTTCATGGCTCCAATATTCTGGATTAAAACAATTATGACAATGGTGAGAGCATCCAGTTACGAATAACGTAGCACGAATGCCGACACCATTAGCAATATCGTATTCACGAATTTGACCGTAGTTCATTATTTATCAACTACTTTCAATAAACCATTTTCACTTTTAATAGAGATGTGTGGAATTTCATAAATCTTAGCCGTATGATGTTCAATAATACAACCGCGATATTGATTCCAATCATTTAAGAATACTGCTAAATCTGCTTTTGCTAAGTCTTTAATAGAATCGCCAAGTGCTACTAATGGTTCTTTATCTTTATTACGAGGAGAATAACTTTCGATAATTTCAATATTTGTAGAGTCAAGATATTTAGTTAAAAATTCTTGGACTTCACGAATACTGCTTAGAATTTCTTCATGTGTTTTACCACGCATTGGTTGAGACAAAAATACTTTCATAATAGCACCTACTTAATAATATGTTGAACTTCGACAAAGATCATATCTTCGCTAATAATATTGTTATCGATATATTCTTGACGCTTTTCTTCAGCTTTATCTAATGATTCATATACACCAATTAATGGAGAATCAAAATCATCAGAATAAGCTAATAAAGCATAAATGGTTTCGATCATATTTACCTTCTTATAAAGATTGTCGATTGAAATTTCTAAATCATTCATAATATCTAAATAATCATCATCTGGCGCATAACCAGATACTTCTTTTTCTAAACGATTTAGTTCTAATGCTATCGACATTTTTTGATTGTATAAAGGATCATTTTTATCGATCATAGTTATTCTTCCTCGTTAAAATCATTAATATAACAAGTTCGAATAGCTACGTCTTCAGGAGCATATCCTTCTTTGATACGCTCTTCGATATCTTCTCGAGCATTAGCTTCGTTATAATATAGTGCTTCGATTTGACCATCGACCATAACGATATATACTTTTTCTGGCACTCAGATCATTCCTTTCTCTTGTAATGTATTATAAATTAATTTATGAATTTCATCGATTGATTTAACTGTATCTTCATTAGAACAATCGATTTGAACCATATTCATTTTATTGATTAATTTATATTGCGCTTCGTCAATTTGTCGCAAATAATCCATGTCTCTTTCATGGATATCACCAGTACTACCACCAGTTTTGCCTAAACGATTTAATAACATATCTTTTCTAACATATAATGGTAATGTTAAAAATAATACAATATCTGGTGTTGGTAAATCTAATAAATCATATTCAGTTGTTTCTAACCAACGTAAAAATGCTAACTGTTGATCATTATTTTCATAACGAACCATTTGATATAACATATTAGATGTTACATAACGATCACAAACTACAATCATTTCAGGATCTTCAAAAATAGATTTCCATTCTTGAATCGTTGCATATCGATCTAATGCAAAGAATAATGAAGCGACTTGAGGTTTAACAGATTCTCGATCACCAAAATCACCGTTAAGATATTTTTTAACAAATATAGACGTATCTTTGTTGTAATCAGGAAATGTTAAATATTTAACTTTTTTACCTTCAGCTTGTAATCGTTCGACAAGTTTTAATGTCTGTGTATTTTTACCACAACCATCTCCACCATCAAGAACAATAAGTTTTGCTCGTTTATTATTAAAGCTCATTAATGATTCCTTTCACGTTCTAATAAATACTTTATTCTATCTAACATCTCTAGTTCAGATCTACGAATTCTATCTTCCATGTCTAATAGAATCCATCGACGCTGCTCATTAAGAATCACATTTAAATCTTCTTGAGGAGTTATGACAACATTTATTAAATTCTCAGTTTTATTTAACAATTGTTGTAAAATTGAAATCTTAGATTTTTCTTCTTGATTAGATGTGTTAGCAACTTTGATTATGTCTTTAATAATATGATTCATTTCAGATACAGTTTTATTTAATTCTTCTCTTGTATCCAATAGTGCCTCCATATAGTAAAAGGCTGATGATTAAACATCAGCCTTAAACAAGAAATTAAACGAATCTTTGACAAGATTATTAATTGATAAATCATAGTCAGCCGATTCTTTATCTAATACAACTTCGCCACCAAGTTTTTCGATTAATTCATTAAGATATAATCGATTCTTAGCCATCGATCTAATAGCGTTAAGCATAATTTCTTTTAGATCGCTATATGCAGGTACTCGATCAAATCCAGATGAACTATCGACAAAAATAAATTCACGAGAATCTTCTTGTGAATCAATAATGCCAAAACATTTTTCATTATCGTCATTCATAGATAATCCAGTGAATTTAAATGCTAAATTTTCAGCATTTATAATACCGTTGCGATCATAGATTTTTTTGTCAGGATCAGCGCCAATAAATAACTCGAACAACCCTGGATTTCCAGAATAATTATTAACACTAATCATACCGAAGTCATTTTTTAAAGTATCTTTAATATAAAAAGCTTCGGTAGCACCTTTAGGAGCTGGTGCATCAGTTAAATCACCAGTATAAAGAATATTTTCTTTAGAATCAAAACGACTATTCCAACCGACATGTATATTCTTAGATGTATAATGTAAATCTAAGTCGACACAACCGTCTTCAGAATTTATCCAATGAATACCGACAATAGAATTCTTATCCATTTTATATCGAGTATACATCGGGATATTATCGATAAAATTCTTTTGACTTGTCGGTACGGCGTACATAATTCCTTCTGGAATATAGAAACGCTTACCTTTAATATTTTTACCAATATCTTTCTTAATAGAATTAAAGATTAAATTCTTAACTTTAAACGATGCTTTTGACGTATGTTCTTTAGTCGTAGAATATGTACGACCATTACGAATAACATACATCTTGTCGTTAGACTTAGCATTATAAATAGCATTCAATAAAGAAAACTTTTTAAATATCGTAACTTTTTCAAGTTCTTTCTTAACGTCTTCGATATCGATATTTTTATCGTTAATACGATCTAATACTTGAAGTTTATGAGGACGATTCAACTTATTGGATAATTTTCTAGCTCTATTAATAATAGTAGCAGCATCTTTACCAGCATGTTTTAAAATAATCCATAACTTACGATATCTATTAAATTGCTGTGCAATAGGTTCGACACCATTTTCTTCGACATATTGTTTTAATATTCTATTAATAGTCGTAGTATAAAAACAAATACGAGAATATAAATTTTTACGTTCTCTAGCACTATTAATAATCATTGGATTAGATGTTATTCTATATGCACAATAACGTAATAATTGTTCAGCTTTCTTAGGAACTAAATTTAATTCTTTACAAATATGCATTAAGAATTCTTTATTTTTAATAGTATTAATATCGAACTTATCTTTATAAGCTTTAAAAATATTAACTAAACTTTCTTGTGTAGCTGAATTTAACGCAATACCAGAAGAAAGCAAATCTGTAACACGCTTAATTAATTCTTCTTCAGTAATAATAGAGATCACTGTTGTATTAAAGATAAAAGGTTCACATTCATATGTTTCACTTTTAACTGGAACGTATACTAAAGAACTATTAATAGGCCTACTAGACGTTTCTTCTGTTTGCGTATATACAGAAAGATAATGATCTAACTGGTCGACTAATAATCGTTCGACATTTGCTCGATCAACATCTTTAAAAGATTCGAACAATGCCGTTCTATTATAATGAACTACATTATTACCAAATTCTCTAATACAGAAGCCTTTTAATCTTTCATCAAGATATTGTCTGGCTTCCGGCATAACATACACGCCTTCTAATAATAAATCTAAATAATTACATTTAGCTTTTGTTTTAATAGGCAATACAGATTTAAACAAGTATAGAACGGATTTCTGTAGTTCTAATTTAGCGTCCATGATCATTATCCTTTCTTAAAATAATAAAAGGCTACGTACAAAATATACGTAGCCTTATCAAGCATTATCTAGACGAGAAGTAACAAAAATGTAATCAGCCTTTTTTAAAGGAACTTCTTTATGTCTAGATCTTTATTATAAGGCGAAAAGTAAATTTCATTCATCCAATATTATATAAAAGGAACTTTTTTATGCCTTACAATTATTATATTATATTATTAATTTAAAATCAATAGGCGAATAGTAAATATATTTTCCAAAAATCTAAAGGAACTATTTTATGCCTATTAGTTTATTAAATATGAAGTACTCTGGATTGAATTTCTTTAGTACGACCTTCATTCCAGAAGTTATCTCCTAAATCCTTTGTACCGTCGGTTTCCCGATATTTCTTAGCGGAGTAGACTATACCTTAAACATTATTATTTAATCCAGAATAAAATCTACCATTAGATTCATCTCTACGAAGATGACCTAAATTCATAGAATGTTGATTATTTTCTTTAGATGTACACCATTCTAAATTATCAACATGATTATTAGATCTATTTGTGTCTATATGATTAACATATTTTTTATTTTCTGGATTCGGAATAAAAGCTAATGCTACAAGTCTATGAATATACATATCGACTCTTTTATAATCAGAGTCTCTACGCATATATACTCTTAAGTATCCATTAGGTAATGGTCTTGGTGTTAATTGATTTTTTTCTTCTCTTCTCATTTTATTTCTAGATCTTGAAACAATATCAGACCAAACAGTACCATTATCTTCTATATAATAACCTGTAAAATTTTCAATTTCTTTTATCATAATAATATTTTCACCATGGTAGTCGTTGAGGGTTATTCTTATACAATAAGAAGCTTCCCTGCGGATTATCCAATAATTAACCTTTTTACTATACCTGAGTAATTACTTCAGCCATTATTATATCACTATAATAACTTAGTAGTCAATTCTCTAAGGACGTTCCCGCATATAGATGATTTAATGCGAGCCTTTATATTAACCCGCATGTACGACGAATAACTTTTAACGTATTATGATCTTGATTGCCACACTTAGGACAAATCCAATCACCATGACCATCAGATAAAATTTCACCATCAAAACCACATTTCATACAATGATCAAGTTTAGTATTGAATTCCCAATACATAGCATGATCATAAATGTATTGAATAATAGTTTCTAATGCTTCAATATTGTTCGTCATATTAGGAATTTCACCATAACCAATAAATCCGCCAGTAGCATTTTCTTGGAATGGTGCTTCAAAGTCTATCTTATCAAAGATATTAATATGTTCTCTTACATCAACATGATGAGAGTTTGTATAATAACCTTTATCAGTTACATCTTTAATTTCGCCAAATTGTTCTTTATCTAATTTAGCAAATCTATAGCACAAACTTTCGGCAGGAGTGCTATACAAAGAATAACCATAATTTTCTTGATTATTCCAATCTTCACATTTGTCTGCCATATATCGAGTAATTTTTAATGCTAAATTTTGATGTTTAGTATTAGATTCTCCTGTTAATAATTTAATAGTTTCATATAAACCAATATAGCCTAAACTTAATGTAGAATAGCCACCAACCATTAAATCATCAAGAATATCATCAGCATCTTTTCTAGCATAAGCACCATACATCCATAATGTTGGAGCAACAGAAGCTTTTACACCGAGTAGTCTTTCCGTTTTAAACTTAAGAGCTTTATGACATAATTCCAAACGCTCATCTAATAATTTCCAAAACTTGTTAATATCTCCATCTGCAACAATAGCACATTGAGGGAGATTTAATGTTACAACACCTTTATTAAAGCGTCCATCTATAATAGGATTATTTTCTTTATCATACCAAACTGATAGAAAACTTCTACACAACTTAATTAATTAAGCTGGACTATCTCTTCATTTATTTAAATAATAAATGCGATGCGCATCGAGTAGCACGTCTCTACTCTACTTGGTTACATTCATCACCAATAGTCTCTACACTGTCGTAATAATACGCTTAGCACGGTATTGCCATTAAGGATTCACCGTTAGCCCCATAAGGGACACCTGTTTTATGATACAGTTCACATCGTTTTACATGGGCCGTTATGTGTTAACCCATTGGGCCAAATACTTGGCTATCTTTTACTTGTCGCATAATTTTAGCCGATACATAATCAGGCATCATTCTTTTAGCTGTACATTCTGCAGCTAGTTTAGTTAAATAATAATATTTACTACCTGGTTTAGCATTATGTTCATCTAATGCATAAACTAGTTTAGGGAATGTTGGACTAATCGTAACACCGTCCGGACCTTTCATACCTTCAATTCTTTGACGAAGAATTTCTTCTGTGATCATAGCACATTCTTCCTCGTACTCTGAACCTGGTAAAAAGTGCATAAATAAAGTCAGAAAAGGACTTTGGCCATTGCAAGTCATCAATGTGTTTATCTGATATTGCAACGTCTGAATTCCGTCTTTTAATTCTTTCTTGACCATTAAATCAACTAACGCTTCTTTATTTTTTTCATTTTGAAACATTTTCTCATATTTTTGTTTAGACTTTCTTAAATATGGAGCTAATATTTCTTCAATATGATTTGCTGTTTGGCCACCATATTGAGAACTTGCTACGACGGCGAACAGCTGGCTGAGTACTGTACATGCTACTTGAAAAGATTTTGGAGATTCGATTTTTTTCTTATTGATAACAGTACCATTAGAAAGCATATCTTTAAAATCTGGAAGACCACAATTATTCATTGGCTGTAATTGATAATCGATATCATGTAAATGCAGCACTCCTTTATCATGTGCTTCCATAATATCAATCGGGATCAATTTTCTTCTAGCAATATCTTTAGAAATTTCACCAGCCATTAAATCACGTTGAGTCGGAATAATATAAGCATCCTTATTAGAATTCTCATTGATAGTTTCTTTATTGCTACCAGCAATTAATTCTAAAATATCTTTATCAGAAGTATTAGTAATTCTTCTATATTCTCGTACAGCACGATAACCTTCATAAGCACGAGCTACGTCTTTTTGTTTGTGTTTAACCAAAAGATCGAATACCATTTTTTCGATACGTTTAATATCGATTTCTTGAAGCATAAGAGCTTCTTGTGTTATTTCTTCTGCAATAGCATTAGCTATTTTTTCATTATCTTTAAGTAAAGAATGTTGTGCCTTACTTATAGCAACAATAATCTTAGATTTATCAAAATCAACCTTGCGACCGTCTCTTTTAATTACAATCATTTAAAAATCCTTTTAATACAATAATACTGTTAATAAAATATATATAAATATTATTTGATCAAAAGTTCTGTACCTTCAATAACTACTATTAATTCTTGAGAACTACTAATAATAGAATAGGTATCGGCTTCGACATCTCTAATATCTTGTATGATCCAGCCTTTGTCATATACATCGAAACGTACGATATCTTTAATCGAAGGATTTTGTTTTGGTTCTTTACCAGTATACCAATATGCATTATCCGATACTTCGATAATCTTAGTATACGGAGCATATAAATGTTTTAATGTATATTGTTTTAATACCTGTTTACCTTCATAATTAAATTGTACGATTCGTTCTTGTTTATTCCCATCAAGAATAATTTCGTCAGTTCCGGTAGAGAATGTTCCGATTAATCGAGTTGCCATCGGCACCTGGATATCATTGTTTCCACCAAATAATACTTTTTCCATAGTTAATAATTTTCCTTTCGTTGCGCAACTAAAAAGAAGATGTAGTAGTATATTACTGTAATACATACTACATATAGTATACTATGATATACAAAATAATCATAATATATTTATAGTATAATCTAGGATTTTCATAAAGTCTAATATTTATAAGTAAAAATATATATTTCAAATAATTAGATTTTTCAAAAAATCCTATAAACACTGGTTTACTTAGTTATGCAAATATTATATAATAAAGGAAGAATTTGTTTCATTTTATTTTCAGGAGGATATATATGGCTGAAGAAACAAAACAATCTAGTACAGCTAAATATCTAGCACAAGATGGCGAAGATCTTATTAGCTGGTTATACCGCATGTATGAAGAACGACAAAATAATACTAAATTAACATATAAACGTATTTCTACTATGGCAGAAATGTTTTTCGACATTGCTTTAGATACAACTACGATAGGGAGCTACTTTAATGACTTTAGAAAATCAGTAACTCCAATAATGACACAAGAACGTATAACTGATACAGCACGAGATTTATTATTAAATGCTCATGCTAAAAATGTTAATAGCAAACATCGTCAAGAATTAAATCGTACGTTAAAAGAAGTATCTAATCAATTTCTATTAAAAGAATTAATAGCAGAATCAATTAGTAAACTTGAACCACTTAAATATGAATTTAAAGAATTAGCCACTGGCGAAAGTGAAGCCGTTCTTCTTATTAGTGATTGGCATAAAGGTCAAGTCAGTGATAACTACTTTAATAAATTTAACGACGAAATATTCCATGAGCGTGTCGAATATCTTATGAATAAGACACGAGAATATTGTAAATTAAATAATATTAAAACGATTCATATCATGACATTAGGCGATATGATTAATGGTGGAATTCATGTACAAACACGAATCGAATCTCAAGAAAATCTTATCGAACAAACGATTGGCGTTAGTGAAGCACTTAGTCATCTATTCAATAGTCTAAGTCAAGAATTCAACTTAGAATTATATTTCTGTCGCGGTAATCATGATCGCGTCACTCCTTCTAAAGAAGAAGCAATGAATGGCGAATCGTTTAACGATATTATTCCTTGGTTCTTAAAAGAACGTCTTAAAGAAAATGAACGAATTCATTTTAATAAAAATATTGTCGACGATGAAATTATCGTAGCTAAAGTTTGTGAACAAATAATTATCGGTGTTCATGGACATAAAGATAATTATAACAGAGCTATCGATAATTTAGCATTGTTTACTAAACAAATACCAAATTATATTGTTATGGGTCATTTCCATCATTCTAGAGAAGCTGATCTCAAAGGTGTCGAAATGATTGTAAATCCTTCGCTTTGTGGTAGTGATCGATATGCTGTCGATGGACGCAAGTTCTCGAAAGCAGGTCAAAAACTATTAATGTTAAACAAAGATGAAGGTCGTTATGCTACATACTTTATTAGTTTTAAATAAGAAAAGCCCCTCGATTGAGGGGCTTATTTTTTATTATACTCATATAAAAATACAATAATAGCTATTAGTAATACTAAGTTAAATAGATTCATTTGTCTACTTCCAAAAATTCTTTAGAGAATCGTAAATAATAAACTTCATTCAAATGCTTTTTACGATATCGTTTTTTAATAGTTCTAATGATCATCTTTATTCTTTTGTTCATAGATAAATTTTATTGGTATCTTTATATTATCAAATAATTCAATTCCAAATACATGCAATAAATTATATACTGATATATATGTAATAATAACTGTAACAATCAAAACAAATAAAACCATACATATTGCTAGTGGTATCATTAAAATATAAAATAAAAAATCTAAAAACGATATGATTTTAGATCCAACACCTGTCACTAGTAATAAAGTAAAATATATATATAATATGGTTTTATTTTTCGACATAACAAATACCTCAGTGTTTAATAATCTTATATACAGAAGCTACTAGAAGTAGAGCTAATAAAGAATTAAGAATTGAATAGATAATATATTGATCCATTACGACTCCTTTCTGACTAAACGTCTTCACCATAAATTTCAAATACAATATCGTCGAATTCAGACAGATATTGTTTAATTAAAGTTAATACTTGTTTCCATTCAAGCTTACCATTGCCACATCCTAATTTAGGAATCGCAATCGTTACGTTTTGAATATTATGATTCTTTAAGAATATTGTGAACGATTTTAATCCTTCTTCAATATATTCATATTTAGAAGGATCGCGCCAATGTGCTTTCGTCGGAAACTGAACAATATTAATTTTTTCTTTAACTAAATATGTAATTAATACTGATCCAGGTTTTAGTCGTTTATCACGACAAGCTTCTTCATAATCTTTTAAACAATCTGGATACTTTTGTTTAATTTGAAGAGCTAAACCTTTGCCCATTATGCCGACAGTGTTAACAGCATTAAAAATATATTCAGCTTTTGATTTTAATATATTACCAGTTTTATATACAAACATAATTATTTCTTTAACTTTGCTTTAAATAATGTACCAATTGATAATTCATAGTATATAATATTATTTTCATTGTCAATTTCTTGACTAATATTAATATTAATTAGGCAAAACAATATCGCAGCTATTAACATTGAAATAACTGGAAATGTTTGTAATGTAAAATCATTAACCGTAAAATGTGTAGTTCGATACATAGTATCGTCTACGATAAAATACATAAATAGATTAACAATGATAAGATTAATACAATATATAATAATCGAAAATAATATGTATATATGTATAAATTTTTTTAATAATATATTATTTATATTTTTATCCATTATTTTACCTTATCTATAACCATAAAAATCACGGCTATTAACATAACAATAACTCCAAAACTTAAAAGTAGTTCAGGCAGCATATCATAATTATGATTTTTTATATCGACAATCATTTCAAAAATAGTTTTAATAAATCCACAGAATATAGGAATCATACCTAAAATAAGTAATAAGAATCCAGCAATAAATAAAATTTCATATACTTCCATAATCACCACTCCATTCTATATCGACGCTTAAAAATAGTATTATATTTATATTTACGAATATGATTATCATACATATTAAGATTAAATCTAATATGAGTTTTAGGTTTAAAAAACATCATCATTTTAACAGCTTTTTCATAATTAACATGTCGAAACTTATATTCATATTGAGGTTTATATCCATTAGCTGTCGTAAAGACAATACGTTTAGATCGTTCAGGATATTTAAACATAATATCTGACAATGATTTAATATTGTTAACATACATAGATTTATATCGCATCTTAACAGGAATTTCTCCGAATGATCTTGGAATCACATGATCGATTGCATAATCAGAACAAAACTTTCTTATTATATAAGCATTTGCACGCCTTAATTTTCTAATCATTTTAATATCCTTTCACATAAAAATATCCTTGTCATAAAGACAAGGATTACATAATTCTATTACTCAAAACTGATATACTACTCAAAGGAGTAAGGGAAAATGAAGAAACCACTAAAAAAAGCAGTATACCAGTTTTCAGTAATAGAATAATACGTAAGCACAGTATTTAAATAATGTATAATGTATAAGCTTGTTCTGATTGAATCTTATATATGAATCGGATTTTAAACTCAAGTTTTTCCTTTCCATATTAAAAAAAATAGAACTAATACTGTGCTTATGTATTATTTATGATACTAAATTATTTTCTTTTGATGTGATTGTAATATGCTAGCTAACATTCAAAGAGAAAAATAATTAGTATAATGGTACTCCCTGCGGTAGTCGAAACCACATTAAGCCGTTATAAGCGACCCGTTTTAACCATTAAACTAAGGGAGTATGCATAGCCCTAATTTAATAGGGCTAAATTTTTATTTGTATTCTGAATATAATTTTCCATTAACACTACCATAAGCATTAATACTTTTAATAAGATTATTTCTATTTATTTTATCTAATTGATCAAGTTTAAAAGTAATTGCCCACATTTTCCAATGTTTATCACTATCTTGAATTAATATTACTACACTATCAATATTATTTTGTTTTGCATAATCTAATATTGGAATTAATATATTATAAAATTCTGTATAAGTATCATAATTTTGTTTAACATTTTCTTTTAGATGAAATTGTAAAAATATATTATTTCTATCATTTACATCAATTTTTTCACTATAATCAATTCTATCAAGATAAACAATATCAGGAGCAACTCCGTTTAAGCTGTCTATAACAGATTTTTCAACTTTTATTTTATTTGCGTTAGAACTATTTTCAACAGCAGAATAATCTAATTTTATTTTGCCATGATCATCAGAAGAACATCCAGTAAATACAAATAATGAAATAATCATCATTAATATAATTTTAATTTTATTCATTTTTTTACTTCCAATAAAAAGAAACGACATATAGAACTGTATTAAATTCCATATGTCGCATGGAGCTGGCCTTCCACCAGCTAGGCATCTAAGATATTTTATGCTCTTCAAATTTTTGTATTATACTCGTATATGTCCGTTAAGCTTGGTTTTCGCCGGTACATATATCCGAATATTGCATTGTTTCTATTAAAACATCTCTAAAATATAGTCATCTGCAATATTGATACAGGTTTTTAATGTTGATTTGCAACCTTTTCAACATAGTGCTCTCGTTGCGATTCTAACGCAAATCTCTTCCAAAGTGGGAAGTGCTTTAATTAAACTACGAGAACATGTTAATGGTGCACAGGGTTGGATTTGAACCAACGTAGACAATGTCGGCAGATTTACAGTCTGCTGCCTTTAACCACTCGGCCACCTGTACGTATATATGGAGGAGAAGGTGAGATTCGAACTCACGGTACATTTCTGTACGACAGTTTTCAAGACTGTAGCCTTAATCCTCTCGGCCACTTCTCCGTGGTCGCAGAGAATGGAGTCAAACCATTTCAGTCATGGATATGTTTCCCATGCTGTTTTACTCTGCAATATTGGGTGCGGGGGCAAGAGTCGAACTTGCACTAGACGAGCTTATGAGACTCGTGTCTCTGCCATTTGGACTACCCCGCCATAGGGGAGGGTCAATGTTACGCGTTCCGTTCATTTGTATAGAGTGAGTGTGTGTGTTTTAATAGAAGAGATTTTTTATGATACTTTATTTTTAAGAAAGGAGAGAAAAATATACAGTATTTAAATCTTTGATATGTTTATGTTATTTGTGTTCTATGAGCCAGCGACAAACAAAGGATAAGGGATATTACAGGGAGGTATTATTGTGTCGCTTTAAGCTAGTTAATCATTTTTTATTACAGAAAGGAGCAAAATATGATGTGTTTTTGCGTAACATTGACCATGTTAAAAATTGTGCCTCGTAGTGTAGATCATACGAGGCACGTTTTATATACTTACCTTACACATATTATTATATTACAAAATAATTGTATATGCAAGCATTAATAAGTTTTATTTGTAAAATCAGAATATCTTAATTCTACGCCTTTTCCAAGTTTTATACGAGTCGTACAATAGTCTTGGAAAATGCCTGGATACAAATCGCCGATCGACCCATAGGATCCTCCGCGATTTAATTCTGACCAGACTTCGATATGAAGATGTTCATCGTAAGCATTGTTCGTCTCTACACCATCTTTAATACCATAGCCGCCAATGATTCCGATAGGTTGACCACGTTTAACGGTATCGCCCGGTTTAACAAATAATTGAGACATATGCATATATATAATCGTTTTATTCGTACCGTTAGCAGCATTAACCATTACGGCATTTAATCCCCAACCAGTATCAGCTACAGTACCATCACATATTGAAAGAATTTCAGGCTTAGGAGAATCTGGTTGGAATACGACGTCCATACCTTGATGCGTATGTCCATCACGCTGCTCTCCTGGGAATCCTGTTAATTTCATTTCAGGAATATATTCGGCTTTCCAGAAGAATCCCCATTGGTCATTATCAAATTCTGATTCGTAGAAACTTTTAGAAATTTCTTTGAATACGATACAAAGTTCGATAAGTTTATTTAACTTATCAGATGGAGACACCGGATCTTTACGATTTTTAGAATCGTTAACAGAATATGGTTCCCAGAATTGAGTAAATGTCCAAGCGCCTTGATTCTTAATATCGAGATTAAAATATTGCTTAGACTCGCCGCCACCATTATTGCCACCAGAGTTAGAAACAAGTTTATATACATAATCTAAACGAGTTTTAAGATCCTCATGTTCTTTCTTCTTTTCAGAAGAATCTTTAGTCGGTTTGTCGCCAATTATATTAGCTTTTTCTGAAAAATAAGCAAGAGCAACTAATAATGGATTATCTATTAAAGAATTATCCTTAAGCTCTTTAGTCAAGCTTTTAAGACTATTAATAATACCATTAGAATCCGATGAATTAGTAACACACATAATCGCAGCGATAACTGGACCCGTAAAATCTTTATGGAGTTGTGCGCCTTCAATATCTTTTTTCATCTTCATATACGTGTCTTTAGACTTGGCAATATTTTTAGCTTGATCTTCATATCCTTTAATAGATTGTTTAGCTTTATCGACAACAGCTTTAAATTGTTTTAATGATGTGCCTTCTAATTCGATAGCAGTTTTATAGAAGAGATTATTAGTCGTACCTGTTAATGCAGATCCAACAGCATTACCATTACCATACATACCAGCAGAGTTCATTAAGTCAGAACCATCATCGATAATAGATTGACGCCAATTAATAATCGGTACTTGCTCTTCGACCGGAACTAATTTCCAATCCATTTTAAAACCTTCTGGCCATACTGAATTTAATTCTTGCTCAGATTGATCGCCAGACTTAGTTAACGAAGCACCTTCATTAATACTTGCTAATTTCAACGGTTCTTGATAACGTTTAATATCGATAAGATCACAGTAGTGTTTCATATTAGAATATGATAACTGGTTATCGTCTAAGATAACTGATAAATTGGCACCGACCTGGTTAAGTATTTCATACGTTTGGCCAATGATCGGCTCTAATCGAGTCGATGTCATATACTGATCGATTTGTGTTTGCATACCGTCAGTAACTCGATCATCTGTTAATTGACGAACTGATTTATACTTTTCGAACGTAGAATTGCCGCCATAATACATATCGTTAATCGGTACGATAGAACCTAATCTAAATAGATATCTTGTTACGGTCGATAAATGATTTTCAACTTGAACCATACGTTTTTCAACATTACCACCCATAGCGAGTAATGCCTTAGCTGTTTGCTCTTCGAATTCAGTTGCCTTAATTGTTTCACGAACAATTCGTGGTTGATGATATTCTAAGTCTCGAATTCTAAGATCGACTGGAAACGCATCTTTATTATTAGGTACCATACCTGGTGTCGGTACTTTAACAGCATTATCATGTTTTGTCGGATCAAATTGAATCTGACGTTGTGCAATTGATTGCATCCGATTCATTTGATATTTAGCTGCTTCACTACCATATGCTGCGATAGAACTTAATGGCAAACCAACATCGAAACAACCTTTTTCATTATCACGTGTTTCGTATGCATATAATGGAATACCTTGTGTTTTTTCTTCGACAGGCTCTTCTTTTGTATTTTCAGTCTTAGTCGATTCTGTTTTAGTTTTTGAATCGTCTTTAGCTTCGTCAGGCTTGCTATCAGTCGTAACGGTAACTAGTCCACCGTCACCGATTGCAGTTTTCTGAACCTTTTTCTTAGCTTCTTTCTGAGCGACTTCTTCTTTAGGTTTTTCTTCTGCAGTTTTAGTCGTCTCAATTTTTGCACCAGATTCGTTATTATTCTTATCAGCTTGAGAAGTATTTTTAACTTCGGTTGCATCTTTAACAGACGTATCTTCTTGGGTATTAGCTTTTAAATTGGAACCTAATGCCCATTCTGGTACTTGATTATATACTGAAATAATATCGGGATATACTGGTGCACAATATGTTTTACCCTTCGCAAGTTTTTGCATATTGTAAATCGTATATATCTTAGGTGTTTTTCTTTTACCAGCTATCGTACTTTGCACACCGGTATCAGAAGCAGCTGTTTTAGACATCACACCGCTTTTAGCATCGGCAGCACTACCTGCCGGTGGATTAGTCGGATTAAATGTTTCGCCAGTATATTCTGTTAAAGCTTGAAGATAATTATTATATACTTCTGTAGGATTTTCATTACCTTCGGCTACGACATACTGATTATTCCATAAAATATCCATAAATTCTTTAGCTGTTTTAACTTGATGAATTTCTGGATAATGACTATAAAATACTTTATAAACATAATCAGCTTCTTCTTCGAGAGAACTAAATTTAGCCCATCTAGGTTCATCTGGATCATGAGCTTGTCCTTCGATAGCACCTAAGCCACCGTAATTCATATCTTGGACTGCTAAAGCTGAAGTACCGTTACCTGATTCATGTACCATTTGACCGACAAAACATTGTTTAAACGTATCGGTCGTATTATATTTCTTTTGATAATATTCTGCTATATGAAGTATATTAGCATTAACGTCTTTAGCCATCGATTACATCCTCTTAGTTTTAAAGCAAGAGCTAACAGAATCGGCTAATAAATTAGCCGTAAACATAACGTAGACCGGAATGATTTTATCTTCCGATTCACAATGTTTATACGTTTCTTGATAGTCATAAGATTGCTTAGCCAACATCTTGAGAAAGCGAGTATTATATCCTTTATATTGATTTAGAGACGCTTCTAAAAACTTAAGCGAATCTTTATCGATAAGATCTTCTAAATCATCGTCGATATACGCACCGAGATCATATATTTCTTCTTCGGTCGCATATTGATCTACAACAACTTTAGGACCTTTAACGTCGGCAATAAATTGTCCGTCGAATAATAGATTACATTCATAATCTTCTGTATAGAATGGTCGACCCATCGTATCGACAATATCATTGTATACGCTTAAATAATCAGAATAAATTAAGTATAATAAATATCGTAACTTCTGTGGTGTACATGTCATATCATTACGAAGAATATAACATGCTACAGAATCGATTGTATTCTTAACAATATATTTCATGTGTATCAAATCCTTCCAAAAGAAAAGACCTCTTATTCAGAGGCCTTAACATCAAAATACTCACAAGCAGCTTTAAACTCTTCGGTATCTCGAGCTAATAATAATAAATTGATTAAATGTTCGCAGGCATCTTCTAATTTCATTGAGATAAACTCCTATTAAATATAACTTTATATTAATAGTATACATGAAATATCCTATAAATGCAAGAAAAGCACAACTACGGAGGAAATAGTTGTGCTTATTCTCGCTTTAAGACAAAGAGAGCAATACCAGCTGCCTGCTAACTTTTAACAACTGGCATAATTATTATATCGAACATTTTATCGATTGTCAACTGCTACGAGTTCACCGTCGACAACTTTCCATTTTTTACCAGGAGTAGCTTCTTTTCCGACGATGTCTTCTCGTGTCATGCAATCAAGAGAGTCATTAAACTTATCGACAATCTCATCGCGAATATCTTTGTAGTATTCATTCATATAAGTATTGTCATGATCCGGATACGGATCGACAAATTCTGATTCGACTTGTTCTTTGCGAATCTTTTGATATTCTTTCATCGATAACACACAGCCAGTATTAATGTGTTCGATATAAAATTCTGGATAATGGATTCGATCGCCACTAATTGAACTAACGACTAAGTCTTGTGGCCAAATGACTCGTCGTATTCTATATGCATCACGCATGATATATATTCCTTTACTTTAAATATGTATTTACTGTAAGAATATATTACGCCGATATGTCGTATCAATATCTATTAACCTGATAGATACTCATACGACATATCGACAATAGATATGTATTAACTGCTGTAACAATAAGTTTAATCTAACATGTGTTGTGATCAGTTGTTGATAGATTGTATGTCGTTAAATATAAGAATCACAAAAAGATGTTATAGCAGCTAATTTTGATGAATTGTATTATAGTGTTAGTGTTAGTTAAATACATGAAACAAAAAATATATCTATTGTCAATGCTGTCGTTACCGAAATATTTACACTATGTCATTTAAATATTTTATTCCTATAAGCCGTATCAATGCTATTAACGGGCGCATAATGATATAGTGTATTGTTCCTTAATAGATTTTATCAGGATTAAAGCTCTTTACGATATCTCGTAAATGCCATCGTTAGTATTATGTGCGTAAATCAGTAACGTCATCTGAGTCGTAAAAGGTTTTTGAACATTAAAAAAATATTTATACTAAATATGTGTTAAAAATCGTTTAGTGTGAATATTTATGTATAATGATGTTACTGTGTAAATTATCTTAAATAATTATACCAACTTTAGCAATTAACTGTATATACATTCTCAGTCGTAACAACTGTAGCCGATCTCAATAAGCTACTTGCCATGTGGCCAGATTCTTGCTACTTAAACCTGTCAAAGAGCTAGGGAAGCCATTATATACGTTTTCTTCTGAAAAAATAATATTATGACTTAGAGATCTTCAACCAACTTAGTCAAAAGATATCAACTACGAAGTATTGGTAACGACCGGCATATTGTCATTATTAACAGCCTGGCCTACTACATAGAACATACGTTTTATACATCGTTGGCTTTATTATATAAACATTGCGAGAACACTTTCTGAATCAACGTCACTTAAGACAAATTTTCGAAAGAATTAAAAATTTGATTCGTTGTCCTCTTATTAGCTTTTATAGGGTGATTTTCAACAAGCTTAAGTTTAAAGCTACAAAAGAATAAACATCAAATTTTTAATTATATATACATTGTCAATTTTTACGAGAACGTTTTACTTACTTCTTGATAGACTTCTCCCGTCGTTTACGACGGCAGAGTCTTTTACTCCGAAGTAAGTATATTTTTATATAAAAAAATAGCATACATTTCTGTATGCTTAACTTCTCGTACATTCAAATAAAGCTTTCAGACTGTATTAACCTTACGGCTAACCTTAGTCTTCTATACGGTATTAGTGATTATCTATCACCCTCACATTCAATCCTTTCAGATTAAACCGTACTCTCCTGGAAAATATGCTAACTTATAATGACCTGACTCCAAGATTTCGATGAACTTAAAGTCTAGAAACCACCGCGTCGTACTTTTAACCATAGGATACCCTGTTCCTTATACTGTCTTTTGGACAGACTTATCCCTTAGGCAGAGGTCTTCGCACGCTTCTTAACCCCTGACGTTATTACAACTCCATCTATTGTAATGAGTTAAAACGATTAAAACAGAACGTTTATATTAACTATATACAGCTACTCTAATGTAGCCTAGATGTTTGAATGCGTGAATTGTAATACCGGGCCGATTCTACTGAATGAGCTGGCCAAACTTCTTGTTTTCTACTCCAGATGCATTGCATGAGTAACAAGAAATCCACCTTGGTCCGGCTAAAGCAAGTAATCAACTTGTTGATAGTTAGCAAACTCACTAAAGCTAAAGATATGTCTTAACGACTTCCCTTGAGTTCAGGCGAACCCCGCAAATCCGTGCGGTTATTATTTAATTGTCTATCTGTTATTATTATAGTACTAAATTATTTTTTATCCGTCAAGTTAAAAGTTAGAAATTTCTAATTTAATTTTCTCATTCGGATCTTTCATCACATTATACATAGTAACTTTATCTTGAAGATTAATATATACATGTTTAAAATCAATCTTCTTTTTGTTCATAGGCTTTTTAACGAAACTTACTTTATGAACTTCAAATGTCGTATTATCGACAAGTTTTTCGATTTTTTGAGCGTACTTATTTAGTCCGAGTACAGTATCGTCGTTTACATATTCTTCATTCGTAATCATCTTATTGAAGATCTCGTCAGAAGAATCTGATTTATCAGCATTAGTCATAGCTTCGAGACCTTCGTCTTCGAATTCGCCTTCCAATATCTTAACAGCTTTCAATCGTTCAGCCATTACGCTAATAATATTTTCTTGAACAGTGCCTTTATAATATAAATAATACAAACTTACATTATTCTTTTGATTCAACCGATAACTTCTTCGAGAAGCTTGACGCATCGTAAAGAAGTTAGAATTTAATTGATAAAATATGATAGTTGTAAAGTCTAATAAATCTAAACCAGTTTCGATTAATTTAGGGTTAACGATAACGACATGAACACCATTATCTTTTTGTTTTTTAAACCAATCGATACGCTTAGCTGGTGCTACAGAATCTGTTAAGATATTAGCCTTAATACCATTACTAATTAGTGTTTGAAGAATTTCATTATTAATTGGACTATGCTTGTCATAATATGTATAAACTAAGACGCATTCATTATCATGATGATTAACTATTTTTAATAGTTCGTCTAGTTTATTATTATTACCATCACAACTTCTAAAATTAAAATGATCGTCTGGAATGATACAAGGATGGTCTAACCAGCCGGCAATTTTATTAATCTTCTGAGCTTTAACAAGATTAGGCGTATCAGATGCCTTCATCTCACTCAATAGTTTATCATAAGCATCTTTAATATTAGAATCTAAACTACAACTAATAACAGATTCATTAATTTCTGGTAATTCATTAGACATATCTGACATCGTCATAAAGATACAACAAGATGACATAACTTGTGTAAAGATTTCTGGATTAATACCAGGAATATCTTTAACTTTATATTCATTAAATCCTGTACTATCTTGTCGAACAACTCCATCATCATCTATATAAGTATATCCAATACTATTAATTTTACTTGGACGTTGATTAAGTGTTTCGGTTACACGAGATCCTTCAAGTCTCATACGATTAAGATCACCAGAATAAGGACTAGCTACTTTTTCTTTATTACCATAATAATTCTTAAAATTAGTCTTCGACGCAGCAAGATTATTACGGTTAAAATAAAATCCTTTTAAATCTTTTAGTTTAGCTGGGAAAAAGTTTCTTAACATAAAGAATAGGTTTGTAACCATGCCATTAAATACAGTACCGGTTAAACCCAATACTTTCTTTGCACAGCTAGCAATACGTTGAGCGCCCTCGCCTTGCATACTGTCACTTAGAAATAAGTGCATTTCATCAATAATAAAGAAATCGACATTATGACGGCCTTTACGTTGTAAATACCAGTCTAGGCTTACAAAATTAGAATTAACTTTTTTCTCGCCTATAGATTGATTAATTATTCGATCAAGAATTGAACCATTATTATAATATAATGAAACATGTCTAAAGGTTGTAAAAGCTTTACTTAATAATTTATCTAATTCTTTATTACTATCATAGCAAGTTTTAATAATTTTAGGAGCTGCACCAAATCTATATATTGTTTTTATATCTGGATGCTCTTCATTCTTTTCTTTATATGTCGAGATATATTGATGATATGGAAGATATTGTTTATCTCGTGTAACTCGATCACGATTAGGTGCATATATCTTATCTGCAAACAATAAATTCTTTTTCCTTAAATTATACATATGGTATAAGAATGTATCATCCCAATCTAATTGATAACCATATGAGTGTTTTAATAACTTAGGATTTACTAGAATGAAATTAGTACAGTTACGTTTAGAAATTTCTGGTTCAATTTTATTAATATAGTCTTGAACACTATCGCATTCATATACCATAGCATTTTGAGCTAATACGCTGATGTCCATAGACCATTTTTTATTAAGATGCGGCGGACATAATACGAATATATTTTTATTCTTATTAGATTTCCATAGATTACTGATAGAAATAGCCATCGAAGTTTTACCAGAACCTGGTTGAGAAATTAAAAAACCCGCTCTTTCTTTTTTGAAATAGCGAATAAAAGCATTGATAATATTCTTTTGATTGTCAAATAATTTAAAACTGCGTTTATAATTTAAATAGTCACCAAAATCTTTAACTTCTTGATCTAAGCCATGATTAGGATCAAATACAATTTCAGAATTTTCATTAATTAATTCAGCAAGATCTTTAACATTATCTAAAATATAATCAGATAATTTAGTTTCTTGTTGTTCGTAATTAATGTTAGACATTGAAATAATACCACTAATTTGATCATTAACAAAATGAGCATATTTATCTGCGCCAGGTAAAGTGATGTTAGTAATTCCTAATTTCTCAGACGAATTAATATTAAAAACTTTTCTAACTTCAGAATCAGAAGCTCTTAAATAATGATTAAAGAATTCTTTAATAAATTCTTTATGAATAAATGTATTAAGATATCGTCTAGATTTATATTCGACTAAATATTCAAAGATAAAGTTCTTGATTTCATCTTCATATTTTCTTAATAGATCTTTCTGATCCATATTGTTATATTCTGGAATTGTCATACCGATCTCGGAACGATTTAAAAATAACATATAACAAGAACGATCTTTAAAAATATATTGACGATTACTTTCTTCTAATGATTCGACCCATGCATCTCGACTATTACTGAAGAAATATGGCTCAATACCACTATACATATTATTATTTAATATGTTATAAACCTTACGAAATTGATCTCGACCAGCATATTGAAAACAATGTTCGACGACATTAGCTTGTTTAACTGTTACGTTATTAATTTCGATAAGTACATATGTCTTAAAATCAGAATGAATCCTAGAAGATGCTGAAAACGTATCTTGATATTGTTGAAAAAGCAATGTTACAATCATTGGATTTTCAACAAGTAAATCTTCCATTTTAAATTGAGTATCCATTAATACAACTTGCCCTTTCCTGTATTATTAAAATATTGAATTTCCGGAACAATTCGATCGCGAATAATAATATTTTTATCGCCATCGAATTTAATTTTAGAACCACGAACGATATCGCCAAAGATATATGTATCTTTAATTTTGCCACCTAATTGTTTTTCTAATAAATATAAAGGAATAAATTTCTTTTGTACGGGCAACAAAGATTTAAATAATTTCTTATTAGATTTTTCTCTTATATTTGTCGGTACATTAAGAATAATTTCTTTCCTTTTATTATCAGATTCTACATCTGATACATAACTAAATTTAGGAACTTCTCCTGCTTTTACTGCATATATATTGCATAATCCAGGTCGATTATCGATAAGTTCGCCATTTCGTATAGTCATTTCATTACTAACAAACCAAAATGTTCTAGATTTGTTAGTATTGTCATCAATAAATATAGGATTAACGATATCGCCATTTGACAATACACTAGGTGAAAAATCTGCTTGATTTAAATTATTTCCTAAATAGAAATTATTATTACAGACAGATGAATAATCAAAAGATGGAATACCTAATAATATATTTAATAAACAATTATAAATGATTTTTGGATTTTTCATTTCACAATTTGTTTTAATAAATATTTTATTAGGAATTAAATTATCGAAATCACTTAATATCTTAATAAATACATCTTGATGATTATTAACAAGATCTTGTTTTAAAGAATACAATGATTTTATAAATAATGAAAATATTAACATATAAAATGTAGCTGGTGCTTCAGTTTTAATTTTATTAAATTCAGCATTTCTTTGTAATTTTATAAGCGTTTCAAAATCTTGATGCCGATAACTATATATCTTACTAAGAAGCCAATATGTCCCGTCATTATAAAAACTTCTTGTAACACCATGATCTAAGATATTATTTATTTCTTTTACGATAGCTTGTTTAGTTTCTTGATCATAATCAATATTATAATAATCTCGTATTTCAAATAACATTAATGCTTTAAATAAAGCATTAAGAATATAATATTCTTCATTAAAATCTTCTTCGGCATGATAGATTTTAATTTTGAATTCACTAATAATATGATTAATGAATGTATTGAATTCAATAATGTTACCAAATTCCATATATTTTTTCATACTCCTTATCTTGATCGATATAATTAACTCGGTTTTTAATACCTTTATTTTCTAAATACATATTAAAAATATCGACAGATGATAATTCTAATACTTCGTTAAACACGCCTAATCGAATTAATTGTTGCGCAATATTTTTATTCATATTATATATGAAATTTAATATCTTCTTTTTATCGACAATTTTTAATTCATTGTACGTAGTTTCACCGAATCCTTTAATCTTATCAAAACCACATATAATTTCTTCATTTTCAATTTCGGTTTTAAATTTAGATTCTAACGTTAATTTTTTATATTTAAATGTATTTTGAACTTCGACTACTGTATCTTCTTTAAATTCGTTAGGATAATAATGCTGTAAATATGCATTGATATAACTTACGTGAGCATATGCTATACCATGAGATTTATTATATAAATATTTATTCATGTCATATAATTGATATAGCCATTTGCAATTATACTTTTTAGACATATCAATGACTAATTTTTTATGAACTTTATTCTTATCCTTCATTAAGGTATAAGCATCTTCTAATTTAAAGAACTGACTAATAATATTCAAAAGTTGTTCTTGATATGTAATGATACCATATGTATCTTTAACAAAATCATAGTACGGACTTTTCTTGAACCATTTACCATCTCTTCGTTCGGTATATGTTTTAGCACCTTCAGGCGATCGTACAAGAGCTAATAAATTACATAGCTCTTTAATATTGTTAGGTTTGAAGTCTTTAATATATTTCTTAACTTCGCCACCTAATAAAAATAAATCGTCTGGATTATCCCACATATATTCCCATACCTTTTGATCGTCGAAATTAATATCAATATTATATTTTTGAATAATATTTTGATATAATCCTAAATTTCGCAAACTCAAAATATCGAACTTAGGCAAGTTATTATATTGATCTTTGTTAATACAACGAACGCCATCGATCATAATATAATCATAGCTATTATGTAAATCAATTACGATACCAGATGGGTGCAATTGTTTACTTCCATTCTTATTAACAGTATATAATCGATAAGCATATTTTTTATATTTATTTAAAATATATTCAAATACTTCGTCACGTCGTACTGTATCGACATCTAAATCGATATCGGCATTATGTCCAGTACTAAATCGTTCAAAACTTAATTCAAATTTAACAGGATCGACCTTATTAATATCTAATAGATATAATACTAAGCTACCAACGCTGCTTCCTCTACCATATCCAGTAGCGATATTTTCTCTACGACAGAATTGGACATAGTCGTATACGATATAGACATATTCGCACATATCTTGTTTAACTAATATATTTAATTCTTTATTTAAACGATCGACATATACACTTGGCAATTGTAGTTCGTTTAATTTATTCCAACATTTTTCTTTGATAAAATTCTCGCATTTTTCTTTGCTCAAGTGCATACACCTCCAGTAATAAAAAAAGCAGCCTATACAGACTGCTTATATACCACATACAAACTGGCAATTGCTTGTATCTAGTAATTACATTAATTCTTCCTTTTCAGAGAATACATAAACATGATACTCTAACTTACTAAGCATTTCGAACAATTGTTGTCGAGTTTTAATATTCTTAGTTTCGATAGATACATCACCATTCTCACAAAGTTCGATCGTTATTTTTTTAGATTCCATCATGACCTCAGAATAGTAGTAATGCCGCCGTAATAATACGACGGCATATGAACAATGTAAAAAGGATACTTCCTACATTATTATTGTACTTGATATAAAATTGAGTGTCAACTACCAACATTCTGGGCAACATATTTGTTTAGTTTCGGCATCGATATATGCGCACTGATCACAAATAATTTTGCCACATAATTCACATTTCATTTTATATTGTAGTTCAACTTGATTACCACAAGATTGACATGTAAACATAGCTTTTGTCGACAGTGAATTTAACTTTATTTTTCTGAAGGACCAATTCTTAATGAATCTAATATTTTTTTTATTCATATTTAAGTCCTAATGTATTTAACAACTTAGCATCCAGAATAGCTTTTGCATTCTTATCTTCTTTAACAGATTCTCTAGCTAGCGCAATACTATCTTTATATTTATTAATAATACTACTTTTAAATTTATCTAGATCATTATACATATCTTTTAACAGATAATAATCATAAGAAGATGTATGACTTTTGATGAAATAATTTAAATTATATTGTTCTCGTTCAGCAATGTTAGCTAAATCTAATTTATTATCTAACATAACAATACGAGGAAATATATCATATTTAGCTAACGATGTTAGTGTTCGATCAACGCCTTTTAATCCGGCCTTATCTCCGTCATATACTAATACTGGAATTAAGCCAACATCGCTAATCATTTTAGCATGTGTATCATCAAAGTCAGTACCACATGTACATACGACATTTTTTAAACCATACTTAGTTGCTAAGATAACATCGAAGACACCTTCGGTGATATATACTTCGTCGAAAGTATAATCTATTTTATCACAACCATATAGACACCATTTCTTTTTATAATATTCATTATCAGCTGATACCCAATATTTTAATGGATTATTGTCATCAATAGCACGTTTACTAAAACCGATCGTATTCCCATACAGATCTTTGATTGGAAATGTTACACGACCTTTTGTATCGTAACCGATATTCCAATCATAGATGTCTTCTTTGTCTAATCCACGAGAAACTAAATACCGTTTAGCATTATTATCTTCTCGTAAATTTTGAAAATACTGATCGGCTTCTTCAGAACAGTTGTCTATATATTGTTGTTCGTTGCCTTCTGGTTTTAATCCAGTAATTCTACAAGCTTCTTGTATTGCCATCTCGAAACTTGCCTTTTTCTTTTTCGTATTCATCATCCATTGAATAAAGGCTAATGAATCGCTACCATAGAATCCTTTAGCTGGATTTTTACGTCCAGAATGACAACCAAAACAACACCAAGTATACTTACCATTTTTATGCCATATTCGAAAGCTAGGACTACTGTCATCATGATCTGGATGAGGACATTTTCCGATGTAAATATTTCCTTGCCGAGTTAGTTTAGTATGCTTACTAGCTAATTCGACAAGGTTTATTTTATCAGATAATTCTCTTAAAAACTTTCCTGAATATTTCATACCAACCTATTTATTTAACATAGAATGCGTCGTCATGTTCTTCGTAGTTTACACTACTAAGTTCTTTATCGTTAAGATAAGCTTTGCCATCTTTAAATGTCAAATCTTTCTTAACGGCAGACCAGTTAAATTTAACGGTTGTTTTAAAATATTCGTTGTCTTTAATACCTTTAACTTCTTTTTCAAGAAGTTCGTCATCATGCTCGATAAGCTTATCTTGTTTTCTAAATCCGGCAGTGCCTTCAATAAATTTAACAGATTTCTTACCAGACCCTTCTAATTGTTTAAGAACATATGGTTCTAACATAGTTTTATATCGATCGATTTGATAATCTAAACTATTTAATTGTTGTTCTTTAAACATATTAGCTTTATCTTTAGCTTGATTAATATATCGAGTCGTTTCGACTTCGACATCTTCTTTTTGAAGTTGAAGCTTTTTAATTTGTTCAATAACATAATTAGCTTCTTCATGATTAGTAACTAATGTTAAACTTTCATGCTCTTCTTCGAGAAGTTGATCGAGCGTACTTTTTGTTTGTTCTTCGAATGCAAGTTTCATTTTAATAAACCTGCTTTCTCGATACGTTTAACAAGAATGTCATAATATTCTTGCATTACGACAAGTTGTCGAGCCATTAAATCAAAGTCTTCGACATCTTTATTCTTATCTAAGAATTTTGCTAATCGATCGATACGGAAGCCTAAGACTTCTTTTTCGTCGATTAGCCGAATTTGCCAATTTTCTTTCATTATTGTACGTCCTTCCTGATAATATTCGTATGATATTTTTCTTTTTTGTCGACTACTTTTAAAGCAATTTCATCATAACTACCGATAGCAATTAATTGATATACGAACACACTATCGTGTTTACTACTAGCACGTTCAATACGACCATGACGTTGTGTTTGAATTAAATAGCTATCGGCAATGTCCATTTCGATTAAATATTTAGCCGAATAACAATTTATCATTTTTCTGTTATCTTACTATCTCTAGCAAGTTCGGACTCTATCTTTAATTTTAGCTTTAAATATCTTTCATATTTTCTATCAAGATATACTGTTGCATCTTTATATAAAGAATTTAAAAAATCTAGAACATTTTCTTTTTTTGTTCTTACAATATATAAACCATCACATTGATTATCTTTTTTTAATGATAAATAAGGATATTGTTTTTGAACCCATTCCATTAAAATTTTACCATCACATATTGTAGCAGATGGAGTTACTTTTTCAACATTACTTATCATTCCATCAGCGTCTAAAAGACCTCGAATAAAATGTCTAACTAAATGATCTGGCAATCCTGAAGGTTTTGGTTCATGTAAACTTTTATTAGGAATAACTCCTTTTTCCATAAGTGCTAATGCTAATGGCCTGGATGATATTCTTAAGTATCCAACTTCTGCAACATTGCTAGATGGCATTTTTACATATTGTTTTTTTATTGTTTTTGTAGTACATTTCAAAAATTTTAAAAATTTATATAAATGATCAACATCAGAATATTTAATATTCATGTTTAATCTATAATTTTCATATATAGAATTATCAGATCGTTTTCTTTTAAATCTTTCAATCTGACCATCTCCCATTATAAAACCAAACCAATAAGCTTTTTCTTCAGAATCTATTACATCAAAAACAGATTCATCATAATTATGCTTTTTGGATCCTTGTCGCATAGTTTCATAATTAGGAGGAATATTTAATTTTCTTAATGCTAATCGTATTTCTTCTCGACCAACACCGCATTCATCAGCAATCGATATTACTGTTCTTAATTTATTACAATATTGATCTTTTAACCATTCTGGATTTTTATGTTTTCTTTTTATTTTAAATCTTCTTCTTAATCCAGTAATTTTTGAATTTGAAACATTAAGATGATCAGCAATTTCTTTATCTGTCATCTTTTCTTCAAAAACTAAATGTTCTAATAATTCTTTAGTTATATCTTGTTCGTTCATAACAAAAGCTCCTTATGTTAAAAAAGTTAACCTTCAGTGCCTTTATTATAGCATAAAATTATTTCCTGTTCAATATGTAAATAACATATTGTTTACTCATATCTTATAAAGATATTTTTAATAGTCTCTGAGCCTTTATCTTCGTCACCGAAGATACTTGGTTGCGGATTGTCCAATCTTAATCTTTTTTACTATACCGAGGTAATTATTCTCGCCCTATACTATATCACTATGTATAGTTAGTAGATTAAGTTCTAAGGAGTTCCCCGTCAATTTAGGAAATTTAACGAGGGCATAAAATGTTCACCCTCGGCTCCAGCGTTAGACATAATAATTATGTTATGATCATTCGTTTCATTGAATAATCTTACTTGTTCGAATCGTTTTTCAGAATCCATCATACCATTAATGTGGCAAATTTTAATGCCTTTAAAACGATTTTCCAAGTGCATATCCAATATATTTTGTAATGAACGATACTTGCTAAATACGACGACCTTTTCACCTTCGCTAAGAATACTTTCGACCAAGTCTAAGAATAATTCAATCTTTTGACTCTTTTCATTCGTTACGTATTCTTTACCAGCATTACTATCACCAAATCTTAATAATTCATCAGTAATAGCAAGCTCTTGAGCAAAGGTTTGCTTCATAAGGATAAGATTATCTATTTTATTAAAATCTTCATTCTTACGAGCTTCATCGATATTTTTAAATCGATCCATCATTGCTTCTTGCTGCGCTTTTAAATCAGCAATTTCTTCTAACAACTGATCGCTAGCTTTTTGAGTTTTAGGTCCAAGGTTACAATATTTTTGACTAACAATTAATTTAGGTAAATGACTACTTACTTCTTCTTTAGTTCTAACAATTAAGTTAGGACTGATAAGATCGGTTAATTCTTTTTCATTACGACTACCAATAATAAATCCTAGACTATTCTTTTTAACATATCGTTTATCGAACTTGTTAATATTTGTGAACAAATCTTTCTTAACGAATCGAAAGATTCCGAATATGTCTCGAGGATTTTTTTGAATTGGTGTTGCCGTAGCTCCGAAGGTATACTTTACGTTATTAAACTTATACAAGCTTTTGCTACGCTTAGCTTGATAATTTTTAACGTACTGCACCTCGTCGGCGAAAATGTATTCGATCTTCATTGCTAATAAACGATCACGAACTTTTTCGTCGTTAAGCGTTTCATAATTACAAATAAGAAGATCGCCATTAAATTGCTCGTCAAATTTCTTTTTAGCTTTAGCCGAAGTTTCTAGAATACTTGGCACAAGATCACTAAACTTTTTAACTTCATGAAACCATTGGACTTTTAAACTACTCTTAACTACGATTAATCCAGGGCCTTTTATCTTATTACGAGATAATAGTTCTAAATACAAATCGATAGCTATTAATGTTTTACCAGCGCCACAACTGGCTACAATTAAACTGCCATTATCGATATCGAGTAATTCTTTAACGGCAGTTTTTTGGTAATTGTACAGATCGTATTTACATTTACCGATTCCTTCTAAATTAAAATCGGCACAATATAATAATAGTTTATGAAAATTATTTACTTTCCATAATCCATCTTCAAACTTACTAGTTTTTGTTAAGCCATATAGTAGTCGACTGTAGTCTTCTGCAGAGATATTATTAGGAATTCTTACAAGATTGTTTTTTGATATTTCCAATTTCTGTTAATACCTCTTCGGAAGTAATAATACAGACTTTGTCTTTAGCATGATTGCAAATTGATTTAATGATAGCATCGTATACGATGTTACTTACTTCATGATAAGGAACTTTCATACTCTCTGGAAAGAATAAATATCGTTGGCCATTAATCGTAACATAATAGCCTCGAACCTTTTTACCGAACAATGGAGACGTATGTTTTCCTCGCTCAATCGTAATATTAAAATCATCGCAGCCAATACAAGACATGTCTGATTTAAATAATATTCTCATTGAGAATCCTCCTTAATATAATAATTATTTAACATATTTATTATACTATATTAGAGCTTAATTTTCAATGAGCTTAAATTAATCGTGCCATTTTCAAAGTCGATATATAAGCCTTTCACGCCGGATTTATTTTTGGACTGGTACGGCTTCCAAGGCTTTTTCGACTTGTTCCAAGGCTTCGATGTTTTCTTGTACTTCTTTTCCATTTTTACATAATCTAATGATACGTTTCATACCGGCGATATAACTTAAACTATCGTCAATCTGTTTAGACAAAATATAGAAATTTTTCTTATTAATAAGACGAAGTTCTTCTTTACAATATAGACTAACTTCGTCTTTAAGCATATGATAATCCATTACAAAAATTCCTCAAGCTTATAAATTTCTTTACGCCATCCAATGGCATTCATTAATTCCATTTTGCAGCCATTGCTTTTAAAATAATCGCCACACATAATGATGCCATTACATTTTCTTAACAGATCTATGCATAGATTTAACCCTTGATCATAATTAAGTTGACCATCTAATGTACCATAATTATGAATAGGACTAATAAAGACGTAATCTTTACCATGTTTTAATACTAAGTCAGCTAGTATTTTATCGACAGCTTTTTTATTATCATCAGCATTACCATTAGTTAAAAATGGATGACTGATATATAACATCTTTTTCTCGACAGCAACGACTGTTGCTTTTTCGTCATTATTCATATTATTTTTTCTTTAATAAATTAATGGGATATTTACTATACGTATTTTTCCAGTTACGAATATTTTTATTCATTTCTGAGAATTGTGCATCTGTATCATAATATGATCCGATATCGAAATGCAATTGTGTAATATCTTGCAAATCGGTATCCCATGAGCTAGAACTCATATGAGATCTAAACTCATACACATATTCAGAACCTAAATCATAAAAGATACTCTTATATGCTTTAATGAAGTCATCGATAAACGATGTCGGCAAATCAATATCAAATTGATCTTCTAATTGCTCTAAAATATACTCGCAATTGTAAAACAGTTCTCGATCGCTAATTTCAATCCCATTAATAGTTCCTTTAAATTCTTGAATTATTGTAGATTTCATTTTTTTATTTTATATAGAATAACCACATTCGTGTAAATAACTTTCAACATCAATAGATTTATCTCGATGTACAGTTATTACATATAAACGATTAATATTTATATTATAACTGAAAATAAAAACACGATCGTCAAAACCTGTTGCACTGTAAGCAATTTCTTTTAAATGACTTTCGTCAAATTCATAAATATGATCTTTAATAGCTTTTATTGCTATTTTTTCATAATAATCATGTGTAAACATAGTTAATCCGCAAATTTACAAATGCTTTCATCATTTGCATAATCCGTAATCCAAATTTGATATGTTTCTCTATTAATTAAATGACGAACATATTTTTCGATAGAACAAGCTTCTAAGAAGCCTTTTTTAGATTTCCAGATGATATTTCGAATATCTTTTGTTTTAGTATCAATAACTTCAATTCTAAATTCTAAAAAATCGTTATCATATAAAACTAAAAGATCTTCTTTAATATGTTTTTCAAATTTAGATAATTTAATGTTTAGGTCATCATTTTCATCGATAAGATATGTTTTATATAATCCAGATACTCCATCATGTAAATTAATAACAAACATAGATATTTCCTTTATTTAAAACAATAAGCCTCCCAATTAAGGGAGGCTATTATTAATTATTTATTAGTATAAGTTTTAGTACCGTAGTCATCACGTTTCATATGAGTGAATGGATCGTCGTTTTTGTTAACACGCAAACGTTCTGTTTTATAAACAGAATTATCTTTACCAGCTACAGTATCGATACGATAACGCATGATTTTATTTACTTCTTCAAGTTCTGGTTCAAATTCTTTAATAGCTTTAGCCATTTGAGCGTCGATAATTGCACCATTATTTACAGCTCTCCAAAGAGCAGCAGCAAATTCATAGCGAGTCATTTTAGTATCGCCTTTGAATGTACCATCTGGATAGCCATTCAAATAACCTTTATCAGATAATTTCTTAACGAAATCATATGCCCAATGATCTTTAGGAAGATCGCTATATTCGAAGTCTACATCTTGACCTGCTTTTTGAGCAGAAAGATTTTTAACTAAGTTGTCATATTTTTGAGAAATAGCACTTAGTTGCAATTTAAGATCCTGAACTTCTTTAGCGACAGCTACTTGTTTATTAGTAGTCATAGAGCTATGAGAACCGAAACGAACAGTTGCACCAGCATTAATCATATTTTCACCAGTACCTAAAGTAGTACCAACACTTAACAATACATTTTCGTTAGGTTGGTAGAAAGCACCTAAAGCAGTAGCATTTTTACCTTTATAGTTACCGAAGCCAACACTAAATTGCCATTTTTCATCGGCATTAAAATCTAATGGATGCAATGCACTTAAAGCAGCAGCATTAGCACCAACTTTAGCAGCTTGATTATCTGTATAAGATTTAGATTGATTTAATACATTACCAGCAGTAGAATTAATTTTATTATCTAAATCTTTAACACCGTTTTCTAAAACAGTAATTCTACCTTCATGATCAAGAATTGTATGTTCAACTGCACGAATATCGTTAGCGTTTGTATTTACTTTTTGGCCTAAATTATTAATACGACTAGTGTTATTTGCTACATTACTTTGAACACCTTTTAATTGAGATACGTTAACTGCATCAGTATCAGCTACACCAGCTTTTACATTGTTGATGATTTGATCGCCAGCGTTGATACCGTCAGTACCGAAACGAACGTTTTTGCCGTTAGAATTAATATTGATACCATCCATATTATATTCTGCAGTATCTAAGTTATTAGTATTCTCAAGTTTGATACCATTAGAACCATAGTTTGTATTTACTTCACCATTGAATACATGTATGCCATCTTTGGATACAAAGTTACGTTGTGGATCGTTAACTGTATTGAATTGAACAGAGTTCATATTAGTCAAATCACGGTTAACGTTAACTTTGTATTCTTTACGCCCAAAAGCGTTGTCTTGAGATGTAACTGTTGTATTAGTTCCATCTACAAGAGTATTGTGCTTTTGCGCTTCTAATGCAACGTCGTATAGTTGGGAGCCATTAATGCCATCAGTGGATGTAGCAGATACTCGACCAGCTGCTAAGTTTTGCAATTGACGTGTGTATTCTGTTACACCGCCAGCGCCAGCACGACCATTTGTACCAAAGCTTACAACAGAGTCAGGATTGCTACCAGCATATGTAGAATTGCTGAAGCGAATATCTGTTGTATTATCTTTGATATTAGTTGTACCAACAGGACTTTCAGTTACAGAGTTAGTACCAATTGCGACGCCATTTTGAACGTCAGCAATAGTGTTATTGCCTAATGCCAAGCTATCAACAGCTGTAGCTTTAGAATGAGAACCAACTACAGTAGAGCCTTGCTCTTTTGTAGTACTATTCACACCAAAGATTAACTGTTCTTTAGATGCATCTTGAACTACATTATTGTAGCCATAAACTGCAGCTTGATCTGCGTCAATAGTACCATTGTTTGCTCCTACTACTGTAGTGTCATCGCCATTTACAGTTGTATCACGACCAACAACAATAGAAGATACACCTTTTGCATTTACATTTGTACCAATGTTTACAGTTTTGACGCCTTCTGCATGGATACCATTACCAATGGCTACTGAAGATTCGCCATTGGATACTACTCCGTTACCAATAGCAATAGTGTCTTGAACCTTAGTTTCGACACCATTGCCGATACCAATAGTATTAAAGTCAGTAGCAACTCCGTTACCGATACCAATACTATTGCTAAGGTTATTAACAACATTGTTACCAATACCAACACTATTATTAGATTTAGTAGTAACGGAAGTACCAATACCAACACTATCATTACTATTAGTAGTAACGGAAGTACCAATAGCCACATTGTTATCAGAATTAGATTTAACAAATGAACCAAATGCAAGAGAATCTTTACCACTTGCGGCAGTACCATAACCTACAGCAAGTGCGTTGGTATTACTAGCATATGCTCCATTACCAACAGCAACTGTATTATTGCCATTAGTTCGTGCCTGAGAACCAATAGCAAATGTATAATCGGATAATGCTTGTGCAGAAGAGCCAATAGCTAGGCTGCTATAGCCTTTTGCTTCAGAGTTTTCGCCACCAGCGAAGCTGTTTGCACCGGTCGCTTTATTATTGTGACCGTATACAAGAGAATTAGCACCGCTTACAGTATTTTCAAAACCAACAGCAAAAGATGATGTACCTGTTGCATTAATAGTGTTGCTTTTACCATATGATTCAGCACCGTATCCTGCTGCATTTGGATTTACAGTGTTATTAATACCTGCTGCCATAGATGTACTTGCTAAAGACGCTAATACTAAACCTGTCAATAAAATTTTGTTATTCATGATAGAATACTCCTTTTATATAATAATTAAAACGTTAAAGAATAAAATTCTCGACTATCCTGATCTAATGTTTCGATACTATCGACGCATTTATCGATGATCTTAATTACAGTGTTCCAGAAATCTTTAATATCTGCTGTTTCTCCACTTAATAAAATAGAAGCGACATCTTCATAACCATTAAAATATTTACTATACTCAGATGCTTTTAATCGTTTTTCAAATTCTTTAGCATAACTGATTTTAGTAAATGTTAATACAAAATCGTACATGTTATTACTCCATTAAAAAAGCGGCATCTTACGATACCGCTAGTTAATTATTTAATTATGCATTCAATGCATCTTTAACTGTTTTAGATGCTTTAAATTTAAAAGTATTAGATGCTGCAATGTGAATTTTTTCGCCAGTCGCAGGGTTATGACCTTCGCGAGCGGCACGTTCACCTTTTTCAAAGGAGCCGAAACCAGCAATTGCAACTTTTTCGCCTTTTTTAACTTCTTCAACGATAGTAGCAAATACTTCGTTTACGATAGCTTCTGCAGCTGTTTTTGTAGAAATCAATTCTTTTTCTACGAGTTTAGTAGCAAGTTCTTTTTTGTTCATTATTAAGTACCTCTTAAAAACAAAATATTTATTTAATCTACAATTAATATACACTATTACTATTTATTAGTCAACAGTTAAACTGTTTTTTCTATTAAAGAATTATAATAAGTTTGTTTTGCATCTAATTCTTTTTGACATCGATTAATTTTTTGTTGATATTTTTCAATCTTAGAATTTAACAATTGAATTTCTTTTTCAGTTTTAACAATTCTACGTCGTGTTTTTTTAATTTCTTTGTCATTCTTAGCAATATTTTTAATCGATTGTTCGACAGCTTGTCTAGTAATATTAAATTTATTTGCGATTGCTTCGAATGTCCAACCTTCGAGATATAATTTTGCGCGCTCTTTTTGTTTTTCTTCGAGAGCTTCAATACTAACATCTTTTAATAAATTTTTACGTCGCTCTAATTCATTATTGTTAACTTTATTAAATTCTGGATATTCCATACGACATTTTAAACAGTATTCATGTTGAACACTTTGTTGTATTTTTTTACCACAGTGTTTACAAAATTTCTTTCTAACATATCGTACTTCTAAGTTATCTAAGTTATTATTAGCTGGATTACCATCTTTAAAAGATATGAAAAATTTTTCTTTTGAATCTCCAATCAAAAATGCTCGAGCTTTTAAATGAGCTACAGAATATCTAGCTAAACTTCTAGGAGTCGTTACGATATAACCTCTAATTTTTTCATACGTACCTTTAACGATACGAAATCCATAATGATCGGTCGGGCTTACAATTTTATCTGGGTAGACATAAAAATTTTCAACTATTTTGCATTTACCTGCTTCTAAATCTGCTTTAACTTCTGGATATGAAATCGTTTCATAGCCTTTCATATATTCACCTACTTTAAAATTTTCATGCCTTCTGGCATCGATTCATCGATTGCTTCGATCATATTCTCGATATAATCGCGATCACAGAATTCAATATTCTTGCTCGGAGCATATTTACGATCGACAATTTTCCAACCTTTACAAATATACGTACCGTTATCACCTTCAAGATCAAGTTTATCTAACGTATCAATACCGACACTTAATCCATCACGGTCAGATAAATAATTGCAAATAACTTGAACGAGCCGAGCATAACCATAATCGTCGTAATCTGGTTCTCTAAATCCAGATCGTTTACAATATTCTAAAAATGCTGTTACGCTATCAAGGCCACCATTCCAATGAACATAAATACCTAACGATTTATTATCGTGAATGCTCGGATCTTCTTTCCACGTAATAACTGCTCTATTACCCATAAGCACCTCCTACAACAAAAACATGGTTGTTTTAACTATTGCAAAAATTAATAAGTATATAGCTACTAATATTAAAAAGATAGCTGGAACCACTGTTAATACTAAAAATGTTTTATTTAAATATTTAAAAATAATTCCACTTTTGTCTAAAGTAAGGCTATAAAATAATGAAAACAAAGTAGCAAAGAAAAGAATTATTAGACATCCAGAAAAAAGTCCTGTAACCTTATCCATTATCAATTTTTTTTAGTCTCCTATAGCAACGACGCCATATTAATTTATGTGATCGTTCTTTACTAATACAATGTGCTAATTCATGAATGAATGTATCCTCGATATCGCCAGCATTAAAATTAATTTTAATTAATGCTGATTCATTATCAAATATAGTTTCGCCATATATATTCTTCTTATTAGTTTCACATATAAGAATATTTAAATTACAGCTATTACTATATTTATATATAAACGTATCGAGGATTTTAATCCATTTTTTCTTTAGCTTAGTATCGTAATAGATATCCATTACTTTACTTCAAAGTGCTGACAATCATATTTAGTTTCGTCACAAGAAGTTAAGTATTCTTCTTTAGTACATAATCTGGCATCATGAACTTTTGATTTTTCAAGGAAGAAGTCCATATAAAAGTTATTGATTTCATCTAATGCTTCATCTGTAATTTCTTTGTTATTAACATCGAAATTAACTTCACAATATGACCAGTCTTCACCTTCGTTTTGAATGATGGCAAAATACATATGTATTGTTCTAGTGCCGTCATCATTAATAGTAATTTCTACGTTTTCCATATTAACCACCTATTAATGGATTAATAGAATCCCAAGTATAATTATTATGTTCAATATCCTCATCTTTAAAAATATTGCCATTACGATCAACTTCGAAATCTCGTTCGAAGCACATACCAGATTCAAACATATGACCTTTAATATCGATATGATATAATTTGGCCACTTCTAATACTTCGTCGATACTTAAATTCCATGCACTTTTTACATTAGCACAAAAGATTTTATCTTTGCTATCATCATCTTCATAAATAGAATAAGACCACATTTCACTGATATAAGCTCGTTTAAATGTTTTAAACCAAGTATTACTAACACTAATACCTTGAATATCACCATATTCATCAGTCGTAACATTATTACTAATAATGGATACTGGTGGATCTTGTGTGAAATCCATATCGACTTCGATTAATTCTTCTTCTAAGAATTTTTTAATATCATTATGTTTACCACGAAATTTAACGACACCTTCTAACCAATTAGGCATGACTATTTCCTTTCTATATATGCTTTTCTAGCTTCGATAATCGTATTAAAGTTTTTATCTTTAATAAAATTAACAAAGTCTAGATCATCTTGTAAATTAATTTCTGGTAATTCTTTACCACTTCTAATACAGTCTAAATAATAGCGACGGCGTTTCCAAATTAAATAATAAGGAAATTTTTGTTTATACATTTTGCCAGTCGCATCGGTAATAACATATCCTTCTGTTTTTGGTTCTGCCATAAAAATATTTTTAATATAATGTTCTAACTGTTCACGACAATTAGCTTTAATATTTAAGGCACAAGCCATAAGACTATCTTTTTCAGGTTTATAATTATTGATGAATTCTTTACAAAGTTTGTCAGAAAATTTAATATCGATATTAATACCGTCAAGATGTAACTGATTCGGGATAAAGTCTAATAAGAATAAATGCTTTTTACCTTCGTAATCGACCATATGTGTATTATCACTAGGATGACATACTTCAAATACAGCACTTGCATTATATTTTTTACACAGATTAATAATCAAATTCCGATTGTGTTCTAAACAACAATCCCATATATCTTTAATCATCGGAACAAAATTACCTTGTGTCGTCGATTTACTTGCAAAGATAATTTTTTGATTTTGTTCGTCCCAAGAAACAATACCCAAGAAGCCATTTTCTTTTCGAGAAATATGGACAGGATACACTAAATTATCAAATTCTTCTTGTTCGTCGCCACGTTCGCCAAAATTAAAGAATTTATTATAACTTCTTGCCTTAACAGCTCCTGTAGTTTGATCGACGAACAATCCTCTAGCTTTAATTGTTAAGTCATTCCAGATAGCATGATAAAATACGCCTTTATTAAAATTTAAACTCATTAAATTATCTGGTAATTTTTTAGCAATAATATGACGGCTATTAGCAATAGCATTTACTTCTTCGTCTAATGTTGCAATATAAGTACCTTTAAAATATTTAGATAATTCATTTTCAGTCTTCAAATAATCTTTGTTATATACTTCGTTTTTAATTTGATAGACTTCATGACCATCTTTATTAACTATAAGATATTTTAAGAATCCACCGAATTCAACTTGACCTTCTAAAGCAATTGAGTGTTTAGAAGTTAATGCTCGGCGATGACCGAATACTTGAATTGGATAATTAGGATAATTTACACGAGATTCATAGGCTTGTGTTACTTCAAAATCATAACCGCCATGACCATTAATATATTGCCATGCAGCCATATTTTGTTTTGGTAAACAACCTAAACCAGCATGTGTTACGATATAATCTTGATGACCATATCTAAAGAAATAGGCCGGCAACATTCTACGATATAAAATTCTTAATTGTTTCTTAAGATCTTTTTCACTCGTATATTTTGTTTGCCATTGCTTTAATGTCGTTTCTTTAAAACGAATCATACCGTTGTCGTCACGATCTTCATATCGATCGAATGCCCAATCAGCCCAATGAGCTTCATGATTGCCTTCCAATAAGACAACATTCTTTTGTTCGGCAATGTCAAATAAAGTATCTAATACTTCTAAATTTTCGATACCGCGATCAAAATAATCGCCAACAAAAACATACAAATTTTTTTCGTTTTTAATATTGCGTTCTTTAATTAATTCTTGTAATGCTGTATTACAACCATGAATATCGCCAACGATAATAACTTGATCGTATGTTTTCGCCGTATCTTTTACTAAATTACTAAAATCATCACGAAATCTTAATTTTTCTAATTTAGTAAAATTTTTTGGTAAATTAATTGTTTCCCAATTATGATACATATTACGAATTACATTTTCAGGAACTCGATTTAATTCGTCACGATATTTATTTCGTTCGATATACGTCTCAACATTTTCACGTTCTGGTTCCCAGTAGAATAATCGATATTTGTATTCTTTAGCTAGATCACGATATCGATTAATTTGTTTTGTATGCCATTTGCCAGAGCTACAATGAGTCGCATCGATAATTGTTGGCGATCCATTTTCCATACGGTGAACAAGCATTTCATCTAACATTTTAAATACTAATGCATTGTCTTGTTGACTAATACGATATTCACCATCTTCGTTTACTTCTGGAGCACGCAGCATTAACCGGATATCGTCTGGACTTAATACATAATTTTTAAGGCCAGATTCTTCGATAGCTGTACTTTTACCAGAGCCAGGACAGCCACGCAAGATAATTAAGTCTCTCATTTTTTATTCCTTTATTGCAATAAAAAAAGACGGCCTCAATGAGACCGTCTATTCGTAACCTATTAATTTATTAATAGTTTTCTTAAATTTTGTCGGAAATTTATCTAGTATTGCTTGACTATAGACATAAGCTTTATATGCCCAAAAGCAATCGCTCCATGTACGATATGATGTTTTAGTAGCCATACTTAATTTGGTTAGTAATGTAAGATCGACATCCTCTGCACCGATTCTTATTAATTTTAATTTTCTATAAGGCACATCTAATATATTAGCCCATTCTTTTGTTGTCATGCCAGTTTCTTTAATATACTGATTTAATAGCTCATTAGGGCTAATTAGTTTCTGACACATCATCGTTGATATGCCGTCCACATTACTGTACCACCATCAATATGACTAGGATTCATATCTTTAGTATGAACAATACCTTCGACACGTTTATATTGAACACCATAGTTCATATAACCTTTGCCGTCTAAATAAGTAGCTCCGACTTTTACTTTAAAATTTTTCTCGTGATTAATCTTATATACGTCGACACTTTTTTCTTCTTCGATAATTTTAGTTTCGTCGGCTTTGCCACGAATCGCTTCTTGTGTCTTTTGACTAATAATATTAGATTCACCGCCACGAGCAACGTATTGGACTTCTTTAAATACAGTTTGAGGTTCTTGACCATATACATATTGAGTTCTAACTACTTCTTGAACGACCGGAGCGCTTCTTTCATTTATTAGCCCTCTTCGCATATTATCAAAAGTAAGTTTGTCATTATAAGACATATTCTTTTGATCTTCAAGACTATAGCTAGTTACATGATGTTTACGATCAAAATCCTCATATTTTTTTTGATCGACAAAATACTGAAATAAATTAGTTACTATCATAATAATAATTGCTAATACAACCCAGCAAACTATTTTATGTTTAGTATAAAATTCTTTCAGCATTTCAAATAATAATTTAACAAATTGCATAGAGAATATCCTTTTATTTAAATCTTAACCGTACTAATATATTACCATTAAAATTAAAATAAATTATCAATATTCTCAACTTTAACTTTTTTAGATTCCATTAAACTTACTTTTTTAAATTCAGCCGGAATTTCTTCAATAAAACGACTACCTTTTAAAACTTTAGTTTGACCGAATTGTTTGAATAAATTAAAATAAGAAATACTTAAGATGCTCTTAGCTCGTGTCATAGCTACATACCATAGACGACGTTCTTCTTGAATCTGAGCAATGTCGTTTAAAGAGTTCTGATGAGGAAATAATCCTTCGTTACCGCCAACGATAAATACCATGTCGAATTCAAGACCTTTAGATGCATGAATAGTCATAAGGCTAACAGCATCACGTTCTTCTTCTTCGACAGATTCTTCATCGAAGCCTAATGTCGATTCTAATAGATCGCTTACACAATCATATTCTTCTGAAATACGAATTAATTCATCGACATTTTTTTGACGAGTCCAAGCTTCGTTTTGAGTTTTGTCTTCGTCATTTTTTTCTTTGTCTTCTTCAGAGCGATACGATTCGATTAAATAATTTTTATAATCAAATTCATTTAAATAATATTCGATAATTAATGCTGGTTCAACATTTTCTTGAGCAAATTTAATAACTTTATCAAATTTTTTCAAGAATGTTTCAGCGCCTTTTTTAGCTTTGCCCTTTAACAGCATTATATTTTTCTTAGCTTTTTCGATAACGCTAGATTCACCGCATTCTAACATTAATTTATTAAAAGATGCATCGCCAATACCACATTTAGGAATATTAATAATACGTTTTAACGCTTCTTCATCTTTATTATTTAATAGCAATCTTAATACAGCTAGAATATCTTTAATTTCTTTATGATTACAGAATGGTAAACCACTGACTAATGTATAAGGAATTGCACATTTTAAAAATGTTTTTTCAAAAATTTCAAACTGACGTTTAGTTCTAGCTAAAATACAAATATCTTTATAGTTAAGACCACCTTTAACAGCAGCATGAATACTTCTTACGACATATTCAGATTCAGCAGTTTGATCGTTAACTTGTTTAACGTAAATTTTAGTACCAGCATCTTGTTTGCTAAACGCTTCTTTTTTGATAATAGCTGGATTATTATCGACAACAGCATTACTTGCATTAACGATATTGCTAGTAGAGCGATAATTTTGCTCTAACACGTATTGATCGAAACCACCATCGACAATTTGTTTACAAATGAAATCAATTTCAGCACCACGGAATGCATAAATACTTTGATTGTTATCCATAACAGCACAAAAATTACCGTTGCCTTTAATAATATCCATAATAAAATACCAATCTCTTTTATTGGAATCTTGAAATTCGTCCTGATGTTATTATTATTTTATTATACAAATAAAGACTTTTTTATAGTGCTATCTTGTATTTTATTATGATATATGATATTATATAAATATAATATTTTTCTTTTTTATAGCGAAAGGTTTTAATATGGACTTATCAATTTATAATAATGTATTAGAAGATATGTTTAAAGATTATTCTTCTGGAATACCGACAAAAGAAATTTGTCAAAAATATAGCATTTCTTCTGGATCATTTGGTTTTTTAAGAAAAAAACATAATATACCAACTTATAAAAAATATCCAGATTCTATGATGTTAGAAATTGCAAACAAATTTTTATCTAAAGAAAAAACTTTAACTGAACTAGCAAAAGAATATAATTTATCCAGCGTTTGGAAAATTCAAAAATGGATGAAAGCAAGAGGCATGGATTATAAATCTAATAAAGGCAGAAAATATTCTTTTGATATTAATTATTTTAAAGAAATTAATACTGAAGAAAAAGCATATTGGCTTGGTTTTTTATATGCAGATGGATCTGTTAACACAACAGATAAAAGCTGTAAAAAGCCAAACAGACTTACTATTAATATTTCTTCAAAAGATAAAATTATTCTTGAAAGATTTATAAAATCTATAAATGGCAATCAAGAAATTAAAGATTATATTCCAAGTGAAAAAACATATTCTGATCATCAAATGTCAGTAGTTCAAATTAATTCATGGGAATTTTGTTCTCATTTAATAAATCATGGATGTATTCCAAATAAAGTTTTTTCTTTAAAAATGCCACAATTATCTAACGATATGTTACCTCATTTTATTAGAGGAATATTCGATGGCGATGGATGTTTTGAATCTGGCAAAACTTTTATGATAACAAAAACAGATTCTTTTTTAAATGAAGTAAATAATATTATAGCATTAGCATTAAATATAGATCATGGATACATTCATTACTATAAAAATAAAGATCCAAGAGTTTGCGATCTAAAATTTTTTAAACAAGATTCTGTAAAGAAAATATATCATTGGATGTATGACAATGCTACAATATTTTTAGAACGAAAAAAAGAAAAATTTAATTTAATTTAAAAAGGACTATATCTTCATCCTAAATAATTAGGATGTCCCTCACTGGTGATGTATTATTGTTTCCTCAACATCTAGTCTCTGAACCTTCTATGTCCCTAGGCTAATAAATAGCTTACATACATAGCTTGGCTGCTGATTATCAATTATATAAACCACTTAGCATACTACCTAGGATTCCAAAACTAGGTAGTATTTTTTATTTCAGCATATGGTATCTTAATATTTTTTTCTGGTTTTCACCGGCATTCACGCTTACCAATTAAGATTACGTTGTAGCATATTAAGCATTATGAGTTTCCAGCAATTCAAGGGATTTTTATACCACACTCTTACGAGTATAGCGGCCAACGAATTTTAGCCGTAACGTATTTATATTTATTCCAAACGTATTGTTGCACTTCTGTATAGTTATTCAAAATACGAGCAGCCAACATAGTTAGATCATTGAAGTCCATCATATTTTCAGACTCTAATTTACGTTGATATTTTTCATATACATCGGCAGCCAATGTAAAATTAGCCTGAATTTCTTTATCTTGTTTAGCTTCAGTATAAGTTAAACCTTGTGTTTTCCATTGACCGATCATAGTAATCGCAACGTCTTTTAATTTAATATTAGAACCACAAATATCTTTAATAATTTTTTCGCTCTCATCAGCATCACATACTGTGAAGTTATTTTCATATCCAATAAGATAGGAAAATCTTCGTAGCAACATAGAGCTAAAAGAATGATATGTGCAAACTGTAACTGGTTTAGCAATCGCACCAATTTTAACAATCATACGTTCTTTCATTTCGAGTGCTGCTTTGCGAGTGAATGTAAACATTAAAATATTAGCAGGATCGATACCTTGTTCGATCATATAAGCAGTACGAGTAACAATCGTGCTAGTTTTCAGATAGTTATTAACATTAGGCTTTTTATCCTAATCTCTGGAGCTTTCGCTCATTTTCATCGAATAGTCATTTCTATTCCAGCTTAGCGTACCTTTTCATCTCTTCCATAAGGACAAGTCTAAACAAGTGATGGGGCCTCTTGGAAACATTATATTCTTTATCTTAAATAAAGGTTCAGTTTCTACGCGTTGCGCCTGTTAATAACTTTACTTATTAACTTCGGACTCTGATTAGCATATGCTTTCGCACTTAGCCTTCCAGCTTAATTCCCCATTGATAATCTAAGATCTTCGTTTAGAAGTTGATCTTAGACGGCAATATTCTTTATATTTTTTATATTTTCTTTCTAATCGAATTTCTTTATTAGAACCTTTATAAATATATTCTGATATTTTTTGTGCTTTTTTTCCTGTAATAGAAAAAACATATAAATTTCTTTTGTTATATCTAATATTAAAATCAATATTCAATTCTTTTTTTAATATTTTTTGAATATCAATCATAACTTTATTAGATGCTTCTGTTACAGAAATAACAAATTTATTTTGACTACTTATTCCTATATAAGCATCTCCATCAAAATATCCTCTTAAAAAATGTGACATTAATTTTTCAGGAATTTTATTTATAGGAATAGAATAATTATATGTTTTATTATTATCAAGATTTAAAGATAATAAGTCTTGAGACATTTTTTTATCTTTAATAGATATTCTATAATACTTTCCATTTTTGCAAGATATTTTATGTTTAGATTTTAATGCTTTTTTAAATAACATAACAGCTTCTTCGTCTTTTAAACAAAATTCTATGTTTCTAGTATCTTGATTAACATAGCCATCTGCACTAAAAAAGCCTAACCAATATGCTTTTTCTTTTGTATTTATTGTTTCAAAATAATCTGAATCACAATATTTTTTTCCGTCATGTAATGATTTATAATTGTATTTTTGTAATAAATCTTTTGCTAGAGTTTCATCATTAATATTTAATTCTCTAGCAACTGAAGCAATAGAAGATCCATCTTCACATTTTTTAAAAGCATATTCTAAAATATCATTTGAAAAATGTATTTTTCTTTGGCGTTTTTTTCTTATTCCTTTTTTATCAAGATAATCACATAAAGAACCTATACAAAAACCATAATATTTAGCAATTTCTGTTAAAGGTTTTTTATTATCTAACATTTTCTTTATTTCTGGAATAAGACTTTCAATTCGATTATAAAGTTCTTTTGTTGTATGTTGGTTCATAGGAACACCTCCTATGAAAATTATACCATATAAAAAATTAAAGTACAATACCAGACCCAGCACCAGCATTAACAATGAATTTTCCATGAAGCCTCATTGCAACTGGTAGTTGTTGCTCATTTAAGTCTTTTAATAAGTCTGACATATTATTCTCCTCATTTAAACCTTCTAATAACTTAGACATAAAGCCTCCTATATTTATAATATAAAACATATAGCAGGCTATATGCCTAAACTATTAAAATATATAAAAGCCGACAGAATTAACTGCCGGCTTATTTTTCTTATTTATTATTGACCAATGTTATTAATGAATTCAGGAACACTATCATAGTATTCTGGTTTATTAGTATCTTCTTCGATCTTACCGTTAGATACCATTACTTGTTGAACGATTTGTTCACAAGATTGACCTTGGAAACCTTGAGTTTCATATGTAACTTGACCGTCTTTTGTGATACGAATTTTAATTTCTTGCATTTTTAACTATTCCTTTTCTGATTAACTAAAAAAATAAATAGAAGGGGCCAGAAAATGACCCCTTATTATTTATATTATCGAGTATAAGTAAGTTCGATGTAATCTTGAGTTTGTTCGATTTGACCCATGAAATTCATAGCGTCTAATTGATAAGCAAAGTTATATGCTTGATACAACATACCCAATTGTTCGGACAAAGTTTTCAAAGACATATTAGTGCCCCAGAAATCGCCACGGATTTCAAGTTTACCGTCTTCTTTGAATACAAGACCTACTTGAGTTTTGCCATCGATGCGAACAGTGCAATCAACATCACGTTGATCTTTTGGTACTGTTACACCGTAATAATTGTCGGCAAGGCGTTTATCGTCGAAGTCGACAGTAAAGCCTTTTTCAAAACGATCGTCTTGCATCATTTGCATGAATACATTTTGATCCACATCAGATAAAGTTTCGATTTGTTGACGTACGTATTTAGACATTGTAATTGTCCTCCTGTTTTAAAATAAAATATGTACATATATTGTAAAAATAGTTGTAAGATTACAACTATATATTACCTAGATATTTTCTTTAACGAACTTATATTCTTTAGGAAAAGTCCGTTTAATATAGCCTTTTTTCGCCTTTTGACGAAGTTCGACTGCCTTATTATCATTATAGAATGTATTTCCCTTAGAGTCAACAATAACTCGCGTAATAGTCGATAATGTATCGGCTAGTACTTCACTTACAGGAAATACATCTTCTGTTAATGCCTCGAAAGCCTGAAGAGATTGAAGGCAGACATTGATATCTCGAATGAGAATCTGCGCCTCCTCCTTCAATTTCTTATCAGCTTTTTCATTTAATTGTTTTGCTAATGCTTTAGCTTTTTCAGAATTAGATTCTTTTTTAGCATTTGCATTAGCATTAAACTTGATAATTGCCATCTATTAATCTAATTCCTTATTTAAACATACTTACTGCTTCGTCTTCTTGGTCGTCTTGAAACACAGAATAATCTTCATTTTCGTTATCATCGATAAGATCAGTTTCTGGTTTAGATGCATACACGGCAAAGCGACGAGCATGTTCTTCGAGCATACGAATTGCATCGGTAGAACTACGTGTTACTGGTACGATAGTACTTAATGCTTCTTCGATTAATTTCTTAGTCAACGTTTCTGTTTGATTTAAGAACAATACACGTTGTAAGTTAATTACAGTTTGTTCGATTTCAGCACCGGTAAATTTGTCGATACCAGACATTAAATGTTTCATCATAGCTGTCGTTACTTTGATATCATATTTTGCTAAATAGATATCTAAGATTTCACGAGCTTCTTTTTTGCTAGGCACTGGGAAATACCATTGACTATCAATACGTCCAGCACGCAATAATTCTGGAGGTAATTTCGTGATATCATTGCTGGTAAAGATAGTGAGAGTGTTTTCATTTTCATGTAAAAATGTTAACAAGCGACTCATAACACGAGAAAGAGTACCGCCGTCTGTACTATTGGAGCTAGCATACATATGTTATTATCCTGTATATTTTTACATACAGCTCTGGAAGTTTCCTTCATTTTCATCGATCGGTCTATTCCAATCCAGTTTAGCGTACCTTTTCACCTTTATAAAAGATTCATAGGGTTGGGGCCTCTTGGTAGGATTATATCTTTTCACCTACTACGCGTTGCGGCTGGCTTAATTTTATTAAGCCTTCACCTCTGATTAGCATATTGTATATTAATACAACTTAGCCTTCCAGATTTTTTCCCCAAAGCTAGTCATCATCTTCTGAATCTGTTGATGATGACGCGGCTATGCTATTTACAAATCTTCCTTTTTCATCTTTTAACCATGGATGTTTTTTATTATGACATTTTTTACATAATGTCATACCATTATTTATATCATTAAATTCAGGACTATTTAGTATATCATCTAAAATAAAATTATATTTTTTTACAATATTATATAATTCATTTATATGATGAACAATTAAATCAGAATCTTTATGACATTCTACACATTTAAAATCATCTCGTTCCATACATGAAAGTCTCCATGTATTGTATTTTTTAGATGTTCTTAAATAATGTGATATTTCTATATATGTTTCTTTTTCTTTTTGAACGAATGCTTTTTTATGATCTAAACAACAAAAATTATTTTTATTTTTTTTGAATCTGCTTTCTGTTATAAAATATTTTTTTTGACAATAATCACAAGAAACTTCTACTTGTTTTTTCTTAGCAGATGCTGCACATTCATTTGAACAATAAATATGTTTATTTTTGCCAAGAAAATAATCTTTTATTCTACTTAAAGATTTTTCTATTTTCTTGCCACAATGTTCACATTTTAAACTTTCTAATTTATAATCATATTTTTTCTTAAAATTTATAAAGTCTGAATTTTTACATTCTAATGAACAATATACTACATTTTGTTTTCTTTTTAATTGTTTTTTAAGATAACTATTTGTAACTGTAAAAGTTTTTCCACATTTTTTACAAATTAAATCAATAGTTGTTCCTCTTAAATTATTATCTTTATTAAATTTTTTGCAACAGTCAGGAGAGCAAAAATAATGTTTTTTATTTTTAAATTTTTGTTGAACTTTAAAATCTTTTCCACAACAATCACATTTTACATTTAATTGATTGCGGCCCCAATGCTTATCTTTACATTCTCGGGAACAAAATTTTATAGGCTGACCTTTTTTATTAGCATTTTTAATTTCTCGTTCACTTTTTTGAAACATATTTCCACATTCAAGACATATGTAATCATGATATACAATATTTTTATGTGCAAAATCATGCATACATTTTCTTGAACAAAATAATGGTTCAAATTCTGGATTTTTTCTTTTTCTAAATTCAACATCGCATCTCATTCGTTTGAACTCCGAGCTGCAATTTTTACATGTATAGAATATCCATTTATCTTTATTATTTTCCATGTTGAACTCCTGCAAATAATTAGTATTTAATTATATATTACAGGATAAAAAGGATATTTGTAAACTCTTAATAATAACCGCCGAAGAGTTTTTCCGCTTCGTCAAGTAACAAGACACAATATTTAAGCTGTTTTACTTGATTAAGTGCTTGTTCCATATTGGACTCGGAAGCACCGACAAAGCCCTGCATAATTTTACTCAAATTGATATTAACTAACGGAACATTTAATGTATTTGCGATAATACTAGCCGATACAGTTTTAGAACAACCTGGCACACCGAATGCAATAAAACCTTTAGGAGATTTAATATGCTTTTCACGTGCTTCTTTTGTGTAGAACATCGGTAATGTTTTCACATAATCTTTAAAATCTTTATAGCCGCCCATATCGTCGACAGACATAGTTGGATGACTTACTTCGAGCATACTCGTATCGAAGTTTTCAGATTTAAATTTATGAATATCAGCTTCATTAATAGTTTTACCTTTAGCTACATATTCGATAGTTTGTAACATTTGAATATAGGTAAGACCTAATAAAGCTTCGGCACATTTATCGACATCTTCGCATTCATATTTATTTAAATAACGTTTGATTTCTTTTAATGTAAGAGCATCGAGATCGACTTCGTAACATAGATTCTTAATCTTTTCGTTAGGGCTTACTGTTGATACGACATAGATAGCAGAACCATCTGCTTTAAAATTAATCATATTACTGAACAAATACAAATACGTTTCATTTGTAAATAACAAATTCGGTTCGATGAACAATGCTGGCAAACCTTTTAATTCGTTTTCTTTTAAAGCTTCTAATGCCATTAATGCATTACGAATTTGTTGTTTATTTTTAAGTGTATCGATCGTTTTAATATCTTCATTATAATCGAAAGAACGTTCTTTTTTGTTTTTCAAAGAATTAAGATTAAATTCTCCCAAAAATCTTTCAGGAGACAAAACTAATACTTTTTTAGATTCTGTTTCTGCGAAACAATCTTCTAAATCAGAAGAGCCTAAACTACGGTTATCTTCGTCAATAAGATTAAATACATAAGACATCGCGCGTTCGCGTTCAAAAGATTTAATCCATACGACAGGGCGATAGCCATTACCCTTACCCATGTTAATTAATTTAAGATTATCCATTTTCAATTCCTTTATTTATTAAATATTAAGCACCCAAACTAATTTTTCTATCTTCTTCGAGATATTCATTCATTTGAGAAACAAAGATATCGATAGTCTTAATGGCACCTGTAAAACCACTATTAAGCTTAGCAGCAATAGTTCGATTACTAATTTTGCATACTTCGTTGTAGAATACTTCGAGAGTATCGACAAAGCCATTAAGAAAATCTAATAAAAATTTTTCGGCAACTAATGTGTTAACATAATCTTTATATTGTTTTAGATCTGTTAACGAACATTTGCCTTTAATACATTTACTTAACATCGGACTGAACCTCATATGACTAAAGTCATACGATTCTAAAAATAACATAAAGTTATTTTATTAAGAAGTTTAATTTTCTAAGAAATCCTTATTCTTTTAGGCGTGTCCAGATCGCCTCTACAGCATAAGACAGTTAAGTCTACAGCTTTACTTTTACGAAGAATATTTAATGCTCCGTTACAATCTGCATTAAAAAGATAATTATTTTTAGTTTGATATAAGCCTCTTTTAATGCGTTTACCACTAAATTCATATGTTTGTGGATTATCAGCATTATATATAGGCAACTCATCATTATCAAAGAAACTAGCTTTAGAAGTATAAGATTCTTCTTGTAAAATATAATTTATATTATATCTCTTACATAGATATTCTAATTTTTCACGGATCTTACCAAATGGTAGCTGCGTAAAAATTTGATTATTTTTTCTACCTAAATTAGCTTTACTTTGAAATGATTGATTATATCCAATAACTAAAGTACCAATATCATTAACTAAACAATAATTAATGATATATCGACATGTTTTGTTAATATAATCATCAACTTTATTTTTTCTTTTACGATAAATTAAATATTGTTGTTTAGTTTCTCGCTTAATATTTTGCTTATCTTTTATAGATTGTAATTTTGCATTTTGTTTATTAAAGAATTGATTAACAGATTTTAACTTTCTTCCATCAATAATAAAAGATTTACCTGTGTTAGTAACACAAGTACACAAATTATTAATTCCTAAATCAATAGCCAGTGCATTGTTAATATTTAATTGTATATTTTCTTCTTTAATTTCATATGTATATTGAATCTCGAAGAACCTAGCATTAAATTTAGGAATAATTTGTATTTCTTTTATTTTTTTACCTTCTAATATTTGAGGAATTTTAATTTGAATTTTAGTTTCATATTTTTTCTTAAAAGTATTAGAGTATGGAATTGTTAAAATATTATCTTTTCTTAATCTAATTTGACCAATAATTAAATTTGAATAATCATTTTTAGGCAAATATTTAGGCAATTTAATATGTTTAAAATTATATTTACCTTGTTTTGCTAATTTAATTAAAGCAAAAAATGACTTAAACATTGCATCAACATCTTTAAGAGTTTGTTGAGCCATATTAGAATTTAACAACTTATAATTTTCAGAATTTTTTAATTCATGATAATTAGCTTCATATCTTAAATATTGTTTTTCTTGAAAATAATGTTGTCGAATATTATATATTGCTTGATTGGTTAAATTCTTAGCTGTTCTACATAATTCTCTTAAAATATTATATTCTTTTTTCGTTAAATGTTTTACTTGTTGTTTTATTACTAAATACATTGTAATCACCTCGCTTTCTAATATTATATTACGAGATAATTATAACATATTTTTACTATAAAAACAAATTTTCAGTAAAAATTTTCCAGGACATTTTTAGAACCATATTTCTAAAATCAATTAGAGATCTCGTTCAATCAAAGACGCTACTCTTTGACCGGCACCATTACGTGCACCTTGCATTTTCATGCAAGCACAGACTATATCTTATCCATATTACTTTCGTAACTTAGGCGACACCACTTCCACTATCAATTACTTATAGTGTACGACCCTCACGAGGTCTAGTCGTTGAACCTTTCCTTAACAAAATATTAAGGCTTGGCTGCTGATTGTCCATTACAAATAACGCTTAGGATTTAACCATACGTCATCTCAGAGATTTGTTTCTACTTTCGTCGCCTGATACAAAATTTTGTACCGGCACTCTGAGCTTTAGGAGTTTCCAGCAATTCAGTGTCTTTGTTGGACGTGTAAGAACGTCACTACCTACTAGTTTCCCAATAGGCTTACTAGTTTGCTAAAATGTGTCTCACGATTAAAATCACAAGTATTATTTTAGCGCCTTAATAACATCTTCATCCCAATTTAAATGTTCAGTAATCGTTTTTTTATTATCAGCACTAGTAATGCTAAAATTTAATACAGCATCATCTTCATCGATAGTCAAATCATATTTGATAGAAAAGTCTTTTTTATCTTGATCTAAAATTAATGATGTGCTAATTAACGTTTCTTTAATATTAATTACGTCGGACAAATTCAGCCCCTCCATCTTCACGAATTTTCATATCGATAATATCTTTTGTGATGCGATATGATTTAAAAATATTATTGTCTTTAGTATACTTACTAAAGTCATGAATCAATTGATTAGAACTACCGACAAAACTATATAACGGAACTGTTTCTGTATCATCATAGATACGTTGGTGTTCATCATATACACCATCGACTAACATATCGATGTTATAAAATAACTCGATATATTTATCGACATCGTCGAATTTCCAAATATCTTCTAATGATTTCCATGTGATTACAATAATATGATAACCGTTGGCTTTTAGTTCTTTACATAATTCAACTAAGCCATCGATCTGATCGGTAGGTTCACCACCGACAATCGTAACACTTTTAACAGATCCCATATCGTTTAATTTACGAACTATTAATTTGTGATCGATCATACTACCTGTATCACTTTGCCATAGATCATAGTTAAAACAACCTTTACATGGAGTACCGTCCATAGCACGTTGACAACCGGCGAAGTATAATTCACTTCGTAAGTTATCGTGCATCGACGGGCCAGCCGTTCTAATGTTAATTCGATAATCGTACAAATTAATTAACATTTTCTCTCCTATACTAATAAAAAAAGACCAAGCCCTTAACGGACTTGATCTTTCGTTACGACATGTTTACAGTTATGACAACGATAAACATCCGCATCTTTTAATGCAGTATATTCATTTTGTCGTGGGAACATTTTGAACTCAAATAACTCGACCTTTTCGAATCGTCGATTCCCGCATCGAGGACATTTAAAATATACTTTATCCTCTGGATCTGAGATAATCATTATTCCACACTTTCTCTTTCAATATATAATACCAACATATTTAAGAATTTGCGATCACTTAAAGCTTCTTTTGGACTAATATTATTATTTTCTGCAAACTTAGTAACGATATCACTAAAACGTTTACCATCCTGAGCTTTATATGCTTTAAGTTTTTTCTTATTGATAAATTCTTTAATATTGTCGAAATTATCATCTTTAAATACAGCTATATTTAAGTTAGCAGCACAGCCTTTTAAAGCACTACTTACAGCAGATTTATATCCACTTGAATAATCCATACGGTTATTTTTATCAGATTTACGAACACAATTACTGCCAATATCTTCTTTAATAATTTGTAAAGGAGATCCGTCTTCGTTTAATGTATTAATAGTTAAACGACCGTGGGCATAGAAATATGTGTCTTCTAATTTACTATCAGATTTTTCTTGATTATAAGCTAGATATGTTTCTGACCAAGTACGTACTACTTCAAAAGACCAGTTGCCATTAAACAACTCATTAAGAATCATAGTAACATCATCGATACTTAAATATGATGCGCCTTGATTTACATACTTATTAGACTTAAAAAAGTCTTGAGTAATATTTCTTGTTTGAAAAATTTCTTTAAGTGTTAACATAGAGAAAGCTCCTTTTAAAATACTTACATTGTTTATACAACTATTATATCTTAAAAGAAGCTATTTGTCTACTTATTTAGTACTTTAATTGCAGCAGATGCTGTCACTAATAAATCTTTTTTAAAGCGAACTTGATCAATAATCCCTTGCAAGAAATTCAAACGACTACGTGTTTCAGCAATCAAATGGAATAAATTAATGGTAGTCTTATCGATCTTATATTTTTCAGCAGCAGCAACACCATTGGCTTTACGTTCTGTTTCATTAGAACCTTTAGCATTCGTTGCTTTAATAACAGCTAGAATACCATCTTCTTTGTTCGTAAGATTTTCAAGACCAGTTTTAGTTTCCATGTATTTATCATAGATAGAACTATACATAGAATCTAAGTCAGCTGCTACATGTAGAATAACGTTAGGCGGAATATTTTCTTTAATTTGAATACCAGACATTTTAATCAAGGTATCGTTTTTAAAACGTTCCCATTCATCGTCGGCTACAGGATTTACGATAAAATCGCTAATACGATTGAATGTTTCGCCTGTCGTTTTAATCTTCTTAATTGGCTCGACAGCAGGCTCTTCTTTGTCTTCGTTGTCTTCAATAACATCTTCCTGTTTATCTTCCTTAACAGATTCTTCGTTAATTTCTTCTGTTACTTCTTCTTTAATAGTAACAGTATCTTCATCTGTAATAAGATTTGATTTAGATTCTTCTTTAAGTTCAGTATCTAGACCAGGTACTTCTTCATTTTCGATTTCGTCAAATAAATCAAAATCTTTATCTAATGGCATTATTTTTCCTCCATAATTTCTTTATATAGTGCACTACACGTTTCGATATCTTTAATTAGAATAGATTCGGCTTCTTTCTTCATCTCTCCTTCCAATTTTTTAATATAGTTAACACTATACATTGGGAAGAATAAATGACCCATATTAGTAAAAGCCGTACCTCTATCTTTTAAGATAGTACTATCTTCTTTAAACATATGTAAAGAAATATTCCCGAACAGGATAATTAGTTTAGGATTAACGCAATCGATTAATTCATATAAATATCGTCTAGCAATTTCTTGCTCTTCAAGATTTGGCGCACGATATTTAATTTTATCTCCAATCGTAACGAATGGAGTATATGGTAAACAATCGATAACAGTATTACCTTTAATCGGAATATTCTTATTTAATACCTTGAACACTGAAGCATATACATGATCCTTATTAAATACCGACGTACTTTCTGGATACGGATCTTTGATAATTAAAATATCGCTACGCTTTTCAGGTTCAGAATTGATAGGAAGCAGTAAATTTTGCTTTACATATTCTGGAACAGGATATTGTTTATAATTTTCTAAATATTCGTTCCAGATACGTTCGGCATGTTTACTACGAGCTTCATTTAGAAGGGTCATTTAATTTTTCCTCCAATAATGCCTTCTCGGCTCTCAATAAATTGTTTTCGGCTATAGCTTTATCTCGTTCGAGATTAGCTAATCGTATTAGATGATCAGCATTATTAGCCTTTCTCCGGTCCTCAATCATAGTTTTTATCATTGACATAATGATTTCTTGATCGACGACAACAAATACATCGTCTTCACTTTCGTGAAAACAAAACTTCAAGTAGTAGAATTCTCGATCTTGAGATTCTCGTTTCAATTTATCGAGCCATTCTTTATGGATCGTAAATGTTTTCTTTCCGCGAGCTTTTTCAGCTACTTGAGTTTTTAATTCTTCGCTAACGTTAATAATACCCTTAATTTCTTGATCGCCTTTTATCTTACCAGCTCCACTATTAGGAGTCATTCTATTAACGACATCGTTAACTAAAGCTTCGTTAGCATTATGATTCTTCAACTCAAACTTAGAGCCCATCCGTTTGTCCGGACGGGCTTTAAATTTAGTTTGTTTTAATTTTTTCTTACTTAATTCAGAGTCATGTTTAATACATTCTGTACATTTACTTCCCGTAATCGTAAGACATGTATACCATTCGTCTCCGAATAAACAATTAGCCATTAGTAGCCTCTTCAGCTTCTTCGGCTAATTTTTCTTGTTCTTTAATTTCGACAACTTCTTCTTCGCTAAGAGTTTCGAAGCTACCATGAATTAAAGATTTAAGCTTTTCAAGCTTGTCAGGATTAGCTTTCATGTCTTCTCTGAAGGCATTACGACCATTCCATTTGTCAACAATTTCTCCAGTTTCTGAATCGAGTTGTTGCATCCAGGCACCAGCTTTATGAATAATACCTAAATCGATTAATTCATCGAGAGTACTAAGAATTTGTTCGATACCTTCACCAAAGATTGCATAGTACGTAAACTTACGATATGGAAACTCTCTCGGAATGCAGTGATTTTTAGTAATCTTACAATTAATTTTAATGCCGTCTTCTTTTCCAATAGGATCAGTATCTAATACACTAGCCTTACGCATTTCGACAGTTAGCATACTGGCTGTACGAATAGCACGACCACCAGCTAGAATTAAATTGTCCCCATACATACTAAAGCCACCGATATTAGTCGTTAAATGTTGAATTAATACCATCGCTGTTTTATATTGTTTAATTAGTGGTACAAATTTACCCATCGCACGGCTATTCATACGAGCAGCAGCACCAACATTAACTTGCTCCATCGATTTATTCATTTCAGATTCTGGAATCAATGCTTTTAATGTATTAATACAAAATAAATCGATAACACCAGTCTGTAATAATGCTTCGGCTTGATCTAAACATTGTTCAGCTGAATGATTTCGATCGAATTGAATAAAGAAAAATCGTTCTGGATCGATACCAAACTGATTTACCATATAGTCCAAGTTTAATGATGCTTCACTTTCTAACCATAAAGCAAAATGGCCTTCCGGATTTTCACGATGCATTTTGCCAATAGTCTCAAGAATTAAGCTCGTTTTGCCACTGTCGGCCTCGCCCGCAATAATGCAAACATTACCTTTTGGGATACCACCGCCAGTTGCAGAATTAAAATTAACTGATGGTGTTGGAATAAATTCGATATGAAGTTGTTCTTGTACTTCAGGATCTGTTAATTTACCAACAATAATACCATCATTTTTCTTGCGAAGATTTGCCATAACCAATTCGATACGTTTTCTGCGTTCTGCATCAGTTACTTTAGCCTTATCTTCGACAATGACTTCTGCTTTTTTTCTTGCCATATAAACCCTCCTATTGTCTATTAGAAATAGTATTAAGTACTTTAATTGCCGTAGCTACATCTTGATCGGCTTTGCCATTTTTGGCAAGCAAATTATTATAGTCTACTAAGTACTCTAATACTAACATAATAATAGGTTTAATAGCAACATCTTTTTGTACGTCTTCGGCAATCATTAAATTATTAATTACTTTTAAAAAAGTGCTAATAATAGCTTGATTCTTTTCGGTATTTGTTCCCTGTAATGTCTGAGAGAACATACCGACATACGAAGCCAAAGACGTTTCTAAATTAGCTGTATCCATTAATATGTTATACCTTTAACTAATTCATAATTAGTAAATACTTTTCCTTTAAATTTAGGATATTTTTTAAACATTCCGTTATATTTTTTAACGTAATCTTTAAAATCATATTCGTTTAATAAATATATATAATTGTCGATACCAATAATCGAATTATTTAACTTATTTAAAGAAACAATCAATTTAATAGGGATATCTTTGGAGATAGGTTTCGGCAAATTACCTTTTCTTCGATGTGGGGCATCGTCGATAACCTTAATTTCTCCACGATCGTTAATAATAAGCAGGCTATTAAGTTCTTGTTCATAAAAACGATTAAGAACTAATTTAATTTCTTCGCCGTTACTTAGTTTAACAAGATTCTTTTTGCCAGAACTTTCACGTGTCGTACGTAAGTTCATTGGCTTAAATTCGATATCGACTAAAAGAATTTTATTATGTGTCGTGACGACGTAGAATAAATTTGAGTATAATGGTTCGATTGCCACAATTTCATCATCATTATCAGATAATGTGATGATTTTTTGTTTTCGTTTAATGTCGAACATCTCGCCATTAACTACTTTATACCAGCCTTGCTTAGTAACGATTAGATATCGCATATGCATATTATAGTTTAAATAATTGTTTAATCGTGTGTAAAAATAATATACACGATTTTCTATTTTAAGATATGTATCGGGTTCTTTTGTTACACGATATAACGAATCTTTTTCGAATCGTACGATCGGTTTACGAAGATTGATCATGGTAACACCTGAATATCTCTTACGAGAACTTCGTATGTTGTTTTCGTACATTGTTCTTTATGATCGTAATATTCGCGATTAACAAATTTACCGATAACTTTAATATTAGTTCTAAGTTTCATATCTCGAAATAGATTAGCATTTAAGTTATGACCAACACAAGGAATGAAGTCATGAACCGTATCGTTATTACGTTTAACAGCAATGATCACGCTACAGATATTATGACTCTTTTTATTAATGATTTTACTTTTCTTACAAATAAAACCAGTTAATACGACTTCGTTATAATTATTAACTTGTCGATTGCCTTGTGTAATGAAAGCAAATACGCTTAATTTGCTTTTATCATTATCTTGTTTAAGATTTTTTGTTCGTAATTCACCGTACAAATTTACGTGTGAATCTTCTTTTAAATTATATACCTGTTTCACATTATCTTTAAATTGAACAGGTACTTTAATATGTTTCTTTTCAATATTCATACTAACGTTAGCAGAATATATATCTTGACCAGAACGTTCTGTATGAGATTTTTTAATATCACACAGCGTTCCGGCAATATTAATGAAATTATTCACAAGGTTTAGCCCTTTCGTAAATATTTCTTAAATCGTAAGGTTAAGTTAGATTTTTTATCGACATCGGTACGCGAAACAGACAAATTCCATTTTGTCATATCGATTGACGGAAATCTAACGTCTCCTACTTTAAAATCGTCGACTTCTGTTATATATAAACAGTCGGCATACGGTATAAATTGTTTATATATTTCACCGCCACCAATAATATAATAGTCTACATTCGGATCGATGGCCTCTAGAACGTCATCGATACTATTAAATGAACGAGTTTTATTAAAACTCGAATCTCTGGTAATGACCCAATGTTCACGGTTAGGTAATAAGCCAGGTAAGCTTTCAAATGTTTTACGACCCATTATGATTACATGGTTAACGGTTTTGCGTTTAAAAAATGCTAAATCCTTCGGAATATGATATAGCATTTTATTATCTTTACCGATATAATCGAAGTTGTTTTTACAAACAATCATATTAATCATACGGCAACCTCAAATTCAATTTTGCCACTATGTTTATAATCTTTAACTTCAAAACAATTAGCATCGAATTCATAAAAACTGTCGAAGCCTTCTTTTAACGTTACTTTTGGTAATACATATGTCTTATTAGCTAATTGCTGAACGGCGCCTTTTAAATGATTTTCATATACGTGACAATCATTAATCATAACGGTAAATTTACCAGGTTTCAATCCGCTAGTTTTAGCTAATACTAATACTAACATAGCATATTGTGCAATATTATAGGGATTTCCAATGCAAAAATCATTTGATCTGATATTGAGCAAGCAATGCAATTTACCATCGGTAACATTCCATTCAGTTAAGAATGCACATGGTTGTAATGCCATATCGTTAAGATCTTCGACATTCCACAAACTAACGACCATGCGTCGACTATCACGATTATAATGTAAATCGTAAATTAATTTATCGACTTGATCCATGTAGATTTCGCCATTTTTACCGACACGATAATCACTAATTTTGCCATCTTTTTTAAGCTTAAAAGCATTTTCAGCATTAATGTCAAAATACTTATATTGTTTTGCTAACTGATAACCATACGCTTTGCCGATAGTACCGTCAGTACGTTTCCACTCGTTCCAAATTTTAACGCCGTATTTTTTATTTAATACATTAACGTCGTTAGATTTATCTTGCCAAATCCATAACATTTCTTTTGTCGCTGTTTTAAGACCGACAAATTTACTAGTTAATAATGGAAATTCTTTTGATAAATCAAAAGACATACGCTGATGTGAAATACTATACGCAGCAGTACCTGTACGGTTTTCTTTACGAACACCATTAGCAATAATATTAGTTAAAATACTTAAATATTGTGCGTCGACGTTATTATTATAAGTATTCTTAAAATAATTACGCAAACCGCAAATCATATTTTTAAACATAAAAACCTCTAATAAACGTGATCTTCATCATCGATCAAATCATAGTAACGATACAAAATACCTCGAGCCGTTTCGCCAATCGTCTCGGCTAATGATACGTCTTGATTAAAATCGACTTGTGCTTTAAATCCCCTAGGTTTTACTAGTAGTTTACTACTAGCGATATAAGAATCGACACGACCACGTAAACCAGAAGTACCAACTCTAAATACAAACTGGAATATTTTATCGTCGAATTCGACTTGAATAGGTTCACCAAATTTTCCTTTAGCAAGTTTTTCGCCAACATATTCTGAAATTTGATTTAGATTACTTCTAAGTTCATTATCTAATTTAAAAAATTTCTCCCAATCTTGTATCTGGGAATCGATATGCTCTAATTGATCCATAAGCGTACCTCTTTGATAAATATAAAAATAGTGGGCATACACTGCGTATACCCACTATAATTATATCATACGATGGCCAACTTAACAATTAGATATCGAGAACGTCGTCGTCATCGTCTGTTGTCTTATTAGCTGGTGCATCGCTAAAATTATCGAAGTTAGATTCGCTATTACCACCAGAACGATGATCTTCAAAATAGAATTCATCGACAATAATGTCATTAGTATAAACAGTATTACCATTTTTATCTTCATAAGTTCTGTTTTGCAAATGACAAGCAATCAAGAATTCTTCGCCACGTTTTACGTGTTTACCAATGACATCAGCATTAGAACCATAAGCTACTACACTGAAGATATCTTCTGGATAATATTGTTCGTCTTTTGGTTTCCAGTTACGACGTACAGACATTTGGAAATTAGCGAAAGAGCGTTCATTTTCGCCATCGCCAAAACGCACATCAAAACGGAATTTTTCACTTGTAGGAATACGACCTTGTAGAATCAATTTGTTCATAGACATAATAAATAGTCTCCTTTTCTTAAATAAAATTATTTAAAATATATCTTAAGCATATATTATGCTTTAAGAACTGTTAAAATGGCTTCGATATTATAGCGATTCAATTGAGAAATATCGTGCAATACTCCGCCAGAAATTTCTTTCATCTTTTTGACAATTTGATCTTCGTTATAGCGTGCTAATTCTTCACGTAATGTTAAATAATGTGCTAAATTGTCGACATAGAAAGGCGTAATTTCTTTAAAAGACATGCCTTTGTCGGCATCGTCTAAAATTTCATCGAAATACTTACGCAATACAGCTTTATTGCCTTCGGCTTCTTTTACAAAAGCATTAATCTTCTTACGTTGTGGCGTAAGTTTAGCTTTTGCTTCAGGATTAGATTCGAATGTTTCTTCACGTTTAAATTCAGATACATAACAATCTAATTGAGATTCGTTAAACTCTAAAGGTTTTGTTGTTTTCTTAGTTGCAGAAGCTTCTTCGACAACGACTTCAGGTTTAACTTCTGTTTTACTGGGTACGAACGCCGGCTCTTCATCGTGAACCTTATCTTCACTACCTTTAGCTAATTTTTCTGGAGGCAATACATTGCCTTCGAAATCTGTTACGGGCACGTCTTCTTCTTTAGCTTTTGCTTTAGGACGACCACGCTTAGCTTTAGGTTTTTTTTCTTTAACTTCTTCTTTAGCCGTTACGATTTCAGATACAGTAGCTTCGTTAGCTTCTTCTTTAGCTAAGAATTCTTGAGCATCTTTTTCAGCAACTTCAAATTTTTGTTGAAGTTTTTCGATAGTACCAGCAATATACATTTCATGAAGCAATCTAATTTCGTCGACTGTTAATTTATCAGCATTATTAGCTAATTTATCAATAGCTGTAATTAAAGCTGCTTCAGTAAGAGATACTAAATCGTACATCTATTCATTTTCCTCCTTTTTTAAGTAATATTCAAATTTCTTTTCGACATCTTCCTTAGTAATTTTAATTTTCTTAGTCTTAGGAGTGATCTCGAAAATCTTATCGTCGACTAATGCTTCACATACACTACGTAGCGCACGGGCACCAGTCTTGCGTTCATAAGCTAATTTAGCAATCGTATGAATTGTGTCGTCGTCAAATTCTAATTCGACGCCATACATACTTACTAATTCTTTTAATTGTTTAAAGATCGCATGTTTAGGTTCAGTTAAAATATTTTCTAGGTCTTCGATACTTAATTCTTTTAACGGACAAATGACTGGCAATCGACCTAATAATTCCGGAATAATACCGAAGTTACTTAAATCTTCTGGCAAAATATTATCGATTAAACCATTATAGGTAATTTCGTCTTGAATTTCGTTCTCGGACTTTACATTCGTAAAGCCGAAACCGTTATCGATAGATTTATTTAAGCGTTCAGCAATCTTTTTCTCGATACCGGTAAAGGCACCGCCACAAATAAATAAAATGTTTGTCGTATCGATTTCGATTGTTGAACCTTGACCTAACATACCGCCTGTCTTAATCGCTACTTTGCCACCTTCGACAAGTTTTAATAATTCGTATTGCACATCACGACCACCGATATCACTACCTTGAGCACCTGCATTTTCAGGATCACGAGCAGCAATCTTATCGATTTCATCGATATACACAATACCTTGTTCAGTCTTCGAAACGTCTTCGCCGGCTTCTCTGTATAATTTCGCAATAATACTATTTACGTCTTCGCCTACAAAGCCTGATTTTGTAAGGCTACTTGCGTCAACAATGACACAAGGACGTTTTAAATATTTAGCAATTTGTTTAATTATCCAAGTCTTCAGTTTTGTTATCGCAAAGGTTTTTTATCCTTTACTTCTTATAGTTTCCTATAAGCTCAGCATACCTTTTTAGTGTATAATAATAGCCAAACACTAGAGCGGCCTCGTGGTAAGATTATATTCTTATTAATATAAGGTTCACTTACTATGCGTTGCCCCTGACTATATTTTTATATATAGCCTTCGGTTCAGATTAGCATATATAATAATTATATTATACTTAGCCTTCCTGCTTAATTCCGCTCAAATAATCCAGAAGTTCATGGCTTTTCTTCTGGAACGGCACAACTTTTATGATCTAAATAAATTTGATATTTACGATTTAAATAAATATTTGCATTTTTATATAATTTGTCTAAGAATATAAAATATTCTTTTTTATTTTGAATACTTAATCTGTATGCAGATCCTAACGAATCAGACTGTAATTTAATTTTTGGTTCAATGTTACAATACTTTTTAATCCATTTTTTTATTGTATTTAAAATACTTTTACTTTTGATAACTAATTTAAATACATAATTATATTTTCTTTTATTAATGGTTCCGTCTCCATCACTATATCCTCTTAAATAATGAAAAATTAACTCTTCATTATTTTTAAATGTTTCTTCATTAATAAAACCATAATATGTTTTATTAGGAATAACACCATATCCAACAAGTTTGCTTGTTAAATGTTGTGATGAAATTATAACAGAACAGAATTCTGAATCCTTACCAGTAATAGTTTTTCTTTTTCTTTCTATTATTTTATGATTACTATTAATACTGTTCTTAAAAGCATGTAAAATTTCTATATCTTTTTTACTTATTTCTATTGACATTTGAGATGGCTTTCCTTTTTTATTTGTTCTAGTAGAACCATCTGCCATAATAAAACCTAGCCAATAAGCTTTTTCTTCTGTATCGATACTATCAAAAAAATTCTCATTATAAGATATATCTTTTTGATAATTTCTTGAATCTTTAATTAAATTGTGTTCTTTAAGATAAGTATGTAATGTATTCTTACCTATTTTAAATTTTTTTGCACAATTTATTACAGAAATATTATTATTAATATAATATTCAGAAGCTTCTTTTAAAGTTTCTTTTGAAATAAGTTTTGGTCTAACTGTTTTTATATTATTTTCTTTTAATACATCAGCTATTGTTTTATAGTTATTTATATTATATTTTTCAGCTAAACTTTTTAAAGAGGTTTCTCCAGGAATATAATCATTAATTAATTTATCTTTTATAGATCTAGCATAATTAATTTCTTTTCCATAATTGTAAATTCTTTTTATATTTCTTTTACGGAGTTGACCTCTTAATGCAGAAGCTGATAAATTATATTTTTCAGCTAAATCTTTTACTGTAATATTTGAATTTAAGTATTCTTCAATATATTTATTATATTCGTAATATTTCATATTGCACTGTTGCTCCTATTAATAATATATTATGTTTATATTCATATTATATATTACAATAAAAGTATAGTCAATATGCAATTTTATTTGATGTTATCTAGTACCCGATCCAGTTTTGCCCAAGAGCAAAATGTTCGCCTTCTCTACGTCGATACCAGTTTTATCTTTTTTAAATGCATTATATTCTAATAACTTAGTGTGATTAGCTACAGCTACACTTAAAATTTTCTTAGCATAATCCTGGTTAATTACGCTTTCATCTAAATATTCTTTAATTTGTGAAGGCAATAACTTAGATTTTTTAGTTTTTGGTTTTGGTTTATCGTCGAGACCAAAATCTTTCTCAAGATTTACACCAAAATCTAAATCTGGATTATCTTCGACCAACTGAATACTCATATTTTCAACACAATCTTGACATATGAAAATATTTTCGTCTACAGAAGAACTAAAGGTCACTCGATTATTTTCATTATCGTTGATGTCTTTGCCACAGAATGAACATTTCATTATTCTTCGTCACCCCCGATAATTTCATCGACTAAACCCATATCTAATGCTTCTTTAGCATCAAGATAATTATCACGTTCACAAGCTTCGTGAATTTGTTCATAAGAAGATTTGCCGTTAGATTTTTCGGCATACATCTTTTCTAGTTTTTCACGAAGAGACGTAATTCGTTTATAAGTGATTTCAATTTCAGTTTGTTGACCTTGTGCGCCACCCAATGGCTGATGAATCATTACACATGTATTAGGCAATACACTACGTTTATCACCCATACTTAATAGAAAACTAGCCATACTAGCACACATACCATAACCAATAGTATGCACAGGTGCTTTAACTAATTTCATCGTCTGACATCCTCTCACCACTAAAGTGACGAGGTTCCTATTTACGCTCAACTTAATTATAATTAATATAAATACTAACCATAATCATAGGTCGAGTAAATTTAATAGGCTATCCCCGCGTGTCCCACGGTTCTTACATATATTATATAGAATTTAAAATTCTTAAACCTTCATTTAAGATGTTAATTGCAGCATTAATGTCTCTATCGTGATAAACGCCACATTCTGGACAATCGTATTCACGAATTTCGAGATTTTTAATATTAGGATTTTTATACCCGCAATTAGAACATAATTGAGATGATGGATAGAAAGTATCTATTTTAGAAATTATTTTTCCATACCATTTAGCTTTGTATTCTAACTGACGTATAAATTCTGATAGTGAAACATCTTGAATTGATTTAGCTAATTTATGATTTTTTATCATATTTTTAACTTTTAATGTTTCAATGCAAATAATATCATATTCTTTAATTAATCTAATAGATAATTTATGAAGAAAGTCTAATCTCTGATTTTTTATTTTTTCTTGAAATCTAGCTATTTTAATTTTATATTTAAAATAATTATTGCTTTCAAAAATTTTTTTAGATAGTTTTCGTTGCATTTTGGCTAATTTCTTTTGAGATCTAACAAAAAATTTTGGATTATTAATTTTTTCACCAGTATTAAAAATCGCAAATTCTTTTAATCCTAAATCGATACCTACATTTTGATTGGTTTTCTCAAATTGTTCTGGTTCGAATTCAGTAACACAAATACTGGCAAAAAACTTATTAGACTTAGTTTTAGAAATTGTGATGGATAAAATTCTTCCAGATATTTTCTTATACCCTTTTATTTTTATCCATCCAACTTTTGGAATTTTGATTGTGTTATTTTCGAATCTTATAGAAGTATTATTATTACCATTATTAGTTCTATAAGATTCTTTATAAGATTTTTTAGATTTAAATTTAGGAAAATTAGCTCTTTTCTTAAAAAAATTTTGATAAGCTGCATCTAAATTTTTAAGTGCATTTTGTAATGCACATTTATCTGGAGCTTTAAGCCATTCATTTTCTTTTTTAAGTTGAGTTAATTCTTTAGAACAAGCGTTATAAGTTAAACTTTCATTATTCTTTTCATAGAAATTTATTTTTCTATTTAGAAAATAATTATAAATATATCTAACACAACCAAATGTTTGATTTAATAATTCAATTTGTTTATTGTTAGGATATATTCTTAGCTTATAAGCTCTTTCCATTTTAAATCTTACCTTTCTTTTTGACTCTTAATATAATTTAGAATTTGTTGTTCTGTATTTTCAGATACAGTTCCAACATAATAACTTGGATTCCATAAATGACCTTTTGGAAATTGTTTTTTTAATTCTGGAATTTCTTTAGCTAGTAATCTAGCAGAAACTCCCTTAAAGGCCTTAATAAAATTTGAAATACAATGTTGTGGCTTGCACGAAATTAACATGTGAATATGATCTAAATTTATATTTAATTTTTGAATAATTATCTGATTATCTTTAGCAATCTTATTCAAAATATCAATTAATTTAGCCTCAACTTCTTGTGTTAATATTTTTCTGCGATATTTAACGCACCAAACAATGTGATATTGAATTGCGTAAACATAACCACGTCCATGTGTTACATTCATTATATTACCTCCTTTATGATAATATAAGTGTAACATATGTAAATTATTTTTTCAAGAGTTTAAAAGATTTTTTTTGTTTATTTTTATAATATATGTAAGAACCTATTTTTTATGAGAGGATGATCGTTCACATTAATACGTCACCATTAATGCAGCGCCACTACGCGCATCCTTAACTTTCATTAAGGCACAGACTATATCTTAATCCTTTAATAAGGATCTTTACCATTTCCACTGCCATTATAGACTTGCAGTGTACGAGCTCTCGCTCTAGTCGTTGAACCTTCCATCGACAAGTTTTCAATGGCTTGGCTGCTGATTGCCCATTGTTGTAACACTTAGGATTTAACCATATGTCATCTTAAGGATTTGTTTCTACTTTCGTAGCCTAACATAAAATTTATGTTGGCACCTTAAGCTTTAGGGGTTCCCAGCAATTAGATAAATTTCCGAGATGTAGATTATCTCGGCACTTACTTGTTTCCAAATAAATGGACTATTCATGCTGTTAATTCATGACAAAAGTCATGAGTATACACAGCAATTCTAATCATAAATAGCAAATCCGGAAGTAATTACACCGCCAGGACTATTAATATACAATGTAATTGGTTTACGGCTATCTTTACTATTAAGATATAATAGATGGGCAACGATAGAATTTGCTAATTCGTCATTAATTTCTCCGACGATAAATAATACTCGCTCTTCGAGCATTTTATCGAAAATACCGATGCGAACACCATCATTATCTTTAATTACACTCACAGACTTCTTCCTTTACTTCCTTAAAATTACCACTCAAAATTAATTTTATTGCATTGACAATATTATCAAATTTGCTTTTTTTACTATCGATAACGATACATTTATATGTAACGTATCGTGGAGTTGGCTTCTTAGTTTCTTTAACAGTTTTAGCTGTTTCTTTTAAGATCTTATTAGTAGCTTTTTTACGTTTATTATATTTAGCAGATTCTAAACGATGTTTCGTTGCCAATTCACGATGTTCTGGCGTAATTTTTTCACGCATCGATGCTAAACGTTTATTCTTAGTCTTATTATTAATAGCTTCTAAAAGCTTAATTTCAGCATCGGTAAAACATTCGCTATGACGAATAGCTTGATCAAACTTTTGTTTTCTTAATGTTCCGCCACCTTCGATAATCATTTCGTTAATCTTCTGACCAGTAAAGCCAGCATTATCGATACGTTCTCGCAAAGAATCGCCATCGGCATTTAAGACACACCAAATTCTTGCCATATGTAATGAATTCATATTAGACCATTCTTTGGCCCAATAATGTTTCTTAGCCATTTCGATAGCACACATAGCTGAGAATGACGTAAATGTTTCGGTAGACCAATCCATATTACATAAATCGCGAATACGTAAACTTAGTTTATTACGATCGTCACGTTCTTCGAATAAAATTACAGCAGCCTGTTCGATTTTATTAGAATATGCCATTTTCCCTCCATATTAAAAATAGCCCCTATAAAAGGGGCTTTATATATTATTTATTTTTGTTTGTGTAGCATAGCAAGAATCTCTTCGCCTTCGTCGATCGTTTCTTCGCTATCTGGATTATTATTAAAATAATCCATAATTTGTCGCATAATCATAGACGGATGATCTTCGCCAAAGAATGCTTGATCATATAAATCGTCGTCATCAATTAAATAATTGAAACGATGATGTTCTTTATCATAAGCAATTCTTTTCTCAATATTGTCGGCAGCATCACCACGTTGCGCCATACGTTCACGACATGTCTTCTCAACTACGTTCAAATAAAAACCATATACATTGTCGTAGTATTCTTTAAGTTCTTTTAAACCAGCTTCATCTAATACGACAATATAATTTAAGTCTTTATTAATTTCGTCGAAATAACCTTTATCGATACCATATTTGTTACCACCGTAATTAGTAACACAAATATAATCGTCGTCGTTCCATTCTTCTTTCGGAACGAAATAATATTGACCTTCTGGATCGTTTAATCGACGATCACGATCAGTCGAAGTTACGATACGTTTAAAACCTTTAACTTCGAATAAACCGGCTAACGTACTTTTGCCACTGCCACTCGGGCCAGAAATTACAATAATCATAGGTGCACCTCATTTAACTTGAGTAATTACATATTCGCCATCTTTAAATTCTGTAAAGAATCGTCGATCGGCGTAACGTTGTAGTAAATAATCAGCATACGGAACAAATTTTTCTGGACGTCGTTCATTAAAATTCGCACGAATCTGATTAATCAAAATAATTGATAATCTCTTGTTATTATAAACCCATTCTTGTAATTTGTAAATATTGTCCCGAGGATCACCGGCTAATTGGAAGAAGTCATCGATAACAATTAAATCAAAATCTTTAATTAATTCTTCAGCATCTTCCAATTTATTAGACTGAATAATATAATACTGACCTTCTGTACGTTGCATAAGACTATCGATTAGCAAAGCAAAATCTTTTGTCTCAGCAACTTTATCGGCTATATAACTCTTGCCAGATCCACTATCTCCATAGATCTCGACGACCGTATTAGTCAGTGCATCATTAATTTCTTTAATAGCTTTATTTACATTCATGTTTAAAACTCCTAATATAATTAACTGGTAACACTGAACTAATATCTAAGAATAAACCAACTAATAATGGTTTTAATTTATCACTGATAATGATTGTTTCATATATAGTACTTACATATGTATATTGATCATCTTCATGAGGTGACGGTACAAAATCTTCGATTTCTGACCATATAATTGGCATATCTGATTCCTCAGAATAGAATGTACCGAGATTTTGTTCATCGATCGATAAGATTAATCGTTTTTCATTTAAACTAAAATACAATTGTTCTGATCGATCAGTACTCGTGCTATAATTAATTGCCTGTGTAATAACTTCTTTTAATTCTTGCAAACTACCAATTTGTTCTGGAAAGTTTAAGTCGACAATCATCTTGTCGACATGTTTCAGAACATTCTCTTTAATAAAAATCATGATAACTTTACTTTATCCTTTAAATATTCTTCGACTAAATCCCAAGATAAGTAAAAGTCATGATGCATATTCATCGTAACGCTAAATATATCGATACAGTTGTTAAGAATCTCTTCTTTATATCCGACAGTATTAGCGATACTTTCGATTAATTGCATGACTTCATACTGATCTTCTTTAGTTAATCCTTTTTGTTTAATACGATAATTGATAATGCAAAGTCTTACGAATAATCCGCGAATATATTCTTCTGGATCTTCTAAACTCATGATTTGATTAACTGTCAAATTCATGCGAAGATACCCGGATTATCTTTAATTTGTTTATCTAATTCATCGTAAATATCTTTAATTTCATCGTCTGTAAGATCGTTTGTAATCTTAAGCTCAGAAATATTAGTTTCTTCAGGATTATTATAGCATGCAACAAGTAGTTTCACAAGAATTTTAAAGACAGGATAGTCGTCGAGTACTTTATGTTTAACAAACAATTTGCCTAATTCCACATTAATAGTTTGTTTCTTCATAATTTCTTCGCCAAATACGGCTCGACGACTTACTTTAATGCTATTAAAGATAGCGACAATATCTTGGATTTTATTATAATTGCGAATCAAATCTATATTTCGCATTTAGGCCCCCTAACTAAAAAAGCCCCCGCAAGGGAGCTTAATTTATTCGATAATATATTTAATCGAATCGACGCCAGGCGTCTTCATTTCTTCATAGACTTCGATATCGAGTCCATGTTCTTTCATATATTTAATACGTTTATTAAAATCTAATACGATAGATTCTAATGTCTCTTGATCAAGAATATCTTTAACAAATCGTTTATCGATAATCTTATCGATAGCGTTAAAGAAATTCTCAACTTTTTCGTCTTTTTTAAGACTGCGATCTCGATTAATAATACTTAAATTTGTATAGCTTAATAAAAATAAACTAATAATGATTTTTAAGTCTTCTTTATTAACATCGCCTTTAAATACAGTCAAAATATTATAACTAGTTAAAATATCGGTATATATTTTATGTATGTCCATTATGGTTTTTTACAGCAACAACAGCAACTGCAACTACCGTTGCCGTTACTATTATTAGTTCCTGTATTGCTACCTCCTTGACTAGGATTGATAACTCGTCCGCTATATTCATCGATATAGCCAAATTCATTCATATGTTCATTAATATATTTAATTGCCGTTTCTTTGTCGTAAATATGCTTATCATGGAAAACTAATTCTAATTCTGTCGTCGTTACACTAAGATTTTTGTTGTAACAATATAAAACAAGTTCTTGTAAGTCTTTATATGTTAAAAACTTAGCAGGATCTCCAGTACGCCATCGTTTCCATTTTTCAGCAAACGATGGTTCGTCGATAGTCGACGGTATTGGTACATATCCTTTATATGAAGCTGTCTTATTAGCTTTTGTTGTTTTCCATAATATAGCCATTATTTATTCCTCTTGATTACGTGTAATTAAATATACTTTAAATCCATTTACCATATTTGCTAAGCAAATATAAGTATTAAAGATAACAAGGAATACAATGAACACAAACAAGATAGGATTCATTAAAATCCCTTGATCGAAGCCAGAATAATAAAATAATCCGGTCATACTAAACAGAATGCCGACGGCATTCATAATATTATTTAAAATTGCATAGCCAGCAATACTAGCTAAATACAATTCATTTTCTTCATCGACACGTTTTACTTTACTTAGTAAATACATAACTGTATTATGATAGATTGCATTTAATACAAATAATACAATTAAATATGGTAAAGATAATACTGTTAAGTGAAACATTATCATATTGTTGCATTGATCAAAAGCAATCATACTAGCTAAAAAAATAACAGTAAATGCAAACGATGTCCAAAATTCACGACTTAAAAATCTCGTCCGAAGGCCGAGAGCTTTGGCATATCCAAATGCCGACAAATCTTTTAATAAATTATTCATAAGAAATACGCCTATCCTTATTTATTAACAGTTGCTGTGACGAGAACCAGCAATTAAAAATATTTAAAATTAAAAATATACATGTGCTGGATTAGTATCCAGTACTAACGGGAGAGTAATAATACGTAAAATGGATCGTTTATATTAACTTACGACGTATACTTCGCCGTATTGACGACCGAATTGAATTGCACGATCATAGTCATTCATGAAGATATCTATAACTCCATGAATGCCTGGTGCCATTCGGTCAGCAACTACGTAATTGTAGCCATTAATATTTAAAATTGTACCGAGAGCATAGTCGTTACTAGCAACTGCGCCCTCATATGGCCATTCACCGTTAGCCATAACGCTACCTGTATGCGTATATGCAGTTAATTCAGTAGCATTAGCGTTAGGCATGTAAAGCATACCTAACATTAACGTAAAAGCAAAAAATACAGTTTTTAAAATTTTCATAGGTTTGATCTCCTAACTTTCTACTCGTCTTCCTATTACTATTAAAATTAATAGTAAATCGTAGGGCGACTTGAAAATCAGCGATTTCAACCGTCTCCAAGGCTAAAAAACACTAATTCAAAAATACAATCGATAGTTTTACCGATACGGTCCATATGGAGGTTGAGGCACCATATTAATTTCGATTAAGTTTTGTGTATCGAATAATATGTATATGAAAAATAATGTTGCAATAAATGCGACAATACTCCATGTTAACTGTGTCCCAATTTCTTTTTTACGTATTTCTTCTTTAGAACAAAGAAGATCGAATATTCCAGCCACTATCAAAATAGAGGCTATACAAAGTATGAAAGTACCCATTAGCATGAGTAGCTGGATGATCGATACTACAAAGGATGCACTCATGCTGTTTCCTTTCGTTATACTAAAAAACCAGCACACTTATGTATATTTTAACAGTACTGGCAATTATATATTACTCAGTTTATGCTAAAGAAATTGAACTAGGATATTCTATGTCAAAATCTTTATCCTCCCAATTAATAATATAAGATTTACCGTCTTCACACAAGCCTTCACTAACATAGATGCCGTCTTTTAATACGGCATCTGTTAGATAGACCATGTGATAGACTCTATTATTATAAACTAAACGCATTATAAATTTTATTTGTCCCTTTCGTCGGCGAATTGATAATCGTCGATAACTTCGAAATCTTCAGGAGCAAAAAGGTCGTAATCGCTCGTACTATTTTTAGGAGCGTAGAACGGGCTTAATAATTCGAACTTTTTAGCTGTACCATTATTCTTTTCTAAAATATATTTTACGAACAATGGATACCAACGATATTCAAAATCTGTATCAATATATTTTTTTCTGAAGTCATCATAATCTTCAAGATTAAATTTGTTGAGCAAATATTTTGCAACCGGGCCGACAGTTTCAACTTCTTTAGTTTCAAGTTCTTTAAGCTTTTTAATTTCAAGATTTGGTTTTTCCTGAATGATATCGCTTAATAACTTATATGGTTCATCACACATATCTTGAATAAAGCTCATAAATAAATTATAAATAGTTGGCATCGGCATATATATACATTCGTTATCTTTTTGATCGATAATTTTATTGACGATGTATGTATACATTTGCTCACGTGTAATCGTTTCGCCTAAATATTTTAAAGCTTTCTTAGGATCTTTAGGATCGATAGCTTCTTTAAGTTTATCTAAAACAAATTCCTTCATTTTTTCACCTTTATTTATTAATTATTCAACTTTTTTAATAATTTTATTGGTAACACGAACTGGTAATTTCGCATTTTTAATCATTACGACACTACAATGATCTTCTTTTCTAATAAATACACCGTCTAATTCAGTATTATTAATGGTAACGATAATCTTATCACCAAATTTAAAATTATTATCAGTAAGTTTTCCTTCAATAAGATCTTTAATGTTGTATTCAGTATTTTCTACTAAATCAGGGCAAGCATTATATAAGTTGCTCGTAATAAAATTAGCACAATCAATAGGTCTAACTTTACCATTTTTAGTAAATACAGCACCGTACATATCATCAATAAAGAATTGATCGAAACCTTCGTTTAATAAACTTTCTAAAAACCATTTAAAGTTATCGTTAAGTTTAACTTCCATGTTAATTTCCTTTCATATCTCTAATCGTATTATAACTATATAATTTTTCTGTTAGCAATTCGATAATTTCTAATTCGACACTTGTATTAAGTTTATCTTCAACAAAGATTTTAAATATACCTTCATCAAAATCTGATTTAAACAAAAAACATTGATATTCTTTGAATTTTTCAGCTTTCTTTTTCGGTTCTTCAGATACCTTAAATTTAACCTGAATATTATTATTACAAGCAATTAATTCAGTATCGATAATATGTAATTCATTAACAACTAAAACATATACTGTACCAGAAGCTTGTTGTTTTTGCATTTGAAATAATAAATTTACTAAATCGTTATAATCGTCTTCGATACAATATTTCATTTAGAACCTTTCTTATTAGCAGCATCTAACAATGGATCAATTTCGGCATGTAAAATTTCTTTAATTTCAGCCTCTGTATATCCACCTTCATATTGAATACGCATACGTCGTGTTTCGAATACTTGATGTACGACAAAACATACTGTCGCAAAAAATGCGACGGCGATAACACCGATAGTAACTAAAATTTCATAACTCATTTAATCACCTCCGATGAGCACTTCCTAAGCGATAACCCATTTTATAGTTATCGTCAGAATAATAAATAGTCGTATAATTATATAAGCCATCGTCAAAGCCACTTACAAAACTATGATATTCGGCTAATGCTTCTTGTTGTTCTTCATAAGTACAATTATAACTTGTAATACTTCGTGCTTCGCACATACTAAATAACGAAATAAAGCAAGCAATTAAAATTAATAGTCTCATTTATCAGCCGACCTTTCTAACTTTTTAAATGAATAGCCATCGCAGATAGCAATAAATACTGTCGATATAGCTTGTAAGATTAAAGCAAATTCTATCGATATTGAATTATTAATCCATACACCGATGCCAGATCCGATTAAACTTCCCCAAAGCATCCAGCTTCGTTGAAGTACTTTAAAATCAGTTAATTCATCGCCACTAATATTTTTATTTAATACATCGCTTAGCATAATAAACCAAATATTGCTTAATAGACTATTAATAATAGCTAAACCTATAAATCGGATATTAATATAATCTAAACCTAAAAATATTATAATTACATATAATATGCTATCTAATGCTAAGAAGTATAAGGCAAATTGTTTAAAATAATGACGATATGTTTGATTACTTAATAAACTATTTACGACAGCTGCTAATCCTGCTTCAATAAAATTAGCTAAGCTATATATATTCGGACCGACTAAACTTATAAAATAAATATGAACGACTGGCGTCGTAAATCCAAATATTAAATTAGTAACAGCTTGGCTAATAATCATTAACCATTTAATAGTATTAGACATAATTAAACCATCGTAACTTTTTTTGGAATAAATACAGATCCTTTACCGATAGGTTTAATAACTTTGTCACCGATAACTTTCTTCATAATCTGATAAGCAGAATTAACATCGGCATTAATTCGTTTGCCTTTACTAGATACAAATAAGCCACGATGAATACGACGAGCTTTATTCGCATTATCTTTAATAGGATCTTCTTTATCCAAGTAGGACGTAATGCTTGTATAAGACTCTTCAGTTTCAATGACTTCGATACCTTGATATTCTGCTTTATATTTAATGAGTTCGATAAGTCTAAATGTCGGAATAGCAACAAAGTTCTTCAACTTAGATTCTTGTTTTTGCAGCTTATTATGTCCAATAATAATTTGTTTAACATTATGCTCTAAACAATAATTGATAATTTCTTTAGATGCTTTATGCATATACGTATTGAAACGATTATTACGTTTACGATATAATGTTTCAAGCTTATGCGACATATATCGATCATTGCATTTTTTAAGCTCAGATTGAATTTTATCTCGTTTATTGTTGAAATATAAATTCATTGATTTAAGTGGACGACCATTAATTAATAATGGACGAATACCACGTTTATTAATAGCAACAGTCGCTAAATTATCTAAACCTAAGTCGATGCCGGCAATATTACCTTTTTTCTTTTTAGGTAAAGCCTCTACTTTATATACGACTTCGACTTTATATATTTTTTTATTAGGAAAAATTCTTACGTGAGCGATATCGAGATCGCCCACATAAATTTTATCTAAATTTAACTTCTTAGGAAAACGCATCATACCATCTTTGATAGCACATTGTTGAGCTCCAATTATTAACATAAATTCCTGATCTTTTTTATTATAGTTAGGAATTTTAGGTGCTCCAGTAAAACTAGTTTTATTTTTTTTAAAAGCTTTTAAAGCCATTAAAAAAGCTTTAAAATTTTGAGCAGCTAATTGACAAATTATTTGGGCATTACTAGATACCATTTTATGAATATTATCATATTCATCACATTCATATTCTTTATGAAGTAATATTTTATGAAGATCAAACTTAGAAGGAATTTTTTCTTTGTTAATAAAAGCTTGTCTTAAAATATATAAAGCTTGATTATACAAATTATTAGATAATTGAGCTTCATTTATCAATTCTTGACTAGGTTCAATATGATGTACTCTAGTTCGATATACTATATTTTTATTTTCTTTCATTTTTTCCCATTTTTAATATTATATATATTTTTAATATTATATCAAACACTAAACAGATTCAATTGTTTTAGTATATAATTATAAAACTAATTATTAATTGTGAATTATTGTTACATTATTTTAATACCATATTAAACAATATAATTCTAAAATCATTACATCTTTGAGGTTTTAGTACTGTAACAAATATTATAGATTTAAAACATGTTAAAGGTTAAAGTCACGTATGGACAAGTTTCAGTATTGTAACAAATATTATAATTCTAAAACTACACCATCATTAAGACGTAAGAAACAAATATTTTAGTCTTATATTAAATATTATAGTTCTAAAATCCCAAATCTACAGTTTTAGAATTATAATCATAATACTTTTATAGAGTTTAAATTCTAAATTATTTTAAAAAACTTCTAAAGGGGCAAATATGGACCCTATACCGACTAGCTAAAAGCATGATCGGTTACATTTTTTGATTACGAAAAACTCGACCTTTATAGTAACCTTCATCATAGAAGTTTAAAAAGTCTTTATATTCACCATTAATATAATCTTCATCTTTTGATAAATTATTTTTACCGTCATTAAACCCATTCATATATGCACCAATCATTGCTATTTTTAGTGCATATACTCCAGTATTTACTTCTGGTTTATTAGGATTATCCCATGCGCAAGCATGTGAAATTGTAAATAAAGCTAGTAATTGTAAAAATGTAAATACTATAATTTTGTTACGCATGGAATTTCCTTTCATCAAAATAAAAAAAGAGCAACCATCTTAGCTACTGATGATTGCTCTTAAATATCTTGCAACATTTCGCTACAAGTTTTCCTACACAGTTAAAGCTTATACCAATTGTATCCTATCGTGTAGGCCTAACATCTCTGTTAGGATTAATTTATTTAAAAGCTAGTACTTTTTACAATTGTAAATATAATTCAACACGCCAATATTATTAATAGCATATTGACGATATGTTTCTTCATTACTAGCTTTTAAACCTGGTACATAAATAACGATCTTATCTCGACGGATGTCGATACGTTGATCACCCATTTCGCAAGCAATATAGTTGCCACGATTATACATAGTTAAGATATTAGTTTTAACTGCAGGGCCATAACGATGACCGTTATTTACACTTTTAAAAATATGGTTTACATATTCGAAAAAGCCTTTGTTTCCGTCATGAGGACGGATTTCGACTGTTTGTTTAACCTTAATAAAGTCACAGTCTTCTAAAAGTTTGTGATAATTCATGGTATACCTTCTTATTAAAAAAATATAAGCTTATATACCTATTATATTACTTCTTCTTTGGTAACGCAATTTCATCCCAAATATTTCCGACAACTTCGTAATGAGGATTTTCGTATCTATCGCTAATAAAATCGATTACTTCATTACCTTCGACTAATACTAATTTACCAACTGGGATACCGAATACAACCTGAGCTTTATCTAACTTAATTTCGCTACCATTAATAATAGTGCTAAAATTAATTAAATCGTCTAAGAAAATTTCTTTTTTATTACAATCGATATAGCCAGTACTTTGACAAATTGTTTGCTCGTGTACTGGCCATACATTTTTAATATCTTTAATACATGGTTCTTTCTTTTTAATTAAATAAAAGCCAGTTTTCCAAGATCTATCTTTCAAGCAACGAGCTTTAAAGTTTCTGTTCATTAATTTTTCCCTCCCATATGTTTCCAAGTACTTCGTACTCGACATCGCTATAATTCATGTCGCACAATGCTAATATATTATCATTCATCTTAACGGCAAGGCGTCCATTTAATTCATCGAATCCGACTGTAGCCGTAGCTAATTCTAATGTAAAATCACCATAATTTGCTTTAAAATGAATAATGTCATTAATAAATATTTCATGACCATGTTTATCTTTTAATCCAGTTGATTGACCTATAGTCTTTTGATCGACTGGAATATTGTTAATGAAATAATTATTTTTATCGTCGACAAATAATTGTCCGATAATAATTTTATTGTCGTTTGATAAGCTTTTATATTTATAGTTCATATTAATCTTTATTAGATTCTTTGGCTTGTTTCAATGCCATAAGACGTTCAATTTCAGCATCGATATCGACTTCGTCGTTTTCTTTAATTTCTTCGACAGGCTTAATTTCTTCGACAGATTTAACGTCTTCTGCTTCGTCGAAGCCTTTAGATACATTTTTAGCTTCAGAAGATACGGCTTTGACCAATGCTAATACTAACGTTACACAAATATTTAATAAACTGCCAATAATAATTCCAATCTTTCTGCAAATTTGTGCTTGATTATTTTGTTCCATCTTTAATTACTCCTTTACACATCTCTTCTAATCTATTAATAGCTATACGAATACGGCCTCTAAATAATTTTAAATTATAACTGCGTCCGTCATCTAAACTGTAATAAACTTCAGTTACACCTTCATGTTTAGTATATTTGTACATATCCTTAGCTAAAGCTAATATAGCCTGATAATTATTAAATACTTGGACCATACCGTTACGTCCTAAGTACTGTAATGTGCTACGTCCTAAGTATGCACGTACAAACATAGCGTGAGGCTGATTACTTATATTATATATACCGATAATCTCGGCAATTTCTTTTGCTGTCGGGTGATGGATATCACTCTCGACTTCTAAATAATACTTCATCATCTGTACCTCGCGTAATAAAAATAAATTAACCATAATAATAACGCTTTAGCTTTATATGCTTCGTCTTTCGTAACTTCTCTTTTACCATCAAATACTTTACAATATTTATAAATTAAATATTGTTTTGTATTATATTCGACATAAGTATTCATTGTATTATTTGCTGAAAAATCAGTTATGACAAAAGCATTTGGTAAATATCCTGAGATTCTCCAATCTCGATCAAATAATTTAATTGTAGTTTGTTTATATTTAAAATCTCGATCTTCTTGACAATATTCTTGGATATCTCGGAATCTTTTAGGAATTCCAGATGATATTAATCTTTTTATTATTTTAATGTAATCATCCATATTAATAAAAAAAGAAGCTATCTAATAATAGTTTCTTATAAAGGACACAGAAGTGATTTCGGGGCGGAGCCCGAAGGATAATGTAGAACGTGACTAACGCTCGAACAAATCCTTAAGAACGCGTGGAGAATATTGACGCTCGATATTCATCTTGTTGAACTTATTCGACATTTGATTAATCGGCGCATAAATATTTTCCATACGTGCTTTACTAGCGAAAATATCTTTAAAGATCTCGACACGGTCTTTATACACACGACGCTTACGACTATATTCAGTCATTAATTCGTAAACTTTATTAATTTCTTCTTGCGTAGCATCGTCGTAAAATTCAGCAAAGTGCCGTAGATCACCTAGCGCTTGATCGCATTCTTTAACCATATTATTCCAGAATTCATAATTTTGTAATATATGCTTAATAGCTTCTTTGCTTTTTTGAATAGTGCGCACTAGATCTTCTGTCGTCCATTCGTCGATCTCGATAGTCGGACAATCAGCATGTACGTGAATATCGTCCGCCGGTTCATTCGGAGTATTTTCTTCTTCGATTTCTTGCTGTACTTGTGCTACTAAATCAACTTTACATTGTGGATAGTTGTTACGTTCTGGCTCCAATACTTCTGTTTTTCTGACCTCCTCCATCTCTTTAATTTTATCGAATAAATTTTTTTTATCTTTATTATTTTTTAAGTCACGTAATAAACTTTCTGGATTAAAGTTATGACGATGGCGTTTAAATAAATTACGCAAACTCGCGCTCATTGATCACCATTCCTTTTGTCGATATTTTTATACGGATATTCTTCTTCTAGATCAAATACTTCTTTAAAAATAGCAGTTAATTCTTCTGCTGACATTTTATTCAGTCTTTTTAAAAATTTTTCTTTATAATCTTCAATATTCATATCAACCACCATTCCTTTCGTTTAAGTTTCGATACACATCAGTCCAAAAGCTAACCTGTTCGTTAAGTCTATGGGCTATTTGTTCCATCGATTCTCTAAGTCGTTGAGTCTGAATTTCATTAGGACCAAAATTAAGTTGTTGAGCATATATAGTCTGAACTTCTTTAAATAATTTAAAATGTTTTTTTACGTCTAAATTTGTATCTAAGATAAAACTATAATATCCTAATAACCATATAATCATACCCGCTTGTTTAAATTCGTCATATTTATTAACAAGTGCTATTAACGTTTTTATACTATTAAACATTTTAGATTCTTTGGTATCTTTAGACGTAAGCCTAACATTTGTTTTAACTGCCGAAATATCAAGATTGTTAAATTCATAATATCGGCATTTCGACGTTATTAATACACTATTTTTTACAGTAGCAAATACACGTCGACTAAGCTTTTGATTCATCATAATTAAATTTTTTCTCTTCGATTATTTCGGCTTTATTATTTTCAAATATGACAATACCATTATGTTTAATATGATTTCTGTGATCGCTAATACTATATTCGATATTAACATGATATTTGTCGCTTAACGAAACTAAATATGCAGAATTAATATCGTAATCAGTTTCGATTGTTAACATTAAAATATTGTCACAACGAATCTTTTCTTTGACGATACAATTACCTGCAAACATATCGGTATACAATAATTCATTATTAATTCTATTAATAGTACTTAGCTTACCAGTAAATTTTATTCTTCCGACCATTGTTATTAATAAGTCCTTTCATTATATCTACAGGATTACATATATTATATGATATATTATACAGTATATTAAGATTTTCTTCAATAATTTTACTGCCATTAAAGAATAATTCAAAATAATCGTTTAATATATCGTTCGTTCTAAAGTTATAACTTAATGATTCCTGTGGTAAATATTCGACACCAGATATTGAAGCAACGACCGGATTATTTTTCTTTAACAATTCGATATGAAGGATATGTTCAATAGCTGTTAATCTAACAGCATATTTAGATTCGCAAATTTTAAAATCATTTGACTGATAATGTTCAGTATTAATAGCTATTAAAAATAGTCGAAACAACCAGCATAGTTGTTTAAAGTCCTCTTTCTTCATTTTTAATAGCTCCTTTATATTGATGATTTATCAAATAATATTCTACTGTCTTAGCTAATACGATAAGATCTTTCCATTGATTTAAATTTTTCGTTACTGTTATACTATCTAATATATCTTGAATATCAGATGTTATTAACATTGAAATCGATACTAATGGAATAGCCACATCATTATTATATACTGAAATTAATAAGTCGACAGATCTTTTATCGAATTCAAAAGAACCAATAGCTCTGATCATTAGTGTTACGTTTTTTAATTGACCGATATTAATATCTTTAATTCGTAATTCAAGAATATTAGGATAATGTAAAATTTCACAAAGAACAAGATTTATTATATTTTTAAAGATATTAAATACTGCCTCAGTTTGTTTTTCGTCAACTTTAGCTGTCATTAGACAATCGATATGAAATGGATTCACCTTATTAGGTAACATGTCGATCGTGATTATACTTACGACGATAATTAATATTGGCGTTTGATATAAAGCCAGTTTTCCATTATCAGTAGCATAATTCATATCACAAAATAAAAAGAATGCGACTGTTAATATTGTAATAAGAATTGTCGTAACGTTTCTTTTATCTAAGACAATTCGATATTTATCTTTTAAGAAAATCATAGGTCTGTCGTCATGATAATCTCATGTAATTTTTCAAGATCGATATTATTAATAAATTTATCTTTTGTATTATTGTAAATACCTTTAGATTTACATTCCTTAGAAGGATATGCAATAGAAAAATCATAAATTTGTTTACGATCTTTAAAGATTTGAATATCGCCACTATCGACTTCTTTTTTTCTAGAATTATCGATATAAATAATATAGTCTTTATGTTCGAACGCCATACGACCTTTAATACCAATTAACTTATTTGTGATTTCATTTACCATTCCCATATTAATTTTCCTCCTTTTGTAATAAATCTTTTACGATATATAATGCGTCGATTTTATCGGTATCGAAATTAAAGCTGAAGCTCGTATGCTTTTCTTCTGAATTCCAATAAATTTGGAATTTAACAAAGCCTTTATTTTCGTTCCAGTCGACTGTAATCATTACGGCGTCGCCTACTCTTTTAATAGTCATGCTATATGATCCTTTTTCGCGACGATAGAATTTATGAAAATCTAGCATTAAGATTTTATATAGTACTTCTAATTGAAGTCTCATCTCATCCATGTAACGATACCCCACAGTAATAATACAATAAAACAAGACGGCAATATCATAAATAACAATTTAATATCGCCGTCTTTATTATATACATCACATACTTTATCGACAACTTTAGTAAGTAAAAAATGTATACCGGCGCCCAACAATGCTCCTAAAACTATATCTAAGAATATTTTTATATATTCAAGTGTTTCAAATGACAGGGTTGACATACTGAGCCTCATTTAATACTTTACTAAAGTCGTCAAACGAAATATTGTTTTCGACATTCCAGTACAATGTTTTTACATTAGCATCGTATATTGCACTAATAAAATAATTGTCTTCGTCGATTAATAGACTTAGTCTATGATATGCATTATCGTACGTAATTTCACAAGTTACGTTATCTAAATCTTTAACGATAAACTTACCAGTTGTTCTATGTGTATTAATCAACATTTCAAAATGTTGACAGAGCATCCAGTCAGTAATTCTAATATATGTTTCCATAGTCACCTCAAAATGGTATTTTTTCTACACTTGTTAAACAATTAATATATTGATATTCGATTAAACTACACATTGCTATTAAGAATTTATAATATATTTTTAAAGCTGACTCTTTACCTTTTATTAATGATTTATGCCAAAATATGTGCATACAATCGTCATAATACTGATACTGTAATGTCATCTGCATATTATATACATTGATAGCATTTGTTCGCGCTTCAGTTTTAATATATCCGACAGGATTATTAAGTCGATTGACTTCAAATTGCACATCATGATATCCGATATGAATATTAGTATCGCTAAAACGCAATTGATCCATCGCTTCTTCGACATACGATGCACAAGAATAACCATCGTATTTTAAAGGAACACGATACGAACGTATCGTATCAGATATTCCTTTAATAATTAGCAGCATATTTTCTTCGCTAATATCGTTAGAATGCATATACTGACTACTTTCAGTAATTCTAAACGATCCGAAGTATTCTGATCCTCTACCAAATACTTCGTATCTAGATCCTTCGTCAGTGTAATATTGACGAATTCGATACTTTTTTCGCTTCATAGTAAATCGATTATTATTAGCTTCTCGAAACACTTCGAATCGTTTAATAAATGTTTTATCTTCTATTTTTACTTTCATTTATTTTTTATCATACAACTAAATATATATGAATATACTAAATATGTACACATGTTAGGCATTTTATTTACATATGATTTTAGCCAATTATTTTTATCGATCCATTTAAATGTATCATTATTATTTTTTACTTCTATAACGAATGAACATAGTTCTAATTCATGCCGATTCGATATATAAAAATTTAATTTTTCACCATTTGTTTGTGTGTACATACAAATTGTAAAATAATAATTTTTAAAAAGATCGATGTCATTTTTATTTAATGGCGTATATTTTTCTACATTATTTATTAAATCTTTTAATGTCATATTATTCGACTATGCTTTTAAGAACAGCACAAAATACAAAAAATAATATAATCGTTATATGAAATTTATAAAACATTCGTGCGTGCATTTTAGATACATAGCCAAATGAATCTGATATTTTTTTTGTTTTATATATTCTATATACAGTATGTAAAAGATATACAATTATTGCAAATATAAACCATATAAGCATAAATTCGATCAATGCCACACTGTCTAAAAAGAACTGATCCATGTTATTCGTCCTTTTTGTCCCAGCCGGCTAACGTGCCGCCAATGGCTAATGCTAAATAGACCATCATAAAAATTACAAATAATATAACTAACATATGTACTATCCTTTCTATAACAACATTTCGGCAATCGGATATAGAATGAATGCTATATCTTCTGCTACGTAATCTTCTTTTTCTGGTTCGATATTTAGAATACCAGCTTCGTACCAAACCATATATGAATACATATAGTCTTCGTCATACGCAATCGTAAATCTAAAAGAATTACGAGCTTTATTTTCTTCGAAGTCTGTAATAGAATATTCTGAAAACATATCCTTTTCAGCAAATTTTTTTAAACTATTATATACGTTTTGCGTTTCCTTATCAGATCCGAATCCTAGTTTAATCATACATTCACCTCCAATACATATAATTGAATGAAAACATAATATAATGTACATATAAATTAAATTGATTAAACATTTTGCACGTATCAAAATTAGAATGGGCTTTTCTCGGAATTACTGTACGATACATAAAATTTGAAAGACATATATCCGATTCTTTTTCTGAATACTGAGTCATCGAATCGATACGCATCATGTTAGTATTAAAATATATGACTTGTTTATTTATATAATCGTCGCAAGTTTTAATAATAAGATTTGATCCATCTTCATAACCAAAATCGAATACAAAAGATCGTCCACCAATTAATAGTTTTGGTATATTTGCTTGAGAAAAGTTTATATTAAAAAACATCGTACTAAGTAAACCAAAGCTAATTTTATCGTTCATTTTTACAGAACATAAATTTAGTATAATCTTCTAATATACGATATACTAAATTAGATAATAATACGGATTTTTCTAATTCGCTATAACCAAAACCAGAAATATTATCTTCTAAATCAATATCGGCATATACTGTATCGTTACTTAGATTAGCTGTTACATATAATACATTATTTTCAGATACTAATACAGCACTAATAAGTTTAGGTGTTACTTCTGGAGTGCTATTAAAATTCCATTGTTGACCGCTAAATTCAAAAATCTTATTTTCGCTAGCTTTAAGATTTTCACCTAATGTACTAAAAAATTCTTGAGCTTGTTGTTTGGATTCAAATGTTACTTGTTGCATAATATTATTCCTTTCGTTTGACTAAACCACATTAGAAAACGTGTGAAGAGATTTCGGGGCGGAGCCCAACCGTGAAGTAAATGGCGGTAAATTATTAACAACCCTAACTTAACTTATTAATTAAACATTCGTTCCTTTAGTTTATAATAAGCTAATTCTATTAAAGCTGGGAACAATATTTCTAAAGAATCATTATAGTTCATAATATTATCTTCGGTTTCAGTCGTAATAAATACCGGATCATAATCTTCATCGTTATCTTTTTCGACGAATAGATCGAAATATATAACATCGTCACCATCTTCAACACTAAAACATAATACTTCAGGTAATGTATTATCTAATAATAACATAGTTTTAGCGACTAAAAAATAAATTTTAAAATCCTGATTATATACTTCCATATCAGTAATATCGTCTAAGATATTAATAGCTTTATGACGCTCTAAAATAGAAGCAATACTATTTGACTTATCGAATAAACTCATTGTAACCTCACAAACTTATGATTAAAACCATTAATAAGCATTAAAAAATATATCCACAAAAATATAGTCTTATGAACGTTTATATTAGATAATGTTTTACGATTAAAAAAATCATCTTCTCTTAATAAATATTCTAATTTATCATCTTCTGACAAATATACATTAATAGAACGAATATATCTCCCAGATGTTTTTATATCGATCTGAAAATTAATGTAATTATGATCTATATCGTATGTATAATAATATTTAATCTAATTTATTCTATATGGATGCTGAAATAAAAATATTTCTAAATCTTCATCTTCTTTACCAAAATAATATAAATGATCGAATGACAAAGCAGTTAATTCATTATAATCTTCGACAAATGTAATCCAATTCATAATTGTCCTAGTTTCCTTAATAATTTTGCTAATTTTAAATATTCGCGAATCGTACGTTCATCTTCTAAAGCATCTAATTCTTGTTTCATATTATATAGATCTATTGCAAAATCAATCGGATTTTTATTTTCGATATCATTTTCATATAGAAAATATGTCGATATTACTTTACCAAAATCACTAGCTTTATCATATATATAGTATTCTTTAGGTATTTTATAATAGCTACTCATTTTTATAGTCCTCTAATACTTGATCTATTAATTGACGAGCCTTATCAGTTTCTAAAAACATATAATAGATTAAATATTTACACATAACTTTATTAAATATATTATATAAAGGATGATTATCTATAGCATATACTAAATATAATTTATCGCTTTTTGGAAAAGCTGATAAGGTAATAGAATAATCACGAATTTTTCTATTAAGATCATATGTAAAAAACATTACTTGTAAATCAACGTTATTAGAGTCTCTAAAGAATGTAATTAATAATGGTGTATCTTCTATTTTTAATAAAGAATAAATTGCCGAATAATCTTTAACGATTGATTTTTGACGAACCATCGGACTATAATGTTGAATCGAATACAACCAATTAAACCAATTGATCATACTTTCGATACCTCGATAATTTCGAGTAACGTTCCGTTAAAATATACTTCGATATTACTACCACGACCATTGCCATATATTTGATAATTAAGCATATGACAATTCTTAACAGATTTATGATGATTCATAATAATAGTATCGATCGTTTTAGTTAAATCATTACAATTACATATATATTCGATTTTTAATTTATTAAATATTAACTTGTAGTTCATATTAGATTTCCTTTAATAATTGTTCGATATACCAACGCAATTCATCGACAAATTTTTTAAACATAATTACACCTCAAATCTTTTACTAAACTTTTTGATTGACTGTTTAACATAGTTAGTAAACAAAAAACCAACAATATAATTACGATATACTAATATATTCTGATCTAATAAATAATTTATATTATCGATACTTGAAAAATTTTTCATATAACCAGAATTATTTGCCGTTCGATACCGAAATTCTATTTCATTAATTTTCTTATTTTTACAATCAATAATGAATTTGACAACCATTTGTCTAGAATTAAATATGCTATATTTTCTTTTGGTAAGTATACGACGATTTTCTAGTGTAAAATTAATTACATATATACCATTTTTAGGACTTGCAATTTGATCGTTTCGAAAACAAAATCGGATAATGCGGTCTTGTTTTAAATTGCAAAGTATTACATTCGGATTATAACCTTTATAGTATAAATTATTAATTAATTCTTTTTGTGTTTGAAACATTTTGAACAAATCCCAATTAAATACATTATATACTCATAATAGAATAAAGCATTAAACTCATCGCTAATAACATTATGTCTTTTTATTTGAGCTCGCCACATATTAGCAATATTATTTGTCGGCAACAATATTGGATAATCTTCATAAAATTTTTGAGCAAAATTACAAATATCATAATAATCGCTATACTTCATATAGTAATCCCTGTTTTTTCTAAAAATTCTCAGACAATATCGTCATAATACTATTAATAATGCGACCAGTTTCTTCGATGTTGTGTTTTAATGTATGCCCCATAATATATCTCCTAGAATATTTGTAACCACTTATGTTTTTTAGAATTCATTTTTTTGCTATATTCTTTATTTTTAATACAATGAACAATATCATACATCGAAGCTATCTGTTCGAATGTTAGATCATAACGTTGTCCTATTACATTATCTGGATATATACAAATATTATATCTTTCACAAATGCAATTAATATAACCATAATAGGCTAAATAAAATGCACGAGAAAATACTTTGTTTATTTCATATGTCTTAAATTGAGATAACTTACCTCGATTATTTACTACATATGATGTAATAAAATACGTACCATTCATATTTTTCCTACAAAAAAATCCACAATTATTTCTTCTCTTAGTTTTTAATTATAGATATTTTTCTAAGAAAAAGAAATAGATGTGGTATAATCTAAAATTCTTTTTACCAATTTTGTTCTGCTTTTCAAATACTGTCCACTTATAATATGGAATTAATGCTGGCGGGATCGAAAGCTTAACCCATTTATTAATTTTAAAACGGAATTTGTTCTTCATTATTATAATAATCCTTCGATTCAAATTTAAATTCTTTCCAACATTTTTCATCTTGTAAAAATTTGTCAAGACCAGCAATTGTCGGAACATATTTCCAACATTCAGCGCCGTCATATTCAAATCGATAAATAATATAATCCCTTGTATAAACTGTAAGATTATTTTTGAT